GGCTGCCGCGCCTCCCATGGGCGCACCGCCGGCTGCCGCTGCTCCTCCGGCTGCCGCTGCTCCTCCGGCTGCCGCGCCTCCCATGGGCGCACCGCCGGCTGCCGCTGCTCCTCCGGCTGCCGCGCCTCCCATGGGCGCTCCGGCTGCTCCTCCGGCTCCGGCAGCGCCTGCCGCTCCTAATTTCGGGGGCGCACCGGTCCCTGTCCAGCCTCCCCCGGCCGCTCCCGTAGGTGTTCCGGCTCAGTCGCCGGTACCGACCATCGATCAGGCCCAGGGAGCTGCTCCCCCGGATCGTGCTCCGACTCCTCCTGCGGGAGACGCTCCTCCGAAGCGGAGCTGGTAGGTAGAGATGCCGAAGAAGAAGAAGCAGAAGGAACCCGAGGTCGAGCCCAACCGCACGGTTCAGATACTGAAGGAGATAGAGTCTGCGAAGGGCGGCAAGGACTTCGGTCTCCAGTTGATGGGGTCGACGAAGATCGTAGATGTCCCTCGGAATCCTTCTGGCATCTTTAGCCTGGACCTAGCCCTGGGGGGAGGGTACCCCCAGGGCCGGATTGTCGAGATCTACGGTCCCGAGGGAGGGGGTAAGACTACCTTGGCCCTCCACGCCCTTGCAGCAGTCCAGGCTGCGGGGAACGCGACTGCGCTCATTGACGTCGAGCATGCGTACGACCCTTCTTACGGTCAGCAGCTCGGCGTCAACCACGCTGCGATGATGATCGCTCAGCCGGAGAGCGGCGAGCAGGCTCTCAGTCTTGTTGGCACTCTTTGCGATCACATGCAGCGCGGGGACATGATCGTGGTCGACTCTGTGGCGAACCTCACTCCTCAGGCTGAGCTGGACGGGGAGATGGGGGACTCTCACATGGGTCTCCTGGCACGGTTGATGTCTCAGGCGATGCGTAAGCTGACTGCGAAGGTCTCGGCTAGTGGTGTCACGCTAGTTTTCATCAACCAGACTAGGATGAAGATCGGTGTGATGTTTGGGAGTCCCGAGACCACCACTGGTGGTAACGCGCTCAAGTTCTACGCTTCGCAGAGGCTGGATGTGCGCTACATCGGCAAGCTCAAGGAACAAGATGCCCAGGGCAACCCCATCGGTCAGATGGCTCGGGTGAAGGTGGTCAAGAACAAGGTAGCCCCTCCCTTCCGCGAGGTGGAGTTGGTGCTCTACTACGGGTACGGGTTCCTCAGGTCCTCGGATGTCTTCAACATCGGCGTTCGGGAGAAGGTTATCGACCAAAGCGGTGCTTTCTACAGTTTCCGCAATGAGCGTATCGGACAAGGGAAGGAAAACTCCAAGCACTTCTTGGCCAACAATCCGGACATCATGTCCGAGGTCGAGCAAGCAGTCTTGGCCAAGTATGCGGTACCTCAGGAGTAGCTGTGCTGAGATTCATAGCGTACGGGGACATCCATCATGATCGACGGGCCGCTCGTTGCGTCACCTTGGACGATACTCTGACGGTCGAGCGCCAGATCCATCACAGGGTCGCTCAGGGAGGGTTCGATTTTTCGGTGTTCACCGGGGATAGGTACCTCAAGCGCGAACCCGAGGATGAGGTGAAGGTCAGGGCTGACCGGGTACTGGCTGAGTGCCTCCAGATGAGACCGAACGCGCCGCACTACCACCTCATCGGCAATCACGATTGGACCAAGAACAACCGGGAGTGGCACACGTCTGAGTCGCTCAAGGGGTTGGGTAACCTTGTGGTTCTGGACGAGGCGGATAGTATCGATTCTCTGGGGAGGGGCTACATGATCCATGCCCTCCCGGCTGACGTGCCGTTCGATGAGAGCGCATATGCTTTTGACCGTCCAGAAGACTTCAACCTCTTCCTGTTCCATGGCATCGTGAAGGGGTCGTTGATGGCGGACGGTTCAGACCGTACGTTCGAGGACGGGATCGACGTTACCCAGATCGACCGGTCAGAGTTTGATTTCGTGCTCGGCGGCGACATCCATGTCCCCCAGACGATACCGTTCACCAACACACGGGGCGGCTACACGGGTTCCGTTGTGCAGCGCACTCGTGCCGACGCGGATAGACCTCGTGGGTGGCTGGAAGTGGCAGTACAGCCGGAGGGGGACGGCTACGAGGTCACGACCCAGTTCGTACCGACGCGTAACTTCTTTCATCGGGAAGTCTGGCAGGTTCTCGACGATACTCAATTCGAGGACATTCGTGTCGACGAGACCTTCGTGAGCGATCAGGCCGTCGAGGTCCGATTGACGGGGAACCGGCGCAACGTTGATCGGGTAGCGGATGACAAGAGGTGGTCCAACTACCTCAATGTTCTCGGTGCTCGCAGTTTCGATCTCATTCGTGACTACGAGGTCGAGCAGAGCGAAGCCGTTGTTGACCTTAGCGCATCGTCGAGTGTTTTCGATGACCTGGAGCTGTATTTGAAGAGCGACTTTGTCAACTTGGGGACGATGTCTTCTGACAAGATCTTTGAGATGGTGAAGCGCATGCAGGAGGCGTGATGAAACCCGCACGTGGTTCGATTCGTATCGTGTCTGACGGCACCGCCGTCGGTACTAAGGTTTACGACAAGGAGGGTGCCGTGTACGAACTCGGGAGTGATGCCCCTCTAGTCGTGTCCGGTAAGAAGGAGCAGCCTGATGAAGCTCACTGACTACAAGTGTGAGGTGTGTGGTAGCGTTGAGGAGCATCTTTTCAACGACACCGAGGAGCAGCCCGAGGTTCACACGGAGGAGTGTTCTTCCTGCGGAGGGAAGCTTGTCAGAGACGCCAACCTCAAGAACAACTGTCAGCGGTGGAAGTACCACGATCAAGGTGGCCTCTGATGAGTCGGCAGGAGGGCAAGGTATCTCTCTGCGGGCAGAATGTTCCCGACGGAACACTTGTTGCTGCACTTGCTGTGGTCCCGGAGTGCCGCGTGTTGTGGTCGGAGGGGCATGTCGTCTATCAGCGCCTAACAGGAACCCCTATTTGCAAGCTACATGCTGATTCCGTGGGGGTTTTGGGAAGTCGGGAGAGTGTGAAGCGCATCGTTTGCGATCTGATCGATGACATGTACGACGCTTATGAGGACGAGACTGTCCTTCGGCGTATTTCGGGTTCTCTGGAGGGGTAGTTGCTGAAGATTCGCTACATCAATCCCACGGGGATGTTCTCCTACGGTCGATGTTCGAACATCGACGTTGAGCGTCGAGGCTTGGTGAACCTGGTGGGTGTCAACGACGATACTGGAGGTGACTCTAACGGTGCCGGCAAGTCGTCGCTCTTCAACGCGCTGTGCGAGATCCTGTTCGGGGAAAACCCTACAGGCGTTTCTGGTAACGAAGTCGTCAATCAGGTGATGGACTTCGGGTTCGCTGGACGGGTTGAGTTCGTCTCTTGGGAGGGCGTCTACTACAGGGTCACCTATTGTCGAGGGTGGAAGGAAGACTACTACCCTGTCGATAACGACACCAAGGCCGCTTATAAAGGCACCGCGCTGTTTCTGGATCGTTTCGACGGCGAGGGCTGGAAGGACGCTCGCGCGGACTCGATGGTCGCGACGAGGAAAACCGTGTTGGCCGCACTGGGGATCACTTACAGTCGGTTTCTCTCCATCGCCTACCTCAGCCACAGAACAGGCTCGCGCTTCCTCCGGGGTTCGAACAAAGAGCGCGTTGACATCTTGGCCGGGGTTACTGGGGTTGAGGAGTGGGACCGGATTCTGATCAACTGTCGCAATGAGAAAAATACTCGGCAGAGGGAGATCAGCGAGACCCAGCAGCGCATCTCTTACGACGAGGGTGCGCTGTCGTCGATGGAGGCTCAGCACGCGCAGCTCGTTGAGGCTAACTGGCCCGACTTGGTGGCGCAGTACACGGGTGCTCTGGTACAGCTCGACACGGAAGTCAAGGCCAAGAACGCAGAGGTGCAGCAGAAGAGCGAGGAGCTTCAAGCTCTTGTTGAGGAGCAGCACGTTGCGTACGAGCAGACCGGCTCCGGTACCATCTCTCAGGAGATCTCGGACCTCTCGGTCAGGGAGGGGGCGCTACGCAACCCTGCGTTCATCGACAGCAGTCTGCCCCAGGTAGACCAGTCGTATGCTCAGGCTGTCCAGGACACCCGGTCCGCCATGGATACTCTTCTTGCTGAGCTGCGTGTACATTCTGGCCAAGACCGTTTTTGGTCCCAGGACGAGTGTCCGACATGCGGGGCTCTCCTGAGCGAGGAGAAGAAGACCGCGCATCTCCAGAAGGTTGCTGACCTGGAGAAGCGGGTAGAGGAGTCCCGTCAGGCACACGAGAAGGCCGTGTACGCTCAGCAGCAGGCCCAGGACCAAGTCAGCAAAGCCCGAGATCAGAAGTACCGTGAGCGTCTTGCGGAGGCCGACCGTCTTCGTTCCCAACTGGATGCGCTGAACACCAAGTTGCAGGAGAGCAGTTTGGAGTACGAGAGGCTCTCTGGTCGTGTTCAGGAGGCTAACGCCGCTATTCGCGTTCTCCAGTCGGAAGCCTCTGCGCTATCTCATAAGATCCTCCAGACGGAGGGTTATCTGCGGGAGGCGAAGGCGAAGGAGGAAGAGGTTCAGTCGGTGGCGCAGAAGATCGAAGATCGGAAGAAATCAGTGAGCGAGCTGAAGCAGGCCATCGAGGGGGACCTTGCCGACCTATCCGTCATGGAGTGGTTGATCTCCAACATACCGTTCGTGAAGCTGCACCGGATGTCGGTGGCGATGTCCCATTTGTCGGAACTCGTGAATCGGTACCTTTCGGAGATGGGGGATACCGTACGTGTCAACCTGAGCAGTTTCCGAGAGAAGAAGTCTGGCAAGGGGGCAGGGGACGTCAAAGACCTGCTCAAGTCGGAGATCAAGGTAGAGGTCGTCGACGGGGGAAAGAACATCGATCCCCGCTTGTACTCGGATGGGGAGACTTCGAAGATCTCGAATGCCTTGATTCGTGCCCTGCACGATTTGGCTACCAGTGCGGGACATGGGTGCAACCTTGTACTGCTGGACGAGATCTTCTCCTTCGTGGACGCGAGCAACTCTCAGCGGCTCGCAGAGAGCTTCAAGGACGTCGTGGCGGGCACGACACTGGTTACGGATAACTCGGGTCACGTGAGCAACCTGATGGAGTTCAACGAGGTGTGGACGGCCCGCAAAACGAATGGCATGACCGTACTGGAGGTGTGAAGTGGAAGAAGAGAAGAACGACTTTTTGGGCTGGCTCAAACAGGAGTTCGCCATGGAGGGCATCGAGAGCCCGCTGCCGGAGGCCAAGGGTACCGTGATGGTGCTCATCACGACATCGGCAGGACGTGCTCTGATCGGCTCCATGGCCAACCTCTGCGAGTCTGGGTTGCAGGAAGTTTTCCTACCCTTGATGTACGCTGAGGGGGTTCAGCATACCTCCGAGGGGGTTCCCGCAGGGGTCCAGCCCATGATGGCTCCGATCTTTCACATGGTAGGGGTACTGCCTTTCCACTTTCTCCAGCCGGAGTCTGTCTACTACCTCAGGTCTGACCGGACCAATGACAAGCGTCTGGTTCAGGAGTACGAGAGGGCCATCCTCGACTTGCGCTCCAAGGAGTCCGGGATCGTTATCCCGAACGCGCAGGACGCGCAGAGAGCCCTCCGTCCGGTACCGTGATGGGTGGACCGGCCAGCATGGTACGCCGCGAGAAGGCCGGGCAGAAGGCTGCTCGTCAGGCTCGCAAGGTAGAGAAGGTGGAGTACCAGGTAGAGGGCGAGGATATCGTCCTTCTCAGTGGACCTTTTGCTGGCCAGTACGTTTCTCAATTATTTTTCGAAGGTGCGGAGCAGCGGGATTTCGTGGTAAAGCATCTGTGGCTTTCTCACGACGAGAAGGTGATGGAGATCATACGACGATTCCTCTGTAGATGACGTACCCTCGCCCCATAAAAATCCCAATAGAGTCGTACTTTTTCCGGGTTCCCGGCAAACCCTGGGTGCAGAAGAACAACTTGATCATCATGTACCGCAACCCCAAGGCTCGTACCGGGGCTTTCGTGGGGCACTCTACGGAGATGAGTAACGCTCGTGATCGGATGTCCAACCTACTCTATACCCAGTACCGTCGTCAGGGGGGTAGGTTGCCGATTGATTATCCCGTTGAGGTTGATCTTGTATTTTATGTAGAGAGAGCCCATGAACCTGATCTGGACAACTTACCTGCGATAGTCTGTGACGCCATGCAGGGGATCAAGGTGAAAGGGGTTAGAGGAGCAAGGGCGTCGGCCATCCTCGCAGACGATAGGTTGATCTGCAAGATGACCGTTCAGAGGATCACGAAAGGGGACATCCAGTATGTCGGAGAACCACGAACAGAACTCACCGTCCGAAGACACCTCAGTCGATCAACCTGAGTCCAGCATCCCCGAGGACGCCGTACTCGTGGATACCGCCGACATCGACCGAAAGCTCCAGGATCAGATGGAGAAGGGGGAGCTGGGGGAGATCCCCCTCAGGGAGCCCGTGATCGAACCCCTGGCTCCTCCGTACCGCGTGGTCATCTGGTTCAGGTACGATGATCTGCGCAAGCAGATGGACGAGTACTGGCGCGAGAACGAGGATCGCATCGTCGGCGCCCTCAAGGTGAAGGGGAAGAAGGCCAAGGGCGGTAAGATACTCGGTGCCCGGAAGATGGTGGAGCAGCGCTACCCCCTGAAGCGCGTCTACGGTGATCTACTGACGAAGCTCGTGAGCGAGAAGATCGAGGACGACATCCTGTTCTTCGACGGGATGGAGCTGTTCGATTTCCAGCCCGATAAGTCACCTCAGCTGGTAACGGTGGTCTACTTCACGCCGAGCCTCAAGATGAGCGGCGAGATCAACTGGGCGATCAAGAAGCCGCAGATCGTTCCGAAGAGCGAGATGTACGATCAACGACTCAAGGAGCTTCAGCGTCAATTCCGTACGCTGACGGATGATCCCGATGGGGTGATCGGGGCAGAGAGCAGCGCGTGCCTGGACATCACGGCTAGCGTAGACGGGGAGGTGTACCTCAACGGGACCTTCCAGCGCCAGTGGGTCGAGATCGCCGGGATACCCATCGAGGAGTTGCGTGGGCACCTCATGGGTCACAAGGTAGGTGATCTGTTCGAGTGCGAGTTCCCTGCGAGTAAGCATGATCCCGAGCACGCCGGAAAGCCTGTCTCGGCTACGATCAAGGTTCACGGCTTGCAGCAGATCAGTACTCCGGGGGTTGACGACGAGCTGGCTAAGGATGGCGGGTTCGACGATCTGGAGGCGTTCCGTGAGCGTTTCGAGGAGGACTACGCCAAGCAGGTTGACGGCGCCCTTCGGAGTACCGTGGCCAACCAGGTGATCGATCAGATCATGCGCCATTCGACGATACCCCCGCTTCCCCAGGAGTGGTTGCACATCCAGATGTCGCGCATGGCGGATGCTCAGGTCCAGCAGCTGGGGTCCAAGAAGGCCGCCATGGAGGCCGTCGGAGTCAAGAAAGAGGCGGACTTCGTTGAGTGCTTCAAGGGGGCGGTGTACCGGGAGTTCATGCAGCAGTTGGCGCTGCGCAAGTATCAGGAGATGTTCAACGTCGAGCCCGGCTCGGATGAGATGTTCGAGAGCATGCTCGACAACGTGAGGTGGGTCAATGAGGGAGAAACTGCGGACGTGGGCTGAGTGGGCCGTCGATCACATCAAGGCTACGGGGAGGTGTCCGGGGGACACTCCTCCGATTGGGGAACCCGAGGACAGGATGACCTTGGAGACGTTCCAGTCGATGATGAAGCGGGTAGAGATGCACGACCATGATGGCTGCACCCATCTCTACGACGAGGTGCTGGGGGTGCCGGTTCCGGGGGAGATGAAGGAGCTTCCTTCGATGGAGGCGGCGCCGGTTACCGAGGAGGACGTCAAGAAAGGGAAGCGTATTTTCGACCCCAAGGCTCCGTCGGTTCGTTTGGACAAGTTCAAGCGTGAGCTTCACACCTACGTGGACATGGTTGAGTTCCGTGAAGGGGGTAAGCTCTACATCCCCGATCAACTGTTGAGGTTCGACAACTTCTTGAAGACGTACTTCGAGGTGCAGGTGGGCTGATCATGCAGCAGTGCGACACTCCCTATTGCGGAAAGTTGATCCCGAGCGCGAGGTTGAAGCGCCCGATCAAGGGATACTACTTCTGCGGTCAGTGTCGCGATGAGCACTCTTACCGGGTGTTGGTGGCGCAGGCTGATCACGACGCACCGATCAAGGACATTCTCCTACAGGCCAGCACCTTCCGGAGCGCCGAGGGTATGGCGGCCTACATTGGGGTGAGCTTCGTCACCATCTACCACTGGATTCGGCGCTACTTCAACCTCTCCTTTCAGGAGTTCCGACGCCAGCACATCTGTAAGAACGGTCTTAGGGGTAAGTGCTACCTGCTCGATATCCGTCGGTCCTCGTATACCCGGCACGACTACGTGCTGAAGAAGATCAGGTCCAAGCGCTACTGCGCGTGCATCAACGCCCTTGAGGGTGATCTGATCATGACGAACGCTCCCGTGGACGTGGTGCAGTCCTTGATGCGGGGGATGCCCAAGATCGAGCAGATATCTGACGACAAGTATGCTCTCGTACCTGACCCGATCAAGGCGTCACGCTTGCGTCCGATCTATTTCGATCTGCACCAAGTTCTCCCGGTCCGTAAGCGTACCGCCCGGAAGAAAAAGACACCTGCTCGGAGCGGTTTGTCTTTCTTCGACAAGCTCCTCTTGGCCCTCCACGAGATGGGTGGTCGTGCAGACGTAGGTGATTTGCGTCAACGCATTTTGACCAACGAGGGCAAGCCCGCGAGGAAGAACAACACGCGGAGGGAAGTCTACCGGCATCCCGACCTGCTTAGGTTCGACGATAAGGATTCTCAGCAGATGATGCTGACCAACGAGGGCTCCGTGCACGCCGAGAAGCTGATGGCCGATCAGGGTAAGTCTGCGGCGATCATCTAAATCTCACCAATTTTAGAATCCCCAATTAGCCTGTTGTATAGTATACTCATCATGAGACCAGAGGATGAAAAATTCCTGGCGAGCGTTATTAAGAGAGCAGGCCTTGACATGCTTGCTTTCCGGAAGGTAGCTGGGAATCCTCTGGAGAACTCGTACTGGTCGAACCTCTTGGAGGGTGCGGCCAACGCCTTGGAGGTGGTTGCTATCGGAAGCCTGGACTGGAAGCTTGCTGCAATAGCGAAGTTGCTCAAGTCGTGGTTGGACGATAGGCGCAAGGAGAAAGAGGATCAGCGGCTCAAGACCGAGTACGGGTACAACTACCAACAGGTTGGTGGTGGCCCGGCAGAGCCGGATACTTGGACTCACACCTATTACTAGGCTGGAGGAGAAGGACGATGTATACGCAGCGCAGGAACAACGGGGAGGGCGAGGGCCGGCAGGCGCCTCGTCGTGCGCATCACATGTGGAGCGCGCAGGCCGACGAGCGCGGCGTACCCCAGGTGCGCCGCAACAAACTGGAGGCTGAGAAGTTCGAAGGGGTCGACGAAGAGCGCAGGAACGCTTCTTCTGACCTTTCGCGGCGTATCGCTGCGGAGAAGTGCGCGGCTTACTTGGGTCTGTTCGGTGCTGACATGGTCGACGACCCGACGCTGATCAGTGAGATCCCGGAGGGTGTGGCTCGGCGGTTCAACGCGGCTGATCGCAGCAACGAAGCTCCGCGTGTCTACTCGTGGGAAGAGCTTCGCAGGGCGTTCGGCGCTGAGCACATCGATCACGCCAGGCAGTCTGTCGCGCAGGGGATCAAGGTGCGGTTGGCGTCGAAGTACCTCAACCTCCCGTTCATGGTCACGGCGGACATCCTGGACCAACTCGCAGATGTTCCTCGCGGGGATGTTCGGGCTGCCGTGATGTACCTCAAGCAGGGTGATCAGGCCAAGACGGCGGCCAAGGACGAAGTGGTGGCGCGGGTAGCTGAGGTCCTCTCGGGCTACATCGAGCCCGGATCGCACCGCATGGCGGCCGACGAGAAGGCTCAGGCGTACTGGGCCAGCTACTACGGACCGTATGGTGAGGAGCTGGTGCGGGAGGTCAAGAAGCGCGTCCGGGCCGACCTTGCCCGCGAGTGGCTCCGCAAGAACGGTGTCGACGAGGCAGCTGCTGACTACTGGAAGTCGTACTTCGGTGAGTACGGCGAGAAGTGGGTGTCGGTGGTGCCGAAGATGCTGTCGCCGTCCAACGCCAAGAAGTAATGCCCACCCCACCTTCCGCAGAATCTCTCCACGAAGCCATCCAGGACATCATTAAAGCCTCTCCTCACGGGGAGGAGCGTCAGGCCAAGCTATCCGAGTTGCTGGCGCTGCTTCGTCAGACGCGGAGTCAAGCTTCTTCTCAGGATGAGCCAGACGCCGAGTCCTCTTCCGATCAAGATTGTCCCGAGGATGTAGAGGACTGTCGGGATGTGACCAGCCCTTGTTGTGACGCTCAACTGTCTACTGTTTTCGGTACGTTGCCCCTCAAAGTGAGATGCAAATCGTGTGGCGTTGAGTACTTCATGGGCAAGCTGATGCGCGATCTCCTGAAAAGTGAAAAAAGGTCGGCTGGAGTTTAGAACTCCGCAAACCCCCCGTGGTACAACTGTCTAACGAAACTGAGAAGTTTTGCGGCAGAGCGAGGTAAAACAATGACAACCCGATACGGCAGGAATGTATGCCAGGATCTCGCGGACCTCTCGGGCCGCTCCGTTCATGGTGTGGACGCGAACCGTCTTCGGTCTCGTTACGCACGGGCGGTGGAAGAGCGTCAGGCCAAGGAGGCCGAGTACGAGAACGAGTTCCGGCTCAACGTCCCGCACGTTGCTCGTGTACAGAAGCTCATCGCGGAGCGTCTCGAAGCGGAAGCTTCCGAGGTGAACGCGAAGCTCCCGGTGGCGTCTGTCTACGACGCGTTCATGCGCGTCAAAGGCCATGCTGGCCGGGACAAGGACGCGGGTCTTCGTGCTCTGCACGGGCACCTGGAGCGCATGTGGAAGAAGAATCGTACGGGATCGATCACTGCGGAGCAGTACTTGATTCTGCACGATCACTACAAGCGCAACTTCCCTCGTTCGGCTGCCGCTGCCGTCATCGAGCAGATCGGACAGGAGGGCTACACGACGTTGCCGTTGTCCGATCTGACGCGTATCGCCTCCGACATCCACACTCAGGAGGACTTCGACCGGGCGATGGTCTACCACGGTCTGAACGGCCCTCTTCCGCATCAAGTGAAGTCGCGTAGGTTCGTTCTGGGCCTCATCAACGAGGTGGATTCCGGCGAGCGTTACCTCCTGGAGGGGATGGATTTCGGTCCATCCTTTTGTGGGGAGGACGGAGACGAGGCGGGTCGCCCTTTCGAGGGAGACGCCCCTGTCCCCCAGCAGCGTGTGCGGACCACGGGGCCGAAGGCGCGTAAGCGCGCCCAGCAGACCCCGGCGTTCGATTCTACCGCTGTAGCACGAGTTGGTGGAGATACTTATCTGTCACTGAACGACGATCCCGTTTACGTGGGTGTCGTTCACGACAGTTCGAGCTTTACCCCTTCCTCCGCTGTGTGGATTCAGCAGGGCTGGGGCAGCGAGGACGAGGCCCTCCAGGAGGCTTTTGCCGAGCTGGAGGACTGGGACTCCGAGCGGCTGTCTCCGGAGGAGATGGACGAGCGGTGGAAGACTGAAGAGCGCGAAGGTTACGATCCGCTGACCGAAGCGTACGATGGCTTCGCGTTCACGACGACGGCTGCGGAACTTCGGCAGATGATCGAAGGCATCCAGAATTCGTACAACCGAGAGAAGTTCCTTGGTATAGAATTCGAGGATAATGAGGACGACGAGGAGGGTGAGCGCCCTTTTGAGGAGGGACCCTCCGCCAGTCGCCAGGCTCGGGGCGACGAGGAGTGGTCGCAGCTTTCCAAGGGTTTCAATTCCGGGAACTACGATGCCGCTTACAGAGGCGGAACGTGGGAAGAAGGTCTTGCGGCGGAGAATCGAGAGGATGCGGACGACCCCGCATACCGGGCAGCCTACATCTTGGCGTTCATTCCGGGATCTTCCGATAGTTGGATGTGGGACGAGGACTACATGGACGCGTGGGACGAGTACGGCACGCGTCTTCAAGGTCTCGGGGTTGCGGTTGACGATCCTTACGAGGCGCAGCGCGAGGAAGATGGAGTTCCTGGCCGCGAAGCTCAGGCCGGTGTTGACTCCTTCACGGAAGGGTACATCGAAGCCGCCATCTGGTCGTCGACCGATGAGAGCGACGACAGTGGTGGTCGGCCCCTCGACGAGAACTACGGACCAGAGGACCTCTCTCCTGAAGCTCTGACTAAGATGGCAGATGACTGTCGTCGTTTCCAGTCGGAGAATCGAGAGGATCTAGAATCGTACGCATCGTTGCTCGGGCATGGGCCGGACTGGTCAGGGGATGAGATGTGGTCGGCTCAGGCTGGTCACGACTTCTGGTTGACCCGTAACGGTCACGGGGCGGGTTTCTGGGATCGCGATGTTGGAGAAGTGGGCGAGCGCCTGTCACGGGCAGCTCAACTGTTCGGTGAGCAGTATCTCTATGTAGGGGATGACGGAAAACTGTACGTGATGTAGCGTTGGTTTCCACAACGAGGTTGAGGGATAAAATGTCAAGAACACGGACGCAGCGCACTGATAGCCAGAAGGTCAATCCGGGCCACGTGAAGCACGCGTTGTTCAACGACCGCATGGTTGAGCACGGGGGCTGGTTGATTCGGATCAACGCTGATACCGACATGGTGGAGGTCTTCCCGCCGGAGAATTCACCAGACCAGGCGTTCGAGGCTCCCCTTTTCCACTTGGATGCTGCGGTGACGGCGTTTTGTAAGAACGCCGCGATGCCCATTCCTGGCGTCAACGAGACGCAGGGCGATCAGGTGAAACTGCCTGGTGGACCTGCTGAGGTCCTCGGTGAGGACTCCGCGAGCAAGGAGCCCAAGGGTAAGTTCAAGCCCGAGATCAACAAGCGTCCGAAGGGGACGGACCCGAAGGGCACCTCAAAGCCCAACACCAACCTGGGTCCGGACTCGACGAGTCACAATCCCTCGCACTTCAACCCGGCCGGCAACAAGCGTCCTCGTTCCGAGGAGGGTCGGGGTGGTTTGCCGGATACCAACCTGGGCTCGGATACTTCCGGGAACAGCACCAACTGGCGTGACCGCGTGGTGCGCATCCAGGAGGACGGCAAGAACGCTCGTCGCCGCAACGCGCGTGACAACATGAACTGGGACACCAACGAGGTGTACCTGTGGATCATGAACGATGATGGTGCATACCGCTACGCCATGGAGTTGGCGGAGGGGCCTGATTCTCCGCAGGAACTGGCTCCTCAGGTTGAAGAGGCGTTCTACGAGATGCCGGGTCCGAATGTGGAGTGGCGCGAGGTAGATTGGCATGCCATCGCTGCGGATCTTTTGGAGGACTATGCCGATCTGCACGGGCATGAAGCTCGTCGTCGAGGTCTCCACGAGGTGAAGAAGCCCAAGCGCGGCCCTGGTCAGCTCGGCTCTGGCAAGGCCCAGATGGGTGAAGAGGACGGCGCTCCGATGGTGGACGGTAGTGATGGCAGCGGCAGCGCTCCCGCTGGAGGTGCCGCAGCGCGCCGTCGGGCCGAGGACTCCGATCCCTACAACCCCAAGGTTCAGGAAGAGCCCGGCAAGAAGAAGAACGACGGTGAGAAGCCCTCTGACCCGGCCAAGGTCATCCACACCCCTCAGGGTGGCGGCAAAGACTTGAAGGACGAGGAAGAGGGGCAGGCGAAGATGGGTCGCCTGGTGGACTCTTTCACCGAGCCGACTTCGGATGCCTCAGACATCTATCGTAGGATGTCTGCTGCGCGCCCCAGTGAGACCCTCCTTCGCGACATCATGGACGAAGACAAGTGGGCGGCCAACAACGTCTTCATGCCCAAGACGGGCATGTACGAGGTTCTCGTGGGCCAGGAGACGGTCTACAAGGGTGATACCTTCCAGGAGGCTGAGTCGGCCTACGACGAGTTCGTTGAGATGTCTTCCGAGGGCTACGGTAGCGTTGCCGGAGAGAATGTGGTCCTGCTCGAAGACGGTCACCCCGTTTTGGAGTATCGTGGCGACTCCGACGATGAGCCTTTCTCTGACGAGTTCGACGAGTATCGCGGTGATCCCGACTTTCACGGGTTTAGCCCGTACGGTCGACGCCAGGCCATTCTGCGTGTTGCCCAGTGGGCGCTTGGTGACGATCAGATGGAACAGGCTGCTATCGAATATCTCGTTTCTCAGGGGGTGGACGAGATGCAGGCCTCCGACATAGTCATTCAGTATATGCAAGGGGCGCAACTCGACCCACAGACTGCACAGATGATTGAAGAGGCTCTCCAGGCGGCTACGGGTGACGCCGTGCGTGTTGCATACAGGATCGCCAAAGCTCCGGATGGCTCTGGGTGGGAGCGCGTGGTCAAGGACCTGAAGGGTGAGGCTGGAGTGGACAATCCGTGGGCGCTCGCCAACTGGATGAAGGGCGAGGGGTACAAGACCAAGGAGCAAGGTGGAGGTAAGGAGTCTCGTCGCGAGGCCGGTCCGCGCCTCAAGGAGAACTGGGGCGGCGACGGCAACTACAGTCGTGACCTCGAAGCCGAGTCGGCGGAGGAGCTGCACGGCTTGACGTTGGCTCTGGGCGGGGAAGAGGTCGACTGGAGCAAGTATCGTCCGAGCATGCCCGGTGCCGAGGAGGCCGATCAGGCCGAGGGGACCGTCGATCCCGCGCAGGCTACCCCGGCTGCCGCAGCTCCGCAGGCCGTGAGTGCAAGGAGGGGCGGTCGCCCTTTCGACCTTGAGGCCGGATGCGGTGGCGGAGGGCGCAAGGACAAGGAAGGCGATGCGGACCCTGAGGGTGACGTCGAGGCTGTCGATGAGGGCGCCAAGAAGTACTGGGAGGACTACATGGGTGGTTACGGCAAGGAGCTGTCCAAGGGTGACACTTCCGAGTCGAAGCCCTCTGGTCCCAAGAAGGATGAGAAGCCCTCTGGTCCCAAGAAGGATGAGAAGGCTGCTCGTCGCGCTGCGTGGTTGAGGGCGCGTCGAGAGGCCCAGGCGGCAGCCCCGGCAGCACAGCCGGCAGCTCCGGCACCTGCGGCCCCGGCCCCCGCTCCGGCTGCTCCTAGCGCTCCTGGCGCTCCTGGCGCTCCTGCACCTGCGGTACCTGGTGGGGCTCCGGCTCCCAAGGGCGCCCCGATGGGTGCGGGCGATCAAGGTCTTCAGACCCTGGGTTGGGCTGTCGAAGACATCAATCTGATGGACCCCGAGGACAAGCAGAAGATCCTCCAGATCCAGCTAGCCAAGCCGGGCACTCAGGCGAAGCCTACCACTCCGGGACAGCAGAAGACACCGGCAGCCCCTGCCGCACCCCCTGCTGCGGGTACCCCGGCCCCGGCATCTCCCGCTGCACCGCCGGCATCTCCTGCTGCACCGCCGGCATCTCCTGCTGCGCCTGTTGCCCCTCCGACGGCAGCGCGCATGGCCAAGCTCGTGCTGCGCAAGATCAACCGTCGCAGGATGATGCAGGCCCAGGCGGCCCCGGCGCCGCAGCCCGCTGCTCCCGTGCAACCGTCGGCTCCGACTCCGGGTGCTCCGACTCCGGGTGCTCCGACTCCGGGTGCTCCGGCAGCTCCGGCCAAGCCCACTGCCCCCGTGCAGCCTCCGACTCCCGAGAGTGGTATGGAGAGCGGTCTTTCCAACGAAGAGCGTGCGTTCCAGATCCTCTCTGAGATTCAGCAGATGTCGGTCGAGGCCAGTAGCCCCGAGCAGGTGACGTCGATGAAGGCCAGCAAGCTCGCGGAGCGTCTGCTCACCGAGCTGGGCATGACGATGCAAGAGGCGCGGGATCTTTTTGGTCTCGCGAGCAACAAGAGCTTTTCGAGCCTTCTTCAGTAGTGAAAGGAGCCCCCGATGGGTGATTCGCTGAGAGTACGGAATGTCGGGCAGGGCCAGGTGGCCTTCATGGTCTACCCTCCCGTGGAATTTCCTCCCGAGACCCCCAAGCACAAGCGGCGTAAGCTGGCTCGCGAGGGTGTCCGGAGCGTCGTTATCCCGCACGCACGTGTTGTGGACCTTGTCGAGGCGACGGGCGTGTCGTCGGAGGTTCTGAGGTCGCTGCCCGAGGTGGCCAAGATCCTCGCGCACCCCTCCATCGAGGAGCTGCGTGAGGAGAAAGAGGTCGAGGCCCCCAAGGAAGAGCCGCCGAAGGAGCCTGAGGAGCCGCCGAAGGAGCCTGAGGAGCCGCCGAAGGAGCCTGAGGAGCCGCCTCAGACCGAGGAGCCGGCGAAGCCCAAGAAGGCCCCCAAGGGTAAGAAGAAGCGCAAGTAGCGAGGTAGCCCGTGCTGGTCAAGTTGCAGTCTCGTACGTATACGGATGATTTCGGGATGCTCGTTGACGGAGAGCGTCCCTACATCCACATGTTCGAGAGCGGGATAGTGCGGCTTGGCGAAAGGATGCGACCCCGTCAGGTGGTGAAGGTGAAGGCCCGCTGGATGGACAAGGACGTCAAGGTGGAGTGCAAGGTTGCTGCCACTGACCAAGAGAAGCGTCAAGGTCTCCAGGGCTATTCTTCGCTCGAAGAGAACGAGGGGTTGTATTTCCCGTACCCCGGTTACTGCGACGTGGTCTTCCACCAAGGATCTGTGGGTTTCCCTCTGGACGTGATCTTCCTGCGGGACGGGGAAGTTCTGGCCCTGGAAGAGAGTACGCGGGTCGGTGGTGTTGATCGCTGGAGCTGTGAGGGGTGCGACGGTGTTGTCGAGGTGAACGCAGGGTTTGCCTCTGACAAAGGTGTCGACGTGGGGGACCGAGTTCTCCTGTTGGCCTACTCTCAGCAGGATCTGGACGCGTATCACAAGGACCGTCTCGCAGTACACCACGAGACAATCCTTGCTTTGAGGGAGGAGAGCCTCCTTCACGCCATTGAGGGTGAAGACCTTGACTACTAAGTGCCCAGACTCGCTTTTTGCCTACATCGTGTATTGTGATAGCGGTTCTGTTTTTCGTGTACTCGCTGCCGAGAATACCGAGGAGGCGTTGTGGGCGAGGATCTTGGAGCGCAGGACCGACGAGGGTGATCCTGGTTTGAGGTTCTGGTCTCCTCCGGAAGCGGGATCGTATCCGGGCATTATCATAGACTCCACGAAAGTCGTTTGCGTACGTCCGGAGTCCTTTGAGAACAAGCCCGTTCAGCCTGATTTGAGATCTCAACGGGAGCGGCAGACGGTACAGGCGGCTTCTGCCCCGATGGTACCCGGTGGGCGTGTCACGGTAGGTAAGACCGCGATGCCGGTTGCGACAAAGAAAAGGTAGGGCGATGCCTAAGTTCGAAGAGCTGAAGCAGAGGAACCACGTTGCCAACCATCCCTTGTTCCGGGAGCACGATAAGCGCATCGTGGCCATGCGGGAGAACATGTCGCGGACGGCTGGCGGGGTGGACCTCTCGGACATCTTCTTGCAGCGTTCCTCTGTGGGTCTGCGGGGAGAAGACCGCTCTCTCAATGCTTACATCCAGGAAGCTGCGATCACCGCGCAGTCGTGTCTGGATGCTTGCGAGTTCCCGGTACGTCCCAGCATCACGTACGGCGCCTCGAAGTTTGTCCGTTACGCTGCTCACGACGAGAACGCGGTGGTGGACGCCGAGATCCAGTTCAACGTGAAGTTCGCCTCTCTGAGCGGTGTACAGTGCCATGCTGTGCTCCCGGTGCACGTCACCGCAGGGAGCGTGGTACCTCCGTCGACGCTCATCCACAACGGTCGTATGCGCATCCTCGCGCAGAGTACCGTGGATGAGATCTTGCAGCGCAACACCACGTACGAGCTGGAGCCGCTCCGGGGTCAGTATGATCCTCCGCTGGAGGGGGACGAGATCGACCGTGCTGTGGCTGAGCGCAACCAGCGTGGCTACCAGCCTCGCCAGGTTCGGTTGGACGCTGGGGGTCTTCGTCGTACCTACGGCATCCTCCCGGTCGAGGAGAAGGGCGAGCCGCAGGGCGTGTACTACGAGGAAGGCGACATGGTGCTGTTCGAGACCAGCCCCGGCAGCTACCTCGTGGCCACCGTGACCGAACGCGTGCCCGACCTCTACGGCGGTCGTGCAGGGTTCCATGGCGTTGATCCTCGCACCGGCATGGAGACCTCCGGGTACGAGGACACCATCATTGATGTCATCCAGCCCGGCGAGAAGGAAGTCCACGTGGCACGCAAGAAGCGCGCGTGGTCTGAGATCCTGTCTCGTGTCGCGCAGGACTTTGGTGACAAGGACTGGAACGTGGAGGGTCGCCCCACCGAGGAGGACTCTCACGGGTTGCAGGTCGAGAAAGACCACAGCCCCAAGGATCTCGACTCTTCGTACAAGCGCGATATGCCGAAGAGCCCCGAGCGTAAGCGTGAGCAGGATCGCAACAAGGACCACGCCGACGAGGTGAAGCGGGACCGCAAGAAGAACGAGGGGACCGGTAAGGAGTCTTCTCGCGAGGCTTTCTCGTGGCCGTGGAGCAAGAACGAGGAAGAAGAGCCTGCCGAGGACTTGGAGGGGTTCGACAACGTCGCTACCAAGCGGGCCTACTACAACATCGTGGGCAACGAGATGAACTTCTCCCGTGCGGCTGAGCTGGCTCAAATCTCTAACTCGATCTCCAACTTCGGTCAGCTGCTCCAGGCCGAGCAGGGTTTCAGTGACGTGTACGGTGAAGATACCTACACGGGGATCAACGAGATGGGTGAGATCAACTGGGACCAGGTCGGTGAGGGTGTGGTCAAGGCCGCGCAAGGTATGCGCGCTGCCTCCAAGTACGCGCAGGATGAGGGGACGAGGGTCGAGCGTCCTCAGGCGCCTCAGGCGCCGGATGCTGACACCTCCGTGACCGATCCCACCATGGTTGCTCCGATGGAGGGGGCCGGAGTCCCGATGACCCCGATGTCGACACCGAGCGCGCCGGCCACCCTGACCGACAACCTCTTCCACCAGATCACGGCGAACGACTTCATCGTCCAGCAGGTCTCGGCTGCGTTGAATCCGAATGCCGATACGCAGGTGGAGATGCTGTACGATTCGGTTTCACCGCTGCTCAACAGTCTCAACATCTCTCCGCAAGAGGTCGAGTGGTACAACCTGCTTGAGGACTTGCAGAGTTATCTCGGTCAGGGCGCTGCCACGGCTGTCCAGGGCCGCAAGGCTGCTTTCTTGATGGCCGAGCACCTTTCGGGTCGTCGTCGGTTCGGGAAGCGCATGGCTGCCAAGGGGTTCGTGCAGGAGGTCGAGGAGTTTCTGGGGCACCTCGAAGCCGGCTCCGAGTCGTTCACTGACGAGGAGTTCTCCTACTACGCCAACCTGGCCAAGGAGGCCAAGGACGCCTACGACGAGGGCGACGAGCGTACCGCAGATGCGCTGCTCAAGGATCTCAAGGGCGGTTTCATGCCGGAGATCCCGACTGATGAGGTCGACCCTCGGTACTGGCAGCGGTTCGTTCACGCGCAGAAGACTGCGCAGGGCGAGGAGTTCTGGGAGTGGTCGTCTGAGTTGCCGGAGGATGTGGACGACTTCATGCGGGACGTGTCCGCAGCCGCTGACCAGCTTCAGGGCTTGTCGGACGAAGACTTGGCTGAGATGGCGGCCACTTCGCACAGCCCCATCGTAGGGGCTGCGATATTTTCCATCCTGGAGAGTCGCGGTAAGCTGGGGCAGAAAGCCGCCGCCACGGACCTGGCCGATCAGGTCAGGGACATGGAGGGCATGGGTCAGCGTTCCGGGGAGGAAGACCCAGAGGACTTCGAGCTGGTCAGGATGACCCCTCCTGGATACGATCTCGTGCTCGGAGACATGGTAGAGGCCGAGGAGCTAGGCTACGACACCTTCCCTCGCCCCTACTCGCACATCGAGAAGAACTACATCCTGCGCCGGTTGCCGACGTGCTCCCGTGACCAGTGGTACAAGCACCTGGTCAACGACGGGTTCTCCATCAACCAGTGGGGCGTCAGCCGGGGTCGTCCTCGTCCGGGTACGGATCACAAGAACGCGACGTCCAAGGAGGCCTTGGGCGCTGAGAATATCTACGATGCCCTGGTCGCGCTTGGTCCGCGCAAGGTCTACGACGAGCTGCCGTACATCCTTGGCGACTTCTATCCCGTCAGGGAGACAGAGGTCAGCGAGATCCTGGATCAGGTGATGGCCGACAAGGGATGGTTCGATCTGTTCCAGGAGTGGTACGACGCCGAGGAAGAGCCGATGGTGGACACCGAGTCCATCCCGTGGGGTGAGTACGGCGCGGGTGGTCGCAGCGATGCAGATTGGTAGGTCGAGATGTCGCAGGACAGCTTCACCACAATCATCCGAGGCTTCGATGTTCTGGTAGAACCCAGTGACACCGAAGGTACGTACCTGGTCAGCGTGACGGAGAGTTCGGGTCTCCCTTGGCAGGTAGAGATCCCAGTGAACCTGGACGATTTTGAAGGCGAGAACGAGTTCCTCGACGGCTCGAACGAAATCCTGACCTACGTGAGCGAGGCAGCGGTCGACCTCTTCGAATCCCAGCGGGGGACGCTCGGAGAGGGGGCTGGCGCCCTGGAGGCTACGGCGATGTCGAAGAAGCGCGCATACAGCGAGTCGATGTATTGGGAGGACTGGTTCTACAAGCTCAAGGGTACGCCCTTCGAGCAGGAGGCCGTGGCTCTCCTGGAGCAGCTCTTCGCCCTCGACCTGGAGAGTGACGAGTACGACAAGGAGTTGAGCGCGCAATGGGACGAGGAGTCGAAGATCTGTCACGAGCTGAACATGCTCAACCTGGAGCGCATGAAGGCCGCTCCGGCAGACCAGATCGTCATCGTCGTCCAGGGTAGCCGCAAGACCTCGTGTTGGGGAGTGGACTCGATCTCTGAGTTCCTCGATTGCTTCGCCGGAGACCCGCTCGAAGGCGCGGCGATTGCCAAGGTGCGTGAGCTTCTCGATGTTCGTGACCGCATGAACAACGTGGAGTGCGCCGGTACCTGGAAGAAGCGTCAGGAGATCGAGCGTCAGATGGAAGACCTCCTGCTGTCGGCTCTCCAGCAGAATGTCCACGAGACCCCCATGAGCCCGGTCGAGAAGGCCCCCAACATGGCTGACGACCTTGCAGAACTCATGGAGGGTGTGGATCTTCAGACGCCCTTGACGGCCGGTGTGGTCCTGATGGAGGGGGTGGACCTCTCCACTCCCTTCCGTGTCGCTGATGCGATGCCGGCTCGTACTGAGCCCGGTCGTCCGCAGATCCGTACCCCTGGCATGGGTCCTGTCGAGCAGGGCGAGATGAAGATCGACCGAGCGCCCTTGGGCAATTCGGACGATTTCCCGAACAAACTCTCCGAGGCCGACCCTATCGGACCCCCTTCCGACGAGCATGACCCGATGGGTAACCCTCCCCAGCACAGCATTCCCAGTGACGGGGTTGGCCTCATCGAGGACTCAGTGAACGTACGCGTTCCTCCGCGTGGTTCACGTGCCGATCAGATCAAGCTCGCCTTCGAGGAGATCGAAACCGCTGAGGAGCGCGAGGACGAGTTGGGTAACATCCGGCATGACCTCGATCCTGGACTCATCGAGGACGAGCAGTACGCGTTCAACTCCAACGAGCGTGTTCAGCTCAAGAACGACGTGACCGTCACTACCGGCTGGGGCCAGACCACCACCTATCCGAAGGGGACGAGGGGGTACGCGGAGTCGCAGTTCGACAAGCAGGGTGACTACTACTTCATGCGCCTCGATGACGGCCGTCTCATCAAGGTGCGTTGGGACGATCTCAAGGCCAGCTCGAAGAGGGAGTAGTTGTTGACAACCCTCTAAGGCTGTGCTATATAGGGAGGGTACTTGGAGGGCATGATGACTACTCGCTACGTCGGACTCATTCTTTCTGCCGTTGTAGCTGTTTTTCTAGCAATTCAAGGTGGTTGTGCGGACCGTGAGTTGATGCGGTACCTGCGCGCCAAGCACCCTGGTTGCGAGGTTCTCAAGATCGAAGACAAGGGGTTGGGGTATACTGAAGCCACTCTTCAGTGTGGTCCTCTGCCCAAGAAGGTTACCGTTAGGAGGACTCGATGAAGCGTGGAATCACTGATGACGGGATACGCCGGATTGCGCGGAACGGAGAGCGTCAGGTAGTTGCGGAGATCTCTGACGGCGATAGGGACATCCTGGCTCGACTGCTCTCGAACGCTACGTTCGCTGCGGGCTCCCTTCAGGAGTTCAGCCAAGCCATGGACGAGGGCCGCTTCGGCAGAGACCACGCAGAGAGCTTTGTCGAATGCGTACAGAACGTGGAGACCTTGTCTCAGGAACTCAACACCCTGCTGGATTCGATGTGGGGTGCGAACCCTGACTTGTTTGAGTAGTACATGCGGCTTCCTGGCATCACAGATCAGGCCCTTCACAGGATCTCTCGCAAGGTAGGCGACTTCCTGGCCGAACCGCCTTACTCAGTGGGAGAGAAGTATAAAGGGGTAACCACGCATCCGGGTTTCCACACTACGGGTGATCTCAAGATCGCTGCTCAGTACGCGGTGGGTCGTGTCGCGCAGTCCTACACTGATTCGGACGAGAACGATGTTCACTACGTAACCGACTATCCCGTGGTGGTCGCCCTGGACATGAGCGGTCACGAGCCGCAGACGGATTACGACGCCGAGGAGATGGTTTGGGAAGTCTTGGAGCTTCATCTCCAGGAGATGGCAGGGTGGCACGACTTGACAGTCGACTCCTCTGACGAGGAGATTCGCGATGCCGCGTTCGACATCTTGGAGTCGGATACAGAGCCTGATGCCTCTTCGACCGATCCTTTGAGTATGATCGCGGAGGGGACGTTCTACCACTTCGGTAACCCGCTGTCTGGTCTTGTAGAGGAGTCGGGGTTCCCGGATGCGTTCCGGAAGTACATGCAGACAGGTGACTTCTCCTCTGAGCTGTTGATGTTGGCTACGGACCAGTACCGGTACACCGAAGACGTAGGGGCTGACCGTGTTCGCGCGGTCTGGTTCATCACTCCGGTTGCTACCGAGATGGAGGACTACGATAACGCGGAGGGCGAGTTGGAATCTCGCTGGCCGGGGTTCAACATCCCCTGGATCGATGACGTCTACGGGGGCTACTTTGATTTCGAGGAGCAGCTCGTTTGGGGAGAGCCTGAGAGCGATCAGACCTCCTTGTTCTCGGAGACCCAGTACCAACCACGCAGCATCGAGTACCACGGCACTACCCTGAAGCGTCTGCTTGAAGCCGCTCCGCATCTCCAGGGTGAACTTCCCGAGCCTCCGAGCCCTCCGTATCGAGAGTCTGGTGATAGTGGGGGCAGGGTGGTCGCGATGATGCGGCGCATCGCCCAGCGCACGTACACGATGGACGAAGTCCATGAGTTCCAGCGGCAGACCTCTCGGAACCTTCTTCGTCTCCGGGACCAGGTTCGCTCCGTAAGTTCCTTCGAGGAGCATCGTGCCGCTGCCGAGGCGTTGCTCACAGAATGGGACCGGGAGCTAACGTTCGAGGAGGATGCTGGTGCATCTGGACACTACGAGTTCGGCTCCTCGTGGAACGAGGTGGAGTTCGCAGCCTCCAGCGAACTGTACGATCTGACTCGTGAGCTTGGCCAGGACTTCGCGGACCGTACGTGGGGAGAGGCTCACGACGACCCCTCGTACCGGGAGGTCATGGGGTACTTGAGCAGTTTCGGGGGCGGCGACTGGGGGCGTGATCTGTAATGAAACTCCAAGGCATCCCAGATTCCGGGTTGAGGAGGATCGCGCAGTCGGGAGGTCTGAACGTCTTGGAGGACCCTGACGGTGTCCTTGAGGTACTCACTCAGATAGAGGGTGAGTCGTGGGCACGACGCAGTGTTGCGGAAGATTCCGAGTACTCCTGGGGCGGAATCCTCCAGAGGCTGGAAGAGGCTTTGGAGGAGTCGTTGCCTTACCGGGATGAAGAGGACTATTGGGAACTTATGCGTGATAGCTACGTATGGGTTCTCTACGGTGACGGAGGGTACGCGCGTTATCGCATCACAGGAGATGGAGACATCTCGTTGGATGCTGGATCTACGAGACCTGAGCGTGCGGAGAAGGCTAAAAGCTTGGGGATGAAGCTGTACTGATGAAACTCCAAGGCATCCCAGATTCCGGATTGAGAAGGATCGCACAGTCCGCAGAAGGGGATGGGCGCGACATCGCACTCCCTGATGTGGAGGAGATGGCGGCCTATTTCGCGTTGCGTTGGTCCGATGTGGGCAACCTCATGTACGACGCGGACGCGTTTGCGTCGATCATGGGCGATCTTCTGGGGATGTCTGCCGAGGAGTTCAGAGAGCTACAATACACGGATGAGTGGGACCTCATCAGACCTATTGCAATGGAGGCCTGGAGTGCTGTGCAGGACGAACGGTACCTTCCTTCACCCCTAGAAGGGACTTTCCGTTTCTCTCACTCTGCGGGCATGCAAGGCGGTATAGGCCTGGTCCTCATGCAGTCTATCCTTTCTCAAGGCCTCGTGTCGCAACCAGAGGGCGCTGGGAGAAGCAGTGAGTCACCGACGTCTGTTTTCGGAGTAGGCGTCAACCACCCTTCGAGTGAATCTGAGCGGCATAACAAGCATTTCCCTTGGGTGACTGTTGATGTTCCTCTGGACGGGAGCGTCCCTCTTGGAGGGGACCTCCATCCAGGAGGTGTCGTGTTCACGGGCTTCGTTCCCCCTGAGTATATCGTCGGGGTCAACGGCGTCACGCCTGAGATGTTTGAGGCGGCCCTCTCCAGATGGGGACCTTACGAGGGGCCGAGATGAGGTTGAGAGGTATCCCAGATTCCGGATTGAGGAGGATCGCGCAGGAGGGGTTCTTTGGGGACGTTCCGGATGTTGTGTACCACGTGACCTACTATCGGAATCTCGATGGTATCTCTGAAGAGGGTCTTCTCGGAGACGTGGGAGGTGGGGTAGGGCAGGGCGCTGGTTACTCGGAGCACAGCAAGCAGGGCGTCTTTACAACGACTTGGGACGGTCTTCTATTCTGGTACAGCCGGTCGGAGGACTGGGGGCAGAATGAGTTGGTCGGTGACGAGCAGGAGTTCTTCACCGGCACCTTCCCTGTGGTGCTCGCGGTGCGTACCAACGTCTTCGAGGGTTTGAAGCGCGACGAGATCGGTACACGAGACGCTTTCGCGGATGCCTGGATCGTCGATGATGTCGACCCCGAGGAAGTGTTCGTCTGGAACGGCGAGAGGTGGGTTCCTCTCGAAGACTGGGATACCATTGATCCGGAGAAGGCGTTCGACCGAGAAGAGACCGGCGAGATAATTGAGAACGAGTTCTCAGAGCACTACGGCGAGCCGGAGGTGTTGTATTGGCAGAACGACTACCTGATGCCCGACCATCCTTTGGAGGAGCGTCGTGTTGCTGAGGCTCAGCGTACGGAGACCTATTACCACGTCACCGATAGGGAGTCTGCTGACAGTATCGAGCGTGAAGGGTTTTGGGGTGGGTGGGGGGATTGGGGGTACGGGGTGTACCTGTTTGGTACGCTGGTGTCTGCGCGTGAGTACGCCCGCAAAGGGGGCTGGGACGGATCTTTGGAAGACCCTGTGATTCTCGAAATAGAACTTCCTCGGGGAGTCGCGGAGCAAGGAGTAGTGGAGCCTACATGGCCTAATCCGGAGGACTATAAAGACATTTACTACGTGCCTCTGGAGGAGAAAGAGGAGCCTGAGCTTCAGCTGGGCAACGGAGTTCGTCGCATTGCCGAGGCGCTACCTGAAGACCTGTCATCGGCAACGTGGGTTCCGGTGGACTCGTTGTACCCTACGGAACCTCTAGAAGAGAAAGACCCCTCCTCGATAAATGACATCGAAGACCAGTTCTACAAGGCCGAGGGTTGGCCCCGGTACATGGGGCCGTTGACGGTAACTCCTGTCGGGGACGGTCTCTACCTCATCGAGGATGGGCACCACCGCTGGTTCGCTGCTCAGCGTGCCGGACTTGGTGAGGTACCTGTGGTGATTGAACGCAATCCTTGGGTTGGGCGCTTTGAAGAAGCGTACCAGTTGATGCGCGAGTACGAGGAGGCGCTATGAAACGTCCAGCACGCTACTACCTGACCTACCTGTGGACGTGGCCGTGGGACATCATCTCGTGGGTCGTCATCCTGACCGCATGGGCGCTCTGGGGTCACAAGCTTCACTGGCTGGAAGGTCTTTGGTTCGAGTTCAAGGAAGGCTCGTGGCCTGACCGGAAGTTCAAGATGGGCGGCAACTGTCTCGGTCATGGTGGCATGTTCTTCCCCACGGCAGCCGGTGGCGAGGGCATCGACACTCCAGTGGAGTTCCACGAGCACTTCCACAGTGAGCAGTACGAGGCCGCGATGCTGCTTGGGTTCCTGTACGGATTGACGATGTTCTTGCTCTCGTGGAGCGCAGGCTCTCCGGTACCGGGAGCCCTTTGTGGGGGCATCTCGTGGGTGGCGGCGGGTGCGCTCTCCTATGCCAGCGCTTCCTTCCAGGCGTGGATGCGCGGGGAGGAGGCCTACCATGGGAACCACCTCGAAGAGGCCGCGTACGCTGTGACCGGCGAGTGGGCCGGGAAGCAAGAGTCCCAGAGGTGAGGATGAGAGGCATCACAGGGGCGGCGCTGAGGCGTATTGCGGAGATGCTCGACGACGAGATGAAGCGTCACTTCGTCGAGCGCACTGAACGGCACATAGCCCTGGTTCAGAAGTACTGTCGCCTCCTGGAGGACGCGTGGGATGGGTTGGATGGGTTGATCGAGCGCGGAGAAGAGCACGATGCGGGGAAGTTTGACGAACCCGAGCTGGACCCGTACGTCTGGTTGACGTGGCGCTACAAGTGCCAGGACGACGGCGTTGAGTGCCAGCTCCCAGAGGGGATGGACGACGCGATCAAGGCGGCCACTCAGCATCACATTCTGAACAACCCCCACCATCCGGAGTACCATCAGCTCGAAACGCTGGACGTCCTCAACGAAGAGGATCGGGACGGCCCTGCGGAGCGACCTATCGATGGTAGCGGGATGGGAGTTCTCGACATTGCTGAGATGGTTGCTGACTGGATGGCGACGTCCGAGGAACGCGGGAATACTCCTCGTGGGTGGGCCGAAGAGAACATGGGTGTCCGGTGGGTATTCACCCCGGAGCAGGAGGACTTGATCTATGCCCTGATCGACTCGGTGTGGCTGGACAAGAAGTCTGCGCAGGCTCTGGTGGATACGCAGGAGCCCGACGAGGAGGAGCACATCCCTTGGATGGATTCTCCTTACCCCGAGACCCAGTCGTGCACAGTGTACCGCTTCGGAAAGACGGTCCAGGTGGTGTGGGCTGATGGCAAGACGGAGACGTGGCACGCACACACCGAGGAAGACGCTCACGACAACTTCATTGATGTAGTGGAGCGCTGGAGTACCCCTTGATGAAACTCCAAGGCATCCCAGATTCCGGCTTGAGGAGGATTGCTCAAACGGCTTTTGATGGATACTGGTTTTCTCCTTTGGCGGGTGACAATCTCAAGACCTTCGTCAGGGAGAATATGGGTGTTGTAGGAGTCATATACGGATGCCATGAGGCTTCTGCTAAATGGGCTGTGTTGTTGGACTCGGCTGGTTTCGACGTAGAAGTGCATCATGGGTTTTATGATCTTTACGGGGACGATTCCGAGCCAGAGGGGCACACTTGGTTAGATGTGAACGGGAGTATCTTTGATCCTACCGCTTCTCAATTCGAAGCTTATCCTGAGATGGATGAAGACGGGTACGTGGTGACGGACGTAGAAGAGGTGAAGGACATCGAGCGCTGGTGGTCTCCTGCAATGGTGGAAGAATGAAACTCCAAGGCATTTCAGACTCCGGTATTCGTCGCATAGCTCAAGAGGTCGAGCGGCGGGAATGTCCGTTCTACGAGGCTGGCGGCATCGGTGGTCACGGGAAGGGGTGGCACTGGACTTCGAGAGAGAACGCCGAGAAGATCATGCGTGAGGGTCTGGGCACACAGAACTGGACCCCTGGAGAACACCACGCCGGGTACATGTACTGCGAGCTTCCGTACGAGTACCAGGACATCCTGGACGAGAAGTACGGTCACCCTTCGGAGTGGAAGCGGAATCTTCCTGACGGTCATCCGTGGTTTGAAGAGGTGGAAGAACTCCTCAAGGAAGCCCACCCCAACATCCATATGGCCTGCGTGGGTCTCGATCCGGAGATGAGTAGTTCTTACGGAGAGGTTGCCATCGTGGTGGACCTCGAAGCGATGTCGGGAGTGGTAGAGGGCTTCTCTTTTTCCGACACGACATTCGGGGACTGCTTGCTGCTCTTCGACGGCAAGATACCTGTCGAGTTCTTGGAGTTTTATGATCCTCAACGAGAAGAGGTAGGATGAGACCGGACGACGTTAATACCGAGGACCTGGACTACAACCACCCTTCGACTCTCGTGAACGTTTTCGAGCGCGAGCGTCGAGGGATGACGGCTGAACAACGTCAACGAGACGATGAAGACTTTCAGTCCTTCTGCGACTGGCTGCTTCTGAAGGAGATCGACGATGAAGCGTATTAGAGAAGAGTTCAACGTCTGCGAGCGTTCCTGGGACCGCATCGCAGCCTCGGTGGGGAAGTCCTCTCCTGTGAGGCGTAGACAGGCCGACGCCGATCTCGATGCAGACGCCGACGAGGAGGCCCTCCAGCTTCTGGATAACATCTACGCGCAGCTGGAGATGATGCCCGAGGGTTTAGAGTCTGCTGTGCTGACGCGTCTTGTGGACGACCTGACCCTTCAGCCGGCGTACAGGATCGTGACGGCGAGGCGCAGGGGCGCGGTGGTTCCTCCTGATTTCGCGGCGTGGTGGGACGATTTGTTTTCGTACGCGTTCTCTACCCTCAGTGACGCCATCCGAGAGGTAGAGCAGAAGTATGCGGGCGAGGAGTCTGCCGGAGGGGAGCCGGGATGGGCGGCCGAGCAGACCGCTTCCGAGGAGGAGCATCTTGCGCGGTACCTGGAGTCGATGGGTCACTTCGGCCGTTACCTGCACAGTGAGCTGATCTCAGCTGGTCGTTGGTTCGGTCAAGAAGGGTAGGGGTCTCGCTTCGATGCCTTCGCTGGACCGGCTCATCGAGAGGCAGGCGATGCCTCTCGAATCCAAGGTACGTCTATCTTTGATGACCATTCGGGCTTGGTACAATCACTGGGAGGGGGACGGAGTGGTGGTCGCTATCGGAGAGGCCTCCCCCGAGGAGTCTTTGACGTTGAGGCACCTCGCCAACGAGGTGTGCCCGGATGCCCTGTCGGTGATGATACCTGAGAGGTCTCATCGACCTCTCGTACCCTTCTCGGTGGGTGACGACGCCATCTTGCGTGACAGCTGGCTCCTCCATGGCTGCAACGCCTTCGAGGCCCCCTTTCCGACGTGTCGTCCTCTGAGTTTCTGGTTCACGGAGGACCTCCGTGGGTACGTCAAGGCGATTTGCTCGAAGAGGATTGACTTCTGAAGCCACCTGTGGTATATATTAGAGAGTCAGGCGACACCTGGCAGAAACGGAGGGCGAGATGAGCGAGAACCGTAAATTCGAAGTCAAGATGCTCGTGGACGGCGTCGAGAAGGACAGCCCGATCCCCCACGCCTGGGCGTGCTTTCTCAACGGTCATTGGCAGCGGGAGATGCCCGCTAAGCCGGGGAAGTACATGGTTGGGAACGAGCAGGGCCGGGTGCTCGGAGAGGTCTTCGTGTTCCACCAGGGCGGCGAGCTGGTCGTGCAGGTCCGGGATGGGGCGTTCTGCAAGTTGCGGAATCTCAGAGGTACCTACTTCTGGTGGAGCGCCAGGATGCCCGCCATCATGCCGCAGCGTGTGCCGAACATGATGACACTGGAGGAAGCTGTCCAGAAGAACAAGAAGCCCCCGCTCAAGCTCGTAGTGAGCAACTCCTAGCTTCTTGTATATTAAGAACATGAGACCTCTACTGAGCAAGGAGATGATACGGGATAAGCTACAGTGCGTGATCCCCGACATCTATTCTGTCAGCGGCACTTACGGTCGTCCCCTGCTGTCGATGCTTCAAGGGGCTGAGGTTCCGACGTTCGAGTACCATTGCATGATCACGGGTTGCTACATCTGGTCGTTTCCTCATCTATTGGAGCGCGAAGAGTTCGAGGACGAAGTCGAGGAAGAGGTTGACCCGGAGGAAGAGGAGTCCGTGTTTCGGATCAACATGTGGGAGGAGGGTGTCTGTGTCTGACCCGGTTGAGATAATCAGGGAGAACATCTCGGAGATCAACCCCGAGGCGTGCCTGGCTGATGGGTTCGAGGCGGCCATAATCGGGATCGCCTGCCGCGCCTGCGCACCTCCGGTGGTAGCGTACAGCCGGGAGAAGTGCGTCGAGATCCTCATGGAGAGGGACGGCATGACCTACGAGATGGCCGAAGAGTTCTTCGACTACAACGTAGCGGGCGCGTACGTCGGTGAGGGTACGCCGGTTTTCATCGATACAGGAGTCATAGAGGTTGGGTAAGTTGATTTCATTCAGCAGTGCGCCCAAGAGGCCCAGGGCGGCCAAGGTGGCGTGGTCGAAGTTCGAGAAGAGGTACGGCTCAGCTCCCCCTCGGATGGTCTACGACATCTATCAACGGGAGTGGGTGGCTGAGTACGAAGAGGGTGAGCAGAGAATCCCCGACAGGGAGATCGCAGGTTCATGAAGGTAGTGGTTTTCACAGAGGTGCACCAGGGCAGAATCCAAGGGTGGTTGGACTCAGTGGGGGACATCTACATCACTGGAACCGCGATGGACAACGGCAGGTTGATCCTCTTCTACGTGGATCGCAAAGAGCGTAGGGCAGCCGCTGGCAGTTCACCCGCCTCTCTCCCCGAGGGGGCTCATCGAGAGGTACACTGTCCGAAGTGCAATGCGCTCATGAAGGTAAAATCTAATGGGGTTTCGGGAGATCTTTTTTGGGGTTGTACGAAATATCCTGTTTGCAAAGGAACACGAAAACTCCTCGACGAAGACTGGATCGCCCTCAGCGGCCACCCCGGACCCGGTAGTGGTGCCGGTGGCGGAGACGACGAAGACATCCCCTTCTGAGGAGACAGACGTGAAGATAAAGAAAGGCTCCCAGGAGCAGGCGGTGTACGTCTTGGACTTCACCAGTGCGGTTGAGGCGTTGGCGCAGTACATCGAAGCCGGGATCAGGGAGCGTGTACCTCGACATCCCGGAACCGTCATCAACCTCAATCCGCAGACCAAGGAGATCACTCTGGTGGTCCCTGTGCAGCACACCGAACCCACGGTAGCGGTACCTCCGAACAAGAAAGACGCGTTTCACTGATGGAACCCGGACAGGCCCGAGAGGGGGATCGCGTCTTCTTCGCCCAGACCGGCGTGTTCCCTGAAGATCCTCCGATGCAGATCCTGGCGGGGAAGGTCACGGAGATCATCTGGCGTGGAACTACCAACGAGTACTTCTTCGTGGAGTGTACGAGCGCCGATGGTCGCCCCCGGCTGGTAGGGGACAAGGGTCCTGGGGGCGGTATCGTTGTCCAGAAGAACCACAGCGAGTGCTTCTCCACTACGGGAGAGGCTGTCATGTCTGCCCGTGTGATGCTGCGGGAGAAGCTGGATGAGATCCAGCAGCAGCTGTGTGCTCTTGGGGATCACGAGTTCGCTCCGAGTCGGTGGAAGGGGGACTGATGTCACTTTTCGGGATGTTTCTCGGCATGGGACTCCTCATCGGAGGTTGGGTGATAATTGGTCGAGCTTGGAAGTCTTCTTTGCAGCGGCGCGCTCTCGACCGTATCGGCGCGTCCTTCAACAGTACCAGTACTCCCCCTCCGGGGGTGGTGTCGAACATTTTGGGGTCCAGGGGGGCTTCAGGCTTCCTCAGGACCCCCAGGAGGTAGGGATGTCGGGTCATAACCATTGCGATACCTGCAACAGGGAGGCCCCTTGGTATACCCTGGAGAGGCTCCCAGACGGCAAGACGCGGTGTCAGAAGTGCAGGGACAACATCAGGGATCGCGAAAAGCACCAGGCAGCCGAAGAGGCCGCAGCGGCGAAGAAGGCAGCCAAGGAACAGGCTGAGCTGCAACGCCTCGCGGATGAGATGGATGGGAAGCTCTAGGCACCTTCTCTCTGTCTTCGAGATAGAGTGCGGGGACAGGGTGTGCATGACCCCTTCTCGGGACCTGTGTCCGTATTTTGCCAACATGGGTAAGACCTTCGGAAAGTGTTTGAGGTTCGACGTTCTCCTGCGTGTTCGGGCTGTCCTCAAGGGGATGCCGGTGGCCCAGCGTTGTCGAGGATGTCTGGACTCCGAAGACAAGTTCCGGAAGTTAAGGGAGATCCACAAGGCTTGTGATATGATCGGCCGCGACGAGAAAGGAGCCATCTGATGTCAGATACACCGCCCGTGGGGCGTAACATCGCAGTCGGAGTCAAGGTCACGAATGCCGAGGGTCAGGTGATCCGCATGGAGGTCTTCGAGGTGGGATTGTACTTCGAGGCCGAGGTCCCGGAGTCCGACCTCACCGCTGCCGAACAGACCGCTCAGGAGTACGCCCAGGCTACCTTGATGCCTGAGATCGCTGCTGCCCTGGCGGGGACTTCGGAGCTGGGGACGCCGGCAACGACACCGAGCCGGGTTCTCTTCGAGGAGGGTCCGGCAGCGCCGCCTCGTACGCTCGACTACACTCCTCCGGTGGAGGAGCCTGGTGCCGACGTCACCGAACCCGTCGGGGACCGGGACGTGGTCACTTCCATCGCCAGGCCGGATGTTTCGGAGTTCTTCTGGGAAGAAGAGGGTTGACAGCTGGGGGAGGCTGTGGTATATATTGAGAGTCAGTTGACGCCTGGCTCTAACAACGGAGGGTAAGCTATGCGAGTTTTGTTTCTGTTCTTGATTCTTTTGTGCACTGGTGCGTGCGCGGAAAAGGTCGGTGGTTCCGGCGACGGTTTCGACGATACGGATGACGTCGACGACACCGACGATACAGATGACGGCGACGGAGGGGTTGACGGTGACGGGGGTGCCGATACCGACGACGACACCGGCACTGAAGACGACCAGTCGTGTTCGAGTATCGAGGACTGTCTGGACCCTCCACTTGATGTGTGCGAGGGTAGCGAGACCTTGATCCACTACACCGGAGACGCCGTGTGTTCGGACGGTCAGTGCACGTACGAGTTCGACATCTTGGACTGTGGTTTCGAGTGCGTACCTCTGGAAGACACCGACGCTTATTGTAAGGAGACTCCGTGCGATGAGGTAGTCTGCGATGATCCCCCGGATGATTTCTGCGCCCAAGGTACAGAATGGGAGGGCACAATGGGTCCGGATACCCTGGTGACTTACGCCGAGGAGGGGCTTTGTGATGTTTCAGGCTCCTACACGGGGACACCCGGAGAGTGCTTCTACTCTCTTGATTTTTCTCCGTGTGGCGAGGACGCGTGCGTGCAGGCTCCCGGCGACGACTACTGCGAGTAGGTCTCTAATCATCGGTACCAAGGAGGGGTTCACCCTGCCATTCCAAAGGACCGGCCTAGTCATCCGGTCTGGCCCTCAACGGACTGCCCTCCGTACGTTGCGGTGAACCCTTCCTTGGTACCGATGACTCCTACCTTTTCTTGTATATTAAGAGCAGGAGGTTGAAACTATGGCACAGAACCCTGCGCGTGGTGGTCGCGACCACTACCCCACCCCGAAGCTGTACTCTGACTGGGCCGTGAAGCGCGCCTTGGCGATGTCTGAAGCTGCGCGCAGCTGCACGGGGCACAATCCACCCATGTACGTTCTCGAACCCGGTTGCGGGGGAGGAGCGCCGTTCCTGCATTCCGCTGTGGAGCAGCATCCGTTCAAGCAAGCTCTCGGTGTGGAGTTGTCCGGTGAGGGCGAGACCGGAAAGCTCCCTCTGCTCTGGTATGGCAGGGACTTCATGACACTCACGGATGAGGAGTTGGCGCCGTTCTCTAACTCTCGGGGGAAGTTCGACCTCATCGCGACCAACCCACCGTTTTCGGTTGCCGAGAGCTTCATCACGAAGAGCCTGGAGTTGCTGGACCCTTGGGGAGTCATGGTCTTCCTGTTGCGTCTCCAGGTGGTAGGGTCGGAGAAGCGAATGCATCTCTGGCGCAACCGACCCCCTCACGAGATCGCGACGTTTGTCCGTCGTATCTCTTTCGACGGCATCGGGACCGACTACACCGAGTACGCCTGCTTCTTCTGGCTAGGGGAGCAGCTCAAGGGTCTGGGCACCCGGTTCTATTGGGTCGACAACACGTCGGTCAAGAAACGCAACGTCCAGACTGTGGTGGAGGAGTTCGGACACGGCATCGACGTTGCTCTTCAGCTGGACAAGGAGTGCTCATGCAAATCGTGAACCCTTCGGTAGAGGTGACCTTCTTCGAAGCCGAGGACGGCAAGACTCCTGAGCAGTGTATCGAGGCCGCTGGCCGCACTTGCTACAAGTCAGAAGACCGGATCACTGAGGAGTCTGCGGACAAGTTCGTGCGCATGATCTGCGATCTTGGGCACCATGCGATGCTGGAGTTTGGCTACGCCACGGCACGCATCATTGCCGACCGGGGGCTGACTCATGAGCTGGTGCGGCACCGTCTGGCAAGCTTCGCCCAGGAGAGCACGCGGTATTGCAACTACGGCAAGGGGAAGTTCGGGGGTGAGATCACGGTCATCAGGCAGCCCGGAATCCCCGAAGTGCACCAGGGGGTCTGGGAGTCCATGATGGAGCGGGCCGAGAAGGACTACCTTGCGCTTCTCAGCTTTGGCGTGAAGTCCGAACACGCACGGTCGGTGCTGCCTATCGGGCTCAAGTCGGAGATCGTCATCGGCGCCAACCTCAGAGAGTGGAGGCACATCTTCAAGATGCGCTGCGACACTCCGGCGCACCCCATCATCCGGGGCGTCATGTTGCAGGTACTACAGAAGTTCTACGAGAAGATGCCGGCGTTGTACGAGGACCAGTACGAACAGTTCTTTGGGTAGTACGGAGCCATTGCGCCTATATTGGGGAGATCCCAGCTTTAGGATTCCTACGGTTCTGTCCTGTAGGATGGTTACTCGTTTATGAGGATGGAGGTGTTTTCATGCGTCAAGCAACTGAAATAACTTTGATTTTTGGTATCATGCTGCTTGTGGCTCTCGTAGCTGCTGCGGCTAGTTCCGGACCTCAAGAGTCCCATACCACGAGTACACCCGAGAAGATCGTCGAGTCGACTACCGAGACTCCAGAGGAACGTCGCACTCTCGACGAGTGGGCAGGTTTGGAGGTTCCCGACCCTTTCCCGGTTTGTGCGGAGCCGACGGTCCCGGAGTTCCCGTCGAAGGATCAACTGCGCCTGATAGGCAGGATGGCCGACGGCATCTGGAAGTGGAAGACCGCCAGAGGAAACCGCCCGTACTACTTCTGTGGGCTACCCTACGTTGGGGAAGAGGCGCGCGAGCTGTCGAGTAAGGTTGCTTTCCACATCGTCAACGCTACGTGGGATCGAGAGAAGCAGAAGATGCGCACCAACCCGTGGGGTGTCTTCGGCACTATGGCCAACGAGTCAGCGTTCGATCTGTGTGCGTTTGGTCTCCATCCTCGGCAGGCCGCCTATCGGCTCACGTCCAAGAGCGGTAAGCCGATCCTCAAGTCTTCGAAGCTGACCATCTCGCACACCTACAAAGACGTGGTGAAGGCGTTGGCTGATCCAAAGCTCCAGGCGAACTTCCGTGCGTTCGATCTTGGACTCTTGCAGACCCTCGATATCTACTACCTGGCGGACTGCAAGGACGCCAGGGTGGAGGGGTCGCGTGAGGATCTGCTGACCTGGGAGGGTTTCTACTGGCAGGTCAAGCACATGGCGGATCGCGAGAGGTGGCACAGTACGGATCGACCGTGGGCGTACTGGCCAGGGAGGCATTCCCCGCAGTACGACAAGAAGGTAACTTCTCATGCACGTCGGATGGGTGCCACGGCTGAGGAGATCTGACCTCAATTTTAGAATTCCGAGCATCCCTGGTGTAGAATGTCCGGCATGGAACTGCACGCCACACCGTCCCGTATTGCCCGCTCCCTGTGTCGCCGTGCGCGCACCGTGGACTACTCTCTCTTCGAGGAGTTGGCGTCCAGGTACGCGCAGGAGATGACCGATCCTGGTACTGGACAGGCGCTCGACCCCACGCAGCTTCAACAGGGTCAGCCGGTCTACGATCAGGAGGGTGACGAGTGGTTGGTCGTGGGGAACCCCGACGACACTACGTCCAAGGTCGTCATGCCAGCGGATCAACAAGGTGCCCAGGTTCCGGAGAACGTGACCACGGTCGAAGACGCCGAGCTTGCCTCGACGTACAGCCTCCAGCCGCCCACGACGGCCAGGAAGGCCGACATTCAGATGGACATGGACCCTGGGGAGTTCCGGGTGCTCTCGCCGCTTGAGGGGCCTATGAGGCTCTCTGAGGAGACGGCAGGGTTGCGTATCGGCCAGGAAGGCTACGTGGACGTCATCACGGCCATCCAGGACATGAAGGGCTGCGGTTACGAGACGGTGGACATCGTGCTCAACATCGGTGAGATGTATCCTCGTGAGCTGGGGGAGCGCGTTCTGGCCGAAGCTCGCCGGAAGGGTATCCTCTAGCCTCTACGTATACGACGTCTAAAGACGTCTTTGGTGAGCCTTCTTTTATCCGAAGCCTCCTTTTTTCTATTGACAGCCTCATTCTCCTCTGCTAAGGTGGGAACCTCGAAGCTTGGTTCTTTGAAAAGTGGCTCACGGGTAGTGACAGGTAGGGCTACTCCACTTGCTAAGTGAGAGGTCGCAGGTTCGAGTCCTGTCACCCCGACGTCAGTCGGGGTGTAGCTCAGTTGGAAAGAGCGCTAACGTTTCCCTGTCGACTTTTCTCCGGTGAGGCACTTTTCAAGGAACCAAGCGGGTGGTTTGTGAGTTTGGGGAAGTGACAGTGGCGGGTACTTCATTCAATGGACGAAAGACCCCCGTCGCGTTTTTTGCTCCCCAATTTTTTTTTGCCCGGTGCTGCTTGACAGCTCGATAGGGTGACGCCCCGCCGGGCATCTTTTACGGAGGGCAAACTGGTATGAGACTGTACGCGAAGCAGTGACAGGTAGGGATACTTCTCAAGGGACCGAGGGTCGTGGGTTCAAATCCCGCCTTCCCTAGCTGGAGGGAAGTAGCTCAGCGGACAGAGCATCGGTGGTAAAGACACCCTTCCGCTAATTCTCTTCGCGTTTTTTACGAGTAGCGCAGGGTAGTGATCGGACGGTTCCTTCAGACTATCACTCTGGCCAACACCGTCCCGTTATTCTCCCTGCTTTTTGTTATCACGGCAGCAGTGAACGCTCTGCCGTTCGAGGTGAGGTATCCTAATGGGCATCAATCGAACTGCGACGGCGTCGGTCAAGCATCGACGGCAACGACGAGAACACGAAGAGTACGCAGCGGAGAACGCGCATCTGAACTGGATGGGCGGGCGCTCCTACTCCGTGGACAACCCCCTCGACCAGCTGCGGATGGCTGCGGCCTCGTGCTTCTTCGGTGAGCCGATGTACTACCACGGGGATCAGACGAGGCGGCGCAAGAACGTGATGACGATGGACAGGTGGTGCCGCCTCGACAACCGCCAGTTGCAGCATCTCCGGGAGACCTTGGACGCCAAAGACCCTCGGGAGTGGAGGGGCATGGAGCCGGCCGAGCTGATGGAGTCCGCCATCGACGCGGCCCTGGGGCACGACCCCGAGGGGACTCTCCAGCTGGCGGTTGAGCTGCGGGGGCGCACGTACAACATCCGTACGACCCCGCAGGTGATCATGGTCCGCGCGGCCCATCACCCGTCGGTCAAGGGTACGGGATTGGTGCGCAAGTACGCCCAGCAGGTCATGGTGCGAGCGGATGAACCGGCTGTGCAACTGGCCTACCAGATCCAGAAGTACGGACGACAGCGGATTCCGAACGCGCTCAAGAAGGCGTGGAAGCTCGTCCTGGAAGGGTTCAGCGAGTACCAGCTGGCCAAGTACCGGATGGAGTCTCGCGAGGTGAAGCTCGTGGACGTCGTCAACATCTGCCATCCGGCGTCGGATGCGGTGTCGAAGCTCTCCAAGGGTGAGCTGAAGGTGACCGGTGATACCTGGGAGGCGTTGATCTCGGAGAAGGGGTCGACCAAGGCTGCGTGGCGTGAGTCCATCGAGAAGATGGGCCACATGGCGCTGTTGCGGAACCTGCGGAACCTGACTCAGGCCGGCGTGGACCCCAAGGAGTTCGTGGGCAAGCTCGTCGACGGTGCCCCTGAGGGACGTCAGCTGCCGTTCCGGTACTTCGCGGCCTACAATGCCCTGAAGGCGGAGAACCCGTCTCCGTTGCTCCTGGACGCCGTCGAGGAGTGTCTGGAGGTGGCGATCTTGGAGAACGTTCCGGTCTTCAAGGGTCGGTGCATGTCTCTGTGCGACAACAGCGGCTCTGCCTGGGGTTCGATGACCTCCTCGTCGGGGACGATGCACGTGGCCGAGATCGGTAACCTGACCGGTGTCATCACTGGGATGGCTTCCGAGGAAGGGTATGCCGGAGTGTTCGGTGACCGTCTGGTGACGATGCCGATTCGTAAGAAGGCCTCGGTGTTCGAGCAGACTGAGCAACTCAACCGGAAGGGTCAGCGTATCGGCGCTGGCACCGAGAACGGTATCTGGTTGTTCTGGGACCAGGCGATCAAGAACGGCGAGCATTGGGACCACGTGTTCGTGTACTCGGACATGCAGGCCGGTCACGGTGGTCTGTACGGGGTCAACTCGGCCGACTACATGCGGTACGTGTGGCCGGGCAGCGGGAATCACATCGATGTTCCGAAGCTCATCATCGAGTACCGGAACAAGGTGAACCCGAACGTCATGGTCTACCTGGTGCAGATTGCTGGTTACCAGGACACCATCGTGCCCGAGTTCTACGACCGCACGTTCATCCTCGGCGGGTGGTCGGATGCCATCCTCCGGTTCGCTGGGGAGATGAGCGGATCGGTCCCCCGGTCGCAGCGTCCGCAGCAGTAATCCCACCTGAACAAACTTTCCGCGAAAAAAGAACCTCCGGTATATTGACAGCCACCTGCTGATATGGTAAGGTGGGTCTGTAAGCTGGATGACACCAGCACCCATACGGAGGGCAACGTGCCGAAGATCGCATACATCGAGAAGAACTTCCGCGACGATAAGCTGGAGCTGCTCGGCATGATCAACAGCATCATGAACAGCTACGCCGAGCAAGGATACGATCTGTCACTGAGACAGCTCTACTACCAGCTCGTCAGCCGGGACATTATTCCCAACAACCAGCGTGAGTACAAGAACCTCGGTACGCTCGTCAACGACGGTCGCATGGCGGGTCTGCTGGATTGGGGGCAGATCGTCGACCGAGGTCGTAAGCTCGTCGAGCCTCCCCACTGGAGCGACCCGGCCGACATTATCCAGGCGGCTTCGAATTCGTTCCGTATCGACAAGTGGGAGACGCAGCCGTGCCACGTCATGGTGGCAGTGGAGAAGCAGGCCTTGGAGGGTGTGCTGGAGCCGGTCTGTAAGCGCCTGGACGTCAACTTCATCGCCAACAAAGGCTACTCCTCTCAGTCGACGATGTGGCGCATCGGTGAGGATCTGAAGAAGCTTCGCAGGTTTCGTAGGAAGCGCATTGTGGTGCTCTATCTGGGGGACCACGACCCCTCGGGCTTGGACATGGACAGGGACGTCGAGGAGCGGCTGAGCCTGTTCTCAGGTGGCCCCGTGGAGTTCCAACGTCTTGCTCTTCTCTGGGAGCAGATCGAGGAGCTTCAGCCTCCGGAGAATCCGGCGAAGCTCACCGACTCCCGGGCCAAGGACTACATTGCCCAGCACGGCTACTCGTCCTGGGAGCTGGACGCGGTCGAACCGAAGGAACTGGACCGGATGGTCACGACCACGGTAGAGTCCTTCCTCGATCTGGGCAAGTGGGCAGAGTTGGTGGAGGAAGAGGCGCGCATGCGGGCCGAGATGCGCGCTTTCGCGGAGAACTATGTTGAGCTGGCAGAGTACATGGACCGCCAGGGTATGGTCGAGAGCGAGGAGGATGACGATGAGTAGCTCCGGGTACAAATCGGAACCTATCAAGCGCGAATTCGATACAAGAAAGAGGAGCGCGAGGCGGTGGTTGAGGAGATGGTCAAGCCCTTCGAGGTGGACGGTTGGTGTGCGCGTCGAGGGGATGCGGTGAATGTGCGCTGTCACCGGGATGGCTGTGCAGCAGTCACGTTCGTCCGGTACGTAGGGGATCACGATGAGTGATCGTTGCAGCAAGTGCCGGTGCAGGGTCTACTACGAAGACTTGGACGGGGAAGGACTATGCCGGGATTGTTCTCCTTATGGTGCACTTTTGGATCGTCTCGATGAGCTGGAGGAGCGGGTATGCTTTTTAGAATCTCGGCTGAGTGCGGTCGAGGAGGGAACCGATGCCTGCTAAGCGCGACAGGATCATCTCGAAGATTCGGGGACTCGTCAACCGGGCGCAGCATCCGATCCCCGATGCGGACGGGGTTGACCACGAGGCCGATGCCGCCATGGAGACCGCCAAGAAGCTCATGCTCCAGTACGGGATCGAGCAGCACGAGCTTGAGGGGGTGTTCGTCGAGGACGGTCCCGGTGGGGAGACCGTCGTGACCCTGGCGCTCAAGGTGCCGGACAAGTGGGTCTTGTCCCTGGCGATCAGCGTGGCTGACTACTTCTCCACGCGAGTCCACTACGTCGAGGCCACACCGCATCAGGACGGTCAGCTGACCTACTACGGGATCAAGACCGTCTCGGAGATCGCCGCGCATGGGTTCGAATCGTGCCTCAACGAGATCCAGCGCGCCGCCGATTCCTACACGGTGCGTCGTGAACTCTGGGAGAAGCATCCGCTCCAGGCGAAGGCGTGGCCGACGTTCGAGTCCTACACGGAGACGGCCAAGTCCGAGATGTGTTTTGGGATCGTGACCGGACTCGCTCGTCGGTGGAAAGAGGAGCGCGAGAACGCACCGCAGCAGGAGAACCACGAGTCAACTGCTCTGGCGATCAACGAGGATCACGTTGCGGATTCCTGGCTGGCGAAGCGGGAGGTCGAGGTCGAGGAGCGTACGGTCAAGCAACCGCAGTACCACACCGGGGATGGTCATCACCTGGCCGGAGAGTACCTATCCCGTTTCATCGCCATGCACGCGGGTCTGGGGGCTGCCGTGAAGTAGCAAGGTAGATTTTTAGACCACCGATCCATCCTTTGTTACGATGAGGCCCAAGGTGCAACATGCCTGAGTTCACGTTCACGAAGTACAGAATCCCTGTGGTGGATAAACGCATTGTCTTCCTGTGCACCTCTTGCGGTCGAACAGTCGAGCTGGAGTCCCCCAACCCCGAGATGGACATTTACGAATCCCCTGACTGCATCTGTGCGAGCTGCCGCTCCCTCCAACAGGCCCGAGATTCCGATACTGACTAGGGTGTCATTTTTTGCTTGACACCCGGCTCCGGGTGTGATAGATTAGGCTTATCAGGCTCGGGTGACGCCGAGCGGCAACAAGGAGGGCAACATGAAGCTGAACAAGAGAATCAAGGTGCTGGAGGAGAAGATCGCTACCACCCGCGATGGGGTAGAGCGCGCCGCCCTGTCCAAGCGTCTCGAACGGCTGCGCCTCAAGCTGATCGAGAAGAAGCTGGCCCGTCTCAAGTAGACAATCGGCCATTTGGTTCGAGGGGATCGGGAGATTCTGTAAGGGAGGAGCTATGAGGATCAACCACGTCCAGAAGGCACGCAAGGATCAGGGACGGTGTGGTCGCTGCGACAAGGAGATCAAGGTCGGTGATCCCTACAAGTGGATCAAGCCCCGGTACGGAGGCAAGAAGGTTCGCTGCGAGTTCTGTCAGTTCCGTCCGAGCGAGATGACGTCGTCGAAGATGGGGATCGTCTACGACGCCCAGGAAGACGCGCTCGAAGAGATCGGCAAGTGGTGCGACGAGGACGCGGCGGACCTCCAGGAGATACTCAACCGGTTCGCGGAGACTGTTCGCGAGGTCTCCGAGGAGTACCAGGAGTCATGCGACAACATTCGGGACACCTTCTCCGACTCCCCTACTGCCGATGAGTGCGAGGAGAAGGCAAACGAGCTGGACAGCTGGGCCTCGGAGATCGAGAGCGCGGCGTCTGAGTTGGCGGGATCGTTTGCGGATGATTTCGACGAGAGCGACGTGGAGATCGATCCCCGAGAGCGCGATGCCGGGATGAGTGAGGAAGACCAGATCGAAGAGGCCCGCTCCGAGGGGGTAGACCAGTGGATCGAAGACCGTCGTGAGCAGGCCGAGGACGTTGTTCAGGACTGCCCCGTCTAGGGTGTCATTTTTTGCTTGACTTCCGGCTCCGGATGTGGTAGCTTAGGGTTATCAGGCTGGCGGTGACTCGCTGGTCTCAACAACGGAGGGCGTCATGGCTGAGAAGAGACTCATCGAGTGTACGTGCGACGAGTGCGGCAACGAGGACACCATCATGGTACCGGAGGGTGAAGCGGCAGATTGCCCCATCTGCGGGGCGGAAATCCACTCTCACCTGGACGAAAAGCGTTACACCTACTACAACCACGGGTACACCATAGGTTTCGAGCTGTACACGTTGAACCCGTCGGAGAAGGTGACAGCCTCGGAGCTGCTCAAGGCTCTCAAGGATCGTGTGGCTCAGATCGAACGCGACGGGGAGATCCTGGATGCAGCGGGTGATCCGTTCGATACCTGTGAAGAGGATCTGGATCAGTGCTTGGTTTGCGGGGCGCGGGTCATTATCCGCTCCGGAGACAAATGCTCTGCGTGCGTCATGGACGAAATCGAAGAGATCCTGGAGGAAGAGGACGAGAAGAGAACGAGCCGGTAGGGTGTCATTTTCTGCTTGACACCTGCTCTCGGCTGTGGTAGGATGGGCTTCACAGGCTGGCGATGACCGCTGGCTCACAACACGGAGGGCAACATGAGCACCAGATGTCAGATCCAGGTCGAAGGGAACCCCGTCTACCTCTACCGTCACAGCGATGGCTACCCCGGCACCAAGAACGGGGTCGTAGCGGCGCTCAAGCCGATCTGCGAAGAGTTTTTGAAGTGGCGCGGATGGGACGAGGAGTACATGATCGCCCACCTCTGCGCGAAGCTCATTGCGGACTATCAGGCGCACAACGAGGAGACGTACCGGGAGCCGGGTTCCTACTGGTCAACCAAATCGGAAGAGGATCTCCAGGCGCACATCAATCGTGGCAAGTTTTTGGGGCACGGTTTGTGTACGGAACTTCACGGAGACATTGAGTATCTGTACGTCGTGACTCGCGAGGGAATCGAGATCCGACGTAGCGAAGGTGAGCCGATCACGGTCGTCAAGTTCGGGGAGGAGATAGACTTCGATACTCTGTAGCGGGTGTTGTGTTGGTGTCGGCAGCATGGAGGGTAACGTGGGTGACCATTCGGATAAAGTAATCGCTTCCTCTACTTTCGCGGCAGAGGACGTTCAGCAGCTCTTCGACCTGTCCCGGGAAGAGGCAGAGGAGTGGTTGTCGAAGAATCGGAAATACATCGAGGACAGTATGTCTCGGTCGGCGTTCGAGTGCATTGAGACCCTGGGGGTCATGGACGGGTTGACCCTCTCCGAGGACGAAGGGTAGGGGTGTCCTTTTTTGCTTGACACCCGGCTCCGGGTATGGTACGGTAGGCTATCAGGCTGGCGATGACAACCGGTCTCAACCACGGAGGGTAGCTATGAGAGAACGTCTCAGTCCAGATAAGGCCAAGGAGCTTCTTGCCGATTTCCTCGTCGATCTACTCTATGCGGCAGATGACGCGGGGCCGAGCGGTCCTGGTCTCGTTGTGCAAGGTTCCTCGCTCGTGAACGACTTCGACGGAACCACGTTCGAAGACGTGATCCGGGACGCGGGCCAGATGGAGCCGAGCCCCCGGTACGAACTGTCCAAGAACCAGCAACAGTTCGTCGACGACGCCGAGGAGCAGTTCTTCAAGGTCGATTACATGTATTCGGGGCGCGGCATGTACGGTCGCCGCTGCCCCGCTGTTATCGAGGAGCGCGGAGAGGCTCGGCTCAACACAACTGCCCGGATCTCCGAGGACAGCATGGGCCTGGACCGGGTCGTCTACGCGGAGAGGTAGGTCATGCGGAAGCTACAGAAAACAACCATCGTGATCTGGACGGACCCCGAGGTGACCGATCCCAACCTTTTCGAGATCTCCGCGTTGGCGCGGGAGGCTGAAGAGGGTGCGGCGTACTGCTCGGTGGCGAGGACCGAGGAGATCGCAAATCCCGAGGACGATCCTTCGTGGGATGGTACCGAGTTCTTCGACAAGGATACCTGGGAGTGCGGGGAGTGTTTCGAGACCGGAACTGACGACGAACGTCTGGGGGAGCGGCCGGGGGAGTTTCGTTGTCCGAGTTGCGGGTCGGATCTGCTCGCGGCGATAGAGGACGGCGACTAGGGGTGTCATTTTTTGCTTGACTTCCGGCTCCGGATGTGGTAGCTTAGGGTTATCAGGCAGGCGATGACCGCTGGTCCAGACAACGGAGGGCAGCAATGACGTTCAACACCATCGTTTCGGTTCTTTGCTGGCGCTGCGGGTACCGTAGCCCGCTGCTGGACGACACCGTGGACCCCTGCTGCCTCATGTGCGGCAACCCCATCGAGGAGGACGGCTGCGCGGGTCACCGGTTCGAGCGCACCACACGCATCCACGATCTCACCGTCAAGCTCGCCAACGGGGAGACCGTTCACCGGACGGTCGTCTGCACCGACGACGAGAAGATCGAGTTGTTCCCCAGGATCGGGCAGCTCGTGCACGTCAATGAGTTCGACACGAGTGCGGTGGTGGCGATCTCCGTGGAGACGTCGCTCCCCACGTGCGGAGGGTAGTATGTACTGGAGCAAAGGCGACGTCCCGCCGGAAGAGATCAACCACATCTGGGAGATCACGCACGACTTCATCGAGAACGAAGAGGGAAATACTCCGACCTCCGACGACGATCCCACCAAGGGTTACAACGTGGGGATCTGCGGGCCGAGTCAGTACGATGACGTCAAGGCCCGGTTCGCCGCGCTGCCCGAGGATCGTCTCGTCCGTGTCCGGTTCCGTCTGCTCGACGCCGACGAGATCCCCTATTACGAAGGCATCCTCGTGTACGATAGGGGTGATGACGGGTACGGGGCCGATCCGCTGGAGGCTCCTCTGTCTGATTTCGGCACTCCCAACGCGGGAGCGGTGCTCTTGGACGTCTGGAAAGACGACGAGGAGCACGTGTGCAAGCATTGCGGTTCCACGGTCAGGGGTCGGTGGGTCCGGGAGATCGGCTAGGGTGTAGTTTTTTGCTTGACAGGCTGGTGAGCCTGTGGTATAGTTGGGCTTGAGAGGCTGAGGAAACGGAGGGCAGTATGAACTTCGAAGAATTCGTCGAGAAGCACGAGATCGAGATGACGGTAGAGGACGCCGACTCCAACCCCAACATGGATTCCGATCCGAGGTGGCAGGCGAACCACTACCTGTGTACCCTCGTGGTGGGCGGCAAGCGCATGGAAGTGCCGTTCTCCCAGGGGACCGGGATCAAGGGTCCTCCGACGGTGGACGGGGTCCTGGAGTGCCTGGCCAGCGATTGCAGGTATGTCGAGGACGTCGATTCGTTCGAGGAGTGGGCGGAGAATATCGGATTCGACACCGATTCTCGCCGGGCCGAGCGCACGTTCCGCGAGTGCGTGGATCAGGTGCGCGAGCTGTCGTTCCTGCTCGGCGGCGCAGCCTACACGGAGCTGCTGAACGAGGTCGAGGGGGATTAGCAGCGACGGGGTGTCATTTTTTGCTTGACTTCCGGCTCCGGATGTGGTAGCTTAGGGTTATCAGGCAGGCGATGACCGCTGGCTGGCGACACGGAGGGCGGCATGGACAATCGCAACTGGGACAGAGAGCAGGTCCGGGGATTCGTTAAGGGGACCATCGCTGCTGTCGGGGGTCGGTCAACCTGGCGCTATATGAGCCGCCCTCAACGCGTCCATGCGATCAAGGCGATGGCACTCGACGTCGTCGCGGGACAGCTGCCGACCGAGATCGAGATCCATGCGGTGCGTTACCTCGTCTCGGACATGCTCGACGAGGCTGGGCTGTCCGACAACTAGGGGCGCTAGAGGAGAAAGGTGACCCAACATGTCCAAGTGCATCGAGCGATCCCGACCGCAACCGGAGATCGAACTTCGTCTCGTGGAGGGAACGCTCAGCGACGGATCGCGGGTGGCGCAGATCCAGATCGTCGTCTACGGGGATTCCGAGTCGGCGGTCGTGGAGATCGTGTGCGACGAACGTGCTGCTGCGATCAACAAGTTCGCGGAGCTGCACGTTCTGTTCTCCGGGGGTGTGGTCGAGGTGTCTCTGGCGGTCGAATCCGACGGACCCGGAGGCGCGTGATGATCCTCTGCGGCTGCGAGGAGTGTCAGCTGCTCTATGCGGCTATGCAGGTCCGGTCCAATCTCTCGTATGCTCGTTGGCTTGGTGGTGATGGTCCGTGCGTGTACTATCGTTACTCGGACGACGACGATCTTGAGTTGGCGTACCAAGAGGGTCTGCTGAGGGGGTACGAGTTCCGCCATGCCGAGGTCAGGTCGAGATAGGTGTCATTTTTTGCTTGACACCCGGCTCCGGGTATGATAGATTGGGCTTATCAGGCTGGCGGTGACTCGCTGGCGACAACACGGAGGGCAACGCGATGAAACTGGTACAGTACAAGGGTGGCGGGTACGATGGTTGTATCTGGGAGTGGAATTTTTTTCTCCTGGGGGACAACGGGGAGTTCGCAGACGTCGCATCGTCGGGCTACAAGGGGATCACCGATCCCGACGAAGCCCGTCGGGTCGCCGCGAGCGCCGATGACGAGCGCGGGGTCTACGTGTACGATCTGCGCGACAACGCTTCGATCCTGGAGTTCGCCCGTGAGAACAACCCGACCAACGTCGGGCGTGTGTGCGCGAGGGTGAACAAGATTCTCGGTCGTAACAAGATGTTTTACGAGTGCTCGTACTGCGGGGAGCGCACCTATCCCCGCGAGGGATCTCTGTCGTCTGGCGCTCTCCACGACGAGAACGCCTACCATGGCGACGGCGGGATCGGGATCGTGTTCACGACCGTTCTCTGTGAGGATTGTTTCTGCGACCGATGCGAGCGGTGCGACGGGATCATCGATCCGGCCGAGGAGGGCGGCGAGAAGCTGTCTTTCACGGATGCCGATGGGAACCGGATCTGCCGCTGGTGCCAGGAAGATGACGACCGGAACGCCGACGACGAGGAGGAAGGGGACGATGCCTAGCTCACGCCCGGTGTGCCTGGACTGCGGGGGCCGACTGCTCTACGTGGAGAGGGTCGTGCGGACCTTCGAGGTGGATCGTGTAGAGCGCGGCTGCGTGGAGCGCGGGGATCTCGTCGAGACCAACGAGGGATCTCCTACCGCGCTCGGCACGGGTCGCCTGGTGTGCGACGATTGCGCACGGAGCTGGACACCGACGACCTATGTGGTCGAGCGCGCGAAATCTCGTTTCGACCACTGGCGTCGTTAGACATAGAGGGATCGCTACCAGGGAGGCTGAGATGACACCGATGGGTTCCGAGGAGTATTTCGAGGTGGTCACGGATCTGGCTAAGGGACTGATCGCAGCGGGGTTCGATGCGGACTTCGAGGGCGAGGGCTTGGGGATCGTCGAGGATGCGATCCATTCGACCCCGTTCTCGTCGGATCGTCAGCTGAACTATCGCTTCTCGTTGACGATCCTGGGCGCGAGTAACAATCTCTATTCGATGGATATTGGCAGCATGGATCTCGATACGTCTGCGGGGACCCCTGGTATCGTGTGCCAGCTCGCGTTACAGGCGATGATCGAGGACGTGTACGATGCCGTGTATGACGTAACGAGGGACCGCGAGCGAAGGAGCTGGGTCGCCTCGACCGGGAATAGTTAGCCGGGTGTCATTTTTTGCTTGACACCGGCTGCAAAGGGTGGTAAGCTGGGTTTATCAGGCTGGTGATGACCGCTGGCCGGCGACACGGAGGGCAACATGGGTTCCAAGCGTATCAAGTGTCTCATCGAAGTCGACGGTACTCCCCTTTGCGAGATCGGAGAGGTCTCCGACAAGATCCGTCACCGGGCGCTCGCGCAATGCAAGCACGACTCGAAGGCGGCGGCTCAGCGGTTCATCGAAAAGAAGCTCGACGGGATCTCTCTCCTGGAGGGTCGCGAGGTGAAGATCCGCGAGGACCGCACTGGGGAGGGTCGCTGTCCGGGTTGCGCCCGCGCGTTCAAGGAGTCTCACGAGCGCCAGGAGCGCGAGTACGATCTCGACCGTCCCGGTCGTCCCGCGTATGACGGATCGTTTACGCTCCGCAAGTGGCTCACGTGGATCGTGGGTGCCGCTCAGGAAGGCTCGTTCCGGTTCAGTAGAGCTACCCCGGCGACGAAGTTGAGGGGTCGTTTCCATCGGACGATCAGAGAGACCCCGCTAGCGGAGATCACTCCCGAGATGCTGCGCGAGTTCACAGCGGAGGTCGATGCGTTGTCCGAGCAGACACTCCGGGAGATCCCCGCTGACCTGATTGTCGAGGCGGGTGGTCACGAGGACGACGGTACTGACAGCCCGCGCACCTACGTCGTGGAGTCGGTGCAGAGGTTGCTGTCGTCAATCTCCGAGACACGTGACCGTATCCAGCGGGCCATCGACGTGTTCAACCAGTCGGAGCGCCTCCATCCTCCCGTGCACGTGGACGTGCGTGTTCGGCGCGGCGTGGGGGACGAGGACGACGTGCGTATGGCGCACATCGTCTGGTGCCCGGAACCGGACAAGGATCGGAGAGGGAACGAAAACTGGAACCGGCCGACGGTCGAGGTGCCGTTGGCGTGGAATCCCTATGAGGACGACAACGAAGCGGATCTGATCCGTGAGGTGCGCGAGATCCTGGATCGCGAGTTGTTCACGGTCGACGGGGTGGAGATCCGTGTACACGTGCCGTCCAGGTACGGATACGGGAATGAGGTCGGTCGGCTCACGACGGGTATCGAGTAGGGAGAAAGGGCTTGACAGCGGGGTGAGCCTATGCTATATTGGCAGCATAGGCTAGCGGGTTCTGACCGACTCGCGCAACCCGGAGGGCAACATGGACAACGATCTTCTCAGCATCGCCACGGAGCTTCGCCAGGCCGCCATGAGTCTCGCTGTCGTCTGCGACGGTGCGCGAGAAGACGACCGGATGGGGTTCAATTCCAGCGATACGTCGTTCGGTCGCTCGATTGCCCTGGTCGACGAGTCCTCGTGGGATCGCGAGACCTGTTTCGAAGTCCATCGCATGCTCAAGAAGTACTCCAAGCAGCTCAGCGGGTTCGGGATCACGTACTCCGAGCTGACCGTGCCGCCGCGTGAGTGGGGCGGGGACGCTACCCCGGCCAAGCGGCGCAAGTCCCTCAAGACCAAGGCCGGGCGGATCGAAGGTGAGCAGCTGCGCGAGCGCTACGGGCGCGGCGAGGCTACCCGTGAGGATCTCCGCGAGCACTACGGCAAGCGGCTCTATTGGGCCGAGTGGACCGGGACCATCGAGATCCGAGGGAAGATCCTGGAGGGGATCGCCTTCTACTCCCCGCGCGATTCTGACCTGATCGATGCGATCAAGGCTATCGATTGGAAGGTCCGTAAGTGGAACGGTGGACGTTGCCGGTGGGAGGTCGTCGGTGCGGGCCTGGCCGAGGTCCCCGCGATCCTGGACCGGTTCGAGTTCGCGATCCGTGACGCCGACCGGGCCAAGGTCGACGAGGGGATCGAGCGCGCCGACCGAGCTTCGCGCAAGGCCCAGGCCGAGGCCCCCGACAACGTCCAGATCGAGAAGGGCAAGATCGTCCTGCGCACCCCCTACGATCCTGCTGCGGTCGAGGCGATGCGCCAGATCCCTGGACGACGTTGGGATGGTCAGCGCAAGGTCAACACCTGCCCGCTGGACGCCATGGCGTCCGACGCGGTGCTCGCCCTGGCCGAGCGGTACAGCTGGACAATGTCCGACTCCACCCGCGCCAGGCTGGACGCCCAGGGCGAGGAGGCGAAGGCGCGGATCGCGGCTAGCAGCGCGGCGAGCGCGGATCTGGACGTGCAGGGGGTGGCCGAGGGATTGGCTCCCTACCCGTTCCAGGCTGCCGGGATCGCCTACTGCCTCGACGCCAAGCGGGCGATCCTCGGGGATGATACCGGACTCGGGAAAACCCCTCAGTCGATCCTGGTCCCGCACGTGGCGGACGCGTTCCCCGCGTTGATCATCTGTCCGAAGGCGACGAAGCATCACTTCGCGAACGAAGTGCGCCGCTGGCTCCCGTCGCGATCCGTGAGGATTCTCAACGGGGGTAAGATCTCGGGTGACGATGCGTATCGCGCTGACTACCTCGTGATCAATTACGATGTGCTCACGAAGCACCTGGACAAGCTCCTCACGATCCCGTTCCAGACCATCATCCTCGACGAGTCGCACTATATCAAGAGCCGTAAGGCCCAACGGTCGAAGGCTGTTATCGAGCTGGGGAGGCTGCCGTCGGTCGTGTACAAGCTCGCGCTGACTGCTACCCCGATCCTCAATCGTCCGGTCGAGTTGGTCAACCAGCTGTCGTTCCTGGATCGCCTGGACGATCTCGGTGGATTCTGGGGTTTCGTCAAGACGTACTGCGATGCCAAGAAGATCAACGGGTATTGGGATATGAAAGGGGCGAGCAACCTGGACAATCTCGCGGCGCACCTGCGATCCAAGTGCATGGTCAGGCGCGAGAAAAAAGACGTGGCGAAAGAACTCCCCGCCCTTCAGCGTACCGAGATCCCGGTCGAGCTGGATCGTATCGAGGTGTATCGTCGCGGCCTGGAGGATCTGATCGGGTGGATGGCGGCGAAGCGCGGAGACGCGAGTACATCGCGTTCCGAATACACGGCCGAGGCTCTGGTACGGATCGAGGGGCTGAAGCAGATCGTCGTGGCCCACAAGATCCAATCGTGCATCGAGTGGATCAAGTCGTTCCTGGAAGGGTCCGACGAGAAGATCGTCGTGTTCGCCCACCATCGGGACGTGCAGGATCGTCTGCATGCCGCGTTGGCGTGTGCATGCCCGGCCAAGATCCGAGGGGGAGATTCCGACTCCACCCGCGCAGCGGAGGTCAAGCGGTTCCAGGACGATCCCTCGTGCCGCGTTATGGTGGCGTCGATTCAGGCTGCCGGTACCGGACTCGACGGATTGCAGCAGGCGGCGAGCAACGTGGCGTTCGTCGAATTTCCGTGGAATTCCGCTACGTTGTATCAGGCTGAATCGCGGTGTCACCGACTTGGTACGGACGCCGATTCTGTCAACTCCTACTGGCTGTACGCCGAGGGGACGTTCGATTCGGATCTGATCGGTTTGATCAAGGAAAAGGAGCAGATCCTCGACGCAATCAACCAGGGTATCGAGGTCGAGGGATCGGTCAACATCGTCGAGTTCTTCGAGCGTCTGCTCGACCCGGACGACGACGTGGACCACACGGACCGGTTGGAGTACTCGGAGTACTGCGATTACATTCGGGAACGATAGGAGGGGACGATGAGTGGAGAATACGCGTGGAAGAAGGTGCTCGACTTCAAAAATGGTCATCGGTTCTTCGTTGCCACCACGGGCGCGCACGAGTCCCGGATCGCTGTTGCTGACCGGTCGGGTAAATACCCTCACACGACCGAGGACGACGTTCTCTGGATCGATCACACACGAGCCGTCAAGATCAGCGACCATGCGTCGGTTCCCGTTCTCGACCTCGAAGGCAAGGAATTTCGTATCGGGATGTACGTCGAGGACGCATTGACCGTCGCGGATGAGTTCGGTTTGGAGGTCGAGGCGGGCGAGCGCGAGCTGCGTATCGCTCGTATGCTCGTCGGAGGGCGCGCGTAATGGGTACCCCGTTGTGTCGGGAGCAGTTGGAGCAGATGATCCAGATGGTGATAGAGGATCGCCACCCGCTGCCCGAGGTCATGATGCCTCTCGTGGAACGCACGTGGAGCGCGATCCAGGAGCGAGAGATCACAGATACAATGCTGGAGCGGATCGTCAGTGTCTTGCTCTGGTGGGAGGACGAGGAGGGTCACGTACGATGAGAGCGAAAAAGACAATCACGCGTGTAGAGGATCTGGCGGCCGAGGTCGAGTTTCCCTCGACGTACGATCATCCGTTCGCGCAGATGAAGAGCTTGCTCCGTCACGTGTTGCGCGAGAATCTGCCCGACGAGTATCGTAAGCTGCGATACCACGGAGACGAATCCGATCCCGAGAAGCGGCAGTTCTTAGTCGAGACCCGATTCTTCGTCGAGATCATGCCCGGTCAATGGGCCGAGCTGGAGACGTCGTTCCCTCTCGATCCCCGGCGCGAGCTGTCTCCTCAGATCACGTCGATACGTGACAAGATCCATGCGATCAAGTTGGCGTACTCTGAGATCCACGTCCTTGATGATCTCGACGAGGACGAAAAGGTCGAGCGGTGGAGGGACAAACGCGCGCAGCGATTCGAGCGCGGGCTGTCCCTGTACACGACTGGTATCGACTCTGGGAAATCCGGTTAGAGGCGTACCGTAAACGTCTCCACGCGTTGACTCCTTGCGCGTGTGTTGCCTCCATGCGGGATTAGTCACCCCGCACCCGACCCCCGGCGTGTTCTCGGTCGCGCCGGGGGTCACTTTTTCTATATAGACGAACGTCGAGTCCAGGATGGGCGGTCGGACCCTGCGAGAGGCCTCAGGATGGCCGGAGAACCGGCGCGAGTGTCCGGGTAGGCTCGGCTATAGGGTCGAGCCTCAACGGCTGCTGACGGGCGTCCTGGTGACTCTCAGGGCTATCTACCAGGCTCACCCCCAGCCCAGGGCGGCCGAGGGGTCGAGCCGGGCGGCGCGGGCTGCGCCGGTATAAGGTAAGGTGACTTGTCCGGGGGCGGGTACGCGTGCAGCCTGGTGGGGTTGAGATCCTACGTGCGCGGGTGGCGTGAGGGTGGCGTGGACGTCTTGATTGTCGGGGGAGTTGTCTAGGCGTCGGAATCGAGGATACCCAACGGCACGATCTCGATCCCGTTGGGGTCGTCGTGGTCGAGGTAGGCGGCGGAGCACGTGCCGTCTCCGTGTACCACTACCCGCACGGGCGACTCGCTCTCGGAGATCTCATCCCAGGTGACGTCTGTTTCGTCCTTGTAGTACTCCTGCAAGCGCTTTTCTAGCAACCATTCGTCGGATTGGAAATTGCCCCTGGACATCTCCCGTGCGAGGCTTTCTATCATTTCGTAATTCATCTTTTCCATAACTCGTTGCCCTCCGTGGGTTGCGCCGGGCAGTTCCCGACTAGTCTCTGATAGTATAGCAGGGCGGCGGCCCGGCTGTCAAGCATTTTTTGACACCCCCGGCAATTTTCTGCAAGTGCTCGGAATTGCAGGGCTTTTGCCGAATGCCTCTGAGAGCCGCTAGGCGGCGATTTAACCGGGGTCGGGCTTCAGGGTAGGCCAGGGTATAGGCCAATCCCCTCTCGGCCACTCTCGGCCGTTCTGGGGCCTCTCAGGGCTATCAGGGGCGAGCAGCCGGGGCGCGTGGGTCGGTTGGTGTCCCCTGGCCTGCTTAGGTCTCTACGGGTGCGCGGGTGGCGTGGACGTCTTGATTGTCGGGGGAGTTGTCTAGGCGTGGAGGATCACGGTCTCGCCGCTGGGGGTCTCGTAAGTCTCATAGTCCGATTCGAGATCCCGTGCGAACCGATCCAGGTCGATGTAGTGCACGATGAACTCGGGGATATCCCCTATGTCGTCGAGGAAATCCGCCGCGTAGTCGCGGAAACAGTTGACGATACCGACGAACCGGTCCCGGATCGCGCTTTCGACCGCATCGAGATCAACGTAGTAGCCGTTAGCGGCCATGACCCCCACCACGTCATTGCGCCCGTTGATCTCGGGCATGCGGCAGATCTCGACGAATTTCTCGATCTCTTCGAGATCGTCGTCGGGGTTTTCCCAGCCGCCGAATCCATCCGACGCGACGATCTTCCACGAGTCGCCGCCGACGGATTCCATCATCTCGTTGATCTCGTCGAGGATCATGTCCGCGACGTCGTTGACTTCGCAGTCGATCCAACCCGTGAACTCGTCGGAGAAGGGGACGATCTCGTCGCCTTTCTTGATCTGAACACGGATCATGGGGTCTTCGTCCAGGCTGATCGTACGCATCACTGTACCTCGTTTCCCAGATATTGTTGGACGTACCCGTCTTCGTTGAGCACGATCCAGTTGCCAAGCTCGTCGCATGCCACGACGAGGCATGGGAGATCTCCGCCCTCGCGCAGCCAAAGCCCCACTCCGGGGCGCTCGACGGCGGGCGCGGTGTTGGTCGCGGGGGCGACGATACGGGGCTGCCCGTCGTGCCAGCTGACCAGGCTGTAGTCTCGCGGATCGAGCGCGGCGAGGAAATCGAACACGAGATCGCACGCCTCGGAATCCGAGAGATTATCGAAGAGGCAGTCGCGGGGGCGATCCTCGCGGCGGGATCTGGTCTCCGCGACTGCACGCCGGATCACATCGGGGGTGGGGCTAAGCACCGCTCTTCTCCTTTCGGATCGCGGATCGCGCGAGGTCGAACAGCTCCTCGATGGTGACTTCGGTTCCCTCGTCGAACTCCTCCTTGTAGCAGTCGAAGTCACGCCCGACGTACCCGCATTCTTCGCACCGACGGATCACGCCGCTACCTCCTCGTCCATGTCCTCGGGGAAGATCGCGTCCTCTTCGAGGGAGAACGGGCGAGCGGGGATCGTGGAGTCCGCGCCCAGGCGGACAAGCTCCCCGTCGCGATCCTCGTTCGAGAGGTCCATCGCGATCATGTTGAATACGACGCGATCCTTGTCGTGGAATCCCGTGCGCGGCGACATACGCGGGTCGCATACGAGAACCTCGATCCCGTCGAAGAGTACGACGTCTCCGTCGCGCAACGTGTCGGCTTTCTTCGTCTCGAACTGTACCATGTTGCCCTCCATGGGTTGCGGCGCAATGCGCCTAGTCTCTGATAGTATAGCAGGGCGGCGGCCCGGCTGTCAAGCAAAAAGTGACACCCCCTGCAAAAAGGCAGAAAGCTCAGCGATTCCGGGGGCTTGGGCGGGCTTATCCGTGAGGGGCCGTGTGCGGCGATTTAACCGGGGTCGGGCCTCAGGGTAGGCCAGGCTATAGGCCAACCCCCTATCGGCCGTTCTAGGCCCGCTCCCGGTCCTTCCAGGGCTATCAGGGCAGGCCCCGGCCGGGGCGCGTGGGGTGGGTTGCCGTCCTCGGCGGCCTGCTTCGGTCTCTACAGGCGCACGGGTGGCGCGCACGTACGCACGTGGTCAGTAGGTAGGGGTTTGTCAGTCGCGCACGGGTGGCGCGGGTGGACGTCTCGATTGTCGGGAGGAGTACGGACTAGGCGGGGCAGCACTCGCGGGCGCAGAGGGGAACGTTATTCTTGATCCAGGTCTTCAGGCGTTCGAAGTGATCCGACCGTCGCTGGTTGACGTGGGAATTGGCCGTTTCCCGCGCCTCTTCGAGGAGATACCCTCCGTCGGGTTCGTCGGTCAAGAATCCCCAACAGGAATCGAGGTGTTCACCCTTTTCGTCCTCAATCACGAATCCGTACGACTCCCCGCGAAGGTAGAGATCGTACTCGCTGATCGTGGTGAGGATGAAATCGCGTGCCCACTCCTTGTCTTTCTTGGTTGCGATCTTGTGGCCGCGCTGGCGCATCAGCTTATCCCGCTCGATGAATGCGATCCCGACCATCCCGGCGTCCCAGGGACAGTTGAACGGGTACGATCCGTTCGAACACGACATGGAGATCCCCGAGTGCTCGTACAGGTACAAGGGGAGCGCGACGGCGCGAGTCTTGCGGATGTACTCCCAAACCTCGTCGGGATCGCGGAATCCGTGATTCTCGGTCCCGAGATCGTATCGAGAGTGGAAGCAAACCACCGTGACGAGATCCGAGTAGCAGTCGAAATCTCGGAGAGGGTTAGGCGCGTCGAGAGGATCGTGCTCGATGCGGATCGTCAAGCCTTTGTACTCTTCCTCGTGAATCGTGTAGTCCATTTTAGCCCTCCTGTTCGATAACGTGCTCGGTACCTTCGTCTTTCTTGCGCGCGGACTCCGCACCCGTGTTGCGCCGGGGGTCCGCGCAGATGCACACCCCGAGTCCGTACGTGTATGCCCACGGACCCGGAACCATCGGACCCTCGAAGACCTGCCGGGCCTCGCGTCCGGGCGGTACCAGGCCGATCCCGAACCTCTTGTCTTCGAGATTGAGCACGTGATCGGTCTTGACCCCGTAGAAATCGTCGGATGTCATTGTGATTTCGATTCTCTTCACGGTTCTACTCCTTCTCGTCGATCTCGGTGGCGAGGACGTCGGAGAGGACGTCCGCCAGGTAATCCATCGTGGATTCCGTCATGCATTCGAAGTAGTCCGCGTTGTCGGGATCTTCCTCGTCTGCGATCTCGAAAGGATTGATTGCTTCGAGGTGGAGGGTCATGCCGCCGATGAACGACGGACGGGCAGTCGCGCGGTACGTGATCCATCCGATGTACATACCGTCGTCGTTCATATGATGGAATGGTACGCTCAAGACGATCTTGTTCGCGGTCGACTCTTCGAGAATGACCGAACAACCCGCGTCGATACCGCTCCCGGACGGGAGGCACTCGCGGGCGATCTTCTCGATACGCTCCTCGTGTTTCTCCCTCCACTCGTCGTTGTTCGACCCGACACAGTTGATGCGCGCCTGGATCGAAGACGCGAGCGCTTCTACTACGGTACGTTTCATGTTGCCCTCCATGGGTTGCGGTGCGCAATGCACCTAGTCTCTGATATTATAGCACGGCCCAGCCCCCGGCTGTCAAGCATTTTCTGACACCCCTTGCGCTTTTGCTGGTTCCCTTGCGATTACGGGGGTTTAGCTGCCCTCCCCCGCTAGAGCGCTTGTGCGCCAATCTGAGCGGCCTTAGCGCCAACCCACCCCAGGGTATAGGCCAACCCCCTTTCGGCCGTTTTTGGGGCATCCTCGCGCCTCTGAGGGCTATCAGGGAGGCGAGCAGCCGGGGCGCGTGGGTCGGTTGGTGTCCCCTGGCCTGCTTAGGTCTCTACGGGTGCGCGGGTGGCGCAGGCGCGCGACGGGTGGGGGGTCAGCCCCTCATGAGGGGTGGCTCAATGCTTCTTGTGTCGAAAAGGACGGATAGACCCGTCGCAGGACGGGACGACTATATTGTTCGGGAGTAGAACGGACTAGGAGATCTTCTTGCGAAGGGGGTGGTCGTCGGAGAGATCTTCGATGGTCCTCTTGACGTGCGCTTGAAGGGTCAAGAAAGTATCGCGGTCGTCCATGCACAGTTTGTGTAGGAATCCGAAGAATACGACCGGGTAGCACGCCATGCCCCCGAGGACTCCGTCGATCTCGTGGACGGCGCGACTGGCGCGATCCCTCTTCTCGTTGTAGACGGCACGGGAGAAACTCTTGACGTGGCGCAGCAGACGCGAAGCGGCGTTGCCGGTGTAGACGTCGAAGATCGCGGAAGGTCCGTATTTCTCGTCGTCGGGGGTTGCGTCCTGCACGCGCATGATCTCGTTGACGCGGGAGCTGACGTCGTCCGCCATCCCTTGGACACGATCCTCGATGCGATCCAGCTCGAAATCCGTGACCACCTTCAGCAGAGTCTCGAACGCTTCCAGCTCCCCGAATCCTTCTTCGTCCACCCCGTACTGGACGGGATCGTGCCCGTTGTCGCGGGCGCGCTGGATCACACGCGCTTTCGCCTCTTCGGGGGATTCGATCAGATGGATCGGGTTGGCCTCGTCCTGGCAGGTGAAGATCCGTAGGAGCTTCTCGACGTTGAGGGCGAATTCGAGCGGTTCCCCGTACGTGGACACGTGGGCGGGATTGACCACGCGGAGGGTTCTGTAGACTTCGCCTTTGGACTCGTCGGAGAGGGGATCGCGTACGCGGATCTCGGTGACTACGCGATTCTCGTCTTCTTTGATCGAAAAGACGTCTTCTCCGTTATCGGTCCAACCGTCGCGCCAGTAACCGAGGATGCGCGCCATCTTTTCGCCTCGCGTGTTGGTCTTCAACACGTAAAGCAGCCTCCACTCGGCTCCGAGCTTCGACTTTCTCGCGATCTTCAGTTGGGTTGCGTCTATCGTCATTGTTGCCCTCCATGGGTTGCGGCGCAATGCACCTAGTCTCTGATAGTATAGCAGCCCAGCGGCCCGGCTGTCAAGCAAAAAGCGACACCCCCGGCAGAAAGTGCGAAAGCCTTGCGATTCCGGCAGCTTAACCCTGCTTAGCCCTCAGAGGCCGTGTGCGCCATTCTGACGGCCTCTAGCGCCGATGCATGCCAGGGCCTACCCCTACCCCTTTCGGGCCGCTCCTACCCCCTTAGCGGGCCTCTCAGGGCTATCAGAGCGGGCCGCCGCTGCCTGCGATGGCGTCCAGGAAGGACAGACGGCCCGAGAACCGCCCTTATAGACGTTGGACGGGGTAAGACGTGGGTAGACGTACAAAGCGGTTAGAAAGGCGTCTAGCGCGTCTGTACGCGTGCGGCTAGGTGGTAGGGGTTGAGGGTCTCGCACGGGTGGCGTGCGGGTGATACGTCTTGATTGTCGGGGTGTGGGTCTAACTAGGGGCGAAAGGTGTAGACGTGACCACCCGTGGTCATACGTCCCACGAAGTTGTCACGATCCGGTGCGGGGACCGACACATACGGTCGACGGTCGGGATCATCTGCGCGAGCGCAGATGTAACGCTTCTCGATCCCCGATCCGTGCTCGCGGATAATCAGGTGCGGCACCCCGTCGATATCAACACGGTACCGGAGCGAGGGGAGAACGCGCAGGACGCGCGCACCCTCGATCTTCTCGCGGGCGACGTAGGCAAAGGCGTCGTCCGCATGTTTGAAGACGTTTTCGGGGTCCAGGGTACCGTCAGGAAGTAGGATCACGTGCGGCGCCGCCGCCCGCGCTCGCTCGGTTTTCTTGCGTTTCTCTCGCCACCCCATACTAAATCTCCCCTCTCGCGATGGCGTCATTGACGATCTTGACAGCCTTGCGCTCGTCGAAGGTCGCGAAGGGGCGATCCGAGCGTTCGAAGCTGTCGACGATTGCGCGGGCCGACGCGAGGGACATTTCCGCCGAGGCGGGCGCGGGATCGGGCTTGTGGCGGTCGACGTGGAGGTATATCCAGCGATCCAGGTTGTCACCGAAAACGTCGTCAGCCGGTTCGGGCGCGGGGGTCGGATCGGGGTCGGCGTCGATGGGGATCTCGGTGTACTCCAGGGCGGCCGTCATCTCGAACAACCCGAAGCGGAATCCCTCACGGAGAAGGTCGAGCTTGACGTGTGCGCGAGCGCCCCTCAGTGCGAGTTCGCGGCTGCTGTACTCGTCAACGAGGCGAATCCACGTATCGTTGACATCGAGAACGACGAGTTTGAAAACGGGGGTAGACATCAGCTGGCCTCCTTGATGGTCATGCGGTCGACGGCGCGACGGAAGGTCTTCGGGCGAACGATCCCGATGGGCATCCCGAAGACGTTGACGACGGAACGGATCGCGCCGTTCTTGAACAATCGGATTCGCATCAGCTCGACGAACGGGATCGACTGATTGTGATACTTCCCGTTGGCGTCTTTCTCCCAGAACCCGCAGAAGATCATCGTCTTCTTGTCGTGGCAGACGCGGAAGGGGATCGACAACGCCGCGAGGGTATCGTTGATCCGTTTCTTCGTCGTGTTGGATTCCCACCCGCCCGAATCGAGCTGTACGTCGATGGGGTTGCCTTCGTCGTCGAGGGAGATCCGAACTACCTCGGTCTGGTGGTACGTGACCGCGATCATCATCGCCGGGACGACGGGTGCGACGTTGGGTGTCCGTGGGTCCGCCGCACGAGCTACGACCGTCGTAGCCCGGGGGTAGGGTCCGAGTGCGTCCTTGATCTTGTCCGTCAGCGCTTTGATCTTTTCGCTTACAGTCGTCATGGCTACTTGTCTCCTTCGTCGCGGGCGGGGCAGTCTTGGGTCAACGCGGCGAGGGCGAGGAGCATACCCGTCTGGTTATTGCTCGCCTTGGCCTCTTCGAGACGCGCCGTCGCGCGCTCGCGCTCTTCCTTCGTGATGGCGTGCCTGATCAGACAGTGACATTGTTTCTTCATTGTTGCCCTCCGTGGTTGCGCCGGGTGGTCCCCAGCTGGTCTATGATAGTATAGCATGCGGCGGGCTGCCGGGTCAAGCAAAAAGTGACACCCCCTGCATTTTGCCTGAAAGCCTAGCAATTCCCAGGGCTTAACTCCGAATGCCTCTGAGAGCCGCTAGGCGGCGATTTAACCGGGGTCGGGCCTCAGGGTAGGCCAGGCTATAGGCCGACCCCCTCTCGGCCACTCTCGGCCGTTCTGGGGCCTCTCAGGGCTATCAGGGAGGCGAGCAGCCGGGGCGCGTGGGTCGGTTGGTGTCCCCTGGCCCTATAGACGTTAGAGGGACCAGCTGGGAGTGTTCGAGCGCGAGCGCGCGACGGGTGGGGGTCAGCCCCTCATGAGGGGTGGAGGTGCTTCTATTGTCGATGTACTAACGCGGGGTTAGACGGGTTAGGCCGCGCAGGGGTGGCGTGCGGGTGGTACGGCTTGATTGTCGAGGGGGTTTCTACCAAGCGGGATCGAGGTTTTCGACGAGGAAGCTATCGAGGAGACGACGGGCGTACGACTTGAGGAAGATACGCCCGTAATCGTTGCCTTCCATGTAGTCGACGCTGGTGTGGAGATCGCGCAGAACGACCCGGCGGAGGGGTTTGATACACGCGTGGGTCTTGATCATCCCGTGGACGCGTCGGTTGAAGCGTCGGAAGTCTTCGACACTCCCGAAGACCTCGACGATGAACTCCGGATCGTGCGGGTCGACGTGGGAGGGGTCGTCACAGCCCATCATACACAAGCTGTGTGCCAGCGTCGTCCACTTGTGCTCGACGCAACAATCGATCATGTCCTTCTTGAACAGTTCGATCCAGTGTGCGGGGTTGGTGCTCATGAAATCGTCGTCCATGTGTTTGTCGTGCATGTTGTCCCTCTTACTCCTCGTCGTCGTGGAGTCTCTCACGCAACCGTGCGCTTTCCAGCCGCGACTTGTCGAGCGCATCGCGTGCCTTGTCGCGCTGTCGGCGCAGGCTCCCGCACTCCTCGCGCGCCTCGTTGCGCTCGCGCTTCAGACGGGTGATCTCGTCTCGCAGGTCGCTTTGCGTGCGCTGCGCGTCGATCACGGCGTCCAGGAAATTGCCGCGAAGGCTTTTGACCTTCGCATTCAGCCGGTCGATCTCCTCGCGCGCCTTTGTTGCGTTCCCTTCGTTCATGTTGCCCTCCTTGGGTTGCGCCGGGTGGTCCCCAGCTGGTCTATGATAGTATAGCAGGCCCAGCCCCCGGCTGTCAAGCATTTTCTGACACCCCCTGCGCTTTTGCCGTTTCCCCTGCAATTCCGGCAGGTTAACCCCAGAAAGCCTAGAAGGGGTCTGTGCGGCGATTCTATCCCTGTTGCCCTTCAACCCACCCCAGGGCATGCGTTGAGGGGTCAACCGGGGTAGAATGGCCCTTCCTGGCCCTCTCAGGGCTATCAGAGCAGGCCCCGGCTGGGGCGGGTGGGGTCGGTTGGTGTCCTGGGGCGGTTCGATTCTCTATATGGTACGGGGTGGACGTCCACAAGGGGGATCCAAGCAGGGCTTGAACAGTTGGGGCACGATAGACCAAGGTAGACGTTCGGAGAAGGATCACGGGATTGGTACCATGGGGGTGATCCCCAGCGACCCCCGATGGGATTAGGGTAGGGTGGCGATGGTTAATCACATAGGTAGGCTGGGGTTGATCCTACCGGGGTTGAGAAGGGTAGCGGTGCGATGTATTGTACCCCCGCTGGCCAGGTGGGTTAGGTGGGATTGTACCCCATCCCCAGGGTAGGGGTGGGGTGATCCCGACAAGGATACGGGTGGGGATTATCCATCGCCGCCATAGGGGGAGTGGGTAAGGGGTTAAGGCCGCCAGGGTAGGCGCGATCCCCCTATCCCTGGGGTGTGGTAGGGTAGGCGCGATCCCCCTATGTGGTGCGGTACACCTCAGGGGTACGGTGGCAGGGGTACAATCCCCATGTGGTCCGATGTATCTCAGGGGGTACGGTGGGCTACCTGGCGACCAGGGGTATCCGCGAGGGATTACCCGGCCAGGGGTACGATCCCCCAGGGTCGACCAGGTCCGCTCAACCTGGCGCGGATTACAGAGCAAGGGGTGAGCCTTATTGGTATAATCCAGGGGTATAGGGGGCAGCCCCAAAGATCGCGCGATCCAATAATCCGCGATCCCCGATCCATGATCCGCCCGTACCCTCCCGGCGATCCCACGATCCACGCGCGCGAGACATAGACGATATATCTTGTACCTCCGCGATCCCTCGCCAAGGTAGGCCGAGGTGGGGGTACAATCCCTATCGTTGGCGATGGATTTGACAAATAATCAAGGGCACACCCGATGGATCTGGTAGGGTTGAGCTGGGGTTAGCGGGGCTTGTCTGGGGATTAGTCAATGATTGCCCAGCCTTGGCCGATGATCCCTTTTGGCCCGGTTTGGGCGTACCTCTACCCGCCTTGACAAATCGTCAACCCGATCCCGCTTGTACCCCTGGGGTACAGGGTAGGCCTTGACGATTTGTCAAGCCCTACTGTTGCCGATGGGATCGCCTAATCCCTGGGCAGGTCCGGCTGGGACCGGGAGATTAGCCAATGATTCCCAATACTTGGCGGGGATTAAGTGATTATCGCCGGGGGTGGGGGTACGATCTGCAACGGATCGCGAAAGAGATCGCGGGCTTCACCCCACCCACCATACCCCAAAAATTCTCCCAAAAAATTCCATTTATAGCCAATATATACTGGCTAAGTGCCTGAAAATATTGGGAAAAATTTTGGGAAATTTTTTGGGTCCCATTTTCGACCACATTGGGCCAACGTCGTACCCTCACGTATAGACGGCCAAGGTAGCCCAAGGTAGACCGGTACTGGACAACTGTGCACGAGGTGGGGTAGCTCGCACCTGGTAGGCCGAGGGTTGACGGAGGGTTGGTACTTGATGGGTACTTGATGGGTACTTGATGGGTACTTGATGGGTACTTGATGGGTACTTGATGGAGGTCGCAAGGGGCGGCGGCAAGGTAGGTTGAAGTGTACGAGGTTCGAGAACATCTACGGAGGGGTTGAGGTACCGAGGTAGGGTTGTTGTAAGGATCGTCGCCTGCGGCGACTGGTCTACCAGGGGTTCACCACAAGGTAGGCGCTCCGCGCCAAGTGGTACCCCAACCCAAGGTAACCCAGGTAGGGTTGCGCCAACCTCTGACGAAGACCCAGATGGGCTTGAGGGTTGACAGCGGCCGTGTCTCTGTGCTATATAGGCTAGGTTGGTATGAGGGCTGGTACGCCGAGGAGGGCAAGAGATGACGAAGACGTATGTGTACGGGTTGCCGCTGGGACCGACGGTCAATGCTGATCTCGTGGAGGAGCAGATGAGGTTGGCGCATAAGTACCGGAACGCGCTCATCGAGATCGAGCGTGAGCGGAGAGAAAAGGTAAGAGAGGTCTACGATGAACGTGATCTGGCCTTGGAGGGGTTGGTCGAAGAGGACAAGGTGGCGAAGAGCGAGTTGAAGCGCGCCACAGAGGACCTCAAACGTCAGAGGGCGAAGACGAGATCGCGTTCAGACACGGCCGAGCAGCGAGCCCGCGTCAAGGAAGCGCGCAAGGCGGCCCAGGAGGTGGCGAAGAGGTTGAGCGAGGCTCGGAAGGAGTTGAAGCTCGACGAGGAGTTGCAGAAGAGGTTGAGCGAGGCGAACCTGACAGCTTCGGAAAAGTCCCAGGCGGCCCAGCAGGGGTTCAGCCGGGAGGGTTTGTTCTGGGGAACCTACCTTCAGGTGGACAACGCGATGGAGGATTCGCGGAGAGATCTGAAGATGTGGGACGAGCACGGACAACCTCTCGACCCGAAGTTTCTCCAGTGGAGGGGTGACGGTACGGTTGCCGTACAGCTTCAAGGGGACAAGCACCCCGTGGAGAAGATCTTCTCAGGGGAGGATACGTTCCTCCAGGTAGACATGGAGCCGCCACCCGAGGGGGTGGTGTCGAAGACGCGGCGCAAGAAGCGTCGTGGGGTGATGCGGCTCCGAGTGGGGAGTACGAAGAGCAGAGGTCCTGTTTGGGCGGAGTTCCCTATCATCATGCACCGTCCGCTGCCCCAGGGGGTGCGGATCAAGTGGGCCGTCGTGAAGCGGCGTATGATCTCTGATCGTCCTCGGTGGACGGTGCACTTCAGCCTGGGCCTCCCTGCTGAGTACCAGCACGAGGAGTTCGGGAGTGGACGTGGGGCAGTGGCTGTCGACATCGGTTGGAGAAAGCGCGGAGAGGATCAGATCAGGGTGGCGTACCTGGTGGACGGGGATGAGTACGCGGCGTACTTGAGAGACCGCCAGGACCCGCTGGGTCGCGGAGACGAGCTGCTCATGGAGCCCGAGGTGGTCCGGGGGTTCGACAAGGTGGAGAGTCTTCAGTCGATCCGGGCCTTGAACCAGAACGAGATGCAGAAGAGTCTCAAGGGGTGGATCAAGTCGAACAAGAAGAATCTGCCCGAGTGGTTCCGTGAGGATGTGCGATACCTGCATTCGTGGAAGTCACCGAAGCGCTACGCTGGGCTCCTCCGCAAGTGGGGGGAGAAGAGATGGGATGGAGACGGAGAGGGCTTCCAGATCCTGAAGGACTGGCTGAGTGGGACCTACGAGGAGTCCCTGGGCCGCAGGGACGGAGGCGACCGACACCTATGGCAGTGGAAGGAGAGCCAGGAGCAGAAGTCTCTCAGGCGCCGTAAGGACCACTACCGGAGGGTGGCGGCCAAGCTGGCCCGGAAGTACAAGGTGCTGGTGATCGAGGATTTCAAGCTCACCGAGACGCAGAAGCACGAGCCCCCTGAGAGCGAGAAGGTGGAGATCCAGGCCGCGCGCAACCAGCAGAAAGAGGCCGCATGCTACGAGCTGCGGATGATGTTCGTCCAGGCGTTCCTCGCGCGCGGAGGGACCGTGGTTTGGGTCGATGCCCGCATGACCACCCAGCGGTGCTTCGAGTGCGGTTGCCTGGAGCCCTGGGATGCTATTCCTGAGGTCGATCATGTCTGCGTGGAGTGCGGTGCGAAGTGGGACCAGGATGCGAATGCCGCACGGAACATCATGCGTCTGTACAGGAACGACGAGACCCTCAAGATGATCGACGGGAGCGTGCCTGTCGAGCCGAAGATGTCGAGACGTCAGAAAGGGCGCAAGAAGGGGAAGAAGATCGTTCAGCAGCGTAAGTCCCAGGAGGCTGCGCAGCCCTCGGTGTGAGCGGTTCGGGTCGGTTGGTTCTTTGACAATTTGGCGAGCGCTGTGGTCGTGGTGAGGCCTGGTGCTCGAAACCATTGAAGAAATTCTGGGCGCGACGGCAGTCGTGGTGGACCGCTCGAAATCATAGAGCAAACTTGCTGAAATTGTTGTGATCTGGCGAAGCGCCCTTACAATACCTGCGAGACGGTTTAGAAGTCTCGACGAAGATGGCCAACCTCAGCACGCTCGACCGAGAAATCCTGCTTACAATACCTGCGAGACGGTTTAGAAGTCTCGACACCCGGATGCTCCACCAGCTTCACGCCGCATTCCGTCTTCCAATACCTGCGAGACGGTTTAGAAGTCTCGACGCAAAGTGCTTGGTACCCTCACTTCGCCCGTTGCTCTTTTTCCAATACCTGCGAGACGGTTTAGAAGTCTCGACAGCTTGCAGAACGCCCCATCCCGGACCTGCGTCACCAGCTTCCAATACCTGCGAGACGGTTTAGAAGTCTCGACCCGAGGTGTCGAATCCCGACCACCGCGCAACCCGACCCTTCCAATACCTGCGAGACGGTTTAGAGGTCTCGACGATGGTAGAGGTACACACCTTCTCGGCTGGTACCCGACTTACAATACCTGCGAGACGGTTTAGAAGTCTCGACATTCCTTTTCTACTGTGCTTTCCCCGGTTGGGGTCCTCCAATACCTGCGAGACGGTTTAGAAGTCTCGACATCCCGGAGGCCTGGCCCAGGGCGCGCACCGTCCCTTGTTTACAATACCTGCGAGACGGTTTAGAGGTCTCGACGGACGCCACTCTCCGTTGGAGTGGTTGCCAGTCCACTCTTACAATACCTGCGAGACGGTTTAGAAGTCTCGACGTGGTGATGTAGACGTTACCCTTCCGTCGCGCGGAGCTTACAATACCTGCGAGACGGTTTAGAAGTCTCGACTGAGAGGCCGGGTTGAGCTGGAGCCCGAACACGCAGTTCTTACAATACCTGCGAGACGGTTTAGAAGTCTCGACTGAGAGGCCAAGCCGCGATCTTTTTCGGGATCGCCCTTCCAATACCTGCGAGACGGTTTAGAAGTCTCGACGCAAAGTGCTTGGTACCCTCACTTCGCCCGTTGCTCTTCTTACAATACCTGCGAGACGGTTTAGAAGTCTCGACCCCCAACCGCGCCGACAACATCCTCTACCATGAGGCCCTTCCAATACCTGCGAGACGGTTTAGAAGTCTCGACGTCTTGGCCTCATCTGGAGACGCGCTCACTCTCGCGGGCTTCCAATACCTGCGAGACGGTTTAGAAGTCTCGACTGTCGGGCCGTGTTGGCAATACGGTTCATCGCCTCAGCTTACAATACCTGCGAGACGGTTTAGAAGTCTCGACTGGCCGATCCCCTCGATGTCTGTGAGACGGTTTAGAAGTCTCGACGGTAGTGGAATGGTCTGTGACAGTGAGAAGATTTCTGCTTGACAGGAACCTTGGACCTATGATATAGCATAGAGGGTCGTACGTGATCTGGTACGGAGGATCGAAACGATGGGCAATGTTCGGTTTTCCGGTGGCGGTACGGATCTGCTGCGGATGAAGAAGGAGGACTGAGATGGGTGATGCGAAGGACAGACGGACCAAGGCTGAGATCCTCGATGAGATCGATGCAATGTCGGCGGCGCTGCGCGCGACGATCAAAGACCGCGAGGGCTTGAAGCTGAGTGTTGCCAATCTCCAGGCCCGCTGCCTGACTCTCCGAGATATGCACCAGCAGGCCTCACAGGAGAGGCGGGCGCTGGAACGGATGGTGCAGGGCCTCACAGAGCGTCAGAATATACTCGAACACGAGAGCCGCTTCAGCGTTCTGAACCAAGATACCCTGGAGCGATTGTCGAAGTTGCTCGGAGGACCTCTTTGGGTTTGTTCGAGGTGTGGTCGCATGGCGAAGGCCGCCGACGGTGTTCAGTCTGGCCATCGTATCTGTCCCGAGTGCTTCAAGAAGGCCGAGTGGCCTTGGCCTTCGGAGGAGAAGTGTACCGTGCCCGAGATGGTCTACGCACTGGCCACGAGCGAGGAGGGCTGAGATGAAGGTCAAGGAACTGATTGAGGTGCTCAGGCAGGTGGACCCCGAGCTGCCTGTCGTGACCTACGCCAACCGTCACACCTATCACAGTAGGGACGACTTTCGCAGTCACGGTCCACTCAAGGTGGGGATTTCTTTTTCAGGGAAGGACGACGGCAGCGCGTCAGTTGACGGAGTGCTCATTGGAAACGTTCGTGATCTGCGTTTCAACTACCCCAATGAGTGGGTGGGGGTGATTGTCGCCGTAGACGAGGAGAACCGAGATGGATCTAAGCAACGCGCTGATGTGGATGACGGAAAACGCTCCCGCAGATGTCATCGAGTCCATTGAGGGAGAGCTGCTTCGTCTCGGTCCCGAGGTCGAACGTCGTGTCACTCTAGAAGAGGTGGCGCTGTGGTTTGCACAGTACCACGGCAAGTACCGTGAGAAGACTCTCCAGGAGTGGGTGCAGGGGCATCGGGAGATGCGGAAGTGTGGGGATGCGCGATGACTGAATACAAGCCGCTGACGGCGGAGGAGATCGTAGAGTACCGGCAGTACGCTACAGAGGAGCCAGACGATTGTTGCGAGTGGACGAATGAAGACATACTCCGCGCCCTCGCTGCCGTAGAGGAGCGGGACCGGGAGATAGCTCGCGTATACTCCGAGAGTATCGGGCGCGATCACGAGCACCTGTCTCTGGCCGATGCCGTGGCAGCAGTGAGGGCTGCTGATGCGCGCGTGATCGAGGAGCGGGACCGGGAGATTGGGCAGTTGCATTTCTTGCGCTCGACGTGCCCGAGGAGGACTGAGATGTCATACCATGTGACAAAAGAAGATGCGTTGGACACTATGCGCGAACGTGCCTTAAAAGCCGAGCGCGAGCGAGACGAGGCACGGGAAGCATGCGATGACCTGGCCTATTCGTGCGAGTGCTGGGAGGACGACTACACCAGGATGTTTGACGAAAATGTACGACTCCGCGCGCGCACCGAGAGAGCAGAGGCGAAGCTGGAGGCGGTGAGGGAGTGGAAGAAGAAACGCAGCCCACTGGTTTACGGGGGCTTGACACAACAAGATTGGTTAGAATTAGGCTGCATCCTCACCACCCCCGCGCCCGAGGAGCAAGACGATGAGCGATAAATACTGCGCGATCTGCAAAACATATCCGCACGACGACAGCAAGCTGTTTGGGAAGCACAACGACTACGTATGCGAGGAGTGCGTCAAAAAGTCACCATGGTATAGAGACGCGCTGCGCGAGCGGGACGGGTGGAAGCGCGACCACGGCTATGAGGTCAAGTGGCATGGCGAAACGCGGGACAAGCTTTCCGCAGCCGAGCGCGAGGTGACCGAGGTGCGCTCAAGGCTATCCGAGGTGAGGAAGTGGGCGGAGCTGAACAGGGGGCCGCTCCAGGCGATTGTCTGGGACGATCTGGATGTCATCCTCGGGACTGAGGACGACCAGTCGCTGAAGGGGGAGTAGGGGCCGTGGAACTGCTACGTACCTTGTTCGGGTGGTCGTTCATACTCGGCTACTTGGGTGCCGCTGCGCTCCCGTTCTGCCTCATCCCCTTTGCGTTCATCCACCCAGCGCGCAGACAGGACCAAATCTTCACCTACTGGTGGGGAGGCGTGTCCGGGACGCTGATATTCGTCGGTGTAGTGGGCTTGCTGTGTACTGGCGGGATGGGTGGGGGACTATGCTACGTAGAGTAAGGAGCGCGTGAATGAAGTTCGAAGATGTCAAGATCGGTATGGTCATCCAGGACAACGATCCCCGGTGTAGCTACCGGAAGGGGGCGGTGATCGAAAAGGGTTCTGATGTTGAACACCTCGGTCGTGTACGGGTCAACTGGGGGACCTCTAAGACTTGGGTGCGCCCAGACCGCATTGGTACCGAGTCCCGCAGCGGCTATACGGTCATTGTCGAGGAGGACTGAGATGGAGTACACCTGCATGAGGCACGGCGCATTAGCAGGCCCGCGTTGCCGTTGCGGAGATTGCGTAGACGAGCAGATCGCAGAGTTGGAGCGCGAGCGGGACGAGGCGCGGGCGACGTTGGCGGCGGCGAGGTCCGACGCTCTAGAGGAAGCCGCCAGGTTGTGTGAGAGGCCACGGTGCCGAGAGTGGTCGCCCCGCGAGTGTGCCCAGCAGATTCGCGAGCAACTCAACACCGCCCCCACTCACGCGCCCGAGGAGGAAGACGATGACCAAAAGAAAAGTCGATAAAGAAAGCTGCAAGAACTGCCGCTTCTGCCGCAACAACGAGTGCCATAAGAAGTCGCCGCGCATGACGTGGCCAGTGTACGGCGCGACCAAAGATGAATTCCGGAAGTCCTTCAGGCCATCATTCATCACGTCCAAGCATGTCGTCTCAGGTTGGCCTCCCGTCAAAGATGACGAATGGTGCGGTGAGTACCAGCGGAGAGATAATGGCTGAAGTGAGTTTCTACGACGAAGACGTGGAACTGGCGGCGCGAGAGGTGCTCAAGTCGGCCGCAGAAGCTCTTGACGCCGGGCGTGACCTTCTGGACAAGTCCTCTCGGCTCAAGGTTGCGACACGCTGGCACGATAGGGCAAAGTGGAAGAAGGTCGTCGACAGGATTGAGGGTCGGTTGCTGGAATGCTCACGCTCTGTGGCTCTCGGGGAACAGGGAGAGATCGAGTACCGTCGGGCTGTCGCGTACGCACTCATGATCATCGAGGGTGCGAAGAGGAAGGACTGAAACATGGGGTGCTGCGTCATAACCTGTTTAGGACGACTCTCCAACCCGACGCAGCACCCCGACTAAATTAAACGGCCCGTGCCGAAGTTGCCGAAGCTAAACTGCGCGAAGTGCGGGAGTGGACAGAGAAGCAGCGGGGGTGCGACAGTCGTACTTCGTATGACAGCCTGCGGGAGATTCTCGGTTCCCTGGGGGAGCTGGAGAAAGAGGGAGGATGGGATGCCGACTAGGATAGACGACATACCTTGGAGCTGCGAGTACTGCTACACGGAGCACTCGACCTACGAAGAGGCCGAGGAGTGCGAGAAGGCGTGCAAGGCGTTCCTGGCGGAGAATCCACCTACCTGCGACTGGTGCGACATGCCGGCCGAGCATGGAGATCTCGTAGAGGACGGAAGGTGCATGCACTTCCAGTGCCGGCACTACGACTACGGGTGGCACGACACCTTTGTCGGAGATGCAGAGAACGACCGCTACGAAACCTTACAGCGCCTACGCGGTGTCGAGCCTCTTCCGTGGGAGTACCCTGACGTACAGTGTGGGAGATCTTCGGGGGAGGAGAAGCTCTACTACATGCAGAACCGTGGGCCTGTCGGCAACTGCATTCTGTGGTGGGCCAAGGACTACGCAGGCTATACGACTCATCTCGAAGACGCTCATGTCTTCACGGTTGAAGAGGCTAAGAAGGTCTCGAAACGGGAGATCGATGTTCTGTGGGACAAGGACTTCATCGACTCGATAGCAACACGCCAAGTGGACATGCAGAAGACTGGGAAGAACGCGGGTTGCCGTTGCGATGTACTTTCTGAGGTCGAGGAGGGCTAGGTGACTTCGGTACAGAAACTGGTGGTCGAGATCGTCTGCAAATTGCTGTACGTCCTGGCGATAGTTGCTTTGTTCGGCGCATCTGTCTGGTGGTTTCAAGTGACTAGCGGCTTCGAGAACCCGGTCGTACAGATGCTGTGGATTCTTCTCAGGGCGAGTCCGGGTATGGTTGGTTCGTGGGTCTGATCATGGGCGCAATCGTGCTCTCGGAAAGGTGGTGGTAGTCCGTGAATGATTATTACCGAAGACGGTGGAACATCTTGATCGTCGCGTACACGGTGCTTCTTGGTATGTGGGCGTTCAACTGGTTCCAGTGGAAGCACGAGGTCAAGCAGTACAAGGACCTGTTCGAGGAGTGTAGTTCGTTCTCCGAGTTCGAGCCCGAGACCGAGCGTGTGATGTACTGGAAGCATGCGTGGGTCGAGTGCCAGGAGGACATCGAACGGTACGTCGAAGAGTCTCGTGAGATCGTTTGCTGGGACACGCTCGTTGATTGGCAGGAGCAGGCTGACAAGGAGATGCGGCGCTGCGACTACGTCTACGAGTCGTTGATGACCTGTGAGTCCGAGATAGCAGAGATGCGCAGGGGCTGGCATCCAGCTCACGTCACCCCTCACACGAAAGAGGCGTGCGAAGGGTATGCCTGCTACGACTGCTTCGGAAAGGAGAAACACTGAGATGCATATATACTCGTACACAGAGCACGACATCGAGGATCTTGCCACAGATGCGGGGATGAAGATGATAGCGTGGCTCTGGAAGGAGGGCTACCTGGGTGACGAGATGTTCGACGAGCTGACTGACGCACGTCCGGTCTTCCTGTTTCGCGAGGTCTCTTGGTATTTCCGCTTGTGGAAAAAGCTGTGGCCCACGGATAAGGCAAACAGCTGCCGTCTCATGATCGCGCGACTACCGAGCTTCAGGAAAGAACTCGAATCCATGGAGAAGTGACATGACCGACAGCACCAGAATCGTATACCCCGACCCCGTTGAGGGGGAGTTGGTCAAACCCGTCAAGGAGTTCATCCAGTCCTCGGTGTACGTGTATCAGAATTCAAATAGCCACTACCCTACACTGACGGCTCCGAGCGTTGATCTGATCGCGTCGGCGTTTTCTAAGCTCTGTGAGGTCTTGGCCGCGAAGGGCGTCCTTGATGCCAATGACTTGGCCTTGGTCGCTGGCCTGGACCCCGACGACGCTTCGGACTGCTACTTCGAGGGGCGTAGTCACCCGCAGAGGTGACTTTTCGACCCTCTTCTTGACACCCGGTGTGCCCCTGTGCTATATAGGTCAGGCTGTTATGTGGGTTTGTACGAGGAGGACTGGATATGACGCGTAGGGAGGGTCGTCCCAGGGACACCGCTTGCGGTGTGGGGTACGCGTCGAATCGACCAGACCGATGCTGGAGTGGAGGGAGAAGTGATGCAAGATCCGTGTCCGCGCTGTATCAACGCGCACATGAATGGGGCGATCCGCAAGGAAGCCATCATGCCGCTGCCAGAGGGAGCCGATGCTCCGCTCGACCTAGAAGGCAACCCGTGCTGCCATGACTGCGCGGCGGCAGATACGTTGGTAAAAATCGGTGTCATCGGGAAACCAGTGCGTACCAAAGATCCATTCGATTACACCTGTGAAGACGATGACCAGTGGGAGCATGATTTCGAAGCCGAAGAGGCGATGTACGAAGACTCGCTAGCGGGTTCGTTCATGATGGCAAGAACTGCGGTGGGTAACTGCCGACAAGAGCAGTTTCGCCTCCCAGGTGTCCCTACGGGACTCGCTGGCGCTGGGTACATCCGTAAGAACAAGCCTGGAGATCTTGAGAAGCACTGGGCGTGGCAGAAAAGCTGCGAATTGCTGACAAGGATGCCGACATGACCGACTGCAAGAGAGACTTTGTGCTGTCGGTTGCGATTCGGTGCCCCAAACATGGTTTTACCGAGGTCATTCGTCCCGGATGTGACGGGGTAGGCTACGTCCCGAAAGAGAACTGCCCGTGGTGTCGCCTCGAAGAGCTGGAGGGTCGACTGGAGGAATCCCGCAAGGTCTTTTCGGAGCTGTACAAGGAGATCGGCTGCATCGACAGAAAGGACGGCTCTGGCTGCCTCTCCTGTACGCTCATCTCCCTACTCCGAGGGAAGGAACAGGAGGGCTGACGTGCGAGTGTGTTTCTTACTGATACTGGCCGTGCTCTGCCTGTCGGCCAAGGGCGACGGGGAGTACTCGAAGAGCGACTGCAAGGAGATCGGCTACTACATCGCTGAGTCGGATGCACACATGTATTACGTGGGCGAGTGCATTCACCCGACCAAGCCGCGCACGAAGGCTGAAAAGCTTCGCTGTGAAGGAATGGCTGCGCTAGTTGTGTATCTGTCGTTGGAGATGAACCGGCGCTCTCAGAGGGGTGGTTACATGTCGACTGAGAGCATCTGCTCAGATCCAAGGAAGTAGTCGATGGCCCTCAAGAGTACAAAACCGACCACCCGTCAGCTCGAAGTGCTGGAGACGGTGATTTCCTATATCGACCGCATGGGCTATCCTCCGACGCGCCGCCGGCTCGCAGATCTGCTACAGTTGCGGAACGTAGGTACGGTGAAGGACCATCTCGACGAGCTAGTGCGTTTTGGGTACATCGAGCTGGGTCCTTCGAGAGACAAACGGGCGATTCGGATCAAGAGGTTGACCGACGGGACTCCGTGCAAGTTTTCCGTGATCCCCCTTCAGAGAGGTGCATGATGGGAGTGATGGCGTGCGACAGGACAGGTTGCGACAACGTGATGTGTGATCGCTACTCGAACCGGCTTGGGTACATCTGCTGCGAGTGCTTCGACGAGCTGGTCAACCTCGGCATCACCGCGAACGTAGAAGAGTTCATGGATACCCCGAAGAGGGTTCGTCCGGAGCAGTACGTCGATGCCCGAGAGTGCTTCGACAAGGTGTTCCCGTTGGTTGCTGGGTTTTCGGAATGAGTCGACTCGTTCACAGCAATGCGAAGCTGTTCCCGTACCGTAAGGACGCGCAGGGGCGACGTCTTTGTAGGGTATGCGGGAAGACCCTGAGCGGCAGGAGAACGTCGTTCTGCGGCCGGGAGTGTCTGCGCGACTTCTTCATGGGGACGGACTGGAAGAGGGTTCGCAGGGTCGTCTACGAGCGCGATGGGGGTATCTGTATGATTTGCGGCTCGCGCATCCGGCGACACCAGAAGTTCCATGTCGACCACATCGTACCTCTCTCCAAGGGAGGTGCTGAGTTTGACCTCACCAACCTCCAGTTGGCGTGTCCTCAATGCAACCTCTACAAAGGGGCCAAGACCGTGGAACCTGAGAAGTACGAAGAGCCCGATGACCCCGTGCTGGCAGAGTTGATCCAGCTGCGGGAGGAACTCCACGAAAAGGAGGACGGAAAATGATCAAGATGGAATTGACGGGAGAGGTTCAGGTCGTCGAGGAGGAGAAAGTTCACGCGCTGTCTCTCTGCGGGTACGAGATCGTGGGGGTGTATCAAGAGCAGGAGTCTCGTATGCAGTCTTGCCAGAGCGGGAACCAGGACCAGTACGGGAATCCCGTTTACCGAGACGAGATGGTGCCTTCGACATCTACACGATTCCTTATGCGACTCAACGAGGACGCTGCGGTCAAGTGGGCGAACGAAGATGCCGAGAAAGCCAAGGAGGTAGCCCAGAAGGCTCGTCTGGAGGTCAGGGATACCCAGGAGCTATTGAAGGAGGCCAAGAGGCTGAACAATCAGCTCCGAGGAGATGTCACTCGCGGGCTTGAGGTGCGGGCGGAGCTGGGGGACGAGAGGGATCGACTGTCCGAGCAGTGCCAGCGCATGGAAACCGACTTGGCCAAGATCAGAGAGGCCATCGGCACTCAGAGGATGGACGAAATCCTAGCCGTGGAGGGAGACGATGTCTAAGGACAAGCCGTCCCTGGTGTGCGCGCATCCAGGGTGTTACGCTACTACAGATTCCTTCGGTATACACATGTGCGACGACTGCGGGGCGCGCTTCTGTGACGAGCACATCAAAGATCGGTTGACGCCGATTCAGATCTCGGGCGGTCGTAAGTTGCATCGGCTCTGTGAGCTGTGCACGACTTACTACGACTCTGAGACTCCATTGATCCAGTACCGGAGGATGCAGATGGTTCTCACGGAGTCTAACGATCTCCCGTGCATCCTAAACGGGGAGGGGGCTCGCGGATGGGAGCTGGCTGCGATGTGGGACTGCGCGGCGGAGGACGGTACGACTGTCGTGCAGGTGCTCCTCAAACGGGTACGTCCCCGAAAATAGCTTGGCACGGGGTGCTTTAGGGTTGACAGGCTAGTGAGCCTATGATATAGCTATGAGAGTTGTACGGGACTTGCTACGGAGGGCACAATGCGCGCAACAACGAGGGAGATGTCCTTTATCGTCGAGAACGGTACGTTCGTCGGCGTCTCATTGGGTTACGATTACTGCGCCGAGCACGAGGTAGGTATCAAGCACATCAAGGAGGCTTTTGGGGTCGGGACGGACCCGGATGTCGTGGGCGCTGACGCTATCCGGGTGACCAAGACCCCCGAGGCGGGTCTCCGCAAGATAGATAACCCGCAAGGAAAGGGTTTCGCGTATACGAGACCGTTGTGGGACAGAGAGGTTCGAGAAGTCCATTTCGGAGAGCTGAACTTCTACGACAATGACCTGGCGTGTGCGTGGAACGAGGAGTCGCTTGCTCTTCTCGCCCGTGATCCAGTCGGTCTTCGTCGGCTCGATGAGATCTTCGATGCGTTGCGGGACAAGGACGCTTTTGTCTGTCTATCTGGTTCCCGGAACCCCTTCGCGGGTAGCGGGCTGATGATCCTCATCGCCAGTCGTGTTTCCCAGAAGATTCTAGACAAGTGGAGGAGGGACGATCTGGAGCGCATTGCGATCAGGGACGCGTGGGTTCTCGCTGCGGGGGACCTGGAAGAGGTTCTGAAGACCGCAGGATGCCACTGGTACTCGATGGGCACTACGCTCCACAGAGGTGATGACGGGGTGGTACGGACATGGCTGAACCCTCGACGGCAGCGTGAGAACAACTGCGGTTGGTTCACCGTAGAGGAGCTACGTCAGTGGGCCAACGGGGAAGGTCCGATACCGATGAAGGGTGGGCCGAATGGGTAGCCTGAAATGCCAGCATTGTGGTTCTGTTGTCAGCCGGACGGATGACAGGGAGCGCGATGACGCCGGGGCAAGAGACGTCAGTGATATTGTAGCGTCGTTGATCGTCCTGGTGCTGGCTGGCGGCGCTACCTGTGGAGTGATCTACGGTTACTCGCAGTGGAAGACCGAAGACTTCAAGGAGGAGCTTCGCGAGGAAGTATCTGTGGAGTGCAGAGTCGCTGAGCTGGAAAAGGACATGAAGCTGCCTCCGGCCACGGACGAAGAGCTGTGGTGTGAGGCTCATGGGTTCTGTGGGGAACCTCGACGTCTGATCGCGGATCGATTGAGCCGTGTACAGAAGAAGCTCAAGGACCTCTCTAAGGGACATGAGGAGAGCTTGAAGAAACTCAGACGTTGTCGTCAAGAGGAGGAGTCTCTGGAGTCGGAACTCGACGAATGCTACGATGACATCGACGCCTACGTAACCCACTCGAAGCAGTCTGTGTGCGATGAGATAATGCTGGATCTGGAAGACGAGCTAATGGTGATGGGGGATATCCTTTCCGGATGCCGCAGGCAAGATAACGAGAAGTACGTCAAGCTGGAGTACATGTCCTATCTCCATGGTGTACCCATCCCGACCTACGAGACCGCGTACGTGTGGTGGTCAGCGGAGGACTGAGATGGGCCACGGAAATATCCAGTTCAGGCTCGATGCATCAGAACTCATTGCGGGGTACCGGAAGCGCGCCGAGGCAGCCGAGGCGGATCTGGCCCAGGCGATCAAGGACGTTTCCCGTTACCGCAAGGACTCTCAGTTCGCGCATGCCGTCGTGTCTCAACGTGTCGAGGGGAAGATGATCTATATTCGCGGGGAGGCCAAAAGGTGGGAAAAAATCGCGCGGATGATGGCAGACGAGATCGGTCAGTGGCGGTGGTCGGAGGGTAAGAATCCGAACAGCAAGACTGATCCGGAAGAGATCCTTGAAGAGTACCTAGAAATGGAGGGAACCCCAAGATGACGAAGCTGCGGCTGACAGTGACCTATGAGTACGAGGCTAACCCGAAGTTCTATGGGACAGCTGATCCGAAGGAGATGGCTGAAGCCGACCTCGGTAACTGGGAAGATTTGATCAATTTCGCAGCGCAAGACGAAGAGAGCGGCGAAGGGCTCAATGTGCAGATCGAACCCGTGGAGGAGTAGGATGGCTAAGAAGAAGGCAGAGTGGGAAGTCTACCGGGAGATGCTGTGGGAGTGCGCGAGGTACCCGGAAAAGATGGTCGAGCTGTTCACGCCCTACGTGGGGAAGACCTTCACGAGCCCTGACGGCAAGATCGTCGACCGGGTCGCGGCCGTAGACAAGCATGGTTTGCAAATCAGTCGTGAGATAGAGTTGACCACACCGGCTGATTGCGTACAGCTTCGTCTGTCGTCGAAGGCCCAGTAGTGCTCTTCTGGGTCATCCTACTGGTCTTTCCCGCTGCGCTGATCGGGGCTTTCTTTCTCGGTCAATGGTGCGAGCGCAACTACCCCCGCCAGCGGTACGTCGATCCTGAGGTCACGGTGGAAGTTCGCACGGCGGTGGGTGATGTGGTGATCCCCAAAGGGACCGTGCTGGGTCTCGCACCCGTCACGATTGTCGACTCCGAGAAAGACCGTCCGGGCCTGAAAGACGGGAGCACCTCCCCGTGAAGGAGCTTCGTGCCAGGGAATTGCTGGGTTTCTCGGTGGACGCCAAGTTCACCTTCACAGAGCTGAAGTCGGCTTTCCGAAAGCAGTCCCTGCTCGCCCATCCCGACACCGGAGGCTCAGGGGAGGCCTTTCAGGAGCTTCAGGCGGCCTTTTCTACGCTAGAGGGGCATGTCTCTGCTACCGGGGCTTCCGGGACCGACAAGGCCCTTTCTACCGTCGATGGGACACCTCTGGTGGAGTTGGGTCATGGCTACCCTCTCACGACGTCTGCCAGGACCTGCGAGACCTGCCAAGGTCGGGGGTACCAGGAGTTCACGAAGACCGTCGGATACGAGACTGCCACGTGCGAGAAGTGCGGAGGCGGTGGTCTCGTACGGTACCCGTGTCGCAAGTGCGGCGGTGACGGTAAGTACAAGCATCCCAAGACGGGTAAGGTTTCCGGGGAGTGCTATCTCTGCAAGGGTACCGGTTGGTTCTACCCAAGGAAGAAGAAGCAGTACTCCGCGCGGTCTGCTTTCGACTTTCTCCGTCGGGCCAGGTACATCCCCGGCACGGACAAGGTGGGGCAGACCTGCAACGCTTGTGACGGGCACGGTACGGTCGAAGTCCCCAAGAAGGACATCCGGAAGATCTATAACAAGTGCACGAAGTGTGCAGGCGTGGGTGAGATCGAGATGCGGAACCCCGTTATCCCCCGAGGGTTCCTAGCAGCCAAGGAGGGAAACTCGTGAGGAAGTCTAGAGTGGTGAACTGCCACATCGCGGCAAGAAGGCCTGATGAGATCTTGTTTACGGGCTGCATGATGATCGATCCCGAGACACGGGAACCGGTCGAGGTCGCGGTGGCGCACCTGGACGGTTACGCCATCGTCCCCCGCGAGCAGTTCAATGGCGTGCAGGCCGGTGAGTTGTTCCGGATCAGGGTGAAGCTCGACCAGATTCGAAAGCTCTGTGAGGGCTACCAGAAAGACCATTTGGAGGTCCCTGCGGACCGCATCGTCGAGATCTTGGATCGCGACTAGCTCTTTATAGTTGACTTGTCCACTCGCCTATGCTATATAGGCGAGGCTTGTAAGTGGGTTGTACGGGAGGAGAGCGTGAGCAGTATGGTGTACATCGTATTGGTGGTCAGCATCTCTACGGAGGGGACCATCAAGATCGATTCTTGCTGCCCCGGAGGCTTCCACACCCTGAAGGAAGCCGAGCACCAGGCTCGCCAGCTCAGCAGTATGGGAGAGACCGTTACGGTAGTCCCTGTGATGATGGGCAAGTTCACCAAGACTCAGCTAGGAGGTGAGTAGATGGATGCATGCTCCTGTGTCTATGTCGGGGACTACGACCCTGCGGATTTCACAGACTCGAAGGTACGCAAGGCTCGGAAGGAGCACAAGTGCACGGACTGCTCGCGGACTATCGGAGCCGGTGAAGACTACGAACACGTCTTCGGGGTCTGGGACGGGTCCACGCACACCTTCAAGACCTGCAAGGACTGCCTGAGTGTCCGTGACGTGTTTTTCTGCGAAGGGTACGTCTACGGAGGTCTCTGGGAGCTTCTGACGGAGCACTTCTGTGCTGCCCCGGATGTGGACTTCGACTGTCTGGTGGAATTGACTCCGCGTGCCCGAGAGCGCGTGTGTGGGATGATCGAGGAATGGTGGGAGGACGACGATGAAGACGAACCGCAAGGATCTCAGGAAACTGGCTGAGGGCCTCATGGGCGAGACTCTCCACGGGCCGGTTCCCCTGGAGAGTACGATGTTGCTGGCGGCTGGTGTGATCGAGCTTCTCGACGAAATCGAGGAGCCCGAGACGACCTCAGAGTCACCGGATACGTCGATTGACGTCTCCACGCTTGCAGAAGGCTGGGACCCGGATGATCCCGGTTACTGCTGCTCCGAAGAGATGGACAACCCGGACGGCGAGTACGTCATTGACGGAATGCCGCCGTACAAGGGGGGTTGAGGCGCAGATGTCTGAGTACGTGCGATGTCCGGAATGCGGGGGTTTCATCGACAAGGGGTCGTGTATCTGTGGGATGGCGATGGCCGTCAGGGAGGCGCTCAAAGACGCTTTGAGCATCGATGACGATGAACTAGACCGTCGTCTAGACGCAGGCGAGATCTACCCTATCGGCCGTGAACACGCGATGCCTGCTTCGGCGGATGAAGATGTCGTTGCTACGGAGGTGCCCGTCACGGTTGAGCCCTTCGAACGCACGATCTCTGACGAAGAGCGTGAGGCGCAGCGCAGGAGCTTTGCTTACGGGAACACCAAGCTGTCCAACGATGACATCACGCGAGAGCTGGTTGAGCGGGTGGCCGACGACCTTGCTCACGTCGACCGGACGATCACGGAGGACGAGGATGCCTAAGCCGGCTCGAAAGGGAGGCTACTCACGGGTGCAGTTCGACTTCTCTGCTCTACAGATGGAGAGAGTTCGCGAGATTCGAGAAAGTCTCGACATGTCTTCCAACGCCGAGGTGGTCCGTCGGTCGATCAACCTGATGTGGCTGTGCACGCAAGGGAAGCTCTACGTGAAGTCCGAGAACGGGACGGGCTACGCTGAGGTCAAGGTGTTTTGATGCCGAAGTACGACTACCCAAAAGAGCCCAAGAAAGAACAGATCGTGGCTGAGCTGGTCCTCACCGAGCGCGAAGTGGCTGAGATGCTCGGGGTCGACCGTAAGGACGTCTATTTCCGAGTTACCCACGAGATGACGCGGGAGCACCCTCCGTGGGCGGTAGCGAAGATTCAGGCAGTGAAGGTTGGATAAGGGAGGTTTGGTATGGGTACTGGTACGGTCATTCTTTTCGTTTTTCTTTACTTCCTCCCGACGGTTGTGGCGGCGGCACGCAAGCACAACAACGGAGGCCCTATCCTGCTGGTCAACCTCTTCTTCGGGTGGAGCGTAATCGGTTGGTTGGTTGCTCTGATCTGGAGTTTCACAAGCAACACGAAGGGGTGAATGGTGACTGGACCGTGAACTGATGTACTACGTCATCCAAGAAAACGTCTTTCGCGAGGAAGGCTATGACTCTCTCACCGATACCTTAGAGAGGCTCGGACTCGATTGGGAGGTTGTAAGGGTCTTGCCGTTCGTCGAGGAGTTCGAGTTCCAGACCGACCGTAAGGACGTTTTCGTGTTCGGGTCGTTGAAGCTGGCCCGGCTGGCGTCGAAACTTGGTTGGGTGCCGGGGGTGGTGCTGTCCCCGAACCACAACTTTCTAGTGTACCGGAACCATTACCAACACTACCTCCTCAATTTCGATTCCAACGTCTACCTGTTCGGTGAGGACTTTCCCTGGCCGATAGGTAACTACTTCATTCGTCCGTGTGGTGACGGCAAGGAGTTCAACGGAGGGGTCTTCAATATGACCTCCTGGATGAAGTTCCGCTACGATCACCAGCAGGGTGTTAAGGGCGGAGGGCTGGTTACGTCCTTGAGGGACGAGACGCCTATCCAGGTGGCCCCGGTGAAGCGGGTACGGCAGGAGTACCGTTTCTGGGTCGTAGGGGCCAAAATCGCCGCGCAGAGCTGCTACAAGCTCGGGGGCCGCCCGTTCTTCAGTATCGATGTTCCTCCTGAGGCGTCGTGGTTCTGCGAGAAGATGATCAACCGGTTCTGCCTAGCCCGGTCGTTCGTGATGGATGTTGCACTCACCGAGACCGGCTGGAAGATCGTTGAGTGCGGATGTATCAACTGTGCGGGCTTCTACAAGGCCGACATGCAGCGCTTGATAATGGCGCTTGAGGAAGAGTACGATGACTGATTTCAGGATAGAAGACGCAGAGTGTACGGCGGAGACGGAGACGGCCATTTTGGTGGAGGCTCCAGACTTCGACGAGCCTGAATGGATACCACAGAGCCAGATAACCGAAGACAGCGACGTGTGGCGGAAGGGAGACGATGGGGTTCTCATGGTTACTGAATGGTGGGCCGAGAAGAAGGGTTGGGTGTAGCGCCGTGGGTGAAAGACCAGAATGGGCTCCGGAAAAGATTTTTGTCTTGGACACTCAGAGTCTCGATCTTATGGATGCACAGTTCGAGTACCTGAGGCACGACAACCAGGGCGCTATGTATTCAACGATGCCAGGCCATCCTTGGCTAGTACTATGGAAGTGTCGAGAAAAGCTGGAGGCGCACGTTTTGGTCGAAGAGACCGGTGATGACATCGGCCCCTGGTTCCGCACTAGAAAAGAACTTCTTGAAAAATCGATTGAAGCCGCCGAGACCATTCAGAAAAGGATGAAGAAATTCATTTGCGAGACGGGGAAAGAGTTGGCCCGGCTGAACTTGGGAGAGGGTGTCGATGCTCCAGATCAAGAAGGGCAGTACGGGGAGGAGGCTTGAGATGACGAAAAAGAAACAACCTTGCCCGTACTGTGGGCGCGACACGAAGGGGAGTGGTGTAACGGCCAGAGAGGGGCTCATTGCGTGTCAGCTCTGCTGGCTCCAACATCATCCTCCTACGCCTACAAAGAGCTTCGATGCGATGATGATGCGCCCCGAAGGGCGAAATTTCATGATGCAGTGGGTGAAGGATCTGTGGAGGGAGTCAGAACTGCTGAGTGTGATTGAGGCGTTCGATACAGACGAGGCTCTGCGCTACACGAAGCGTCTCAATCAGCTCCTGGAGGAGCGCTCGGAAGAGGAAAAGGAGGGCCAGTGATGCAGACTGTGGGGAAGTTCCCGTTCCAGATCTCCGACATCGTTGAGCTGGAGATGCCCGAGGGTGCCGAAATCCTCGTCGTCGAGTCCCAGCCGGTGTATTCGCTAGCGTCTGCCGAGCAGGCTTGCATGTGGGCGCGTGTCGACACTGAGGCCCCGATGGAGCGTCGACGATTTCGCTTGTGCGGAACCGGACACCCTCTGAAGGAAAACGTGGGGGGCCACTACGGCTCTTTCCAGATGGCCAAGGGTCGTCTTGTCTGGCACGTATTCGCGATGGAGGGGGGTGGACGGTGAGTGATCACGAGTGTTCAAAGTGCAGCAGCACGAGCTACCCAGACGATCCTTGCGCATGCGAGCATCAACGCCGTAGGGAAGAAGAGCTGCGAAACGAGAACTGCGCTCTTCGTCGCCGGGTTGATCGTCTCCAGCGAGCGTGCGAATTCTTCGAGGAGCAGCTCTCCGGCCAACGGCAGACCATCGAGCGGCAGCACAAGGCGATAGGCGCTCTGGGGAAGTCCTACAACAAGCTACGGAGTTCGATGTCGAAGCTGGAGTTCGTTCAGGTCAAGGCCAAGGTGGAGTCGAAGTACATGTTCCAGGAGGGTCCTGGAGGGTATGTCGTCAACAAGCGTGCTGCGGGAATCATGGACGGCGACCCCTTCCTCGTCGGCAGCGAGGACCCCGAGTTGAAGCAGCGTCTCCATGAAGAGTTCAACGAGGGAAAGCACGACACACGTACTCTTCAGGAAAAGATAGAAGACGCAAAGGAGGGTGGAGATGGCGTTGAGGGTTGATGAACTGTTGAAGGTGCTCAAGGTTCTGCCGCCCGATCTCAAGATCGAAGTCGTTGGGTATCACGACGGAGAGGAGCACTTCAGGGACTGTGTTACTGGAATTCGGCACGAGATCCATTACCCGGAGGAAGCGAATGCGAGCGGGAAGGCCTACGTGGACGGGGCGCACCGTCTACAGTTGCTCATAGTCCATTCGGCGGAGACCCCTTGAATGCGTCTCCCTCCGAGCACCATATACCGCCACTACGGTTCTCCGTGTTTCGATATGCAGAAGTACAACGAGGTAGCCAATCGTAGGTTCTGCAAGCCTTCTGGTGGTCTCTGGGCTGGTCCGATCTATCAGGATGATCGTGGTAGGAAAAGGGACCCTTGGAGGGAGTGGTGCGAAGAGGAAGAATTCCACATAGAGGACCTAGAGGAGTATTTTGACTTTCTGCTCTGCCCGCACTGTAGGGTCAAGACCGTTCACAGGTACACAGATCTCTTGGCGCTGATCCGAGCTTACCCCCTCCAGGAGTGACAGGGTTCTCCCTCGTCACGTTTTCATAGACTTCGAGCGGATGCGAGAGTTCTGGGACGTTATCTACCTCACCGAAGAAGGTCAATGGCTCACGCGATTCGGTAATGCTCGTCAGCACGGCAGCGAAGGTGACGACGTACCTCCAGACTTGTACGGATGGGACGTCGAATGCATCCTAGTGATGAACCCCGAAGTAGTTGTAGAGGTTTGACGTGCGGTGGGAGCCGGTGGAATCGAACCACGTGCCTCGTGGAGGAGAGCGTTTACAGCGCTCCGTAGGCCCAGCCTGCCTTATGACGGCTCCCAGAATGCCCGTGAGTGGATTCGAACCACCAACCTCTGGACCCTCGATCCAGCGACTCTGCCGTTGGCCTACACGGGCATAGTGAGCAGGGGCGGAATCGAACCGCCGCATCCGGCTTTTCAGGCCGGCACTCTACCTACTGAGTTACCTACCCAACGGTGCGCGTGAGAGGATTCGAACCTCCAACATCCAGGTTCTGAACCTGGCGACTCTTCCGTTGGCCTACACGCGCAACTGCGGACGGAGAGGGACTCGAACCCCCGCGCCTTGGCTTAACAAGCCACCGCTCTACCAACTGAGCTATCCGTCCTTTGTGCGTCCGCTCGGACTCGAACCGAGAGTTGACCCTCATTTTGAGCGAGGCGACTTTGCCAATTAGCCTACGGACGCATCAGCAGGTGAGCCAGGATTCGAACCTGGACCTTCCGGATTTGGAGTCCGGTGCTCTACCAGTTCAAGCTACCCACCCGTTTGCGGAAGGAGGAGGGATCGAACCTCCGCGTCCTGGCGGACGACCACGGGTTAGCAACCCGCTGCTTTACCTCTCAGCCATCCTTCCGTGGAGTCTCGGACCCGACTTGAACGGGTGTCTCCGGGGTTGCAGCCCAGCGCTTGAACCAACTCAGCTACCGAGACCTGAAGGGCTGCACGGACTTGAACCGTGGTCGTCGGGGTCAAATCCCGATGTTCTTCCAACTGAACTACAGCCCTCTGGAGTGACCGACGGGACTCGAACCCGCAACCCCCGGAGCCACAATCCGGGGCTCTATCCAAACTTTGAGCTACGGCCACAGAGGAGGGAGAGGGATTCGAACCCCCACCACGGTACGACGCCGTGGGCTGCGATTTTCGAGACCGCCGCTATTGCCATTTCAGCCATCCCTCCTGTTTGCTGCTCAATTTTCAAAGATCTACGAGCAGCAAACAGCGTTGCTGCTTATTCCTTCACAACAATTCGAGCGGAGCCGCCAGGATTCGAACCTGGACCACGGGAGACCGTGCACACGCCGTTCCGGGGCGGGGCCTTACCGTTGAGGCTACGACTCCAAGCTCTGCGGGCCTAAACTAGGCCTACAGACTCGAATTCAAATAGAGATGTTGGGATAGCTGGGTAAACGAGGAGAGGCACCACCGGCGGGGAGCCGTGGCGGCGGGAGTGATGGTTGGCATGACTGTTTCTCGTCTCTTGCGTTTCATCGTTCTCTCTCCATCTGTCCGGGCGGGGAGATTCGAACTCCCGACCCCTTGATCCCGAATCAAGTGCGCTGCCAGACTGCGCCACACCCGGATACGGATCGCCCCTCTCGGGGCGCCGTAGGGGATGGGCAAGGTCGCATCTGGTAGTTTCTCTTCATCGTTCTCACCGTCGCAGTGTGCCAATATGGGGCTTCCCGGAGCTGCTGTCAAGAAAAAAGTGGTGAATCTGCGCTCTATTGACAAGACTACGTAAATGTACAAAGACGAACGTCATGGGGAAAAACTTGACACCCCCTCTGCACCTATGCTATAGGTGTTAGAGTTGTACGGGTTTCTGTACGGGAGGTGCTAGTGATGAAGACCGCACGAGGTTTGGAGCGTATCGCAGACATGATTCACCTACGCTCTCAAGGACGTACCATCGACGAGACGGCATTTCGTCTAGGACTTCTGCCGTGGCACGTGAGTTATCTCACGAGGTTCGTCAAGGTCTGCCTCAGCTCGGAAGAGCTGTTGTGGGTAGAAGAAGAGTCTGAGAGGTGGGGGTTCGGTTCGGTTCGGTTGGGGAGTTCATCATGGACGTCTTCAACACCTGCTACGAGGACTTCTACGTGAAATCCCGCGACAAGAAAAAGCGGAGCAGCCGCAAGGTGGCGTAGATGCCCAGGGACTGTATAGGGTGCGGCTACTGTTGCAGGAAAGCTCCCTGCAATTTGATCATGGACACGTACTGGGAAGTGGCCAAGATCGAACTCAGTGGTTTCAACGCAGAGATCATCTGGCAGGAGCAAGGTGGCTGTCCGTCTCTGGAGTGGGACGGAGAACGCTGGCGCTGTGGTTTTGTACTCCACACCAAGGGTAAGGAACTCACTCACGTCGTGAACGTGCTGGGTGTGGGTGAAGGCTGCTGTGCGAGCTTGAACACTTATCGAGTGGTCGGCCACGTTCCGACATCCGAAGAGCTGGAGGACGAGAAGTCCCTGCTCAAACAGATGGGTCCGAGATACGAAGAGCGATTCAACATGCAAGACAGGTGGGTAGACTCGACAACACCTGAGGGAGGAGATGGGGAGCTGTGACAATCGAGGTCAGGTTCAAACAAGACGAGTACCCGAAAGAGGGAGCCCTGTACTCTAGCGATGAACACTACAAGATTCATTCTGGAAGCAGCGAACCGGAGATCACGCGTGAGTGGATCGCAGAAGTTCGGTCAAAGCTCTCGAAGAAGCCCGACCCTCCAGACGGAGGTCCCGAAGTAGTAGTGGTCATGAATTCCGGCGTAGTGGACCGTTCCTACGACGGTCCTATGGGGGACTTCATTCGTGAACTCTGGGGTAAGGGCTACACGGGGGTCATTATCTCGGTACCGGGCGTTGGGAAAGTGCAAGGTTCCGTCAAGTCGCTACACACCGATTTCCAGGTCAACAGGAACGCAGCGGAGCTGCATGGGTCTTTCACGGTTGTAGTGCAGGCGGTTTCTTTTGACGATCTCGACCTTGGGCAGACTTTGCAGGCGCTCGGTTTGACTTGCCAGACGTGCAATCACTTCCCGCTAACCGCTGTCTCCACGGGAAAAGCTCTTTGCGAGAAGTGCGGGAGGACCTTTTTATTCAAGCCTTGTCGGGATCACCTCACCCCTACCTTGGCACGCGGTGAGTAAGGAGAGCTGATGTATCAGTGCGTGCAGTGCAGGCGAGTGTTTGATGCTGGCAGTCTCCATCTGACCAACGACAATCGTCACGCGTGTTCTCTCTCGTGTAAGGCTCTCTGGGACGAGGAACTGATGTGGCCTCTGAGGGGAACGTCAGGGGCTGCTTCGACTTCTTGGGGGCAGACGTCTTGGGTTGTGTCATCTGACGCGGTTGAGCTGGAAAGGACGGTGTTTGCGGTGTCTGGGGTGTGCATCGAGTCTGACGGTGTTTGGTACGATTCTGAGGGGAACGCTGTTGATCCCCCAAAATATCAGAGATTCGGCGTTGGGTGGAACGACGCTGCGAAGTTGGAAAACATTGGCGAGGAGGAAGACAGTGACTAGGGCAGAGATACTGGAGCACTTGAAGGAACTGGAAGAGCAGACGCAGGCCTTGTGGACGGAGGCCAACGTTACAGAGGAGGACGGCTGCACGAAGGGGGAGGCTCTAGCCATCGAGAAGGCCCGCCAGGCTCTCCAGGAGGCCGTTCGCGCGGTTGACGAGGGTGTGGACCAGGTGTTCTCTTCTGTACCCATAGACGTGCCTCTGGGGCTTCCCTATAAGAAGGCCCGGATGAGGAACGTTCGGCAGTTCCAGCTCGTGTACTGCTCTTCGTTGATCGCCCGGTTCGGGAGCGTCAACGAAGCCGCAAAGTTTGCGAAACTGGAGAAGAGCAACTTCAGGAGGATTCTGCGAACCGCGCAGACTGACTTGACCAAGTAGGAGGGGCATCATGCGGGGGAAGTTCATCGTACTCGAAGGGGCCGACGGAGCAGGGACGACGACACAGGCGATCAATCTGTACACTCTATTGACGACGTGTCTGGGCGGGGAGTCTGTGGTCAGGACCTGGGAGCCCTCGGCAGGACCGATAGGGACGTTCATCCGTGGAGTGCTCAAGAACAGCGATGAGCCGTGGCCGTGGAGAGAGATGAGCTACCTCTTCATGGCGGATCGGCTGCATCACGTTCGTGAAGAGATCGAACCTGCCCTGGAGTCCGGAAAGCACGTGATCTGTGATCGGTACTACGCCAGCACCCTTGTCTACCAGAGTGCCAGCGCAGAGACTCGGGAGGGCGCTGAGAAAAGGTTTTCTCAACTTCTCGACGAAATGTGGCGTGTGAATGTAAAGCGCGGAGTAGACCATCCGAGAGTACTGGAGCCTCATCTCTGGCTCTACTTGGCAGTTGATGACGTGAACGTACTGGCTGCTCGCAGAAGTGGACGTGGGGAGCAGGCAGAGATGTACGAGTCCGATCCTTTCCAGCAGAGGGTGGTGGAGATGTACGAGCACTGGCACGCCAATGCGTCGTTGAACACGCCCGACAGGATCGATGCGGCCCCTTCAGAGCTGTCGGTGCTGGAGGATTGCTGGGGGCGCGTGTCTACGCTGGCAGAGGTTGAGCCCTCAGAGGCGTCTACGGCGTTCTCGAATTTCTGTTCTCGGAGAGGTACTGTATGAAGCACGGCATGGGTGCCATGACCAAAGCGGAGCTGCGACGGGCGGAGATGAATATTTACGCTCGTAAGTTACGCGGAATCTGGTGGAAGAGGGAAGACAAGGACAACCCGTTCGATGCGGACCTCCTCGCTGTAGGTGTACGAAGGGTCGTCAAGAGAACCAGCGCGCGAGTCCTCCTATACACGCTCCCGGAGGCCAAATCGGGTACACGGCGTCCCGCGTTGATCGCCAAGGACTTCCGGAAGCCCTTGATCAGCAAGATAGGATGGCCGATCTACCTCAGAGGCGAGCTGACCCCGTGGACGCTTCCGGGCAGATTTGAGTACGACCGACTGATGGAGAAGGTGGTATGCAGAGAAAAGCATCAGGAGAAGAGCGCAGAGGGTTCGAGGCGTCATGCGAAGAAGGTGAAGGCGCTCCTGAAGAAACAGGAAGAGCGCGAGGGGGGATGCTCGAAAAGTTGAGCCCCCGGCAGCAGGACGTCATGGACTTCATGGTGTCCTTTTACGAAGCGAACGGCGGCGTCTTCCCTTCTCTGCGTGAGATCGGTGCCGAGATGGGCATTACCTCGACCAACGGAGTCAGCTGCCACCTGGAGTCTCTCCGTAGGAAAGGTTGGCTCCGTGGCCGTGACGGGAAGGTACGCGCACGCGGGATCTTCATGACAGTGGCCGCCCAGCGCGAGTACGGAATTTTTCGTTCCCGGTTGGACAACACGATCCTACGGCGCATCATGGAGTACATCGAGGAGTTTCCGGAGAGCGTGGCTTCCGACATCCAACGGTGTGAAACCCCGCTGGAAGGTGCGGCCCAGGTCATCAACGACATCGAGGACATCATGGAGCTGGAGTACTGAGATGATCGAGCGTGTCGTGTTCGACGAGGAGTTTCGATGCTTCGAGAAGGGTACGTATTTCGATCTCAGCAGCGGCATCAACATCCTCGTGGGGGATCAGGGCGCTGGTAAGACGACCCTCCTGGAGTCCATCTTGTTGACCTCGCAAGGTAAGAGGTCCGAGGTGCTTCTGAAGATGCGGAACCCTAGCCCGGTACTGGCCTACGATGCCGAACGCCACAACCCCCGGACGCTGTTCGTGGACGCCTTCTCTACGGCTCCTCGTGTCGCCCTCTCTACCCGGCTCATGTCTCACGGGCAGGCCATGAACTTCCTCCTGGAGGGAGTTCTGAAGAGCGTGAGGGACCTCAACCGAGACGGGCAGTCGCCTTCTCCTGTGGTTCTTCTCGACGAACCTGACATCGGGTTGAGTATCCGAAGTTGCTACCGGCTCATCGGTGCGCTCTATTCGCTGGCAGAGATCTCGGCGCAAGTTCTATGCGCGGTACACAACCCCACTGTGATCGAGCACTTCGAACATGTTCTCGACGTGGAGGAGCGTCGATGGCGCAGCGGAGAAAGGTTCATTCTTTCCCAGAAAGGTCCGTGGGACAATTCGCATCGACTTTAGCCTGTACACAAAAAGGCATGGTAGAATAATCCTGAGAGGAGGACTCCATGCCGGAAGCTGCTCGTAAATCAAAGGTCCCCCAGAACCCGTACACCAAGGTCGGTCTGGTCATCGGAGGCATCTTGACTGCCTTGTCGATGAGCGGCACCAGCCTCTTCCATGCGCTCGACGACTCCGACGAAGAGCGTGTGGAGCGTAAGACCGACAAGACGTACGAACTGCTCAAGCAGAAGGTGGAGTTCGAGGCTCAGAAGACGAGCTATCTCTACCACCAGCTGCAAGGGGTGCAACACAGCATGCAGGCGATGCGAGCTGCGTTGGATATGATTGCGTTGGGGTCGAATGCTTCTCTCCCGGAACCGGTCGTGGAGGAAAACCCCTTCAAGCCCGTCCGGGCTGCTCGGGGAGTTGGCGGGGGCGGAGGGAGCGGTTCCGGCTACGGAATGGGTGCCGGTGCTCTGTACGGCATCGCAGTATCCGCAGACGATCCTTTGGCCGGGGTGGACGAAGAGGCGCTGGCAGAAGAGGAAGGCTCTGCGGAGGGCCTGGACCTCGATGACGTTTTGGCCGCTATAGAACCCCCTCAAGCGTCTTCCAAGGAACCTGATCCCGAAGAGGAGCTTCCCGAACTGAAATCTCCGGAAGAGCTATTCGCCCCTCAGGCCCAGCAGCAACTTCCGGAAGACCTTGACGACGCTCTGTAGTTTATAATTCCGACGATCTTCGTGCTACAGTACAAGCTCTCAGGAGGTTAGCCATGAAGATGAGACGCATCGCGGAGACCGGAGCCCTGGGGCGCCTGGAATCGTACTACAAGCAACGCCACACGGCCCTGGCCAATGTGCTCCAGCAGAAGCTCGACTACTTCAACCCGCAGAACATCGGGGGCGCTCCTGGTGAGCAAGAGGCGTTGGGGCTCGACCCTTCTGGGTTTGAGGGGATCGGCAGTTTTGTTGTGGAACCCGTTCCGAGCCAGGACCCTTCGAAGAGCCTGGCGTATGTCCGTGACGAGAGCGGGGTAGAGATGCTCGTGGATACTGTGATCGCAGCGAGCCTCCTCGACCAGCTCCAAGCCGGAGCGACCAGCGAGGAAGTCTGGGACGTCCTCAGCGAGGCCAGCGCGGAGTCCGACACCGGAGCCATGAGCTTCGCCTCTGAAGACGAGAGGGCACAAAACCTCTGGGATCAGCAGTTCGTCGCGTCTCGTCGGTCTCCCTTCGTCCGCTAATACTTGACCTCACCTATATATTGTGGTATGGTTCCCCTGAGCATACGCACAGGAGGGCAAAATGTCACAATGGTTCGAGAAACCACCAACAATCTCGGGGGAAATCGGTACGGCGGTAGCCCGAACGCAGCGTATTTGGGTGAAGCTGTCGGAGGGTGCTGAGGCTGCCCCTGCGCTGGTGTTCTTCCAAGGAGGCGTAGCGAAGAGCGTGGGAATCCTGGGCTTCATGTACACTCACTTCCCTTCGGATATCTACTCTTGGGGTCCTCGGGTAGAACTGCCTCCGGATACGGAGAGCCCAGAGGTCACACTGGAAGAGGCTCGGACGAAGATGATGTCGATGACCGACAAAGGGGCATCCTGCCCTTGTTGCGGTCGTCTCGTCAAGCTGTACCGGCGCAAGCTCCACACCGAGATGGCTCTCTTCTTGCTCAAGCTTGTTCGAGCCTTCAAGGAGGAACCTCGTTGGTACTCCACCCGAGAACTCGTGCCGTCGACCACCAAGGCCAGCACCGACGGATCGTACCTCGTGCACTGGGGTCTGATCGAGCGCGAAGCTCACGAGAACGAGTCCGGAGCCAAGGCTGGCAAGTACCGACCTACTGGGAAGGGCATCCGCTTTGCCGAGGGGGAGCAGTACGTACGTTCCCATCTTCACCTGCTCTGCGGGAATGTGGTTGGTTTCGGTGGCGATGTTGTCACGATCAAAGAGTGCCTGGGCTCCAAATTCGACTACGAGGAACTGAAGAGCGGCCTTTCGCAGGGATCAGAGTCTCTTTAGGTTTCCGACCCCTCTTGTGGTAGGGTAGGCTCATGTCAGGTCTACTCAACGCATCACTGGTCCGTATCGCCCAGGTGGTAGGCGCCGAGGTCCCCGAGGAAGAGGTCTACGATCTGGATGCCGAGCTGGAGGGGGCGGCTGCCAACGTAGAGGAGCTGCATGCACTCCTGGAACAGCTCCGGGCAGAGCAGACCCTCTCTGAAGAACAGATAGAGGACCTGGAGATCCAGATCTGGGAGCTTCAAGCTCAGGTCGAGGCCTTGGCGGCGTGGAGCGGACAAGCCATCGAATGGAGCAACAGCCTCGCCACTACTATCAATGAGATCTCGGAACGTATGAATACCTTGGAAGAGGCTCAGGAGAAGAAGAGGGCGGAGCCGCAGTCTTACGTTTCCGAAGGTTCTCAATGGTGGGACGATTATCTTCGTCGAAATCCATACCCCTATCAGGTCGGTTCCTACTAAATAGTTGCGAAGTCCACCATCCTGTGGTATAGTACTAGCCTACAGGAGGTGATCGATGAGCAATACTGCCCCCCGTCTTTCCCGAATGACCAAAGCACAGCTTTTCGAACGAGCGCAGGAGTTCGAACGCCTGTACAACGAAGCTCGCGGAGAGCTTCAAACGGTCAACGCCCAGCGGTACAAGGAGCGGGGTGAACGGGATCAACTCATGAAAGATCTGTCAGCGATGAAAGACCGGATGCTGACGTATCAGTACCTGTACATCACTGGCGCCCAAGCATCCAAGCTCCGGAAGGATGCCGCAACTGTTGCGGGGCACCTCCGTGATACGATAGAGAGGGAGCGCGACGTACTGGTCAAGGTGAAGGACTCTCTTCGGGAGTTGGCGGGTCCTGTACGGATCTGTCCTCGGTGCGGGCATGTCGAACATCACCCGGACAACAAGAATGTCTTGTGTGCCGAGTGTCTGAAAGCGCTGAGTGTCTGAAAGAGCCGCCATCTTTAAGAGGACCGAATAGCTCTGTGCTACAGTAAGGTGCTTTGGAGGTCGACATGTCAAAGAGAAATCCTGGGACCTGGGAGCCGCCTGACCAAAAACCGGCCGAGTTCGCAGTCACCCACTCTGAGAGTGCGCTGGAGCGTATCCGCAACAGCACCTCCCCGATGGCATTCTCCGTGGCTGCCCAGCGAGCGCAGGCTGCCGGTTTGGAGTACGGAACCAGCGAGTACGTCCCTGCTGACGTTCAGCAAGGTGGTGCTCCATTCGGTACTCCGTCTTCTGGCGGTGGCGGCATGGGCCGCGTGCAGGCCAACTTCGACAACATCGTGGATGACTACCAGTACCGGGTAGCCCAGGCTTTGTACAAGTCAGGAAACCCCGAGTCCTCGGTAGAGCTTCCCGACGGGACCTTGGCCGAACTCTATCCGGAGGACATGGCGATCTTGTTCATCCGGGCTGGTCGCCAGATGGATCACGTGGACATCCAGACTTTCCGGTCAGTACGTGGTCTTGATGACACGTGGGGCGATATTCTCTACGAGGCCGGCTACTAGACCGTCTTCTTTAAGAACCCGAACACGCCGATGATATAGTATCCCCTATCGAGGAGGATACCTATGCGTAAATCGGGATTGACCAACGGCGCCCTCCAGCACCTTCAGAGGCTCGCAGGAGCCCCGTCTGACCCTCTTTCGCCCAGGGTGTCCTCGCGTCCGCAGAGAAAGTCTTTGTCTGCTCTGGTACCTCCCAGGCGCGCGTGGAGGCCGTATGAAGAGCAGGAAGGCGTTGGGTTGGAGGAAGGGTCCGAGGCGATCTCGGATGTCGAGATCGCCAAGGCCGTCATGGATGCCGAAGGGGCGAACGTTCTCGAAGAGTCTGCTGAACGAGCCGTCTCGGATGCACTTCACGAAGAAGCTCTTCCTGAAGAGAACCGTCGCGACGATCCGATGCTGAGCACGCTACCCGAGGAGCCTTGGGACGCGGATTGGAAGATTACAGCCAGGGCTCTGCATCACGAAGCAAGCCCTGCGGGTCTCTTGACCGACATGGGGCGCACCGTAGTGAACTTGGCGGGCCTCGAACAAGGGTACGACGAGTGGATCGACGAGGTCGGTGTTGCCTTGAACCAGCAAGGGTTGCAGGTTGGCCAGTTCGGCGCCGAACTGACGCGGATGCGGGAGGACAACTATACGCCGGAAGAGGCTGTTTCCGAGATCTTGGCATCCCAGGATTTCTAGGGGACGTCGATGTCCGAGACCACCTATCTCGTAATCCAGAGCCGAATTCAGAGAGGGGAGAACCTCTCCCTCGCTGGCAACTCGGATGGCTCTATCCGAGCCTCTGGCCCCAGTATCGTCCTCCGTCCCAGGGAGACCAAGTCGGTAGAGCTTCGGACGGTTCAGTTCGATCAGCTGTTCCTGGACACCTTGGCGACTTACGTAGATCGCGGAAAAGCATCTGCGTGGATTGACTCCTTGGGAGCCATCACCGTCCTGACCGCTTCCGACATCCGAGAGCTTCGTCGAAGAGACCTGACCGACGTAGTTGGCGGTGTTCCGGCTCATGCTCTTGTCGGAGCTGCGCATGTCGCAACAGGACTGACGCCGGGCGACGTCCTGACCGCGCTCACCCCGACGAGCTTCGGTTTCCAGCCTCCTTCTCTGTTGCAGGACCTACCGTTCATGTCCGCAGGTCGTAATAGCAGCATCACCAACAGCTATCTGCGTGGTGCGGGGGGCGTACCGACGAACATAGGGGGCTTCCTCCTCCCCTTCAATGCTACTATCATGGCTATCAGTGCCACCACCAACGGCACTTTTTCCTGGACAGCAGAGGTGCGCAAGAATGGAGGCGCTTCTCCCATCACTTCCCTGAATGTCGTGGGGGCTTCGAGCGGGTACACTGGGCTCTTCTTGAATATCAGTGTTTCTGCGGGAGAAACGATTCAGATGTACTGCAACGGCACGAACATCAATAGACCGAGCATGCTGGTCTTCTACAAGAGGCGATAGCCAATGGCCGTTCTCCTCACCACTACCGGAACTCTCAATCCTGTCGTTCTCACCGACTTGGGCGGCCGTTCGTTTAGCCACCCTACGGTCAATTTCGACCTGACGGACAAGGAGTTCACGGAGGACGAGCTTCGGTACTCCGCAAGCCTCCAGGAAGCAGTCACGAACGGCTGGGTGACGCTGAAGGACCAGAACGGCAACACGTTGACCGATCTGGGGGATACGGGAGCCCACAACCACTCGATCAACGACGTCACCAACTTGCCGACGGTGTTGAGCGGGAAAGCTGACACGCCTCACGCTCTGGTGGGTGCCGATCACTCTGTCAGCGGCCTGACTCCCGGACATGTCCTAAAAGCTCTCACTCCGACCAGTGTGGGGTTCGCACCGGACGTGGCTGGTGCGACGGGACCTACGGGTCCCAGCGGACCGACTGGACCTAGCGGACCTTCCGGGCCGACCGGTGCTGGAGCTACAGGCGTTACCGGACCTACAGGTCCCAAGGGTGTTACAGGAACTACCGGGCCTACCGGAATTGGCGCTACGGGACCCACCGGACCCACCGGGGTAGGTGCAACCGGACCTACCGGGGTGACTGGACCTACCGGTGCAGGAGTTACTGGACCTACGGGTTCTACTGGTGGAACGGGCTCGACCGGAGCGACCGGGGATACAGGACCTCCTGGTCCCGTAGGCCCTATCGGGCCGACAGGCGTTACCGGTAATACCGGTAATACCGGTCCTACAGGACCCACGGGTGTCACGGGTGCAGGCGTCACGGGACCGACTGGACCCACGGGCGTAGCGGGGTCTACAGGATCTACCGGGGCGACCGGTCCGACCGGAGCCGGTGTTACGGGCGCAACAGGCCCCACGGGGGCAGCGGGAACCCCAGGGGTAACTGGTCCTACTGGATCTACCGGTCCGACGGGAGCGGGCACCACCGGGGTGACGGGTCCGACGGGAGCTGCGGGTTCGACCGGTCCGGCAGGATCGACGGGACCTACCGGACCTGATGGGGCAACCGGAGCAAAAGGTGCAACCGGCGCGACAGGGAGTTCCGGGTCTACCGGGCCGACCGGACCTACCGGAGCCGGCATTACCGGTGCGACCGGCCCAACAGGATCTACGGGGCAGCCTGGTGCAACGGGTGCTACCGGAGTAACCGGACCTACTGGAGCCGGAGTAACCGGACCTACAGGGACCACAGGGAGTGTCGGTCCCACAGGACCTTCAGGCGCAACAGGTCCGACAGGGGCAGGCGCAACAGGTCCGACGGGACCGAGTGGCGCAACAGGGTCTACGGGGAGCACAGGGCCGACCGGTGCCGGGGCTACCGGACCTACGGGTCCGTCAGGGGTAACGGGGTCTGCGGGTGCAACCGGGGCTACTGGAGCTACCGGACCCACCGGATCAGGTGCTACCGGAGCGACGGGACCTACTGGTGTTGCGGGTGCAACCGGGGCTACTGGATCTACCGGTTCTACAGGAGCAGCGGGCGTTACGGGTACAACAGGCGCTACCGGTCCGACTGGCGCTGGAGCTACTGGACCTACAGGCGCAACAGGTGCAACGGGAGTTACCGGTCCGACTGGCTCGACGGGTCCAACCGGGGACGAGGGTACGACAGGTGCCACAGGCCCCAGGGGTCCGGTTGGTGGTTGGACTATCGAATACCAGTTCTCTACAAATACATCTCCTCCCCCGAGTAGCGGTTACCTGAAGCTCAACAATGCGAGCCCCGCGTCCGCAACCTCTCTGTATGCCAGTGATACAGACCGGCACAGCACGGATGTGGACCTCACGCTCGATGAGATCGGCGTTGGCGACTACGTAAGGATTTTCCGTACAGACGGGACGAACGCGACAGCGACCTATGAAGTTACGAGTGTAACCGATAGCGGAACGTACCACACTTACGGGCTGACCTATCTGTCGAGTTCTGGAACTTTCGTCAATGACGGAAACATCGGTTTTAGCTTTGCTCCGCAAGGGACGAAGGGGGACACGGGAGCCACTGGTCCGCAGGGTCCGACCGGTTCGACTGGCCCCACAGGTGCGACTGGCGTGACAGGACCCACCGGAGCTGGCACAACCGGGGCCACAGGTCCTTCCGGTTCTGACGGCGCTACTGGCTCAACAGGCGCTACAGGCCCTTCCGGTGCTGACGGTGCTACGGGGCCTACAGGACCGACTGGAGTGGGTGCTACGGGAGCGACAGGGGTCACGGGAGCCGCAGGACCTACAGGTGCGACTGGAGCTACCGGGGCTACCGGGGCGGCAGGGAGCTGGACAGTTGGGGCCACGGGACCTACTGGGGCGTCATCAGGGGACCTTTGGTACAACACGACCAGTGGTTGGCAGGAGATGATGTCCTACGACAGCAGCAGGAGCAAATGGCTCAGTGTTGCTGAATGGGCGATTGGGTGGGGAGAGGACTCAGCAGACGGGTCGCTTCTCCGTTCCTACGGAGTGAACACACCCGGTGCCGGTACCGGGATAAAGATTCCGAAGAATGCAACTATCGTGGGTGTTTCGGCCAGGTCGAGGGCGGGTAATGCCAGCAAGGGTTTCACGCTCAAGAAGAACAACGCTACGTCGATACATACGTTCTCCTTGTCCAGCAACGAGTACAAGGACATGACGCTGAACGTAGACATCGCGGATACAGACTACATTTGGCTTGAGGCAGATTCCGCAGGCGCAAGCACGCAGGATATTGTGGTGGTTTACTGGGTACGCTGGAGGGTGACGCCATGAGTGGATTTTGGGTGAGGCGAGTCCAGTCCACTGATTTCCGGATTGGCGATCTGAAGAATACTCTTGTTGAAGGTAGCAACGGCGAGAGGGACTTGCACGACGGTAACTCGTGGGAGGAGATCGCGGCAAGTTCTGATCTTTCGGATGCGTTCACCAACGACGATCTCGTCAAGCTTGACGGTCCGGGCGGGAATCCTGTCGCGGAAGGTGACGAGTATCAGGATATGGCCGAGGCGCACGGAGAGGCTCATGGACCGACCGGTCCAGACCCTGTGCCGCTTGCGACCGGCCCAACAGGCCCTTCAGGTCCGACTGGGGTGACGGGAAGCTCAGGTGCGACAGGTGTAACTGGCCCGACGGGTGCAACAGGCAGCGACGGTGCAGCGGGTGCTACGGGGGCAGTCGGCCCGACGGGGTCCGCAGGGGCAACCGGTGTTACAGGGGCCACAGGTCCTTCCGGATCAGACGGTTCTACGGGGGCTACTGGGCCGACAGGTGCGACTGCCCCAACGGTTGACCTTGCTGTTGTACAGGCTCGACGTACGACCTCATTCACCATCACCACGAGTTGGCAAGACGTGCCGCTGGATGTGACGGACGTAGAGTCTGACGACTCTGTGATTGAGCACGACGACACGAACACTGACCGCATCCAGATCAAAGAGGACGGGATCTACGAGGTCTCCTTCAAGGTAGTTCCGGACCTCGCCTCTGCGACATACGTGACTGTGACGGTTGAAGGGCGCATACGGCTGAATGACACGTCCGTGGTTCCCGGTTCTCAGGTGCTTGAGGGGAGCTGGGCCAACGGGGACGACATCATGGACGAGGGTCTTGATGTCTGCGTGATCGATGAGTTCAGCGCAGGAGATTACCTGACCCTTCAGCTCATGTATTCCCAGGATACTCCTGACTCGATTGGCACACAGAGCGGACTTATCGTTGTGGTTCGTAAGCTCGACGGAGTGACTGGCGCCACGGGTCCGACCGGGGCCGCTGGCGGTGGTCTGTCGAAGTTGTTTCAAGGTGTCGACACTCAAGGTGGCTTGACGATTACAAACGTCTCGCAGGTCATTGAGTTGGATTACGAGTCAATCAAGGACGACCACTACGCGCACAGCACGACGGTGAACCCCGGCGAGGTGACTATCCTCGAAGAGGGTTGGTATAAGATCTCCGCCATGATGACTGTCGCCAGCCAGAGCGACACGGGTGGGATTCGTGGTAACCCAGAGCTGCATATCGAGATCGATTCCGGAAGTGGTTGGGTGGAGCAGCCAGATCAAATGGGCGGTTACGTTAGAGAGAACTCGACAGAGGCACTCTCTACGTCGATCACGGGTGTCGGACTGTTCTACTTCAACGAGAACGACAAACTTAGGCTGACTGTATACGACACGGTGACTGACGAACCTGATGAGGCCACGCTGGCGTATTCGCAACGTCTTGTCATCGAGTATATCGACCGAACAGGATCTGCATCTGGAGTCGTGTCGAATCTCAAGGACATCGGGGACGTCAGTGCTAACGCACCGACCCTCGGCAGCAAGCTTTACTTCGACACAACAGATAGCACGTGGAAGGTGTCGAATCTGCCGGTTAAGGCATACACGAGGACCTATGGCACTGACTGGGCACCGACTATGACCCAGTTAGAGGCGCACGGGCCTGCCGCGTACTTCAACACAGGCATCGCAGCTACGAGTCATGTCGGTAATGGCACCGTTGCGTATCTGAACGGAATAAGTGCGACCGCTGGCGACTCGTATACAGCGACGGACAGCGGCACACTGACGGCGGGTTCTCTGCCAGTTACTCCTGGTACGGTTGTGGCGTGGAATGGAAGTGCGTGGATCTACGTTGCGCCGGGTAGTTCGTCTGGTTACGTGCGCGCGGGCATTCGTCTTCAGTTGTCAACAACCACGGCACTCATCAGTCCCTACACCGACGGTGTCGATGACGGCAAGATCTTCGCTTTTGATGATACCGACTTGACGGGCGTCGAGACGACGGCTGACTTGACCTTCACGCTGCCAGATCCCACTGATTGGCCGAACGATAAGATGTTCCGAGGGCCACTCTACGTGGGTAACTTCACGGGCGAGAATGCCCTGACCATCGACATCGAGGATAGCGGGTCGTGGAGCGACGGCCTGGAAAAAGTCGTCCTCACGGAGTCCTCTGAGTCGGTGATGCTGGGCGTTGTGAACGGAGATCTGGCCCAGAAGTGGCTGAGAATCTCCTCCGTGCAGCACTATGAGCAACTGCGCAGAGCGGCTACTTGGGCTGCTGCCAACTTCTCTTCAGCGGCTGGTCTTCCGTTCGATACCCAGGATCGAGCGGGCAATGACGCGCTCAGTGAGTGGGCGGTAACGCCGAATCCGTCGAGGGTGACGTTCAACTTCACAGGATTCTTTCTGATTGGCGGCTTCGCCAATATCGACAGTACGGGTGGCTCGACGTGGAATGTCGAATGCTGGCTTCGCAAGAACGGGACGACCGAGGTTGCTGGAAGTCGGATTCGCACAGGAAACTACGGTGGAGAGGATCAGGCGTTGACGCTGACTCCTATCCTGGTCGAGGTAGAGGATGGTGACTACATCGAGTGGGTGTTTGATCATACGTCGTTGACGGGTAGCCTGTACTCGGCAACCTTCATGGTGAGCAAGGTGTACTGAGATGTCAGAACTCTACCATTACGACAACTGTACGCAGGCCCCTTCTTTGGGGGAACTCGAAGTAGAAGTCGAGGCGCAGATCTCAGTACAGCTGGCCGCTCCTTACTTCAGCTACAACCCCGATGAAGATTGGTTGAAGATTTGGTTCGAGGAAGCCTTGTCTGCGGAGCAGGAGGACGTTCTCGACGCTATTGTCCAGGATGCTATCGATCACAACGGAAGCTGGCACAGAGAAACTGGTTGTGTGTACCTCGACATCCTTTTCAACGGTTCCGCGAGTCAGAAGTGGATCACGAAAAGGGAGCGCATACACTTCAAGTCTGAGTTTGTGAACGTTCCTGCTGTGGTCCTCTCGAATCGCAGCCAGACCGTTGAGGTTGCTCAGAGGGATACGGCGTTCTTTGATTATGAGGTGCGTGTGCGCAACACGAAGAATGTATCCCGCACGCCGGTTACGTTCGACTGGGAGGCAAAAGGATGACGTTGCTGGGAGATAAGCTGTACACTGATTCTCTGCCGATGCACGATTGGCGTCACCCTGAGAAGTGGCAGAAGAAGCCAGAGGGTGGATGGACTGAGAGCCAGGGTCTGGTTTCTGGTGTTACGCGCACCTCTGGTCAGCCTCTTCGTATCACTGTGACCGCTCATGGAGTGTCGACGGGTACGAATGCCCGTTTCTCTGGCGTCGATGGTGATCTTGGTGAAGAGCTGAACGGCAGGACGTTCATCGTGACCGTCGTGGACGCTGACACCATCGATCTTTCGTATTGGAAGATCAACGCTGACAAGTCGATCACGGAAGTAGACACTGACGGTGACGATTTCTCGGCCTGGACTAGCGGCGGAACGATTGACTTCAACGACTATGACAGCGAGTGGGACTTGATCCCTATAGAGATGCTGACGCTTCAGGGGGTGGTAGGGCAGCTGATCAAACTCGAAACCATCGAGCTGATGATCTCCAACAACGCCGATCTCCACAGCCCGCTGGTTGTTTCGTACTACAAGAAAGACGGGTCGCTCATTCGGCGCACCATCTACTACAGCCTGGACGACTTCCTCGCCAAGTTCACCGAGTTCAAGGAGATCTCTCCCGCTCGTTACAACAACCCCATCGAGGTCCATACCTACGAGTTCGGTGAGATCATCTACCTCCACCTCGCGGACACGCCCGCCTCCGAGTATTTGCCTTACATGAACAAGTTGACGCTGAGAATCCTGGATCACCAGCCGTACGACGCGAAAAACAAAGACACGGGTCAAGAAGAAGACCTGGAGTACTGCGAATCGCGCTTCCCCGACGCAACGTACTACGTCGATCCTGAGTACCAGGGGTAAGGGGTGCTCTCACTGGCGATGATCGTGAAGAACGAGGTGCGCACCCTGGAGCGCACCATTCAGGCGGTTCGCGAGCACGTAGACGAAATCGTTATCGGGCTCGATGTAGCATCCTCAGACGGAACGAGAGAAATCGCGGAGAAGTGGGCGGATACGCTCGTCGACATTCACCTCACCGAAGAGCTAGAACTCTGCGGACCCCTCAACGGTGAGGGAGACTGGGGTTTCTCGAATGCCCGGAACAAGGTTTTCCGTGAGTGCCATCCAGACTCCTGGCGTTTGGTCCTGGATGGCCACGAGACAGTTCTCAACGCATCTGGGCTGACAGATGCCATCACAGAAGCAGAGCGCGCAGGGTGTGACTCTGTGGAGGTGCTTGTGCTCTTCGAGCCAGACGAAGAAGGGGTACCCCAGACGCGTTTCGGTTCTGTGAGGTTGATGCGTTCAGATGTTCTGTACAAGAACCCTATCCACAATCTTCCGGTGACGAAGTCGACGTACAAAGAAAAATTCGTCAGGGTAGAGCACCGGAAGTGCGACCAAGACCCTGAGTCGAAAGCGGAGCGTGACCGACAGCGCTCAAAGGCCAACATCGAAGCGTTCCGTAAGAAACTTCGTATCGACGGAGACGACGCTCGGAGCTGGTTCTACCTGGCGACGGCCTACAAAGAGAACGGTCGGTGGGACGAGGGGCATCGGGCCTTCATAGAGTGCTTGAAGTTCAGCGTATGGAATGAAGAGCGCTGGCACTCCAGGGTGGGTGCGGCAACGTGTCACAGTAACCTGGGGGATATCGACGCTGCCCGGAACCAGTATGTTTTGGCCATCGAGGAGTATCCGGAGATGGCGGAAGCGTACTACTATCTCGGAAATCTAGCGTACAAGCAGCAAAGGTACCACGAGGCACGAGTCTGGTTAGAGAGGTGCGTCCAGATGGATCAGCCTCAGTGCAAGCTGTTCGTGAACCCCAAGATCTATCAGGTAGATCGTTACGACCTCCTGTCCATGACGTACAACCATTTGGGGATGTTCGGTGCTGCCGTCGAGCAGGCTGAAAAGGCCTTGAAGGTCGGTGCGAACCCTAGAATCCAGAAGAACGTTCAGATCTGGAAAGAGTGCCTGGAAGAGAGGTCCGTATGAGCGTCCAGTTGACGATCCAGAACTTGACCAAGAACGTACTCTCCATCGACGGAGAGTACGGTAAGCCCAGCGTATCCGTGGGGGCACTCCAGACAAAACCTGTGAACTTGGCTTCGCTCCAGTTCGACGACCTCTTTGTAGAGACGGTGGCGCAGTACACGGAGAGGTCTCGTTGTAGGGTTTTTCTGGGGTCTGTGGAGCTGACAGCGGCCAAGGTCAGGGACCTCAAGAACAGGGACATCACAGAACTGCTGGAGGGGACCGTGTACTCGTTGACCCCTTCTGGAGACGGGGACTTCGAGACTATCCAGGAAGCGGTTGACGCCATCACGGATGCCACCGACGACAACAGATACGTCATCGTCTTGGCCCCAGGGTTCTACGAGATAGAGTCGTTGGTCCTGAAGAGGTACGTGTATCTGTGCACAACGCTGAGCTTTGGTCTCAGCAAGTCGACTGTTCTGCACGCCACCTCAGGTCACACCGTAACGATGCCCATGCACGATTGTGGGATCGTAGGGATCACAATCGAGAACAGCTCTTTCAGCACTACTGATTCTCCGGTTCATGTCATCGATGACGGTCTCGGGGCGGGTGACGAGTCGTTCCTTTCGTACTGTTCGTGTACTGCGATGGGAGGAGGTCGCGGTATCTTTGTAGATACGCTGCCTCCGGATACGAACGTTCTTTGCGTCTTCTGCGGCGTGGACAACCCGTCCGGGGGAGATGGTTACTATCTCGACGGAGGGGGAGCGTTCGTCATCAGCGGAGGTACAGACGGGAACGCCGACACGGGTGCCAAGCTCCGTAACGGAGCTACGTTGATCGCGACAAGCGGTGCTGGCATCTCTGCCGACATCTCAAGCGGAACAGCAGTGGACGCTGATGCCAGTGTATTCGCTGCGGTGGACTGCCTCATTGATGGGCAGAACGGCGTCAAAGCCACTACGGGAACTGCGGTGTTTGCTGCCAGGATGATCAATCTCGGCGGCATCCCTGGGACACCGGTAGACATCGATGCGACCTCTTTCATGATAGAGGGAGACGTTGCGCTCAACGCCTTTGGAGGTCCCGGTTCGGCCCCTTACGAGAACTGGGTGGTCAACGGGACTCTAGTCAGGATGTGGACGGGCACGTGGGGATCTGGGACTGTGCAAGGCACCGATCAGCGGCCCCCTAAACCTCCACACGGGTATGAGTTCTTCGCCTACGATACTGCTCCCGGTGGCGGAGCTGGAAATGGCGTCACGCTCGTGTACAACGCCTTCTTGCCTGGCTGGGTAGACCCTGCGGGGACCGTCATTCCTTAGGAGGTACAGATGACTCCAAAGATCAAGAAGTCCGACGTGAAGAAGATGCTGCGGTCACTACTCCCTTCGAAGGACGTCGACGGGGTGTCCAACTACCCCTCTTCCCCTTCACCGAAGGAGGTCATCTTCGATACCCAGGCCGAGGCTCTGAAGGTCTGGGACGGCTCGTCCTGGGTTGAGGTCGCTCCGTGAGTTCTCGTATCCTGTTTTGCGTCACTGGGAGCAACGCCTGGTACGGGAAGCTTCTTCAGTGGGCGATGCGGACGAACGTCAACCACTCGTTCATCCTCTACGAGTCCAAGGAGTGGGGTGGCTGGTGGGCCGTTGAGATCAACGAGCATGGCGTCAGGAAGCTACCCGTGGAGAAGCTCGACCGGATCAACTACATCGAGTGCTACGAGTGCAAGAACGACCTCTGGCCGGCACTCAGGACGATCACGGACTTCGTCGGTGCCAAGTACGATTGGCGTGGGCTCCTCTGGGGGTTGTTCAAGTTGATCGTCTTCCGTCTGTTCGGTAAGACGATTCTCAAACCCGTTCACCGGCACCACAGACTGTTCTGTTCTGAAGGTGTTGGACGTGTCATGAAGGCTGGCAAGCTTCCCGGAGCGGGTGACGTAGAAGGGCTCGGTCCGATCCCGGATACAGAGAAGTGGAAGCCTCCGGAGGTCTCTCCTCTATACCTCCAGGTGTATTGGAAAGCCAGCGAGTACTTCTTCCGCACCGACACCCCTCCTGGCGTTCCTGTCGAGAAGTAGCCTTCCCCTCTGACTCTTTCTTGTATATTATGGGTGTGATCTGTCTACTATAGAGAGGTGCCCTTATGCCAGATTTCGAAGAGAAGGTGCTCGAACGTTCCGATCTGACAGCCCTCATCGAGACCTCGACAAAACCTGTTTTGGACCTTCTGGAGGCATCAGTGCTTCGTGCACTCGGGGTGGTCACGAAGACCATCGACGAGGGTCTGACGGAGGAAGAGGTACTCCACGCCGAGGCTTCCATCTACGAAGAGGTGATCCGGACCTGTCTTGCTCGCTCTATCCAAATCGCGGGTGAGCTGAAGGACAAGGGGGACGAGGCCCGTGGGGGTCTCCTCGCGTTGTCCTTGTGGGAGGTCGTGTGTGAGCTGGGTTTGCCAGGAGAGGTTGATGTCGCAGAGGAAGATAAAGAGAACCCCTCCGAAGGCTAAGCAGGTACGTCAGCAGGCCCAAGCCGCTCTGAACCAGCTCGGAGGGCTGCAAGACCTACCTGACCTCCTCCGACGGGCGCTGGAGACCAATCAGAAGCTCATGGAGCGTATCGCCCACCTCGAATCCATCAACAGTGCTCTCGTGCAGGAGAACGAACGCCTCAACACCGAGGTCAGCGCGATTCTTGAAGAGCACGAAACCAAGATCGCTGCACTCGAAGGGAGACTGGAGCCTCTAGAGCTACGGTCGTTGCCCTATGGGTCGCAAGCAACAGGAGCAGTCGATGCGAGCGACTAACCCCTATGTCCACGTTCTCGCTGATCCGGAACCCATGGGTGACCGAGGTCAGCTCATCTGTGAGAAGTGCCTCCTCGAAGGGCGAGAAGAGCTAGAGGTGTGGGAGAACTTTCTGAATGGGTTCATGACCACCGATGCACCGTCCATCCCAGGGTTCTACCCGACGGTGGTCCGTGTGAGGGACAAGGAAGAGGAGCGTATCCTGGAGGCCAGGGAGGCCAAGAACAAGAAGGGTGCCTGCGTGTGGGTGGACCAAAAAGTACGAGGTCGCGTCATCCGCAGGTGGCACCTTCCGTACCCCAGGCCCTCAATGCACATCCAACTGTACCTAGATTCGGAGGCAGGAGAATGATCCAAGAGACGACTTTCCAGGTCAAGACCAGCGACAAGTTCGGTCCCAACTTCTGTGCCGATGACTGCGAGCACCTCGTGCAGTACACGAAGTTCCCCGAACAGAACATCTGCAAGCCCACGGGGGCGATCATCGAGCCTGACCATCACGGCAGACTTCACCGTTGCGACCAGTGTCGCTACATCTTCGACCCCGAGGAAGTCCCTGAGCGCTTCTGGAGTCCTATGAAGGGGGCGGTGGGTTGAACCGACTGCAAGCACTGTTCGAGCGCCTACAGTCCACCTACCTCGACGAGCACGGCAACCCACGAGAACTCCTGTACTCGGAGATCAACGAAGCACTGGAGGGGGCCAAGGTCACCGAGGGGGAGATACTCCAGGGTCTGCGTCGGGTCGTGATCGCTCACATCGCCGCAGGTACCGTGGTCTACGCGGAACAGGGCGGTCCGGAGATCGTGGAGACTTCGCTCCAGCTCCAACCGGGACGCGAGCTGCTGGGGTTGTACAACGCCATCCTGGAGGCCCAGGGGAGGCTTCAGGCAGAGGAAGAGAGGCGAGAATGGCTGGAAGCTCACGAGAAGATGATCTCCGAGATGTTAGAGCGTGGTTGTCTTTCCCAGGAGCAGGCAAGTTCACAGACGTCATCAGAGTCCCCGAGCACTGTTTCGACGAAGACGGAGGACTCCTAGAGAGTGATGTAGTGGAGTACGTAGAGGAGTGGTTCCTGGAGGACCTGGGGATGTCCTACGGGGCCGTTCTGAAAGATGAGGAGCCACCGAACGAGCCGAACATCTTCGACATGACCCCACAGTCCTGGGTGGACTACCTGAACCGCCTGGTCGAGCTGGACGTGTCTGCGGTGGATGACCTCATCGGTAGTAGAGTTCCCTGTAACGAAGTCCTGGCCCGTGATCCCTACGTACAGGTTGTTCAGACCGAAGGTAGCCCCCACACGTTGATCGGGTTCCTGGGGGTACTCAACGGCTTCCTAGCCCCACAAGGGTACCAGGTGCTGGCGGTGTTCCGGGACTCCGACGATACCCTCCAGTGCTTCACCCTCCGTAAGCTCTAGATCGTTTTCTGAAAAAATTTTAACTCTGCGGGACTCTTAGAGTTTCTGGGTACACGCTTACCCTGGGGTGCACGAAAGGGTCAACCTTACAGAACCCTTTCTTGTATGTTAAGGTAAAAAGGTACATTATTCGGTATACGATGCAACGTGTTTTCCGATCCTTTCAGAGAATTACAACTGAGTACATAAAATCCAGCTATCTTGAAATTCTGTGCTCTTTGCGCTGTTTTCGGGTCCCCGCCAGGCTTTCGGAAGATCCCTTGCTTCGCAAGGAATCTTCCTCCAGCAATATACAGATCTGCTAGTATTTCTTAGACTTTATGATCATAGGATCTTATTGATCACGGAAGCTATGGATCAAACGTTTGTAGAAACTTGCCATATCTATCACTTTTTCGTCTTTCGATCTTCATTTTCGAACTTTAAAAGACCAACTCGTACTGGGGTAGAATGGTCCGCGAAAAGTTCCGGCGCGTGTTTGTTCTTCCGGAGGTTGCGGGTAATGGCGAATGGCGTAGATAAGTCCGGGGACTGGAAGCGTTGGATGGAGCGCGAGGTAGGCGAGAAGTCTGACAAAGCCGTTGTGAAGTCTGAGGTGAAGCGCTTGGACGAGAAGATTGACGAGTTGACCGGTAAGGTGGGCACAAAGCATCCATGCGAACAGGAAGCGAGGATCGCTGGTGTGGAACAGTTGAGTGTGCGAAACCAGGAAGCCGTGCAGAGTATGTACAAGTGGTACGCGAGGGGGTTCGCGGCAGTCATTCTCGTGCTGCTGACGTCTGGGGCTATGTTCGTGTGGTACCTGGCCGGGCTATCTTACAACCTGGAGGCGAACAACAAGGTTCTTGAGCAGGTCGAGGATCGTCATCGGCAGGAGGACTCCGCGAGCAGGATCACTGTGACGGCCATCGAAGACGCTGTACGAAGGGCTGTCGAAGACCGCTAGAGCTAGATCCTCCATGCCTGACGTTGTATATTAGGGGTATGGAGAAGCTCAAACTCTCCCCGCGCTGCAAGCTCTGCGCTCTCTTCGACAAGGACGTTGCCTTGTGGGAGGAGGCCCATCGTCGTGTCCTCATCCTGGGGGAGAGCCGTACGCAGGTAGCCGAGTGGCTGAACACGAGGCTCGACGTCCTGAACGCCGGTCACGACCCCGCTGACATCGAGAACTACATCACGCCGTTCCACCAGACCACGGTGTACAACCATTTCCGCAGCCACGTCATCTCGGTCGAGGAGATGGAGCAGGCGCTGACCGCAGGCGTCCATTACACGCAGAAGGACTTGCGTCGAAACGATCCGAAGGCCGCTAGCGCTCAGGCGGCGAAGGCTCCTTTCTTGACGCTGTCCTCTCCTGCGGAGACGTCGGAGGAGGTTGAGGACTACTGCCGCATGCAGCGCTTGGTGTCGGCGGCTGAGGATCGGCTGACCATGTACAACGGCAAGCTGCTCGCCAAGGATCGTGCGGAGCAGGACCGGCCGGTCGACCTGTCAGAGATTCAGCTCTTCCAGAAGCTCATCAAGGAGCTGATGGGGATGAAGAAGGAGCTGGCGGTCCTTCAGTCCTCGGAGGCCATCGCGGGTGCCGCCCTTCAGGAGGCCATCGAGCAGATTGTCAATCTCACCGTGGGGTCGCTCAAGGACGTCCTGATAGAGATGCGGTCCAACATCGCCAGGGAGTTACCAGGTTCGTCTCTACCTCAGCAGATGGAGGGCCTGGTCTTGAACACCGTGGGTTCTGCGCTCAAGGACGCCATCCCTGTCGTCTTGAAAAACATTTCTAAAAAGTACAAGATAAAATGACTATCGTGAAGAGCTTCAAGAGAGACCACGCGGTTCGTGATAGAATGGGGAGACCCATTGGCAGGATCGTCCTCCGGGACGACTCGGCCTACGAGGAAGGGGAGCCCGTGGACGTGGCGTTGCTGACGGTGCCGGTTACGGAGATCGCCAAGATCAAGGCGCTCGTGCTCTACCTGGACGGCCACCCCTACAGGGTCCCGGAGGATGTACCCGACGCCCGAATCATCATTTCCATGGGCAGGCATCGCGTCAACAGCTTCATGCTGGAGCCGGTCAACTTATGAACGACCCCAAGAACCTCGATTTCCTGGACCGTATCACCAACAACATCGATACGTCGTTGATGTCGAGGACCGCTGGCGGACTCTCTGGTCCGGAGGTCGACTACTTGAGGACCCCGGCACCGAACATCGTCGAGTGGGTGACGGGGGTCGATTTCTGGAACATGCCGTCAACGTTTGATCACTCGCGGCAGTACCAGATCATGCGCGACGTTTTCTGCACGCGTTGTCCGATCTGCAACTCGATGAAGCCCGAGGACATCGACTGCTGGGGGAAGTCTCGCATCTACCTGGAGTCCGAGACTCTGCTCGTGTGGAACGAGCGCGCCCAGGACTTCGTCTGTCCAAGATGCACCCATACCCAGCGGGAGTTGATCCGGGACCGGATGTTCATCCCGTACAACGAGATGATCGTCCTGGCCGGTATGCGTAGCGGCAAGTCCTACCTGGGTGCGCACATCGGAGGCTACTACGAGCACTTCCTGTCCACGCGAGCCATGTTCGGTCATGGCTACCTCCAGCGGATGCTCAAGCAGGCTGCTGCGGAGTGGTTCGAGGTCACCTTTGCGGCCAGTACAGCCACGCAGGCTGCGCAGACCATCTACGCCAAGTACCGGGAGATGCGGAAGGGCTCTCCGTGGGTTCAGCGGTACGTGTCCTGGGTTCGGGGGTTCGAGGAGCGACAACCGGCCGGTTCAGACATGTGGACCTACCGGACCAACGACGACGCGGTCCTCGACGGGTGGGCCAAGGTTCGTTACAACCGCATCGCGTCGGATTCTAGAGGTGTCGCCGGCAGGACCCGTATCGCGGCATCCATTGACGAGTGGGCGCGTCTCTCTGATACGGAGGGTACCCGTTCGGCCACGGAGCTGTACCGTGTGCTCAACCAGTCGTTGAAGACGATCCGTGCCGCCGTGGACCTCAACGATCTTCCGGCTTTCATGGGTCTGATGATCAACGTCACCAGCCCGATTTCCCAGGATGACCCCGCTATGGAGACCTACAACAAGGCCTCTGATGGGTCCCTGAAGCGCACCTATGCCTGGAAGGGTCCGACCTGGGAGTTCAACCCGCAGATGCCTCGGGAGGTCTTCGACGAGGAGTACGTCAAAGACCCTGTGGCGGCCGAGCGTGACTTCGGCGCCAATCCCCCCAACGCCGAGTCTCCTTTTGTCGACGACCCCAAGAGGTTCTGGAAGAGCGTCGACTTCGAGCGCAAACCCATCGCGACCTTCCAGTCGACCTACCTCACGGACCCCACGGGCAAGGATTACGTGGGATCGGAGCTGGCGCACTGTGCGCTCGACCACACCAACACCTACTACATATTCGGTGATGCTGGGTTGACCTGGGACTCTTTCGCTCTCGTTTGTGCCCACCCGGAATGGATCGATGCCAGCGAGTTCTCGAACGCAGAGGTGCTCGACGAAAACGGAGTGCCTGTCAAGAAGCCCCAACAGTCGCCTCCAGGGGCGGGGCGGGTAGAACCCTCCACGGGTTGGGACGTGGTGTTCGCGGAGCAGATGGGGAGTTTCATGGGGGCCAACATCCCCGTGGGTGCCGACGGGGCGATGATCAAGGAGTCCCAGGCCAATCGTCGTCGAGCCATGACCGCCATGGATGTTCAGAACACCGGGCGTATCCCGTACGATCACATGGGGGAGATGCTGTGTACGGTGGTTGATTTCGCGCTCCGCATCGTCCCCACCGTGGACCGTGACATCTGGTTCAACTCCGTGGTTGATGTCGTGGAGAGCTTGCAGAAGAAGATTCGGATCGGCGGAGTGGCGTTCGACCACTGGAACTCTGAGTCCACGATACAGCAGCTACGCACCATGGGTATCCTGGCGCGCAAGGTGACCTTGAAGACCGAACACTTCATGGGGTTCCTCCGGATGTCCTACAACGGCCGTGTCAAGCTGCTGCCTCCCGATCAGAGGGACACGGTGGGTCTCACCGACACGGGTGCGCTCGTCATCGGCACCCCTCAGGAGGAGATGCAGCCTTCGTCGGTAGCGCTGGTTGAGCTGCTCAAACTGACACGGTCTCCCGATCTGCGAAAGTTCTACAACCCCAAGAAGGGGCAGATCAGAGGCAAGGACTCTGATGATCTCGCGCGTTGCTACGTCGGCGCGCACCACCTGGTGCAGGATTCCATCGTGGACGAGATGGCGAACCAGAAGCGACGTATGTCGATCCGTAAGCGCCAGATCGCTACAGATTCCGGCTCGGTTGGCCAGGTCTACCAGGGACGCGGTCAGTGGTAGGTCTTTAAGAATCCCAAATCGAGCGTGCTATACTGCCCTTGTGTTTCAGGGAGTCTTCTCCCTATGACAGGATTGAAAGGGGACGAAAATGGATCTCTACATCAAGGGTCTGGCTGCGAATGTTAGCCTCTCCGGGGATGGCGGCGTCCCCAGCATCAGCGTGTCGAGCAACGAGACTGATCAGGTCGCGGTTCGCGAGGTGATCGGCAATCAGCGTTTCTGCGAGGACGCGGCGACCTTCATCACGGGCGGAAAGATCGAAGTGCGCGTGGGGAGCGCCACGGGCCGCATCCTCGCAGCTAGCGAGATGTCGGCGGTCCAGGATGGCTCGCTGTACGATCTCGATCAGGACGGCGTGGTCGACCAGTCCGAGAAGGGTGCCGGCGCGGTGCAGGTCGACATCGATCTCAAGGACACCACGACCGAGTACGAGATCCAGCTGCGCGGGACGGGCTCCGGGTACTTCCTTCCGACCCGGTACGTCTACGTGTGCACCGAGGACGACTCGCTGGTCGGGGACGCGACTCTGAACCTGGCTACCACGAGTGGCGGTACCGATCTGCTGAACGCCCAGGGTGTCCTGGTGGACGCGGCCGGCGAGGGCTTCTACACCAACGTGACTCCTCCGGTGGCGGCTGCGGCGATGCTGGCCGACAACGCGACTCTGTACGCCAAGGTCGCTGGTGCCGACAGCGGCACTTCCGGCAAGATGAAGCTCGTCATCGAAGGCATCTTCGTCTAGAAGCTGCCCCGTCTGGCTACTTCCTGTATATTACGTGTAGGCCCTCTTGTGCGCCGAGGAGGTGTAGGTGGCCAAGCGTAAACCGGTGGAAGTGATCAAGGTCGACGGAAAGTCTCGTCAAGTTAAGATCGAGCAACCTCCTCCGTGCTATAACCGCAAGGAACCCTACTGCCGACCCGACCTGTGCGGGGAGTGGTTCGGCACTTGTCAGACGGAGGAGCATGATGATCACTCTGGATGAAGCCATAGAATCTGCCAAGATCTCAGCGGGCAAGGACCGTATCCTGCGTCAGCAGCACTATGAGGATCTGCTTCAACAGCTCTCCGAGGAGGAGCGCTACCCGTTCACGATGGCTCTCGCGGAACTCAACATCGGTCCGCGTACCGGGCACAGGGAGGCCTCGGAGGCTGTCCGGGATTTTTTGTCTTCGAACCCCGTTTGTAGAACTCTTGTAGGGGCTACGGGTCTCACTGAGGGTGACGTGGAGGGGAGGCTTGTCTACGCCGCCATGCACAAGGACGCTCAGTGGTGGCAGAACGTCAAGGACAAGGTCAAGGACTGGTGGGGTACCGGTGCTCCTGAGGGGTACAAGGACTATGCGGGTGAGGTTTTTCCCTACAAGGAGCCGGGTACGGAGGAGATGTACTCGACGGAGCCTGAGGAGTTCGTTGGCGGTGGCGTGCCGCCGATGCCAGCACCGGAACTTCCGGTACCCGTACAGGAGGAGCCTGTGAAGGAACCACGTGTCCCGGTCGGTGAGCCAGAGCCTGAGGTGGTGCCGCCGTTCGAGGAGGAGGCTCCTCCGGCGGCGTTTGGCGACGTCAGGGAGATCCCCGAGATGATCCCCATCGAGTCTTCGAACTTGGAGCAGGTGGGGTACGACCCTGAGGAGAACCTCCTATACATCATCTTCAAAGCCAAGCGCAACACGCCACGGACCATGTATCGGTATACCGGTGTTAGCGCTGACGAGTTTGAGAGCTTCTTCACTGAGGACTCGGCGGGCAAGTACTTCCACCGGGCCATCCGGGGTACGAAGCCCTACACGGGTCCCATCGATCCTGCCACGTACGGTCTCTAAAGGGACGTACTCCAACTTTAAGAATCCCAACGGATCGTAGGGTATACTTGCTCCTGCCGTGAGGAGTGAGGTATAGCTATGGCGTTTTGGCCCTACCCTGCGGGGTATCCGACGGTTCTCGACAATTTCTCGGTCGCCCAGATCGACAACGTCGACATCGTGTGGGCTAACCACCCTAATTCGTTAGCTTCTGCTGTCATGGCCCTCCAGGCCAAGCTCAACGTCGACAACTCGCTTGTTGTCGGTACCGGAGGGCTGGAGTTCGATCCTCTCGGGAACCCCTCGAATCCGGGGACTCCTGGATCTCCTTCTCTCTGGGTGGACAACTCCAGTGGTCCCGGTTTCCCCATCATCTACACTGATGATCTCGGGAATAGCTACGATCTCCGGACGGCGTCCTCGGCGGGATTCCTCGGTTTTGGGTTCACGTGTCCTCCAGGGATGGTCGTGGGGGAGTTGGCCCACATCAACGGTGCAGATACGGTGACGTGGGCGGACGCCACGGCGGGTCTGCGCGCTGACGGCATGGTCATCAATGTGTACGGGGGTGGCACGACCTGCGACATCGCTTATCGAGCGGAGGTTGCGGGGTTGTCCGGCCTCACTGCGGGGTCTGAGTACTATCTGGGGGACGCGGGGGCTGCTGTCCTGGAGATTGCGATCCCCGGTACGGCCACGGTGAAGCAGCTCGTTGGGGTGGCACGTTCGACTACGACTTTGGTGGTGAACCCCACCTTGGCAACGACGGTGTAGGGAGGCGCGAATGACGGTCAAGAAATTCAGGGTCAGCTTCGACGGGTTGCCGGATATGTTGTTGCATGACGACAACGGTACTCCGATGCTACGTCTCAAGGTGTTCACCCGTTCCGGTTATCGGAACCTCGACATCCACGCCGGGGAGATCGTCCGTACGGAGGACGACCTGGTGAAGGCTCAGCTGGAGCAGTATGCCCCTCCACGGGTTCCGAAGCTGATGGTTCGGGCGCAAGGTGAGCCCGAAGCGTCCAACCAGTTCTACGAGCATGCAGATCACGCAGATCTTCGGCCTTTCGAGGTCGTGGCGAACAATCTGACCCATCACATCGAGCTGTAGTGGGCCGGAGAAGAATTCCAGGAGAGGAGTAGCAAATGGTTCTACCGCTGGTAAGGCCCTCAGGGCAAGTAAGGAATTTCATCGAGGCCACTGACGTCCTCAACGCGCGTAGTCTGGATGCTTCGTCTGCTGCGGCGTTGAACATCGGTACCACCAACGCCACCACGATCACCATCGGTCGTACCGGTCAGGAGGTTCAGTTTCCTGGTACGGTGACTCTGCTCGATAGCAGTACTCTGACCGTGAACAGCGGTACCGTCCAGTTCGGTGACGGAGACGGCGATACCATCACCCTCGGCGGTGCGTACGATACGGCTGTTGACGTCGTCAACATCGGTACTGCCGATGCGAGTGGTGACACTGATGTCAATCTCCGTGTCGACATGGATGTCGCACAGGACAAGAGTGTCTTGTTCGACCGTACTGCCGATTCGGAGTCTGTTCTGATCCTTCCCGACTCTGACGATGCTCCTGCCAATTTGGCAACGGGCGCTGTCCGAGTTAACGGAGCGGGCGCTTTCCAGTGGTACAACGGTGCCACGTGGCAGACTGCTGGAACATCTGCGGGTAACAGTCTCCAGCAGGCGTATACCCAAGGGCAGGACATCCTTGTCGCGGCTGGGACGGGCGACCTTCAGTTCGAGCTGACTGAGAATACAGCGGCGAAGCATCGTATTACCACGAACAACGCTCTCGAAAGTGACTATTGGGATTACGAGACGCCGGCAGCCGATCAGTTGAGCGTGAATGCGGTGCTGGAGGACATGACGGTCACGGCGGCAGGGACCATCACCATGACGGCCCCGACCGTCGACATCGAGTCGACCGCTTCGACTATCAACATTGGAGCTAATGCCGTCGCGCAGACGATCAACATCGGTACTGGCGCAGTGGCGAACACTCTGACCATCGGCTCGACCAACACGACGACGACGACGACGATTCAGTCTGGTTCTGGAGGCATCGCGCTCAACGCAAGCGGCGGTTCCTTCGACTTCGATTGCGATGATGCAGCTATGAACATGACGGCTGGTCCGTTCACGATCACGCAGGATGGCGGGACCAATCATGCGGTGCTGATCGACAACAGCGCATCGCAGGCTACATCGCTCGCGCTGACTCTCGAAGGGTCGAATCGTCGTATCGGAACGATTGCCGACGCTAGCAACAGCGAACTGGTCGTTGGGTCGTTTGCTGCTTCCGGTACACAGGGCGCAGACAACAAGATCACGGCGCGCGTTCTCGGTAGTGCAACCTCTGGTGCTGCTCTGATGGAGGTGGAGTCGAAGAACGACAACTCTGGAGAGACCGCCACCACAAAAGTATTCGCGGATGCCTCTGCTGCCGCCTACGCTGCGGTCGAGATCCAGAAGGACAATGACGGTACCGTTCGCATCGGTGACAATAGTGGGACCAAGCAGTTCTCCATTCAGGGTGCTGCTGCCAACAGCGGGATCTCGGTCACTGGTGGAGACTTGAGTGTCGGTACGGTTACAAGTGGCGATCTGCGCTTGTCCGCTGGTGGTGACATTTACCTCGCGGACACTTCGACGGCGCAGGACATTCAGATCGGCTTCCGCGACAGCGGTACGCACACAGGCGCTGATGATGCGTCCGTGCTGACCGACAGTGCACAGGATTGGGACACTAACGAACTTGTTGGGCTGAGGGTGTACAATACTACGGATGGCTCCAGCGGATTGGTCACGGCGAACACTTCCACTACGGTTACGGCTACCCTCTCTGGAGGTGCGCAGAACGATTGGGATACTGGAGATGCGTACTACCTCACGTTTGTTGCCGGTTCAGGCTCTACACTCACGGCGTATCTGGATGAGGGCACAATCACGCTGAAGAACAGCGCACTCAAGATCAACGGACCCGCCACGAGTAATGATGGCGCGGCCTTGATCGTCGACTGTAGTGACAACGCGGGTATCGCCATCGGCCTCACGGGCACACAGCGTACAATCGGGACGGTAGCTGATGCCGAAGACGATGTGATGATCGTCGCCACCTACGGCACCACCACAGTGGCTCCTCGGTTGAATCTGCTCAGTCGTGTTCTCACGGGTTCTGCTAACGATGCGACCATCAATATCGGTGCGGATTCCCAGGCATCTTCTGATGCGGCAGCGGACGCACAGGTCAACATCTACGCCCAGGTGGACGGTACTGGTGATGCAGAGGTCAATATCCAGGCTACCGACGCCGGTATCATCAATATCGGTAACGCCTCGAACGCCAACGTCGAGTTCAATATCGTCGGTAACGGAACAGCTTCCAACATCTCAGTGACTGGCGGTACGCTTGGGCTGTCCACGGCTACCAGCGGCGACATTACTGTTGGCGCTGCTGGCGAGATCACGCTGGATGACGGAAATCGAAGCGGCAGCACCTACAGCACCGCAATGAAGTTCACCGACACGAGCGGTGAGTGGGACACCTTCGAGACGAACTTCGGTGAGGTCAGCCTCATCAATGCGGTCAACCAGGCATACGCAAGTGCGGGGGCTGTCGGTCTTCAGGACGCCTACGAGGACGACAACACCATCGCGGCGACTTCGGCCAATGGAGCGATTGCGTTCTCTGTGGCGGATACACAGAATGTGGACGTCCTCACCCTGACCCAGAACGATGATACCAACGATAAGCATGGGTTGGTTGTAGACAACAACACGAACAACGGTGCCTCGGTCTACCTGTCTGGTACGTCTCGCCGGGTTTCTTCGGTTGCGGACGCTGATGCCACAGATTTCATCGTCGCGAACTACGGAACGGATAGCAGCTACGTGCCGAACATGCAGGTCGGTGCGGTTACTGTTGGTACTACAAGTATCACTCCTCGTTTGACGCTGGTTTCCAACGGTAGCAACGGAACGAACAACAATGCCGAGATCCTGATGTACGCCCATAGCGGCGGTACAGGTGACGCACAGGTGCGAATCCAGGACGTGCAGGACGGTGAGGTTAAGATTGGCGATGCCGCGCATTCAGTGACTCTCGATGTGAATGTTGACAGCGCCACAATGGACCTATCGAGCGGGGCTTTCACAGTTACAGGGCCGACTTCTGGGGGTAGCGGTTCTCTGAAGGTCATCTGTGGCGACATTAGCGGTGACGCGATTCGGCTGGGGGGAACCTACTCCAACATTCGCCTTGTTGCCAGTGCCACAGATGGTCCGATCATGACGATTGCCTCAAGCAACGATGCGACCTACTCGCCGCAGTTGGACCTGATCGCGCATAACCGGGCAGGTGCTACTGCGGGGAACGCTTCGGTCAATCTCATTGCCGATGCTAGCGTTGTCTCAACAAGAAATGCCACGGTAAACATTGCCGCGCGCCCAGGATCTACCGGATCGGGTGCGCTCAACATCCAGCCGTCTGGTTACGACGCTGCGGTTAGCATCGGCCACGCTGGCAGCGGCACAAGCGTAGCCATCGCAGGTGGTTCGGCTTCTTCCTTCCAGACGACGTCGGCCAACCTCACGCTGGGTACGCTGACTAGCGGGACGCTGCTGTTGGCTTCTGCGGGAGAACTCACTCTCAACGATCAGCACCTCTCTGCTGCCATCCCGATTTCTGAGTCGGGAACGACCGGGCTGGATGCTGCCTTTACTGCGACCTCTATCGTTGGCGCTCTCAACGAGCTGAAGGGTGGCGCTACCGACGAGTACACCTCTTGGTACGCGCAGCCGGACGAGGACCTGACGGCAGGTCAGCCTGTCACGGCGTACAACTCGGGGACGAATGGAATCATTTCGGTTGCGGACGCCAACGATGCGAACAAGAAGTACGGTCTCTGTGGTGTTTGCGTGACCGGGGCCACCACGGCCAGCGGTGACGATGCTGAGATCGCCACCACGGGTGTGGTCGACGTTACTTCGAACGCTTCGGAGACGTGGTCGGCGGGTGATGCGGTGTACCTGGACACCAACGCCGGGTGTGCCACCACGACCGCTCCGAGTACGTCGGGGGATGTGGTTCAGAGGTTGGGTTGGGCGACCGGTGATTCCGGTGCTACCACTTCGCACGAGATCGTTCTGGCCATTGGCGAGCCGACCCTCGTCTAGGCCAGAAGCTCTGAGGAGCTTTCATGGCTGACAGGTACCTCTACGGTTCGATTTCTAGTCCTTCTGCCGGGGAGTTGACACGGGTCCGTCTCGCTGAGTCGGATCGTGCGCTCCTCGGCGGTTTGGTACGAGGTTCTGCTTCCGTCGATCTCGGTTCAGGAGGCGCGGTCGAGCTAACGGGGGTCGCTACTTCCAAGTTCCTCGTCGACAACTCCGGTTCGAACCTTGAGCTTGGGGTTGCGGGCGGCGGTGCTCAGAAGGTCGAAATCTTCTCAGAGGGGACAGGCGCTGATTCGATCAAGCTCGGTACTTCAGCCGGTATCGATGTTGGTTCGGGCCTGACCACTTCTTTCAGTTACAACAATACCGAGGGCGCGGGTGAGCTTCTGGTGAAGCGCAACAACGTGACCCTCTTGACCTTCAACCAGAGCGGTGGCGTCACTTTCGACCTTCCGCTCAGCCAAGACTTCGACGTGACCGTCTCGAACGGCGGTGCCATGAACTTCAACTCGGGTTCCGGCACCATCTTGTTGGCGTCTGCGAGTGGTACAGTGGATATCGATGCCGGGGCCAATTTCGATGTCGACGTCGATGGCTGGATCGGTTTGGATACTTCAGGCACCGGTACCATACTACTTCGCACCGTAGACGGTCTAGTTAAGCTACACGCGGGAACCGATGCCTCTTCTGTTGCAAATGTGGAACTGGATGCGGGGGGTTCCATTCTACTAGACTATCGGGCTAATGATACTGGTACCGAGGAATTCACGGTTAGTAGGAACGGTACGGGTGTTCTCACTTGCAGCTCTACGGGGTCGGTAGCTGCGTACCCTGTCTCGGGCCAAGATCTTATTCTTAATCCTTCTGGGGGTGGTGATTGCGATATTCAAATCGGAGTGGGTGGAGGAGCTTTTAAGATCTCTGGTAGCGATGCTTTTGCGCTCGTTACGCTGGGGGGTTCTACGACGTGGAACTACGGGGGCAGTTCCGGTTCGTTTTCCTTGCAGCGGGCGAGCGGTAATATCTTCGCGATCACCACAGCAGGGCAGGTGGACATCACACCTGTCAGTGGTCAAGACCTGAACCAGACCACGGCAGGTGCGGGTAGCATCACTCTCACTTCCGGAGATGATTTTTCTGTTGATGCAAACGACGACCTCACGCTGACCTATGATAGCGGGGACTCTACTGGAGATTTTTCTGTTGTTCGGAACTCCAATACGATTCTGAGCGGGGACCACGCAGGGACTCTCAAGATTCAGAGACGCATCGTCTTCCCCAGAGACGGTACGGAACTGGCGACGTACTTGAACTCGACGAGCAACTATACGGTCATCCTTGATCCGTCATTCACCTACTCGTTGACCCATACTAGCGTCCTTCAGGTTCGAGGGAACACGAGGGTCATGGGTTCGACCCGCTTCGGTTCGACAGCTACGGTAACGATCAGCCTGGACACCAACAACGCCAACAACTACTTGGAGGTCACTGATCAGGTGATCTTCGAGAACGTTCGGTTTGCTTCGTCTGCGTGGGACAGCACCACTTCTTCTCCTCCCTACGCCATCAAGTTCTCGTCAGGGGCGCAAGGGAGCATGGTGTCGAACTGCACGTTTGCTGCCAATCTTCGGGTGAATCCTGCTGCTACGGATTGCTGTCTGCTCTTCTTGGACGACGTCGAAGACCTCACCATAGCGAACAACAAGGGCATCCAGTGCTCGGCCAACTGGTTCGTTCGAGGGGACCACACGGTGGGCCGGTGCTCGAACATCGACATCCTCAACAACCAAGTCGACAGCTACCCGACGAACAACAGCTCGGCGGGTGCAGGTATTTTCATCCCGCAGGACTCCTACCGTTGGTTGATCACGGGTAACTACCTGAGAGCCGATACCGGAGGGGACGTGGACGATGGCTGTTGCGTCTACATCGAGTCCGACTCAGGGCTCGACTGTGGGCGTCACCTCATAGAGGGGAACCATCTCGAAAGGGTCTCGAACTCAGGGGTGAACACCGCTCCGCTCGTCTACGTGGGTCAGCCCGACGTGACCATCAATGGAAACTACCTACATGGCCGTAGGATCGGTTTCGAGACCACGGGGACGCCTACAGAGGGCTTGGTCGAAGTCTACGCACCTCGTTGTGGGATTGTGGGGAACGAGTTCGCTCTGTACAACACTTCTCGCGTTGGCGTACTCGTGTACTACATCGACGCGAACAGCGATGAACTCAAGGGTACCGTTGTCAACAGCAACCGCTTCACCGGTATCCACGGAACCGCGACTTCTGACGGACACGGCATCTACCTCCTTGAGAGTGGTGCCGACCCGGCGACCTACGCTATCGGGGGGAGCGCCAACGGCAATTTCTTCGATGGTGACGACAAGAGGTACTGCCACGGCCTAACGGCTGAGACGGGAACAAATGGTAAGCCCGAACTGTGGTCGGTAGTCGGGAACTCCATGTACCAAGACTCGGGATCGAATGACGGTATGTCCGAGACCGCCACGTCTTCCCAGTGGGGTACTTCTTCGGTGGTAGCCAACAACGCCACTCAGTCATGATAGGGGTAGATCGGGAAGGTGTTCTTGTATATTAGGGAGTAGAACACTTTACCCAAGGAGAACGCCATGTCTGACAAGAAGAAGCCCGACCTCACCCCTGTCGAAGACAAGCCCAACGACGAGAATCCCACCACTGAGGAGCCGGTCTCTCCTCGTAGGGCCGTCGTGAAGCTCAACCGCGCCCATCGTGCGGAGGTTCGGTTGGCGTACATGACCATCACTGAGGCCGAGACTCGGTTCCGCTCGGCCCAGGATGCCATGCGTACGGCGCAGACCAACGTCATGAGCGCGAGGGACGACTCGGTGAAGGTCCAGCAGCAGATCCTGCGGGAGCTGAACCTGTCGCCTGACAACCAAGTCGACGTGGAGCGCCTCGTGGTCGTACCTCCGCAGGGAGAGAGCTACGTGAAGGAAAATGGCTAATTTCGTTCCGACCCGTCGTGGGGAAGTCTTCAAGCCCCGCATCGTCTCTTCAGACCCCTCTTACGGTCGCAGGGAGCTAGCGGCGAGCGTTCTACCCAAGAACGCCACGCTGGCCCCCTCTGCGGGCCGTCGGGAGGCCGCAGGCTTCTTCGGTGGCAACATGCCGATGGGGGTATCTCCGTACCCGTCCGGGGGTGGTGGGAGCGCCATGTACCACATGCAGCGCCCCTACATGCCTGGAGTCGAATCTCCTGACCGAGTCCAGTACCCGAAGACTCGTCAGGAGGCCAACAGAGCCTGGCGACTGTTTCACGAAACGGACCCCATCTTCGGGACTGCCGTGGACATGTATGCCGAGATGCTGGTCAGCGATTTTGACATTTCTGTCGGGGACGAGAAGAGCCGAGAGATCCGGGACACGCTGGAGTACATGTGCCAGGTCTCGCATCTCATGGATCGGTTACGATATATAATCAAAGAGTACTTGGTCATGGGGGAGGCGATCCCTCACTGCTTCTTTGATGACAGCCTCGGTATCTGGACCTACATCGCCATGCACAACCCGGACTACATCGACGTTGTCGATGCTCCGGTGGTCAACATGGACCCGATCATCAACTTCGTGCCTGACGAGGAGCTTCGGCGCATGCTCGCGGACGGATCTCCCGAGGCCAGGGAGTTCCGGTCGAGGTTGCCGGCGGAGTTCGTGTCCAAGATCATGGCACGGCAGAAGATCCGTCTGTCTCCGTTGAACACCACGTTCATCGCCAGGAAGCTTCATCCCTACCAGGTACGGGGGACTTCTTTGGCGAGCAGGATGTGGCGGATCTTCATGGTCGAGGACGCGGTGTACAACTCGACCATCGCCACGTATCGGCGTCATGCGGCGCCGGTCAAGGTGCTCAAGCTCGGTGATCCCGCCACGGGGTGGATTCCCGCTCCAGGGGCGGAGTCGAAGCTCTTGGAGATGCTCAATAGGGCCGAGGTCGATCCTCAGTGTTTCGTCCCCGAGACGCTTGTTACCCTCGGGGACGGTTCTCAGCGCCCCATCGGAGACTTGGACATCGGGGACGAGTTGCTCGACAAGGACGGCGCTCCTTGTAGCGTGCTTGCTCTGGAGCGTGAAGGTACTGATCAGCTTGTTGAGATCGATGTGGTGGGGTCTCCTTCTATTCGGTGTACCCCGAATCACAAGTGGCCTGTGTGGGGAGGGCCACGGACGTGTTCATGCGGTTGTGGAGAAGTCATCACGGGAGGGAACTTCTCCCCCGGTCATGGTACGCATCCCGGAGGTTACCGCTACCAGGAAATGCCTGCGGATGCCCCCAAGAAGACGCAGACGGGGAAGGTCCGTTTTTTGGAGGGCTTTGACCCCTACCAGAAGCTTCTATCGACCCAGTTGCGCCCTGGGGACTACTTGATGATCCCTCGCCGGTTTGAGGAGAATCGTCCCGAGAACGTGACGCGCGAAAAGGCGCGTCTGCTCGGGTACTACGTCGCGGAGGGGAATACTGTTGGGGTCTACGAGCGGGAGGACGGCAGTGTCCGGAAAGGCTTTGAGCTTTCCTTCGGTGCGGACGAAAAGGACACCTTGGTACGGGATGCTTGCTCCATTGTGGAGGCTCTGTGCGATTACCGTCCGGAGGTCTTCTATGGAGACCGTTCCAACTGCCAGGTGCGTGCTCGCAGGAACGCGAGCATTGATCTTGCTGAATGGCTCGAACTCCACGGAGGTTCTGGGGCTCGGACGAAGAGGCTTTCCGGGGAGGTCATGTCGTGGCCGCTTGATCTCAAGTACGAGTTCCTGAAGGGGTACATCGGAGGAGATGGGAGCAGCATTTGGAAGAAGCCGGGCAGTTCCGGTCGCTATGTTGAGGTTTCGTCTAGCTCTCGCAACCTGATTAATCAGGTGAAGCTGATACTCGCTCAGTGGGGGACGTACGGCAATTTCAGTGAACGAGAGCAGTCAGAAGAGACTTTCGGTCCTGGTAATGCGCAATATCGCTTGCACGTATACGGTCAGGCTGCTGCGGACCTTTCTCGTGATATCTGGGGTTTCGAGTTGCAGGACGTGGAGGGCCGTACTCCACGTCAGTGGTGGACCGACAACGACTACCTGTATGTGAAGGTTCGTGGCGTGAAGGTCGTGGAATGCGAGGAGCCGCAGACCGTGGTCAACATGACGGTCAGCGGAGATCACTCTTACCTCACTGATTGTATTGGAACCCGGAATAGCTGGCTGATCTACCACTACGGCATCAACTTCGAGGCCTGGGGTACGAACGACCGCGCGGTCACCATCAACAAGGAGCACGACGTAATCGAGAAGGTCAAGCTCCTCGCGCTGGGCCTCTCGAAGTCCTTCATGACGGGGGAGGTCACCTATGCCTGCTCTGTCGACGGAACTTCTGTGCGTCTTAGTGACGGTTCATATAGCGAGATCCAGGATATACAGCGCGGGGACGTCGTCGTGGATCGGTTTGGACATCCCCGTGGAGTTACGGATGTCCTGAAGTACCCGTCTCCCGACGAGATGGTGAAGCTCACGCTCTACGGTGATCGAGAGCTGACTCTTACGGATAACCACAAGCTCCCTGTTTTCACTCGACCGCATGAGTGTCTCTGTGGGTGCGGAGAGGATCTTGGGGACGCTAAGGCGACCAGTGGAGGTCGCCGGAAGTGGCGTTCTTTCTCACCTCAGCACCACAAACTCTCGATGCGCGGTGGTCGCGACCGAGAGTGGGTCGACTACATGCACGGAGATAGGGTCATCGCTTCTTTCCCCGCTGAGCACGAGCCTTTCCAGCGCTTGCGCGCGGATGAGGTTCGGGTGGGGGACTGGTTGATGATTCCGCGTGGGTTCGAGGAGTGCGGGGTAGAGGCAACTCCGGGGAATCTAGCCAGGGCGAGATTGCTGGGGTACTACACGGCGGAAGGCTCTACGGATTTCACCGCGTCTGACTCAGGTAACAAGGTAACGCGGTTCTCGTTCGGGCGTGTCGACTGCGCCAAGGAGAGCTTCTACGTTGCCGATGTCGCAGAAATCTTGGAGTCGCTCGGGCATCTTTGTACGATCCAGAGAAACCTGAAGCATCCTGAATCGGAAGCCCCATCCTACACGGTCTACGTCCCGACAGCCGCTACCGGGATGAGCAACTATTTGGAGAGCCGAGCTGGGAAAGGTAGCGACTCTAAGAACTTCTCGTCGGAAGTGATGGGTTGGGGTCTGGAGCTGAAGCGGGAACTCTTGAAGGGGATGTATCGCGGGGACGGTTATCTCTTCAAGCAAGGTAACCGCCTCGATGTTGTGTACACGACGACCTCGACGCAGCTGATGCGGCAGCTCGAAGTGATCCTCACCCAGTTGGGCTACTCTTGCTACGTGCACACTTCTCCGGAGCGTGAGGACGAGAAGGGCTACGTTCACAAGGAGTGCCATTACATCACCTGTGCGGGAAAGCAGGCTCGCTCTCTTGCGGAACTCATCTGGTCGGACGTTCCCGATGTGTGGGCCGGTATCGACCGGGAGGGGTTCGACCGCGACGACTGCCAGGGTGAGCGTCACGAAGTCTTCGTGGACGATGAGTTCGTTTACCTTCCGGTGAAGTCGGTAGAGGTTGTTAGGGTCGATCAAGAGGCTCACCCCTACGTGTACAGTCTCACGGTGGAGGAGACCAGCAGCTACACGCTCGACAACATCGCTTCGTTCAACTCCGCCAAGTCCGGTCTCCAGGTTTTCCTACGTAGGTTGCTGTCTCTGCGGCAGTTCCTGGAGAACATGTGGCTCTACCCCAAGTACTTCCGGCCGATCTCCGAGATCAACGAGTGGACCACCTCTTCTCCGAGTGAGGTCAACCACAAGTACCGAATCAAGCGCACAGCTCAGGAGATCCAGGAGCAAAACCTGGTTCTGATGCCGACGGTCAAGTGGAAGAACAAGCTCGACCCCAGCGTGGACCAAGATCTGCTCAACGCGTACAAGATGCTTGAGCAAGGCTTCGGGATCAAGCTGTCCAAGTCCACGGTGACGTCGGCTGTCGGCGTAGACTGGCAGGACGAGCTGGACAAGAGCCTGCGCGAGTTCAAGAGCGCCGAGGAGATGAAGAAGCAGACCCTGGGCAAGGCTGACCTCCAGAAGTACGAGCAGCAGGGTGGTCCGCAGGGTGCGCAACCTCCGGGGACTCCTGGTGCAGGTGCGAAGCCTCCAGCAGCCGCAGGTAAGCCTCCAGGGGGCGCAGCCCCTGCCGGAGGTGCTGGGGGTGGTCTTCTGGCTCCTGGTGGCATGAACGACGCTTCACAGCCTCCTGGTAGCGCTGAGGGCGGCGGAGTTCTCCAGGAGACCATCGAGTCGCCTTCCGGTGGCGGATTGCCGACCGGTGTCGGTTAGGTCTCGTACCAGAGTCGAGGCGGAGGAGATCTTCAACGGGTGGCCCGAGGAAGACCCCATTCTGGCTTACGACGACTTCTTCATCGGGGGTTCTACCGGGGATGAGCTGCCGGGGTACAACACCGAGTGTTTCTCTGATCAGCTGACCGGTATCGTTACGGTCCAGGATCTGAAGAACCCTCCCTCGACGGAAGCTCTGGTAGAGGCGGTTGACGACTTCGATCAGTTCGTGGTCGATCAGGTGAACCTCCTTCACGAGGACCGTTACGGGGAGCTGTTCTTCGCCGTTAAACGGGACGCGTTTCGGCTGTTTGGTTTCTCCGCTATCAGGTCCGGGGCGGCCGGTGATGTCCCTCTCCAAGAGGTGGACTTGGTCTTGGACGAGAACGACTACTACATACTGGAATACTTGAAGACCACTACCTCTGACTACTTCAAGGTTGCCCAGGTGGCTCTTCTCGTGGCGTACGACAACATGGGGGTAGACACGGTTCGCTTCTGTCAGAAAGACGGTTGCCCCCTGTGTGTGGCCCACGAGGGGCTCTTCTATCGCGTGAACAGCCTGATGGACCGTTTGTGCTCGGGTGGCAACGTTCCCCATCCTTACTGCGAGTCCACATGGGCTCCTGTGATCGACCGGTCGAGCTACTACGGTCCCTTGCTTGGACATCTGAATGTGGAGCGGTTGGAGCACGGCGGTGTGGAGCTGCTGAACGTTCCTGCCGAGTACGTGGAGGAGATCAAGTTGATCGCGGAGAAGCTCGACTTCGAGCGTATCCGCTTTGTGAACATGGTTGACTACTCACTGAACGACTCTTCGTACCAAGGGGACCTGGACGGGGTGGTTGTTCTCGTGGAGGAGGATACCTTGGTGGTTCACAACGGGTACGTTGGGATCAACGGTCCTGTGGAGTTTCTCCGGGAGTTCTCAAGGCCGGTGGTCAACCTCTCGAAGATCTCTCTTGATGACGTCAGGGACCCCACGGTGTACTATGTAGGCGGACGTTCCGCAGTACGTCACGAGGGTAAATTCTGGGACGCTAGCACGGGAGAGCGTCTCGCGTAGGAGGTAGAGATGGGTTTCAAGAAGACCGGAGACGCCACACCGACGGGGAAGCCCTTTACCCCTAAGGTACCCAAGGACGACAAGAAGGGTTCGGCCCCGCAGCCTCCGAAGAAGTGAGGTTCTTCGCTGTAAACCAAGGGGACTCTCCTGTAGCGGTGGTGTTTCATGATCACCGCGAGGGGGTACTCTACTGCCGTTCTCGTTCTGCTTCCTTCCTTGCAGCCTTTGATGCCGTTTGTGCCAGATCGGGGGTTGACCTGGTTCGAGAGGGGGACCAAGGTAGGGTACTTCGAGCGATCCACGCGGGGGTAGAGGATTACGCTTGGGCCGAAAACGCGCTTGATCAGCTCAGTACAGGGTTCTGGTCTGTAGCGGAAAATGGTAGAGTGGCCGATGTAGCCTCCGGTATTGATTCGATAATCCGGAAATATCTCACCTGATCATATAGTCGAAATCTTTTTTAAAATCCCGACACCGTAGTTGCGTATAATCTTTGGATGAACGACGCTTTCGTTGTTTTGAAAAGATCATGAGCTTCAAGAAAACAGCTGCGGCGCAAGTTCTGGGCGTTCAGCCTCTGGGCGGGGCGTGGAATAAGGTTGCTTCGGGCAAGTTCTCCTCCGTCTACATGGACGACGGGTACGGTCTCAACTTCGAGGCCATCCTGGACACGGTTGCGGACACTTTCAAGATTTCTCGCGACCCGCGTGACTACTTGCTCATACCGTGCAGGGCTTGTAGCGCGGATCGTCCGAACGAGAACATGGATGCGTTCCGGAGAGAGGAACTTCTTCGGTTCGATCCCCCTATCGGCCGCCGCGTCTACTCCACCTTCCAGCTGAAACCCCACTTCGTCAACCACAACGCCAGCAACTACGCACTGTCGCGCGGAGTCCTCATCGACTCGCACTTCAACGATCAGAACGCTGCCACGGACGCGGTCAAGACGGCAGTCTTCGAGGCCACCGGCAAGGATGTGGTCAACGATGAGTTTGTCGAAGTTCTGATCGCTGCCGACATGACCAAGGACCCGCATCTCGCGGAGGCCTACAAGGGTGGCGCTGTTGATCGTTTCAGCATGGGTTGCGACGTCGAGAACACCGAGTGCTCGGTGTGCGGTAAGGTAGCCTCGACGACTCTCCAGTTCTGCGATCACGTCCGGGGTAAGCATTCCCGGATCGCGTATCCCGTCGATGGCGGCGGTGAACGTCGCGCCTTCGAGTGGTGCGGGGGTACTATCTTCGCGGAGCTGAGCGCGGTTGACGATCCCGCTGATAAATCTGCTGAGATCCAGGAGGGTATCCTTCGGGTGGCTGCCACGGACCCGCAGGCTCATTCCTTGACAGAAGATCAGGTGCGTGAGATCACCACCTACGTTGCGAAGAACGCCAGTAAGATCCCGGAGTCCCTGGCTGGGCTGATTAACTCAGCTTTGGCGGGACGTTAGGAGAGGTCTGATGACAATGCCGTTTACCGAACGATTCAAGCTCTTCAAGACCGTGGCGGATCTTCACGCCAAGGGCACGATCAACCTCTCGGCATCAGACCAGGAGCGCATCGAATCCGAGACCATGGATCTCGTTCGTAAGTCGGTATTGAACCGGACGGCCATGTCCGCCCCTCCGGGGTTCGAGAAGGTTCTCATGGAGCTGGAGAAGGCTCCCGATGCCGACGCGGCGTACAACGTGATCGTCGACTTCCTGAAGACCGAGGGAATCATCAAGGAAGAGATCGAGAGGGCTGAGGAGGCCGAGATTCTGGAAGACGAGCTGGCGGACGTCAAGGAGAAGGCTACCGATGGTCCCTCGTCTCCGATCACGGAGAAGGTCAAGGAGATGGGTGGCGGCGATCCCATCGAGGTCAAGCTCGACGACAAGCCGGTGCCCTCGATGGGTGGAAAGCCCGACGAGGAGAAGCCTCCCAAGAAGGACGAGTCCGGCGAGGAGAAGCCTCCCAAGAAGGACGACAAGCCCGAGGAAAAGAAGGACGACAAGCCCGAGGAAAAGAAGGACGACAAGCCGGACCTCTCCAAGGAGCGCGAGGCCACGTTGCGGCGTGCGCAGGAGCAGGAGCACGGAGACATCCAGGAGCTTCAGGAGCGCGCAGAGGAAGCCGGCACTTCTCCTTCAGCGGAGGAGATGGGCATCTCGGATGCCGGGGAGGGTTCGATGGCTCACGAGGACACTACGATGCCTGCCAGGGCGAAGAAGATCAAGATCGCCATCACCCGAAGCCGTACGCTGGTCGCGCATCACGAGGATCATGGCGCGATCTTCCACGCAGTTCCTGCTGACAAGTATCGCAACGACCCCGAAGCTCTTCGGCGTTTGGCCAACCGTGTGTACGGGCTCGCTGTTTACCAGGGGTTTAGCAAGGCCGCTGAGTTCTGTAACGCGAAGATGCTGCGGGCTGCCGGTGTCGACGATGACATCGAGCTGAACAGCGCCGAGGAAGTCGAGCCGAAGAATCAGGGCATCCTCGCGGACGCCGAGGACGTCAACCGTCAGGAGTACGACGACTCCGATCCGGACTCGGCGCTTCCCGGTGGCGAGGTTGATACCAGGGAGAAGCCCGACAAGGTGACCCCGCGCACCCTGAGCGGTGAGCGCAGGGCTGTCCTGCGGCGAGCGCGCCTTACTTTCGAAGCTCGCAAGAAGGCTGAGGGCGAGACCAAGGACATCCTCGACGAAGCCGAGAACGTCATCGAGGAGAAGAAGCCCTCCAAGCCGTCCATGGACTCCACTTCCGACGCCGACACCAACGCCCAGGAGCAGCACAACGGTTCCGAAGGTGATGTTCTCTCGGGCGGAGATGACGTGATTCGTTCGGCGCACGCCAACTTCAAGAAGCTCTACGACGAGCGGACGAAGAAGGCTGTCGCTGAGGCCAAGGAGGACTTCGTCCGGAAGTTCGCTCGTGCGGTCCGGGTGGCGTCGTCGCGGATGCGCCTCAACCATGAGGAGCACCCGATCAAGGTTGCCGCCGTCGACGTCCTGTCGGCGGAGTCCGGTGACATCGAGTTCGCCAACGGTGACGTCTATTCGGGTATGGACGTTTCCGCCGCCGTCGATCTGACGGAGCTGATTACCGCAGAAGGTCATGACAGGTTCGTGGAGGCTCTCTTGGAGAAAGCCGCCGACCTGATGGCCAAGGACGCCTCGTACCTCAAGGACGCGGAGGAGGACCTCAGGAACCTCGCTCCGGTTGCTGTGAGGGGATCTGCCGAGGCGACTGATATGCGACGTACCTCTCGTCGCGCTTCTCTGGTTCGTAGGGAAGCCGCCGAGGGCAATTTCGAGGTCGATGGGGCTCCTGCATCCAGCCCTCCGCAATCTTCAGGTGTCGCTGATCTTCGTAGCGCTATTGGTGGAAGCACTCTTCTGGGACGTAGACTCGGACGTCTCGGCGGGGTCCAGGGCCAGTAGCTTCGAAGTAGGCAAAGCAGAGGAGCAAACGAATGTCTTTCTCACCGCGCATGGAGGCGTTTCGGGTATCGAGCCGAGCAATCGGTATCGACCTGATGCGCTCCCAGTACACGCGGAACCTGGGGCATTTCGTCGCTTCCGCTTCTTCCACGTTCCGGGCCGGGATGCTCGTTCAGTTGAACAGCAGCCAGGAGATCGAGATCTGTGGTAACGGCGGCGCGACGAATCCCTTCGGCTTCGCGAAGTACACGAAGGCGAACACGCTCTACGCGTCTGTCGTTGGCGAGCAGATCCAGCTCGTTGGCGTAGCCGCCACCAATCTCGCGCATTCGAACCTGTGGGTTCCGGGCGCGACGGGCGGTGTTCGGGTCTACAACCTGACCACGGGTACGGTCTACACCGAGGGCGCCGGTAGCGACTACACGGCGAACTACACCAACGGTCAGATCACCCGCGTGGCTGGCGGTACCATCGCTGACGGCGAGATCGTCGGCGTGGACTACCAGTACACGGTGACCGAGCAGGAGCTGAAGTTCGAGGGCCGCAACTTCTGGAACTTCCTGAATGACGTTGACATTCAGGATCGGAAGATCACCGTGATCAACGACTGGTCACTGATCTTTACGACCCAGTACGATGTCGCCCAGACCTTCGCGGTCAACGATGCCCTCACCGCTGGCACTTCGGCTGCCAACATGGAGGGTCTCGTGACGAAGGGTGGCGCCGGTCCGTACATCGGCCGCGTCTACCAGGTCCCGACCCCCGATGACCCGTTCCTCGGCGTCCAGTATGCCGGCGGACCCACCAGCTAGGAAGGAGGCTGACGATGTCCAATCCGTTCAAGAGCATCAGCAAGAATCGTCGCCCCGGCCCCTCGCGGTCCGCGCAGAGGAATGGCGACCAGACCCGGCGACAGCGCGCTCCCCGTCGCGAGGCTTCCGAGCAGCCGCGTGACCGCATGGCCGTACGTCCGGGCCGCTTCGCCAACAAGCGCGACGAGGGCCTCTTCGAGGGCAACGGCACGTTCAACCCGCAGCGGTACGACCTTCCGTCGAGCCGTCGCGCCACCGCCAGCAGCACCGACCGTCGCATGTTCGACGGCAGGGGTGAGATCAACGCGCACGACAAGCGCGAGGCGATGACGCAGATCCATCAGCTGATGAACGAGGTCACGAAGAAGAACGCTCAGGCGCTCTCCTTCTACCGTCCCGACACGGAGACCTCGATCAGCAAGGAAGCTCGGCGCGACATTCTCGCCGCCGCGCTCACCGACCCGACCGGACAGGGCTTCCACATCGTCGGTCAGGAGCTGGCGCTCCCGATCAAGGCGATCCTCGACTACGAGGGCTTCGCGCGGAAGATCTACCGGGTTCGGAAGCTGGCCCAGGCCGAGCTGTTCCGTATCCCGCTGGACATCCGTTCGACGGCGTGGGTCATCGGCCAGGACGGTCAGTCCCCCGAGAGCCGCATCAAGACGAAGTGGATCACCCCGCCCGAGTGGAAGGTGACGAGCTTCCCGGCCATCGACATCATGGACATCTACCAGATGAACTTCGATGTCCTCGACCGGGCGCAGGACACCGCGCGTCAGGAGATCGAGCTTCAGGAGGACAAGGCTGCGATCAGCCTCATCGACGAGGCCGCGCAGACCGACAACGCCGTGACCACGTTCGCGACGTTGGGCATCGGCGCCTTCGAGGACGTCCGGTTCCAGGTCGAGCGCCATCGTCTGATGGTCGAGAACTTCCTGATCTCGCGGTCCGAGCTGAGCGACATCGTCAAGACCATGTCGACCAGCGTGGACCCGGTGACGGAGCGCGAGTTGATCCTCGCGGGCTACATCGGCAACGTCCTGAACGCCCAGATTCTGACCGCCGCAGGCACGGGGGTTGAAGAGGTGATCGAGCCCGGAAGCTTCTATGCCACGACGGGCGCGGATTACATGGGCGAGATGGGTGTCAGGATCGAGCTGTTCTCCGAGCCGTACAACAAGTACAGCCACCAGGAGACGGTCAAGGGCTGGGCCTTCATCGAGATGGTCGGGTTCGCGATTGCCAACGCTCGCTCCTGCGCCAAGGGCCAGAAGTAGCGCGTGACGTGGAAGCAGGTGCAGGCGGCGGCGCATCGCGCGCCGCCGCCTAATCCGATGAACCCCGCTTCGGCGGGAGGTAGGGTAACACCCTGGCACACCTGAAGGTCACTGATGGTACGTACGACAGGTTCGCGGGTCCCGGTTTTGGACACGTCCGGGTCCGTCCTGTCGTACACCCATCCCGCCAGGGCGAGAAAACTGGTCAAGAAGGGGAAGGCTGTCGTGGTGAAGCGAGAGCCTTTCATCATCAAACTGGCGAGAGATCCCAGGGAGGTTGTCATGAACGGTCAAGGTAACAGGGTTCCGATCATCACCAACTTCACGGAGTACTTCCGTGAGGAGCGCGACGTCTACGTGCAGAACCGCAGTAACACTCAGGTGTCGCTCCAGTTCGAGCTTATCGTGGGTCGCACCGAGTCGATCCTCATCCCGAAGGGGAAGAAGCCGATCAACTTGACGCAGCTCGTTCCGTTCCACGCCATCAAGGCGTCCACGGACCTGCGCAAGATGGTCAACCGCCGTCCGCCGGTACTCGTCCTCATGGACGAGGGGGAGTACTTGGAGTACTACGAGAAGCTCGGTGCTCAGTACGGTATCTCGGCTGAGGAGGCCATCGACATGGCTCACCAGGAGCAGTCTGACCTCCAGAACCGACGCACTTTCACGAAGCCCTCTCCGGAGCCGCGCAAGACCATCGAGCAGATGGCCGAGGAGCGTGAGGCGGAGCCCATGGACCCCCAGGACAAGGTCACGGCGCGTGTAGTGGGCATCTGCAACAGCGTGGGGGACGACGTCGAGGAGAAGGACCGGATGAAGGCCGGGCCGATGTTGGACGAGTTGCGGGATCTCGACGAGGGGCAGCAGCTCACGCGGGGAGATCTGGAGTACTTGCTCGGACACGGTTTCTACCCGTCGGTGAAGAAGTGGGCAGAGCGTGAGTTGGGTGCGCGCTTCTAGCTCCTCCTTCTGAGAACTTCCTCTTCAATTTTAGAATCCCCACATTCGACTATGCTATCGTATATAGTCACCAGGACACGTACGTCTAAAGAGGTGAATCATGGGAAGATACAGGCAGCGAGAGATCGAGATCGATCTCCCTGATGGTCAGGAGATCAGGGTGACGGATGCCCCTGTCAGCGAGCCGATCAAGAACCTGACCATCGACATCATTCCGCTCTACGACGGTCCGAAGACTCCGGCTGGTGCGGGTAACGTCATCGTCAAGACCTTCTACGGCGGCGGCTACGGTCAACCAGCCAAGGCTTACGCTGTCCCGAACTACGAGACGGGTATTCAGCAGGGGTCGACGGTTACTCTTCCGGCGAACACTATTACGTTTCCGCTGACTGTTTTTCAGGGTTCTACCAACCTGGAGATCTTCCCGGCTGACCGAGTCCGGGATGGTTGGCGTGTTCGGGAGGACGGTAACCGGGCGCGTGCGTTGCACATCTACAACAACTGTGGCGGCGGAGCCCCCCTCCGGTGCAAGGTTGTCTTCGTGTCGGAGACCGTCTCCGAGTCGGGCTAGGAGGACATCGTGGAAGAGTTCATCGTCATTCTGACCGAGTATGGCCCTTACGTGGGTCTCGCTGTGGTAGTGGCTGGAGTCGTGCAGGCGTTCAAGCAGGGCTTCAAGAAGTTTTTCACCAAGCATCATGTCGGGATGCGCATCCTTCCGTTCATCCCGATTCTCTTGGGCATGGTTGGGGGATTACTGCTTCCTCCGGAGTCCTTCGCGGACAAGCTGCTCATCGGTGGTGCGCTCGGTACGTGTTCGAGCCTGATCTACAAGGCTCTTACTCGTACGTTTGCCAGCAAGGCCAAGCTGATGGCTAAGGCCGGTTCTCGGGAGGGTTGAGTCATGGAACGTGCGATCAAGGATGCCGGGTTGAAGCGGCTGGCCAAGCAGTACGGACCCAAGCGCGCCGGACATGGCGATGAGTTGCGTGTGTTGAACGAGGCTCTGGGGATCGTCGAGGAGAGTGCTCTTCCTCCGCATGCGGCGCTCGAAGAGGCGGATAAATACCTGAACGAGAATGACGTCATGAGTTTCGGCGTGGAGGTGCTGCCGTACGAGAGCGGCGGCCCTCTCAGGGATCAGGAGGTCCTTTATCTCAACGCCGGAGATACCTATGTCCCTACCCTGATGTATACGGACGCGGAGGGTTTTTTCATCTCGTCGTGGGGTGACTGGCTCGAAGAGGCGGAGCGCCAGCACGAGGAGTCAGAGGAGGAGCGTCGGTGTCCGTATTGCGGGGAGTGGAGCGGTGAGCTGGAGGAGTACGGAGAATGTCCGTATTGCCAGAGCGACATCTACGGTCAGCGACCGCACGAACGTAAGGGTGGAAGGTCTCTCGATAGAGTGGCGCAGGAGGACGCTCCTGTCATGGACGAGGATCGCGTAGACGCTCTTATGCATGGCGGAGTCCCTGGGGTTTTGGACTGGACGGAACTCTTGAGCTATATTTCCAGATTCATCAATAGGAACGCGCATACGGCCAATTTGACGGCCCCGGAAGCGTTGTTTTACGCGCAGAATCTTCTGGATTACTCTGTGCACTATATGCTGAATGACTGGGACGCGCTGGAACTGATTGTTGAGGGACTTGAAGGTGCAGAGGACGCTGTTGGTCGTAACCGCTGATGTCTTGGCTGAAGAAAGCTTGGCGCTGGTTGAAGCGTAACTGGGAGTGGATCGCGGGTACTGTCGTGCTCCTTTTCGCTGCGTTTTTCGGGGCGACCATTATCCGAGATCAGAAGAAGCGCCTCATTCAGCAGCACAAGGTTAAGGTGCTCAAGGCCGAGCGAGAGGTTGCGCGTCTCGAAGGGAAGCGCGACATCATTCGCGAGCGCGAGGGCGACGTAGAGGAAGAGATCAAAGCCATTGATGCAGACATTGAGAAGCTCAACGAGAAGATTAAGAACGAGCGGGACGAGGTAGACCGTCTCTCTTCGAAGGAGAAGCTCGAAGAGTTCAGAAAGCTGAGGTACTAGCATGAGGAATACCACTTTCAGCGATGATTCCCTTTATCGTATTGCCAGCAAGACCGCGCAGGAAGAATACCTGGCGTGGGATTCTCTTCACTACTGGAAAGAGGAGCTGGCGGCGATAGAGGACCGGCTCCTCGATACGGGTGGGTACTGGTACGATATGGCGTGGGACGCTTGGGACCAGGCGCACAGGCTCGCTGATGAGGGGAAACACGAGGAAGCCTCTGAGCGGTTGGATGCCGTAGAGCGCATCGTGGAAGAGTTCACTGCGATAGACACGACACCGTCCGGTGCCCCTAAGGGTCTTTAGTCGCCATGAGGCTGCTCCTTCTCGTCTTCGTCTTCATCACCCTGCTGACACCGTCAGTTGTTCTCGCGGAGGACGTGGAGAGTGTCGAGCTGGAGCACGAGGGCCATCCGGGTTTCTGGTTCCCCGAAGAGAGCGCGACCCGGATGCTCAAGGACCTCAAGGAGCTTCCTCCGCTCCGTCTCAAGGTATCGAAGCTGGAGCTGAAGGTTGAGAAGTTCGAGGACTACACGTTACTGCTGAAGCGTGACATAGAGATCACTGAGAAGATCTCCGGCAAGTGGGAAAAGGCTTTCAACGATCAGGTCTCGGTGACAGAGGCTCAGCAAGACTACTACGAGAGCGAGATCGAGTCTTTGCGGAAGTGGTATCGATCTCCCATTCTTTGGTTCAGTGTCGGTTTTGTGGGTGCTGCTGCGCTCGCTGTGGGTTTGAATTTCGGTTTGGCCGAAACGAGATAGAGGAGACACGACATGGCAACTCTGGCGGTGACGGGGCGCATGACCCTTCCGAACTCTCCGGGCGGTTCCACCACGCCGATCATCATCGGAACCCCGGAAGTGACCCCTGACGACTCTGACACTGGCGTTGAGGTGACTTACGCCGAGAAGGTGGTGTTCGAGTACACCATCGCGCCTGCCGGTATCCAGCCGGTGAACTTCGGTACCGTCGCGGACGGCAAGTTCGTCTATGTGGGGACCGACAAGGCGGTCACGTACAAGGTCAATGGCGGCACGGAGGTCTTTAACCTCGCTGAGGGCGGTTTCATCATGTGGAACGGCGCGACCTTGACAGCGTTGGAGATCACCAATCCTGGTGTCCTCGACGCGAACGTGTACGTCCTGATCGTAGGAGAGTAGGTTGATCATCCAGCCCGGAGCTGAGCACCCGTCCGTGGCGAACATGACGGAGCTTGTTCGTACGAATGCGGTGCGTCGAATAGACATAGAGCTGCAAGACTCCACGGGGTCCGTCATTGACATTGAGACGGGTGTTGACGCGGCTGGAGATCCCAAAGGCGAGCTGGAGGTCGAGGTCACGGATGTTGGCGGCAACGTCATCTACTCCGAGGCCTACAACCCGCCGTTGGCCGATCCCGATCAACGGCGTTTGAAGAACCTCACTACGGGAAAGTACTATCTCAGGTTTGGTTCCGAGGACGGCGAGACGGACACGGCGCAGACGTTGTTGTTCAATTGGCACTCGCGGCAGAACGCTACCTCCGAGGATGCATACCGTACGCAGGTTGTAGAGGTGGTTACGCCGAGAACCTTGTCGTTGCTGCCGGCTCTTCGTTTGCTCATCGACAAGACGGTCAAGCCCAACCTGCCAGAGAAGTACTGCTTCATCGGGTACACCGACGGCATGCTGGCTCTCTTCCTCAAGCTGGGGTTGGCGTACATCAACACCTTCCAGCCCTATCCGATGTGGCACAATATCGATTACTTCCCCATTGAGCTGCATTCGGACATCCTACTCCGGGCTGCGCTCTACCAGGGAATCACGAGTCAGCTCCTGTTCTCCATCGACACCGACGTTCCGAACTTCTCGGATTCCGGTCACAGCTTTGTTCTGCAACACGCCACGCCTCTGGCGGGGTACATCCAGCAGCTCCGCGCTGAGCTGGAGGAGCGTGTTCCCAACTTCAAGCGACACTTCATCAACTCCGGTACCATAGGTGTCGAGGTTCGTATGGACATGGCGTTCTCGATGATGCTGGCCAGTGCACCTCCAGGGTCCTTGTTCCGTAACCTGTGGAGTTCGAGCTGATGACCGAAGAGATCCGAGCAGACCTCTTCGATCCTGCCAAGAAGGACAACCAGAAGACGGTCAACCTTTTCGATGATGGACGGTGGCGGAAGCTGATCGATGAGTACGACGGCGGACAGGGTCGGCCGCTCGATGAGTTGTTCGAGGAGCTTTTGGAGGGACGGTGACCACGTGTACTCCCAGTGGCCTTAACGGCAACGGTTCCGGAAACGGGAACGGCTCGAACGGCAACGGTGACGGCGACCAAGGTGTGTGCGGGCCGAAGCGTCCGGGTTGTATGGACCTGGGACACATGGCCGTCGGCTACTGGGGTCGCGACATTCATTCCCACGTCTTCGGTGAGCAGCAACTCTCCAAGGAGAGGGCGCTCCTGATCGAGCAGATTCTCGCCGGTAGTATTCGTGCTGATCTCTGGCAGGGTGTCGAGGACGGCGTCAAGTGCGGGTGCTACAAGGAGTCGAACCAGCAACCGGATCGGAAGTGCTCTGCCTGTCACGGAGTGGGAAAGGTTCCTGGGTTCTTCAAGTTCGGCTACGAAACCCTCTGGATGACCGGCATGGACGTTGACGCGACGTTGACGAACCTGCGCCTGTCCAAGAATTTCAAATCGGCCAAGCTCGAACTCGTAGATGATGCACTCTCAGGTACTATCGAGAGCGCTGACAAGCCGTTTATCCGTGACGTCCTGGGTTCTACCTGGGAAGCCGACTACTGGTCTCTGGTGCGCGAGGACGGCGTCTCTGACGTCGTTGTGGAGTTCTCTCTGGACTCTGGCGGTAGCTGGAGCCCGATCTGTGACTTGCTGACGGTCAACCCGAGCAGCGGCAACATCCGTTTCCGGGCTACCTTGACCAGGGATACCGCGAACGTTCTGTCGCCTTTTTTCGAGGTCGTCCGGGCCAGGTACGCCACCATCGCTCTCAGCAGGGAGGACGTTGGCGGCTCCTACAGGATGGGTCCCTGGATTCTCATCATGCGAGAGCCTCCGACGACGGGGTACAAGAAGCAGGAGTACGGTGACATCCCGCTGGAGGACGGGTTGGAGTTCTGGACAGCCGGATTGTCCTTGTTCGATCCCACGATCACCGTGGGGAGCGAGGAAGAGATGATCAAGGGTCCGAACGTGCTGATCGAGGTTCTCGATGGCGCGCGTGCAGGCAACCGGTACGTGACCACGACCTGGAAGAACTCCGATCCCTTTGGGTACATCATCACGTCACAGACGTTCAAGATTCGTATTGCAGACCCGGTCGAGCCCATGAGTCTCGTTTGGTAGGAGGACAGAATGTTCACTCGAAGCCTGATGAAGCGCGGTTTCTTGGAGGGTGCGGAAGTCCGCATGGCGTCTTTCATGGAGAAGCGCAAAGCCGCCCTTCCTCCGGAGTACCACCAGTACCTCTGGGATGCTGTGATGTCCGACGATGTGAGCTACGTTGACCGGCTCATGGATGCCGGGGCTGACGTTGAGGAGATCTACGAGTTGGCGTACGAGCACAACGCAGAGAAGGTGCTTGGGTACCTGGACTCGATGATCAAGGTTGCGCTCCGTCGTCGTGCCGCTGAAGGTGATCGTCTCGACGGTGGTCTCGGGGACGATATGTACCCGAGCGATTTCTGCCTGTGTCAGGTCTTCGAGGGTGTTCGCGTGGAGATGGAGCACACCGACGACCCCAAGCTCGCGCTGGAGATCGCCCTCGACCACCTGGTCGAGGACCCCAAGTACTACACTCATCTCAACGAGATGGAGGAGAAGTACGCGTCTACCGATCCTGTAGAGGACGCTGCGGCGTGGGCTCTACAGGACATGGCTGCTCGGGATCAGGGTCGGGGGCTGTCGATCCACATCGCAGCCAAGATGTTCGGGGTCGACACCTCCGAGGTGGCTCGGAGGGTTCGCGCGCTGGAGCAGCAGGAGTCCGACTGGCGGGATGCCATGGATACCCTGAGGGACGAGTACATGCGCCCGTACACGTATGATCCGGATATGGACGAGAGGGCCTAATGGTTGATGACTTCTCAGGGCCGCGCGAGTACCGACCCACGCAGCCGTTCGATCCTGACGATCCGCCCAGGTTTGGTCAGCTGATCGAGACGACCAAGGACGCCTTCGCGTCCGAGATTCGTCGTTTCTTCGATTACCGTTCGGATGACATCCGGGCTAAGATCGGAGAGTTCCCGGCCATCGAGAAGTTCGCTCACATGGGAACCAACAACACCACGCAGTCCATGGAGACCGTGATGAACTTCATCATGAGCTTTGGGGACACTCCGGACAAGTTTCCGATGGTGGTGATTACGTCTGCCAACGCCAAAGAGAAGGCGTTGGGTCTTGGTGATGTTCACGCGGTGACGAATCAGACTCTTCCTCGCCTGACCGCTGAGAATGGGGGTCCTTACGACCTCTCACCGGGGTGGGAGCTTCATATCCGTACGTGGCCTCTCGGGCTGGACAACGATCCTGTGGATACTGTGATTCTGTTCGAGGACATCCTGTTCCCGGATATCCACAGCGCTACGGTGGACGATGTCATCCAAGCCATCAACGCCCAGGTCCTGTATACTCACGCGCAGAAGAACGGTACCGGACAGCTTCAGATCGTCAGCGGGGGACCTGCCGCTCACGGAACTCCGAACGCTATGGAGGTCATCGGAGGTACCCCTGATTGCTTGTTGGCGTTGGGGTACAAGACCGGTCAGTACGTCACGTACCTCGACTACGAGGTCAACCCTCCGTATCGTAGGTATGCCGTGGCTGCCGATCTCACCATCAACATCGATGTGGTCGCGGACAGCTTGAACACCCGTACGGCTTTGGCCGATCTGGTGTACGATTTTTTCACTTTTTACATGTCACGTCAGTTCTTCCAGATGCTCGGGCGTTCATACGACGACCCCGAGTTGAGCCCTCCGGAGTGGTTCCAGATCATCTTGAAGAGAGAATTCACCTGGGCTGGCGAGTACAACGTACCCCGACAGGGCGGAGAGCAGCAGGCGTTTATCCACTCCATCCGGGGTAGCGTGCCTGTGGTGACGGCGGACTTCGTGGATCGGCCCTTCAACAGAGGCGAGTACACCTTTATCCGCGAGACGGATCTGGTGAGTACCGAGGAGCTGCCCCAAGGGGACTATTTCGGTGCCAATTACTTGAAGATAGGTTGACCCCTTGTCTTTAGAATCCCGAGGCCGGGCACGCTATACTAGGTCACAACGAATCTAAGGGAGGATTCCAGATGGCAATCTCGATTTCACGATACGTTGACCCTGGCGTATATATCTCGGAGGTAATCACTCCGGGTTCCGTTTCGGTGACGTCCGAGAGAACGCTCGCTCTGGTCGGGATTGCGCCCCGGACTCGTCGTAGCGTCGACGAGGAGATCGTTCGCGGAAAGGTGTACGACGAGACCTTGACCGTGGCGTCTTCTAGCCCTCATACGGCTACTCTGTCGAACGCTTCGAACAGATCCCGCAACGAGGCCGTCCTGTATATGAACGACAACGAGCTGGGTCTCGGAGATTGGTCGTTCAACCCGGCGGTCTTGACCGGCTCGGAGTGGGGCGCTGCCACGGTGGACGTATCCACCGCTGGCGGTACTCACAACTTCACCGTGTCTCTCGATGGGAAGCGCGCGGTGACCATCGATTTCGGTGTTGCCCCGGTTGGCATCATCGCGGCCCCTGCTACGGCGACTGCGGACGAGGTCGCGGCATACGTCAACTACGAGTTGGGTAATCCCTTGGGGACCTACTACAGCACTTACGGTGCTGCATACTCTGCGGTGGCAGCGGCGGTCGCTGGTGTGACGCAGAAGTACATCACTCTCACGTCTCCCTCGACGGAGTCTGCCAGTGACGTGAAGGTCTTCCTGTCGATGGAAGAAGACGCCGCGTCCATCATTTCAAACGCTGCGTGGGTTCCGGCGGCTTCGGGTGGGGTGCAGGCCGCGACGTCCATCACGGTTGCTGACGCCGCTTACAACTCCGCCGCCACCTACACCATCGAGTACATCTCAATCGAGACGCTCACAGACGCTCTGTCCGGAGCCGGCACTTCGACGCCGCTGTCCGACATTGTCAGCGTGGGTTCGTATCCGGGCGGTATCGACTACATCAAGAACTACGATTACGAGAATGGTGCTTCCAACGATCTTGATTGGGACACCACTTCGTGGTCGCAGGCTACGGTGACTTCGGTTGACTTCGTTGCGTCTCCTCCGACGATTGTGGCCGGCGTGAACGACCAGTTGCTCATCCAGATCAACGGTCTCACCCAGGTGGCGGTTACGCTAACCCCAGGCGCTCCGACCAACGTGACCACGGTGGCGGATGACATCAACACGGCACTGAACAGCATCGCTACCGCCTACGGTCCCGAGTTCAGCCATGTGGCGCAGGTGTTGGGCAACACGGTGGTGCTGACAGCTCCGGATGCGTTCGAGAACACGCCGGCCGAGAAGGGCGCCGCGTCCTCGATCATGTTCCTGTCGAACGCCACCGACGCCTTCACGACCATCTTCGGCAACATCACGCAGCCCTACATCGTGAACGGGACCGGACAGCGTCCCGCTTACGGGACCTCCTTCTACAGCACTTACGACTACACCCGGCCTTCCACGGACTACTCCACCGCTCACCGGGTCTTCGATGTCGACCAGCTCTACGCGTATACGACGCAGCTCAACCTGAGCAACTACATCCGCAACCATCTGTGTATCGCAGGTGAGATTGCTTTCGAGAACGGAGCGTCTTCGCTCTACTTGGTCCAGGTCAACGATGCCACGGTGCCGGGTTCTCCCACGCAGACCCAGATCAACTCTGCTATCGACGTGGCCAAGGAGTACGTCAACATCACCGAAGTGTTGACCCTCGATACGGCGCTGGAGACGATGGTTTACCAGATGAACCATGTGTCCAGCGAGTCGTCGATGCTGGAGAAGCACTATCGTCGCGGCTGGTTCGGCATGGCCAGGGACACCGACGTCGGTGATCCCGATACGCCGGGGACCTTGATCTTCGCGTCCACCCAGACGCTCCAGCCGGGCAACAACTCTCCGGGGCGCGGGCGCATGCACCTTATCGCTCCGCCGAACGCTACCCGTACCCTCACCCTGGATACGGGACAGGAGGTCAACGTCGATCTAGACGGGACCTACATCGCGGCGGCGGTGGCGTCCATCTATGCGGGTCTCCCGAGTCCCTCGTCGGCGCTCATCGGTCTCCAGATCACCGGCTTCACCGCTGACGGTTTCGGGACCTACCTGCGCGGGGAGCGGCACGCTCTGGCGGACAAAGGTGTCCTCGTAGTCACCTACGACGCAGGTCGCTTCGTCATGCTCGATCCTCTCACCACCGAGGCCGGCGGGGGCAAGGTGGTGCAGTTCGAGGAGCCTTCAGCGAGTGCGCAGAAGGACGCTGTCACCAAGACTGTCGATACGTTGCTCACGAGCAACGTTGTGGGTATCGTTCCGGACGACCTCGCGGACTTCATCACAGACTGCAAGAAGTGGATTCTGCTCGGTATCCTGGCGAACATCAACAACGGTTCCATCGCGGCTTACCGCGATTCTTCCGGTCTCCCGAGGGACATCGACGCCACCACGGACATCCAGGTGTACCAGTCCTCGACCGATCCGAGGACGTTCTACTTCAAGTACTGGTACAACCTGAAGTACCCGGCCAAGCGGTTCTTCGGTGAGTTCTCCGTCGACAACCCCTTCTTCAGCGTGGCAGCGTAGGCGAGAGGGGAGGAGGCTAAGAGATGCCAGTTCCGCAGACAAACATCCGCACCAGCCATGCAATATCGATCCTGGCAGGAGGGGTGCCCATTGGGCAGATCCAGACGTGGGCGCCCAACCAGTCTCGTACCATAACGCCAACGTACGAGTTGCGGTCGGAGACGAGTGGTGAGGTGACGGAGAACGTTCCGGGGAACATCACCGGCCTGACCGTCCAGGTGGCGCGTTACGACCTCTTTGCTTCCAAGATGGAGGAGGTCTGGGGTACGGCGAAGGCTCTCTGGATGCTGTCCGACCAGCTCAATCCCTTGGAGCTGCGCGAGAAGTGGAGAAACCCGGACGGCGCTACCGAGTTCTACCACTACGAGGGTTGCTGGTTCTCGCAGATCGGTCGCAACATGCAAGCTCAGGGCGACCGTATCGTGATGGTCAACGCGACCCTCAACTACGTCAAGATCCGACCGCTCTAGGCCTCACATGCCAGTACCCGTCACGCAAGTACGCACTAGCCATGCGATCTCTATCAGAGCGGGCGGGAAGACCATCGGACATATCCAGACGTGGGCTCCTTCCCAGGCGAGGGACGTCAAGCCGAAGTACGAGATCAACGCTGTCGGTCTCGGGGCGCCCATCGAGCACGTTGCCGGCATCTCGTCTTCCCAGACCGTTCAGGTGGCGAGGTACGATCTCTTCACGAAGAAGATGGAGGAGATCTGGGGGACCGACAAGGCACTCTACATGCTCACCGACCAGCACAACCCGTTCGACGTTGAGGAGAAATGGGTCAGGTACGGGAAGAAGGACGACTCCCCGTTCACCCCGTGGCTTCAGTCGGTCAGCGACAGCATGCTCAACACTCTCGGCAACACTAAGGTCGGGGGTGCACTGGGTATCGGGACCGAGAACGACCTCGATGGTATCGACACCGGGGCCGTCCCTCAGGGGATGGAAGTGAGCGTGGAGAAGCTCTGGTACTCGGGTTGCTGGTTCACCAGTCTGGGTCGGAACATGCAAGCGCAAGGAGACCGTATCGTCTCAGTCAACGCAACGATGGTCTACACCAAGGTGAGACCTCTGTTGTAGGTTTGTCGCGAAAGCGACTCACAATTAGACCCCGCGTAGCGGGAGGAGGAGCGAAAGCCGTGTTGCCTTCAAACGACAATCAAAGTCCCAAAAAGATGTTGCTGGACCTTGCTCGGGAACTCGATGGCGAGACCATCGAGGATACTTTCCTGTGGATGGGCCGTGAGTGGACGATACGTCTGCTGACGGAGGAAGAGTCGAACTGGCGTAACTCGTTCATCAACACCGGGTCGCGCATCTCGACGGTTTCTTCCTGGAGGTTGCCCACACTGTCCATCGGCATTCGCGCCATCAACGGAATTCCTGTCTTCGAGTTCTTCCGCGAGGAGTGGGAGAGCACCGAGGAGGGACGTCAGATCGTGCAGCTCGTCGATGGTCGGGGGCGTTACAATCAGAAGTACTTCGCGGCCGAGTACCTGATGCAGTACCTGGCGGAGCGTCCTCCGGAGCGTCTGGAGGAGATGTGGGGTTTCTGGGAGTCTCTCGAACAGCGTAGGGAGGACGCCCAGGACGCAGCAAAAAAATCCTCCGGGGAGGGTTCGGAAGAGGGCGAGAAGCCCACTGGGACCGAGTCTTCCCCGTCTGGCGACGAATAGCTTCTCGCCTTCGGATCAAGGCCAAGGTCTTGACGAAGCGACAGATCCCCATCGGGGACCCCCGTATCAAGGGGATGAACGATACCCAGTGGGTGTTTGAGCTTGAGGCGATGAACAAGGAGGACTTGGATCGGTACAAGGACATCGAGCTGATGGCGGACATAGTGAAAGACCAGGTGGTGAGCATGTTGGGCCTCAACCTGTGTCCGGTGGAGGACGAGGAGACGGGGTTGCTTCGGATGCCTACTCCTGACGAGATCATGCCACTTTCTGTGATGACTGGGCGTGATGACGTCCTCTCGATGATCAAAGACCGTACCGAACAGCTCCATACCCAGCAGGAGGTGGCGGGTCAGCTCGCTGCATCGGGCCAGGTTGGTGACGACGGTCGCCCCGTCGATACCGGTGTCGTGGAGATGACCCCCGACGAGCTGGAAGCCTTCATGGAGGACGACGGCGACGTCGAGTGCGACAGCACCCCTGAGGAGCTGCAACGGATGATGTCCTGGGGTGGTCGGGACAACCAGGCCCTTCTGGAGTCTCTGGTTCTCAACAAAGACGACATCGAGGAAAACTCCCTGTCGGATGTCGCTGCGCGCACTATCGGTCAAGCCCGGCATGACATGAAGCGCGAGCATTCTCAGCAGCACATTGTGGAGCACGTTGATTTGGTGTCGGTCCAAGTCACATCGGACAAGTCCGTGGAGGCAGAACCGAGCCTCGACAGGCCGACTGTGATCGTGGAGAGTGATTGATGGCGACCACTGAAGAGTACCTGCTTCGATTCGACCTGGATAAGTTCCAGGCTCAGATCGACGACGTTCGGAGGACCTACACGGATTTCGGCAGGTCTCTTCAGGGTCTCATTTCCCGTACGGACGAAGAGCTGGTCTCTCTCCAGGAGCAGGCGGCGTCGGTCAATGTCAGTCTCTCTTCGATCACTCCGCAGATGGAGCGGTCGGTCCAGATCATGGAGTCCGGGGTAGGCTCTACGTCCAACCTCCTCGAAGAGATGTCACGTCATAGCGAGAAGATCGCTAACGACATGACTCGCCTGTCGGGGGTCAAGATGGGGGCCGCTACCAAGGACCCCACACCTCCTCAGCTCAGCGCAGCGGAGGCCAAGGCGGAAATCGTCAAGGAGAGCGTTCGCCTGGCCAGCATGTCCTCCGACGAGGTCAAGCATGCGGCTTTGGAGTCGATCAAGAAGATTCAGGAGGCCGATAAGGCCTCGGTGATGGTTATCAACCGCGCTAAGCGGTACTTGAAGTCTGAGCTGGACGCCGCCAAGGGTCAGGTCAAGAGCGTGCTCAGTCATGTTCCTGGCGGCGTTATGACTGCCGGGGGCATCGCTGGGGGTCTCCTGGCTGCGATGGTCATGGGGTATCAGGAGAGGGACCGTCTTCGGTGGCAATCGGGAGAGATTCTGAATGTCTTCGAAGCTACCGGAGAGGCGCTTTCTTCGAAAGCATCGAAGCGAGCTACTCGGTTCTTCTCTGGGTTCCAAGAGACCGCGCAGTGGTTCTACGGGGTGGCCAAGGAGGAAACGCAGGCTGTACTGAAGAGCATGGTTGACGCTGGGTACCGGTCGAAGGACTTCATGACCACGTACAACAAAGACTTGGGTCTTGTTGGCAAGAACGTGACTGTTGCGTCCATCGCCGTGGACAAGCACTTCAACCAGAAGACCGGTACCTCCATGAGCAACATCATCAAGATCACTACTGAGCTTGGTGATTCTCTCGATACCGCTACGGACAAGTACGTCAAGCTGGCTTTCGCGGGGCAGCGTAGCGCGATGGGTATCGGTAGGTTCGTCGATTCTGTCATCTCAGGCTCCTCCGCGATGCAGCAGTACGGCGTTGACGTGTCCAACGTTGCGTCCGTCATGGAGACCATCCGGAAGCACTACGAGGACATGGGGCTCGATCCCCGATACGCGGGCAATCAGGCCTCGCAGGTCATCGGTGGCATGTCCGCAGGTCTCGCGAACCTCAACCCGAGCATGAAGGCTGTTCTGGCGCAGCAGATGTTCCCTGAGCTGAACGCGCTGGACGCCCTCCAGAAGTGGGAGGACGGTTTTCTTCGTGTTGCTGAGGGTGGGGGCGACGACTTCATGCAGAAGGCGTTGGTGCTTTTCACTCAGTGGTCCAGTCGCGGTGGTCGTAGTCGTGCTCAATCCATCCGTGTCATGGAGTACCAGGGTATGGATAACCGTACGGCGGCGACGTTGTACGATCTGGGGGAGAAGCTCGCGCGGACCAACGATTTGTCCGAGCTGTCGAAGGATGAGACGAAGCACCTGCGTCGTGCCTTCATGACGGAGAGTCAGCGGGTATCATCGTTGCACAAGACGCAGCGTCGTCTCTACCGTGCGATAGGTGAGATCGGTCGCGGCTTGATCAAGGTTCTCGTGGGGCTGCTAGGGGTTATCGTGACAGGTATCCGTGCGCTCCCGGATATCGTTTCCGCTGCGGTTTCAGGTAGCCCCGGTCAGGTGCAGACCGAGCTGAGTCGCATCAGTGATCAACTCGACACGCTGAACGCGCACATGGGTACCGGTGTGGACCAGATCATGAAGGGCGCGGGTATGGTTCCCGGCATCTTGGGTAAGGAGTTCGGACGGGACTTCAAGCCCCTTTTGGACGCACTGAACTACAAGGTTCCTACGGGCGGCGGCATGAGGCCTATTACCTCTCTGGAGGATGCGGATGCGGCTGCCAAGGAGCTAGGGAGTGTTTTTAGTGACCTGGCGGGGGACGAGGACTTTCGTCGTCAGGTCAAGGACCAGATGACGGTCGACTTCTTGAAGAACGCTGCGTGGGCGTCGGAGATGATGAAGCTCATGCACGCTCCTGAAGAAGGCGAGGCACCGAGCGAAGACTTCCAGAAGTGGAGTAGGCGCACTCAGGCACTGGAAGAGAGGGCGAGCGCCGTAGAGGGGCATTTGCAGAAGAAAGAGTTGGCTCGTATACGCCGTGCTTACAAGAGACAGAAGAAGCGCTCCCAGGTGGACCAGCAGGTGGGTGCCAGCAAAGGCAAGACGGTGCTCAGTGCCGGTGACGCCGGGACTGCCAACCAGGAAGCCCAGAAGAATATCCTCAAGAGGCCGAACAGCGAATGACCGACGGTATTCCACGGCTCGTAGTTGATCTCCCTTGGCTGAGTTCTCAGCTAGAGGGTACCACGCGAGCATACACTGAGCTGGGGAACACGATTCAGATGCTTTCAGCGCGCGTTATGCGTGCATCGGACGACATCACGTTGGGTTCCGGTTCAGTGGGTGATCCTCCTCCGTTGATTCTTCCCATGACGGATGCCTCGGTGTCCAAGATTGAGAGCAGCCTCAGCGCGTACGACCGACAGGAGCGCACCATGAGCAGCGCTCTCGACAAGCTCCGGTCGTTGAAGATCGAAAACTTTCTCGGTAACGAGGACCCCCGAGGGGAAGCCCCCGAGAAGACGCAACCTCTTCCGCCGGTCCCGGATACGGCAGGGGCTAAGAACGATGCCGAGGAGGCCCTGAAGTCGACCGAGAAGGTGGCCCAGGAGGCAGACAGCGCCACTGATGAGGCCGAAGAGCGGCAATCACGTCTTGCGAAGTTTGTTGGCAAAGAGGCAGCTTCGGTCAAGAAACAGCTACAGAGCGTTCTGCGCAAGATTCCAGGGGGAGTGGCTACGGGTTTTGTCGGTGGTCTCATCGGGGCGATGGTTCTCGGGTACACAGAGCGTGACCGTCGGCGTGCTGAGATGTCCGAGATGGCCAACCTCTTCGAGGGTAGTGTGGACTCGCTGTTCTCAGCGAGTTCCCGGAGAGCCACTCGGTGGTTTGCCAACTGGGGTGAGCGTGCCCAGTGGCAATGGGGTGTGGGTCGGAAAGAAACCCAGGGCGCGGTGAAGTTGATGGTCGACAATGGCTTCCGCGCTTCTGACATGTTGAAGACCTTTGATGATGGGTTGGGGAAGGTGGGGAAGAACGTCGTCACCCTGGCGCTGGGTATAGGGAAGCACTTCAACTTCGCCACGGCGGAGGCCATGGGGGACATCACGAGTCTCGTTCGCGACTACGGGATGAAGTTGGATGACGCTGCGGGGTTCTACACTCGGTTGACCGCTGCCGGTGCTCGGAGCGCTATCGGTGTTCGTAACTTCACGCGCATCGTTATGTCTGCTGCTGATCCTCTTTCGCGAATGGGCGTACAGGCGGAGACGGCTGCTGTTTTCGCGGGGAAGGTGATCGATTTCTACTCCGCGCATGGGTTGTCCGAGAGGTACGCGGGGAAGCAGGCCGAAGGTGTTGTAGCCGATCTGATGACGTCGTTTACGAAGCTGGACGATCAGCTCAAGATCGTTCTTGCTAGGGACATGTACCAGGACCAGGAGGCGGATGCGGTTTCGTTGATGCTGAGGTTCGACGACGGTCTGCGCCGCATCTCTAAGGGGGATGATGACCAGTTTTTGGAGAATCTCATCCGTTCCACCGTACGTACTCTGAAGTCCAAGACCTCTACGTCGCGGAGTCGGGGGATCTACGCCACTTCGAAGCTTCTGAACGTCAAGAACCGGACTGCTCAGTTGGTTTGGGACGCGGGGGAGAAGCTAGCTGAGGGTGGCAAGCTGGAGGACCTGTCCGAGAAAGAGCGAAAAGAGCTTCGCAAGGCTTTCCAGACGGAGAGCGAGCGTGTCTCCTCTTTGCACCGTACTCGGAGAGAGCTGATTCGCGGGATGGCGCGTATCGGTGAGGCGATCCTGGCGATCCTGGTGGACCTGGTCTCGGTGTTGATGGTCGGCCTCAAAGGGGAGGCTCAGATTCTCTTGACTCCTGTTTCTGAGCGTCAAGAGGTGTATCACCGCATCTACGCTCAGCAGAACAAGGTCTTCAACACGATGGCCGGTAGCTGGGAGAAGCTCATCGGTGGTTTCGAGATCGCCGGACAGGCCTTGGGTGGTGAGTTTCGGGAGACGTTTGGCCCTCTCTTGGATGTTTTGCGTGATCAAGCCCCGGTAGAGGCTCCGATGGCTCCTGGGTACGGTGGGGGTATGGACGTTGACGAGGAAAGGGTTCGGGAGGACCTGATCGACGAAGACCCGGATATTCTGTCTAGCGGAGACTACGATCTCGATGTCGATACGGACGCCGACGTGGAGCTGGACGCGGCGGTTCCTGATCAGACGGAACGTCGAGGGAAGGTCCAGAAGGCAGTCTCCTCCGCAGACAAACCGCAGGCTGGTAGAAAGTCTAGACGCCGCTCTCCGCAGAAGGTTCGCAGGGAGGCTCGTGCCAAGGACCGCACGATGAACTCCAACGTGAGTGAGTCTTCTGACGGTATTTCAAAACCCGCTGTGGGTAAAAAAGGAACGACATCTTCTCTGATAGAATCGAGGAAACGGGTTTCTCAGAATAGCTCTACCCGGATGGGCGCACGATGACCGATATCGTTGACATACAGCATCTCGATGCTGCTCGGTTCAAGTTCACCGAACTCGGTGACGCCATCAGTGAGGTATCTCAGCGCAACACTGAGATGATCGATGCGCTCGGTGCGTCTCTACGCGACAGCTTCAAGACCGTGTTCTCGGATCTGGAGAACGATCCCACCCTCAAGGAGGGGTCGAAGCTGACCGGTATGGGGCAGGAGTACGTCCAGGGGGTTTCTCAGAAGTTCGAGAAGCTCGCGGGGAGCATGGGTAAGTCCTTCGACGAGCTGGAGAAGACGGTCAAGGCCGCCGAGAAGGACTTTGAGAGCCTCTCAGCGGGCGCAAGGGGGCTTGTAGACAAGGCAGACGCTGTTGCGGGTCAGGTGGACGCCGAGGACGGCGGAGGAGGCGCTAAGGGGCGTGACAGCAAGGGCCGTAAGAAGAGCGGTGCGCGTGCTTGGGCGGCCAACAAGTCCAAGCAGGTGGTTCGGTCAGAGTGGAGGACGCTGAAGGGTAAGATCGGCGGCATGATGCAGAAGCTCAAGGTGCCGAAGTGGAAGGCCCTTGCAGCGGGTGGTATCGGCATCATGATCCACGGCTACATGGACCGCGACAGGGTTCGTGCCCAGGCCGGGGAGATGAAGAACATCCTCATCGCCGCCTACGATGACGGGGTGAAGGGGGCTGTACGTTCTGGAACTCGTCACCTGTCCTCGATCCAGGAGTCGTTGCAGCAGTACATGGGGATCAACCGGGAACAGATTCAGTCGGTTGCCCAGGCTTTTGTCGACGGCGGTGTCAGCGTCGATCAGATGACGCGGACTGTCGATACGCGGCTCAAGGGCGTCCACAGCAGTGCCGTCACGGTGACTCTGGCTCTGGACAAGATGTTCGAGCTGGGAGGTGGGGAGAGCGCTAAGCGGATGGTGGGCCTGATGGCCGACTACGGCAAGACCACTGACGAGGCCAGGGAGTCCTTGACCCGGATGTACATGGTGGGTCGGGATTCCGGTATCGGTGCGATGCAGTACGTGAAGAACGTGGAGGATGCTGGCAAGGAGCTGGCCAAGATGGGGTACGACATCGATAACGTCGTGGACATCTACTCGCACGTTACGGAGCAGTTCTCCAAGATGGGTGTTCCCAAGCAGTTCGCGGGAAAGCAGGCCGCGATGGGGATACAGCAGATGGCGTCTGGGATCGCCAAGATGTCGGATTCCTGGAAGATCATTCTCGGGGAACGGCTCGGCTACGGTCGAGGACTCGAAGCACGGCAGAAGATGATGGACGCATTCCGCCGTGTTGCCGAGGGCAACAACAGTGGAGAAGTCACGCGAATCGTCGAGGCCGTCTACGACATCGCCATGGAGGCCACTGGAGGGGACGAGGAGACCGCGCGGTTCTACATGGAGAAGCAGATGGGTCTCGGGTTTGAGGGTGCCCGTCTGATAGCCGAGATCGGTTCCAAGATGAAGGAGGGGAAGACCGTAGAGGCAGCCACGGCGGCCAAGCAGAATTCCGAGATCCTGTCCAAGTCGTTTGGCGTGGAGGCCACCAAGCGCAGCAAATTCGAGCGCACGATGAACTCGTGGATGAAGGGACTGGCCAAGGTAGGGCAGGGTATCATGGGCATGGTCATCCAGGCCGTGTCGTGGCTGATTGCGTTCTTCAAGGCCCTCCCTGAGTTCATTGTGAACGGCATCAGCGGCGATCAGCAGGACAATAATCGGTTGGCGGCTGACATCAACGCCTTGTTCGGGAACACGGAAGAGCACAAGCGCAAGATGAACCGGGGTCTGTCCCAGATGACAAAGGCGATGAAGCGCATGGGTTCTGACGTCCTGGGGACCTCGATGAAGACCCTCCAGGAGGCCTGGAACTTCGATCCTGCGTCTTCTCGACTCAGATCGATGCCGGGTACCAAGGGTCGGGGTGCGGGCAACGCGTTCGCTCCGTCTCAAGTGGTGCAGATCCCCGTGGCATCGCTCCAGTCGGGTCAATCTTCGATGGCTCCCAAGCAGATGGCGAAGGCACCTGCTTCGGTAAAGAAGGACCCTCAGGCTGCGCAGTCGGAATGGGACGGCCCGTGGGCTGGAGGCGGAGTCACTCTCGAAGTGGGCGGTGTAGACACCCAGGGCAACATTTCATTCGAGATCGGCGGCAACTGCCCTCGTTGTGGGCTTTCCTTCGCTTCCGAGGAAGCGGAGCTGGAGGGAGAGTTCAGCAGTATGGCTCTTGCCAGTGAGGGCAAGTACACCGGGGACGACGTGGAGGCGCTGGCTCGTGTCCTTCAGAGCGAAGCTGGAGGGTACAGTCCTGCGCGCAAGAAGGAGCTGGTAGGTATCGCGCACACTCTGATCAATCGTGCCAAGGGCAGGGGTGGGGGTGCTCTCAAGAACAAGGCCACTTCCGGTAAGGGGTGGGGGAAGCAGAACAACAATAAGCGGTACAACCGCCAGTACGCTACGCGCCGTCGCCCCTCGCAGGCTACGATTGATTTCGCGCGCAGCATCTTGAGAGGTGATTCCGGGACACAGGACTGGACGAAGGGTGCGACGGGGTTCATTCACGCCAACGAGGGCGAGGGACTTCCGCCGTTCATGAGGGGTGGGGGTCTCTTAGGTTCCATTCCTTCTGGAGGACGGAACTACGAGCGTGCCCTCTTCTGGAGGCCAGGAGCTGATACCGCTGCTGGTCGCGAGGCGCGTGAATGGGCAACCGGAAAGCAACATCGAGAGCGAACCAAGAAGCGCCAAGGGGAGCAGGCTAACCAGCTTGCTGCGCTGGGGCTCGCTCCGGGCTGAGGTAGGTAATGGCGACATTTTTGGAAAATTTGCGTAATACGTTTGGTGGGGAGACGACTCCTACACCTTCTACAGAACGTATTCTTGATCGGATACTCAACCCCTACGAGGATGTTGCGTATCGAGTTCCTTTTATGTTCACTTCGGATCAACGTATGAACAACGGCATTGATCCTGTGCGCATGAAGATGAATCCGGAGACTGTGACCTTTTCGCAGAACAAGAGGATTACGAGGCGAGATACGCAGTCCGGTGCTGTGTTCTATCACTGGACGAACGCGAAGGGTCGCAACAACGACGTCATCAACATCAGTTTTGCTGGGGCGACGGGGAACATCAACATCCGTACTGGGATGCAGCGCAACAGCAAGTATCTCTCTGAGAATATCAAGAAGTTCCGGGACTGGGTGAAGTCGGTCACGAACCAGGAGGGGCTTGATATCGAGGCGTTGCAAGGTGCTTCGAAGCTCGTGAACTTCTGGAACCTGTACAGCCTCACGCGGGAGCCTGTTATTGATCCGTTCGGGGGGTACCCTAATCGTTTTTATTTCATGTACAGTAGCCCTATGTTGGCCAATGCGTTGATTCAGTTCATCGGTCATTTTGACCGTGTGCTGGAGTTTACCGACGACGCGGCTAACCCTTTCAGCAAGACGTACTCTTTTTCTTTCGTGGCGACAGAAACGATTCCTTCAATGGATGACATTTTTAGGTACATTTCCCTCACGCTGGGGACTGAGTTTTTTAACGAGTTGGTGTGATGGTTGAACTGGGTAAACTGGGTGAAAAACTCTGGACGGAGCAGTCGGTCCTCTCGTCTCAAGAAGGCATCTACCGCGCCGCTTTTCCGGCGTTCCGTGTTTTCATTTACGGGCAGGAGGTGTCGGGGGACGTTATAGACGTGCGTGTCAACCAATCCGGGGGCAGCATGGATCGCGCTCCTTCTACGTGTTCAATCACTCTGCATAACCCGTTGGACAAATACATCATCGATCATACCGATATGGTTGCGCTTAGCGACAGCCGGGAACAGCTTGTCAACTACCTTAAAGACAACGTTACCCTCTTCGCAGGGTTGCAGCAGTACTTTCGCGACGAAGCGGGGGAGGACGTAGATGTACTAGAGGCTTTTTTTGGGGCATTCGCCAATGAGCAGGTGGGGCAGTCTTTTGTGGACGTGGTTAGCGCATTCAATGACGAGTTGAGAGCTGCCTCGGGTTGGTTCCAGGAGAACTGGGAGGAGGGTTCTGTCCCCGATTCCATAAAGAAGACGGTAGTGGAAAAGAAGGCCACGCAGTATGCCCCGGAGTCTCAGAAGGTCATAGACGCCTTGGGAGAGGATTGGGACGCGTTTCCTATTTTTTTGGAAGATTACATATACACGTACCCTTTTACTGAAGGTGACTGCATCTTCCATCCGAACGATCCTATAAGAATTGCGTTTCGCGATCCTTTTGTCCCGACCATATGGTACTGGATGTTTTCCGGCTTTGTAGACGGTTTCACCGAAGACGTTGGGGTGAATCAGGAGTCCACGGTTACTATCGTAGGGACTGACGTCAGTAAAACACTTCGGTACTCTTATTTCCAGCTCAACGTAGACGCTGGGCTCGACAAGAGCATTCAGGAGATCTTCAAGTTTGATCCTGCGTTCGAGGGTGCGGGCGACGTAGCCGCGTTGAACTGGGTTGCGTATCAGGAGCTATTTGCTCATTTTACTGCGTACGAGATTCTGGAGATGCTCTTCTTCGGTAAGGAAGCCTACGAGGGGGTCATGACTGAGTTGACCAATCGGGCTGTAGAGGCTTTCAGTGACTCAGAGGTGCAGGTCTTCCTTCAGAAGCACGGTGTTTATAAGAGTTTGGATGAAATCAACAAGATGACCGATACTCAACGGCGGTCATCCTTGGAAGAGTACCTGATTGGCGCTAAGCAGAGTAGGTTCCAGGGGTCCTTCTTCCCTCCGGTGTATGCTCCTCACGGGGTAACGTTTAAGCGCAAAGAAGAGTCCAAGGGGGTGTACGCATATTACATCGGGGACGCCGAGCTAGACGGTTTAGAGAAGGCCACAGGAAGTCCGATCACGATGGGGAATCTGCGTCAGCTCAACGACATGTTGCACAGTCGGGTTCGTGTTGACGATCTAACCGATATGGCTGCCGACGAGACCTCCGCCCCTAATTCTGACGGTCTCGGCGTGGTGGACGTTGTCAGCATCATTGGGTCGGACATAGACACCTATCCAGTAGGGGGTGGTCGTGTGTTTTACGTGGCCCCGACGCGTCTGGGTCTCGGTCTCTCCGCAGGCGTAATGAACGAGATGGTTAGTGGGGCTCAGGGGGATCTCCATTCCGATTTTCGTGACCGTCTTACCTACATTTACGATTTGGCGGAGCAGATTCAGTTCTGTTTTTACTCCACAGGTAGGGGGGACCTTGTTTTCGAGATGCCTTTCTACGATTTCGATCCTTGGATGTTCGATGGAGAGGACTCCCATATCACGAATGCGGAGATCGAAGGTCGTGCAGGTTTGCAGGGTTTGCGAAAGGAAGGGGAGAAGCCGCTTCGTGAATGGGTGTCGGAGTGGTCTGCTGCGAGCGGGGACTACACGGAGTCTGATATTTTGGAGATGATGGAGCTGTCTTCGGATCTTCAGCTCACGTTGGAGGGGTTCGGTGGTTCCTACAACGCGCAGAATTTTAACTATTCTGACTACTTTACTATTAACCGTCACGAAACCTTCGGTTTCAGCAGTTCGCTGAACGATAACGGTCTCAAGACGTTGGCTCGAATAGCTCCGAACAACATCGCTCGTGTTGAAGAGGCCAACGACATCAACTCTCGGCGCTTTCAGTGGGCGGCAGCCCACGGCCTTGTTCCTCTGCTTGGTGTACGCCCCGCAGCTGATAAAGGTCCTTGGACGGAGGTCACTTCTGAAGAGGCTGCCCGTCTTTTTGCTGCGGTGGAGCTAAGGAAGACGAATGCGGAGGCTCGTAATATCGGGTTACAGACTCTCCCTCATTTTGGACTCATGGTGAACCGTCCGTTGTACTGGAGGCAGAGGAACTACGTGGCGAATATCGTTAGTTGTCAGCACAGCATGGTCGTCAACAGCGCTTGCGATACGACGGTTAACGTTAATCTGGCTAGGGGGTGGAAAGGCGTCTACAAGGAAGGGACTTCCCCTAAGCTAGAGGACTTTCAGCATTTCGGAGGAGAGACGCCGTTCAACTACGCGAGGCTTTTGTCAGAGAACGCGAAGGGTTAGAAAATGTCTGGCCGCTCCAACATGAATCCCAGTACTTCTCCGATCTTGGAGGAAAGACGTCTTTACCGGGAGTTTTACTCAACCATACATATGGTTCGTGTAAAGGACTTGCACTTGGAGCGTGGTACGGTGAGCGTGGAGTTCCTGAAAGGAGGGGGTCATCCGCGTCCTGAAGTCCCGATACCTCTTGCGGGGTGGTCTTTCCCTCCGAAGCAAAGTGATACGGACAAGAACTATCTTCGTTCTTCGTGGGGTGTCTATCTACCCCAGATAGGCGATACCCTGTTGGTGGGTTTCGACGCAATGGGGAATGCGTTCTCCCTTAGCTACCACACGATAGATTTTTCTGCTTTTAAGAGGTACGATGACGCTAACGAAGAGAGGGGCGGCATCGGGTGGGGGGATGCTTCGGGTAAGCGGCTACGTCCGGGGGACTGGTCGTTCAAGAGCGCGCGGAATTGCGCTCTCTACTTGGGGGACCGAGCGTCCCTGACAGCAGGTCCCCACTCGGTGACTCTCGATAAGCCTAACGGCGAGGTACGCATCCAATCCGACCTCGTGCACACCCGGTACGGAGACTCTTCCGAGATCAGGGCTGGGTCGGCCCGGCGCATCCTCGTTCCCGGCGTGGATTCCCAGGAGAGCTACATCTACGATTTGGTCACTCCGGGCGCTGGCAATGTCGGGCAGGAGCACACCAACTACATTAGGCGCGCTTCGCTGACTTCTGTGGACCAAAACGGTCTCCTGATGGTGCGTACCTCCGAGGGTCAGGTTGTCGACGACACGACTAAGCAGATCGTTGGTCCCCAAGTCTTTTCTCCGGACCTATCGGTGGCCATGACCGGCACCGCTACGCGCGTTCTTCGTCGTACTTTTGACGACGCGACGGGCCAGGTTGCCTTGTGGACGGAACTTGTAGACAATCTGGGGAACTACGGAGTCTCCGCTCCGTTGGTTACCGGTTTCCAATGGTTCACCCCGGTCTCGACGTGGACTGTTCTCAACACCTCTACGAGCTGGACTTCGACGGGGACCTACGATTTGACTGTTGGGGGTTCGTACTCCTTGAATGTGGGTGGTGACTACGGGGTCGCTGTTGGCGGTCTCGGGGACATAACCGTGGGCGGTCTTCTAGGTCTTACTGCTGGTGGCGTCATGGACCTCACTTCCGCAGGGGCGATGACTCTTACGGCACCTTCGATCTCCCTAGCGTCGGGGTCGATCAGTCTTGGGGCAAGCCCTGCCGTGGTGACTTGTCTGGGCAACTTGACTTTCGAAGCTCCTCTTTTGCAGCTCGGAACAGGTGCGGTAGAGCCGCTGATCAAGGGTACTACTTTCAACACGGCGTTGACGGCATACTTGACTCTCACGGCGACGACGTTCCAGGCGCTTTCTACGGCGACATCATCTCCGCCCTTGACGCCACTGTCTGTTCCTTTCCAGACATTGGCTACAGCGGCGCAGACCTTGTTGTCTGCCTTGAGCGGTACGTTGTCCACGAAGTCGATGACGTTGTAGGAGGACAGGATGGCTCTAACAGGCGCAGGGACTATCGCGTTGTGCATCTTGAGATGGCTCTACGCACAGGTGGCTCCTCTGCTTGAGGCGCTGAAGGCCATCTTGTTGGCCATCATCGAGTACATCGATCTACAGATTCAGTGGCTCGTGGCTTGGTTGGCGCAGTTCGACATCTTGAAGGCTCTGGAGGAGGCTGCGTGGGCGATTGTCCAGACGATCATTGATCAGGTCAGGGACGCGTTGACGAACATACCGGACGGCCCTTTGAAAGAACTGTGCCCGGAGTTCTACCAGATGATCACCGACCCTGCGCTGTTGCTGTTCGACACCGCAACGTCTGCGCTCACGGTCTGGAGGGAACGGTACAAGAACGTGGTATCCTTCACGGACGAGCTGGAAGTGCTTCTTCAGTACTGGGAGGGTATCAAGAACGAACTCGTGGCCCTAGTAGAGTCTGTCGATGACGCTCATTACTGGGCCATGATGGAAGCAGCATCGGCGGTGCCGTGATGAGTTGGACTCTGAAAATCGAAAATGGTGACATCGTTCGGTACCACGATAACAACGGGTACGAGACTATCACGGGCGAGGAGAAGCTACGCCAGGAATGTCGGATGGTGCTCACTACGGGGGTGCGCGCTGATGGGATCGGTGCCGGGCTCAATCGTGTCGTCGGGAGGGCCGTAGATGGGGAGCCCGAGCTGGGTTGGAGCATGCCTGCGTTGTTCCAGTTCCAGACTCTCCTTAGGAACTCCCTGAATCGGTATCAGTGGACTCAGCGCCACAAACAGTATAGTCGGCGTACCTACAGAGAGCTGCTGGATTCATTCTCGCCTATACAGGTGTGGGGCGATGAGACTGATCCTCGCAATTTCCGTTGGCGTGTAGATTTTTACACGTTGGGTAATCTTCCTAATTTTTCTTTGGGGGGTACTACGAGGTAGATCATGGTTATTCAACGAAAAACAGTAGCTCAGTTCGAAGGTGAGATCTCCGATGCAGCGGCAGCGAGGGATGGTAACCTCGACACTTCGATAGGTCCGGTCAAGGACCTCTTCGTCACCCCTCCGGCGTCGGTGATGAAGGACATGCACGACAACACCGTCTATCTCAGCCAGCTGATGAGCATGAGGTACGCGGAGCGCTTCAACCCGGATGATCTGGACGCGTTTGTGTTCAACGAAGGGATGATCCGCTGGTCTGGTTCTCCGGCAGTGACCACAGTGACGTTTTCCCGACTTCAGCCTCCGACGACTGATATCCATATACCCGTCAATTTCCCTTTGGCTACGACAGCAAACCCTCAGACGGGGAACGTCATCAACTTCAGGACGATTGAGTCAGCGGTGATGTACGGTCCTCTGACTGTCCCCTCGTCTAGCTATTACAACGCCGCGACCGAGAGGTACGAAATTGATGTTGCGGTGGCGAGTGTTCTCGCCGGAGAAGCTTCGATGGTGGGGGCGAACACGATTGTTCAATTTCGCCGTGCGTTTTCTTCGTTCGAGTACGTGACGAATAAGGAAGCCACCACCAGTGGTCTTGGTCGAGAAACCAATAGCGATCTTGCTGAGCGCTACTTGATGCAAGTGCGGGGGAATCAGGGGTCGACTCCGGCGGGTTTGTCGCTTTTTGGGTTGGACAACTTTAACAATATCGAGGATGTGTATGTTGTGTACGGCAATGACGTCAACCTGACCCGGCATACCGACGACGCCGGGGCAGTCGACGTCTGGCTGATGGCAGAGGCTCCCCTCAACGACACGTTCGACACTACCTATCCCGGTCTGGGGGAGCTGATACCGGTTCCCAAGCAACCGTTGATGTCGGTCTTGACGGTTTCGAGCGGCGTGACCGTGTATACCGAAGGGACTGACTACGAAGTCGTCACCGGGGAAGGGATCTACGCCTACAGCGACCGGGGTCAGGACGGTATCCGGTTCATCCTTGGAGGGACGGCACCTGCTCTCGGGGACCCGTTGCGGATTGTCTACAACTACAACTCGATGATCACCATCGTCACTTCTTACTACACGCAGCCCGAGTACTTCGTGATGGGCTCCGACGTCTTGTTCCGGTGGGCGCAGCCGAAGCTGGTGGAGATCGAGGCGGAACTGAAGGTGAAGTCGGGTAACCCGACTACGGTCCTCAACTTGGTCAGGGAGCGCGTCATCAGCTACATCAACGGGTTGAAGCTTGGGGAGAATCTGGAGGAGTTTGATATCGATGCTCAGGTGGCTGAGATCTTCGGTGTGGACAACTGGGTCTACGTGACCTTGGCTGAGAAAGACGGTACGGGGGTGTCGGACATCGAAATCGGACCATACGAACACGCTTTCATCGAGGACGCAGACCTCGTGGTCAGCTTGGTGTCGTAATGGGCTACTATCAGCTATTCAAGTACGGTAGCGGGGTCCTGTACGGCCCGCAGGCCGTGGTTCACTCGGTGGACCCTCTCGAAGGCCCTGCTCCGGGAGGTAACCGCTTCGTCATCCTCGGTGAGGGGTTCGATCCTCGTCAGTGGGATGACTACTTCACTGGAGCGGTTCTTGACCCCCTCAAGTGGACGGACGCTTCGACGGGGAGCGGTTCGATCACGGTAGGGGCCGATCACTTGCAGATGTCCACCGGAACTACTCCGGCAAGCATCGCTGGTGTTCAGTCGGTGAAGCAGTGGGGCGATACCCAAGGTGAAGTCCGTATGTCCTTGTCTGCTCCGACTGCGAACCCTTCGAGCAATGTCGCTCTGTTTGCCCTCAACCTGTTTGTGGACTCTTCTAACTTCGCGGCCATGGTTGTCTATCTCTCAGATGAAGGGAACCTTCGTCTGGAATGTGGAGTCTACGTCGGAGGCTCTCCGGTAGATCTGTTGAAGATCGAGCTTCCCTGGACGACCGGTCTCTCGATGTTCAAGATACTGCGTTGGGGAACCGACGTGTACTTCATCGCGAACGGTTCGGTAGTGATGCGCTCTGTGAGGTACATCGTTAACCCAGCGCATTTCGTCATCTACTCTTTCAACGGGTCAGCTTCTTACGACGTCGACGTGGCTCGTGTGGAGTGGTTCTACTACAGACCGTTCGCGGTTTTTCAGAACCAGCCTGTGCATGACACTGTGGTGGTCTCCGATAAACGAGTACGCGGTCTGGTGCCGGCGAGCCGGGACGATGCGTGGCAGTCGGCGGCCTACGAGGGGGAGGTGGACGTCTCCGTTGTGGGTAACGACAAGGCCACCTCCAGGGATTCGTACAGGTACTACTATGTGGACGGCTTGAGATCGATCAACAGCGCTCAATCCGGGGTAGAGATGGACATCGTGAACGATACCCAGCTCGTCACTCCCAGTGATGCGTCGAAGGGTCTCGGTGGAGGATACTAGAGATGGCTCTCGAAGGTGTGAACAGGTACGCTGAGCTGGTCAAGGCTGTCATCGATGGTCCCTTCTACGAGGCCAAGGGTACCATCATTCCCTACCGGCACGGGAACACGGATATTCGTCTCCGTACGGCGTATCCGAACACGCAGTTCGGGCTCTACATCAACGAGTTTTTCTCCGGACACGTCACCTCTGACAGCCAAGGGAACGTGGTTTTCAGTCGCCACCTCAACCTGGGGGAGAACGAGTTCCTGCTCGTGAATCTCGCTAACGGTCGTCGTCTCCCGAGTTGGGTCACCGTTCGCGAGAGTGCGATCTGGCATGTCGCTTATGCTGAGGTCTTCGAGGGGATGGACGACGACTGGCAAGAAGCCAAGGACGACCTGTCCATCGAGACGGTTACCATTAACGGTATCGAGGATCGTTTCGGGAAGAATATCGGGGTCTACAACGACTTGGGTCAGGACCTCGATACGTATCGGTACGTAGTGCACGAGATGCATAATGCGTATCGAAACTATGGCGGAAAAGTGCGCGGCTTGGAGACCTCTGTAGCCGCGTTCACTCAGATCCCTCCGTTCGGATACACTCGTCGGTTCTGGGGGCCGAACTGGGTGCTAGACCAGTCGATGCTCGATAATCATCGATTCCTGGAGAGGTCGGCGTACTCGCAGTACAGCGGTGCTGGCGTTCCTGGGGTGGTTCTCGGCACGCCCGAGGCTGACGTTTCCGGCGGTGCGCCTTCCATGGCGCTCCAGTACAACCCTGTCACGCAGGAGCTTCGGTGGGGCACGTTGTTCACCCCTGGTCTTCCGGTGAAAGCCGTTGACGGGGAGATGTTCCTCCCTGGACCGGTGGAGACCAATCCGCCTTCTATTCTCGGACGAGCGGGTCCTTTCGTCTTGAACGCGACCACTCGTTATCTCTACCTCAACTGGGGGAATGGTACCCTTACGGTCGATCTCAGCACCATCCCCGGCTACCCTACTCCGTCTGTGGCGCAAGTAGTGGCGTTTGTGAACGCCGCTGCGGGCTTGACCATCTTCTCGTCCTACAACTCCAAGGTCCTGTTTGCGTACGGGTTCACGAAGCCTTGGGTCTGCGTCGAGCCGGGACCTCTGAACGCGGCGGTCGAGATCTTCGGCGTGGAGCCGGGTGACATCGTATTTGCGCCTACGGGTACGCTAGCGGGGGTGACCTTTCGTAACATCATGGGTGCTATCCGGGTCGATACGGATTCCACCTTGGAGTACTACTACGACGGGACCGTCACACCCCCGGTGCAACGATTGAGATGGGGTTCTCCAGGTGGTACGTGGGCACCCGGTCTCGGATGGGTGACGATCACCGAAGACGGCACCTACACGCTGACGGACGCCCTGGGGCATACCCTGACGGTGCACGTGTTCCTGGATGATCTCCCCACCTACGGGTCCTCTACGGTCAGCTTCATCTACGCTTTCTCGACCAACTACAGCAAGAAAGCACATCAGCTGTCGTCGACGAAGGGGACCTGGGTGACTGTGGACACCTCTGCGCTACCGGCGGTTGTCACGGCAGGTCTTGTTGATATCTTCGATGACACGTCGGTAGGAGATCCTGAAACACCGGATGCGTGGTACCTCACCGGATGGGGTGCGGGAGCAACTTCCAGGATCGAACCTTCTCGTGTGATACGGGGCAGGACACATCCGTTGGCCCCGTGTCCGGCTTTCAGGTACGTCTACCGTGACGCTGCCGGGGACTACGTGAACTTCAGGGGTCGCGCCCTTCAGTATCCGGCTCCTATGGTGGAGCGCGGAGGGTTGTCCCCGCAGAAGAACTCCGGTCTCCTCTACGACTACGAGGGCTTCAAGGCCAAGTTCTCCGCGTGGATTTTGTCCCACAACGCCACCGCTGTTCAGGCTGTTCTGAGCTTCAGCTTCGACGGTGGAGCTACGTGGCGTTCAGGCACATTGACTCCAGTGGCCACCGATGCTGGCGGTACGGGGATCGAAAAGGCTACCTACGTGGAAGTAGAGCAGATCATTCCCGCTGGATTGATCCCGAACGAGGTTCTGGTGTCCGTGGAGATGGCTCAGGCAACTCCAGGGATGGAGGTCTCGGTGGATGATCCTCGGATCGACATCGAGTACATCACTTCCAGGGCTCTCGGGGAGGTCACCGTCCCCCGGTATCGGCACCGACAGTTCTTCGGTGAGCTGGTCTTCTCGTGGTCTCCGGAAGAACTACGGACGACGACGCAGAAGTACCTCGGTCTGCACTTCAAGGAGGCGAGCCGCGAGAGGGTGTTCGCGGGTGCCCAGATCATTCGTCTCTCTGATGACACGCCAGCCGGGAACGGAGCGTTCGAGTACGAGTACAACTCTGTGGGTGACCTTCGTCGGTTCCGGTGGACTCCTTACGGCACGTCGTGGACTCCAGGGGCCGGGTGGGTGTCCATCCCCAGTGATGGAAGCTACATCTTGGTGGCTCCCGATGGCTCTGAGATCGAGGTAGACGTGGTGTACTCGCTATTGCCGCTGCCCACCGGCAGTCCCCCAGCGGTTACTACCTCCAAGACCATCGCCATTACCGACAACACCGTGCAGCAGGGTCGTACGCGCGACATCATGCCGGCGCATTCGTCACTCGATATCTTCGATGTGACGGAGTTCGACTCTAACGGAGTGCCGGTGAACGTGCACGGCTCTATCGGTGAGGCCGACTTCTCCGTTGCCACTTTGGTCAACCTGGATATCGTCCCTACGACGCCGTTCCGGTACTCCTTCTTGTCTCCGTCGTTGCTGCCGGTAAAAGGGGAGCAGTTGACGTTCAGTGCGGGTGCACCTTACACGGCTTCACTTCTCTACGAGTCTGACATGGACCAGGTAGCTGCGATCTTGTTCGAAGACGGCATCTCCGTACCGAACGATCTCTGGCAGTTCAACTCGTCCAACCAGATCCAGTTCATCAACCCCGCCGACTACAAGCCGTCGTCGTCTTACACGATGAACTACAATCCGGTTTACCAGCTCACGACACCTCTTCTCGATCTAGGAAGTCCCTACCAGGACTACATGTGGCTTGCAGACTACCTCTTGTGGAACCGGATGGAGCACAACGTTCTCACCCGAGAGGCCACTGTCCCGGTGTACTTCAACAGGGAGACTCGGCGTGCTGCACTCGACCGGCGTTCGAACATGGACCAGGCGCAGGCTTCTCTCTACTTCGAAGGTCCCGAGGAGCGTCGGGAAATCTCTCCGGCCAACTGGCGGTTCGTTGATCCCTTTACGGTCAGCATGGACTCCTCGCAGTACCTGGAGGGTGCTCAGTACTTCCTGACTCATCAGGAAGCCAGGATGTACGTCCAGAACGAGCTGACCATCAAGTTCGAGCATCGTTCCGGGGTAGACTCTTCGGCGTGCTTGGCCGCTTCCTGGGTAGAGATCGAGCGCAACGAGAACGTCGACGTGACCCAGCCCGCAGGTGGCCACGTCATCCATCAGCTACGGTTGTCGGTGAGCGGTGTTCGAGACCTGAGGGATTTCAGGATGCACTCCGTGTTGCTCAAGGGTCTGCATCTCTTCGGTCCGGGGGCGTATGTTCCCGGCTTGACGAATGTGTAGGGGCGTCGTGGGGGTTACTCCTATAGCACCTAAGGGTTCGAAATTGCCGTATTATTCTTTCGCTGAGGACGTCTCCTTGGCGTTCCTGCTTGTGTCCTTTTTCGTAGGGATTCTCTGTTTGGCAGGGTTTCTTCTTGGAGGTTCCTTGGGTTTAGAATCCCCACCTCCGAGATGGTAGAGTGGGTGGAACCGGAAACGTGTTCCGAGGCCCGTCGGTCACATCTCCTCGATACCGACGGGCATGTAGCAGGAGGCTGATACATGCTGGGTTCTCTCTATCCTGATGGCGTAACTGTTGACCACATTGCGCTGCGTCGTACCGAGACCACCAAGGCTGCCGAGATTCTCAGGAATCGCCTGGACTGGACAAGCAGGGGCATCCTGTACGGCGGTGTAGTGTCGGTGAATACCTTTGGCCCAGGCCCGTACACGCACATCGACGTGACGCAGTTTGGGGGTTTCGCTCCTAACGGTGAGTACCTGGAGAGCGACAGCGATTACTTCGACATCGCGTTGTCGGACGAGACGAGCGGCGTGGTCAACTACGTGTTGGCCATCTACACCGAGAACAACACTCACAGTCAGCCCCACGAGAGCGATCAACACACCTACCCTATCTTCTCCGAGATGGGTTGGCGTCTTCGGGTTTACACCGAGGCGGAGTTCTTGGCGCTTGCCGCCACGGACGACAATCTGGCCAACGACGCGCAGGACAGGTGCATGATCCTGGCCAAGGTGACCGCCAACGGACCGGCTTCGGACTTGACCGCGAGCAGTATTCAGCACCCGTTGGAGTTCAACAACATCCTGTACGCGACTCCTCGGGCCTTGACGACGATTCTCGGTGTGGACGTCTTGGCGGTCTCTCCGGACACCCCGGTCGGTGATGGCACGCTTGAGTACGATTACACGGCTCCGAGTACTTATGACTTCACGTGGACCACCTCCAACGGAGCAGGTGCCACGCAGACGATCAGCGCTGACGCGACCATCGATGTCCCTGATGGTGCAGGTGAGTACATCAGGATTTCTGTCGCCACGTCGGTTCTTCCGACGTCGGGTACGTTCCCGATGACGGAGACCATCACGATCTCTAATCTCTACTACCAGGACATCCCGAGGCTGACGGGCGAGGACTCCCTGCATCGAAACATGCTTGGTACGGGTGTTCTATCCCCCACCAACCCCCATGCGTTGTCTTTGGACGACATCACCGGGGAGTCGTTCTCGCTACTGGATGAGCATCAGAACCTCATGCACTGTAATGGGATCTCGTGGATATCGCAGCCCAACTTCCTCTCCGTGAGTATCGACGAGACACAGACCCCGGACACCTACACTGTCGTAGGTGCTGTAGGCGGCGACACCTACTACGTGAACGGGCAGAAGCTGACTACCGTCGAACCTACGTCGGCTGTCACTATCACGCCTCCGACGGACAAGTCGGCGTATCTCTACGAGGTCTTGGTGACCGACGAAGGGGATATGATCCACGAGATGAAGGCGGCCTTCCCTGGTTCGCCTTCCGGCCACTCTCGCAACGTCACGGGCTGTTGGATCGTCGACATGAGCGACAACTACCCCTCCGGCAGCGCGACGTTGGAGGTGCAGTGCACGGGAGGGGCGCCGTGGACGTTCATCTGGGATGGAGGCAAGCCGGTCACGGTGACCTCGGTTGCCGTCCCTCCGCAGGCTATCAGGCTCTATGCCGCTGACGGCGTCCACTGGATCGATCTGTGGGTCAACCCCACGTTCTCCGCTGTGGCTTCTGACGAGTTTTTGCCTCTGGCGAATGCTTCGGACACGATTACCATCTTCGCGTCTCTCACCGACGGTACCGATGAGTACATGCACATCGCGTCCCTGGTGTACTACTACGAGCCTACGGGACCTTCTTGGGTTCTCGGGTACAACCCTCTCAGCTCCAGCCGGAACTCTGTGGACAAGCGTCACTGGGGCAACACCTGTAAGCGCAACATGGCGGATAGCGCGCTACAGGACCTCATCTACTCCCCGAATAACGAGCTTGGACGTTCGGGCTGCGTGATGCGGCGTAACGGTGTCTACAACGAATTTGGGTACGACTACGGGGGCACCGGGTTCGGCATCGATATCAACGGAGGTGCCTATTACTGCCGTGGGCAGAGGATCGTGGCGGATTCCGTGCAGACGGTTTCGGCTCTCCCCAGCACGTCTCAGTTCGTGTGGGCTGACATGGAGGGCAACTATCACGTTCTCGACATCACAGGGGGCTACGGCGGTGACGTCTCTGCGGCTATGAGGTACGTTCTTGGGCTGACGGAGAACATCCCGAACGTTTCGGATACCTACCACTTCTCGGGTCCGGGAGATCCTCCGGAACGAGGGGTTCTCCTCTACTATCTGGCTACGGATTCCACTGACATTACGCGGATTGTCGACTTCACCCAGAACGTGAACCACGTCACCGATCCGTGGTCGGTAGCGTCTCGTATCGCTACCAGCGTTGCCCACCACGGGCAGGCGGCGTACGACAACCTCTTCGCGGCGTTTGAGTATGCGCGTCACGCGATGTCCGGCACCGAGAATCTCGGTGCCCACTGGATCAACATCATCGGCAGCGTGACCATCGATTTTCCGGTCTGGCAGCCGCAGTATGTGAATGTTCGCGGCGTGAAGGGGCTCTCCGTGAGCCCTGTTGGCGCTGTCGTCCAGTGTAACGTCGCAGCTGATTACAACTGGCACGTCCAGCAGGGTTGCGTGGTCGAAGGGGTCAACATCGTCAACAACGATGCTACTTCGATCACTTTCGCTGCCGGTTCCTTGACCACGATCCGGGATTGCTATCACTTCAGCACGGGAGCCCCTTTCGTGGCCTGGGAGCTGCTTGTGATCGGTGAGACGTCTGTCAACAACGTCACTATCGAGAACAACGTATCCATCGGTTGTCCGTTTATCTTTGGCGCAGGTCTCAAGGCCGACGGGATGACGAGCTGGTCGGTCCGGAACAACCGAATCTACAGCGTCCCCTCGATCTACCCGATAGCGATCTCGCTCTTCGATGTGGCAGACCTCCACCTGGAGGGGAACTACATCGAGGTTCCTGACACGAATGATTCTGCTATCGGTGCTGGTATTCTGGTGCAGAATACATCTTCTTCCAGTATCGATACGAGAGACATCTACATCAGGGACAACACGATCAGGATCGGCAACAACGGAGCGCAACTCAACTCCCCTACGGGCATCATCGTCGATCAGCTGTTCTCAGTGCATATCGAGGGGAACAACGTTGATAGGCACTCTGGATCGTCGACGCAGATCATCACAGGGGTGCTGCTCCTCGACGGAGGTGGTATTTCCGTTACGGGGAACGCGTTCTCGTATCTTGGAGGGGGTGTTCTCCTGGAAGGGGCGTGTTACGGGGTGGAGATCTCCCGCAACACGATGACGTATCTCTACCATTTGGGTGTTCGGGCCAACATCAATAGCTTCCCGGTCCTGAACACAGCTGGTGTTCTGAAGATCGACGGTAACTTCATGACGGCTTTCGTGAAGGGTACTTCTTCCGGGCACTACTTGAGCAGCGAGCTGACGGGGGTCATCGTCGAGTGCGATTTGACGGTGACGGAGCCCGACCTCTCGATGATCTCTGTGAGCGAGAACCTGATGGGAGGTCTGTCGTCCGAGGGGTCGGTTCGTGGTATCCGCATCACCCTGGACCACACCTCTTCCGGGGGAGACCATACCAGGGGCCTCACTGTGGACGCGAACATCCTGTACGGTCTCAGGTCCAGTGGTAACAGCACTCGCGGGATCTACATCAGCGGTACTAGCTATGTGGTGGGCACGCAGGGAATCCAGGGTGCCACTATCAACGATAACGTTGTCATCCTTCCTGGGATGTCGACGACCTCTTTCCGGGTGGCTGGGATCGACGTGGACCACGCCTTGGCGGACAGCGCGGTGTCCGGTAATACCGTGATCCTGAACGGGGACAACTCGTCTAACGGAGCGGCGCTCTACATGGGGAGTACGTCTTCTTCGGACAGGGTGCCGATCAACTGCACGGTCAGCGGAAACGTGCTGAGCGGTCTCCGGGCGGGTTTCTTCGGAAAGATCGCCAATCAAGTTTCCGTGAACAACAACTACATCTACGGGAACGGGACGGGGATCTACGCCGCCACCTCCACCCCTCTTTCTCTGATCAGCGACAACGTGGTCGTGGCTGCGGCGTACAACGGGAACCCCTATAGCAGCCTCGGGGGTGGTTCAGGCTCGCATTGCGTGGTGTACGGGGATGATTGCGCTGGGGTTTCTCTAAGCGGCAACAAGATGCTCCTCCAGCCGATCTTCAATGGGTCCACTTTGGACGTTCCGGCGGGTAGCGCGTGCATCAAGGCCAGGGACTGCGCTAACGTGACCATCGACGGTTGTCTCCTGACGACAAGGGCAGGTCCTGGGGGAGGTGTACAGACCGTTGCAGGCACGAATGGTTCGTCCACTTACGGTTATCTCTGCTACTTGAGGATGCCGACGTCGTACCCTTCCCAGTATTCGATCAAGGGGTGTGTTTTCGATGATACGGACTCCGTGTTCACCGGAGTTCCTACTCCGCTCCATGCTCTCTACATCCTCCCGGCTTCTGGGTGGGATGCTGCTAACGGGGAATACCCTCTTGTTCACGTAGAAGGGAATACTTTCTACACCACGTGCACGAGTACGAGTGCGTTCAACTGGGAGGGGAACTCAGGGGCAGTTTCCGCAAACCACCCTTACGTGATGCACGTGCAGTCTCTGCTGAATACGGGCGGTGCGGGGAGGCTTCCGGAATTCTTCTTCAACGGAAATGCCATTCACGTTGTTGCATCCGTTTCTCTGCTTTCCGATACCCCTAAAGTCTACTTGGCGAAATCTGGCGGCTGGCCTTCAAACTACTACGGCGGGTGCTTCTATGAGACGTTGACCTTCACCAACTTCACGTCTTATAACGGCGGTACTCCCCCCATCTACACCTGGGTATAGAGACTCCCCTCTATTGACAGCCTCCGGGATTCGTGATATATCTTCAAGATGTTAAGGCTTCCGGTGTATACCGGAGAGGAGGATTCTCATGAGCACGGGCCGGCAGGAAGACCCCCTTATTGTCCTGCGTCACAAGATCATCGAGGCTCTGGGGTACCTAGAGCGCGAGCACGAGTGGGTGACTACCGAGATGGTGGTCAAGTTCTTGGAGATGAAGTTCGCGGAGACTCACACCTTGTCAAAGGTGGGGAACAATCTTCGTGTTTTGAGAGAGCACCGGGTGGTCGAGGACAAGGTTCGGCGCGGTGTACGCCAGTGGAAGTTGACAGGGACGGAGTACGCACCGGACATCCCGAGGAAGATGCTGGTCAGCTTCCCTTCGTCTGTTCATGACCGTATTGTCGAGTTCTCCAAGCGCGCGGAGATGTCCAAGAACGCGTTCGTCGTCAACATGGTCATCACGGGGATCAAGAACCTTTCCCCGATTCGGGACCCCTTCGCTGACCTCACCCCGCCGGACTCCGAAGACGCCTCCTGATTTTTTCATTGACAGAGCCTCAATGCTATAGTAAGGTTGCCTCGTTGGCTTGTATGTGGGCTGTACGGGAGGACAATCGATGTTTGCAAAGGCTCTCGGTGCTGTAGAAAGGGCTCTCACGCCTCCGCTTGAGAGGACCTTAGACAGGGTACGATCTGCCAAGGAGGAGATGATGTCCGAGGGGACCAAGTGGAAGTGCGCGATTTGCGGAAAAGGTGGTTTCAAGGCCGAGAGGTACGTGAAGACCCACATGAAGCTCAAGCATAAGGCGGAGCTGGAGAAGATGGGGAACGTCCCTCCGGACCCTGTGGTCGATGACGGGGAGGCCGCGCCGGCAGCTCCCGCAGTCCCGGCCCGCAAGGCACCTCAGAAGACGACTGCGACGAAGCCTGTTGCTCCTGAGGAGGCAGAGAAGGCTCCCGAGAAAACCGAGGAGGTTCCTGCGGAGCCGGAGGTCCCGTCGACCGAGAATGTCTCGTCTACTGTCCCGACCTCAACGCCCGTGGAGGTCACCCCTCCCCTCGAAGGGAACCAGACGATCACCGCTCCGGCTGCGGACCCGATTCCGGACGCTCCTCCACCTCCGGAAGTGCCGCCTGCTGTTATTCTGACGGTGCCCGTGGGGTCTGCTCTCATCCTGAACGGCCCTACCTGGTGGCAGAACCCCCAGACGGCTTCCTGGCAGGCAGTCGATGTCGAGGATCTGACGGTTCAGGTGCTCCAGAAGGAGGTCGTGCAGGGAGACGTGATGCTGATCTGTCGTGCCGAAGGCGGAGAGGCGCTCTGGGCGGTCCAGGAGAAGCAGGTCCTGGCGGGTCATGTCCGTGTCCTCAAGCTGTCTCCGGTCGAGCCCTCGATGGGGGCGCTGGGCTTCAAGCCTGATGACGGTGAGCGAGATATCGACGAGCCCGAGTACGACTACTTCGAGGAGCAGCGACTCCAGGAGGAGCAGGCTCAGCTTCGCGTGAAGTACTGCGAGGATCTTCAGAGGTACGCTGCGGCCCGTGATGCCCAGGCTGAGTACAAGAAGGCCTTCGAGGAGGTCCAGAAGGAGCTTCGTGCACCTCTCATGGCTTACGTGAAGGAGCACGGAGTGGAGTCGGAGCCGGGCAAGCCCTCCAAGTACCTAGAAGACGGCGGTTTTGCGGCTCAGGTGGTCGTTTCGGTCGGGGATACGGTGATCAAGCGGGACGAGGCGCGCATCGTCGAGTGGCTCACGGCCAACGGGTTCGACGACTGCCTCAGGCTTGTTCTCGACGTTCCCAAGTGGAATGCCTTGAAGGGTGAGGTGAACACTCAAGGCCAGAGGCTGGTTCCTGCGGAGTTCATTCGTGAGGTAGAGCAGCCTCGCAAGGAGGACGACAGGGAACGACTTCTGGTGAACCGTCTAGCCGAGTAGCCCAACCCCTAGTTCTGCCACCTTCAACCCCATCTTGTATTTTAAGAGCATGAGTCGCGTGCTTCTCATCGACGGTAACCCTCTTCTGTGGCGTGCCGCCCACTCCAGCCCCATCGAGGGCATCGCTCAGAAGGTCATCACTTACTTCTTCGAGGTGATGTCGAAATTCACGCCTCAGGATGTTGTGGTGTGCTGGGATAGGGGGAAATCTCGGTGGCGGACGGAGCTGTACTCGGAGTACAAAGCCCACCGGGCGCAGAAAAAGAGGGACTCTGCCATCGATCTGGAGGCCCTCGACGAGCAGTTGATGCTCGCACGCCGGTATCTCGACGCGTACGGAGTCCGTCAGGTAGTTGTCCACGGGGTGGAGGCCGACGACGTATTGGCGTGGCTCGCTGAGTACTTCGCGTACGTCCTCGGTGGCTGGGAAGTCATCCTGGCGACCGGAGATCGCGATCTCTGGCAGCTCGTGAGCGACCGGGTCCACGTCTACGACCATCAGAAGGAGCTGTTCGTGGATCAGACGTCCGCGCAGGCTCACTTCGAGGTGGATTGTGCTCAGATTCCCGATCTGAAGGCTCTCGTTGGGGATGCCTCGGACAATCTTCCGGGGGTGAAGGGGGTTGGGCCGAAAACCGGGTCTGCTTTGTTGCGCCGGTTCGGGAGTCTTGGCGAGCTGCTCAACCCGGAGCACGCCAAGGAACTCGACGAGAAGAAATCCACCTCCAAGATACTCCCCGAGGGGGATTTTCTTGCCGAGATGTACCGGCTCGTCAAGATTCCATCTCTACGGGAGGCGATTCACTGTCTTTCTGAGAAGGAACGCCAAGTTCTCCTCGAACAGGTGTCCAAACCCCTCTACAGGGACCCTATGCGGGTTCAGATCTTGTCGGAGCACATAGGGAGACGCTATCCTGTGCCGTCAGGGCTCCTTCCAGACCGTGTAACGGACCTGACGGGCATGGTGGACTACATGGAAGCTTACGGCGCGCAGAATCCGTCCTGGGGCTCTCTGAGGGAGGTCGATTGGGCCATCTCGGAGTGCAACCGTTGTGAGCTGAGGTCTCATTGCGGGGATAAAGGCCCCACGTACGCTTCGGGGGCGGAAGATCGCGAGATTCTTCTCCTCGGTCGCAACCCAGGGGCGCAGGAGCTGGAGAACGGCGTGCCCTTCTTCCCCGAGGCCCCTGCGGGGTCCCGGTTGGATCGATTTCTTGAGCAGATCGGTGTTAGCCGGTCGGAGTGCTGGATCACCAACACCTGCAAGTGCTATTCGGAGAACAATCGACCCCCTACGTACCCCGAGGTCATGGCGTGCCTTCCGTATCTGCGCGCCGAGCTGGATCTGCTCAAGCCCAAGTTCATCATCTGCTTCGGGAACGAAGCGATGTCTGCGGTGACGCCGTATCGGAGCCGGGTGTCCAAGCACTGTGGGGAAATCCTGGAGAACCCTACTGGTCTCGTGGGGGACGTTGACGCCAAGGTGGCTATCTGCGTGCACCCTTCGGGAGCACTTCGGTCTGTCAAGACCTCGCGTGATATGGATTACGCGGCGACCACGATCAGAACTTTTCTGGACAAGGTGACGCGATGATCAAGAAAGAACAGCCGGTCGACATCGAGACCTCTCTGGTTGGACTCCACGAGTGCTACGGGGACGAGCCTATCCGTCGTCCCCTTCTCGATGAGCGCAAGAGCCGTACGGTGCGGTTCACCCTGACTCGTGAGAACGAGAAGAAGGAGATCACGGAGATCAAGGGGTACTTCACGGTGGGTTGCTACCCCGACGGTACCCCTGGCGAGGTGTTCATCCGGATGGGCAAGCACGGGCACGAGTTGCATGGTCTCGCGGACATGTGGTCCATCGCCCTTTCGCTGCTTCTTCAGTTCGGGGTTCCTCCGGCGAAGGTCTACGAGAAGTTCAAGTACCAAGAGTTCCAGCCGTCGGGCATCAGCGGTGTTCCTGATGTTCCTGTGGCGAAATCTCTCGTAGATCTCGTTGTTCGGTGGATGGAGGCCAAGCTTCCTCCGACGGCGAAGACCGGCTTGCCCCTCAATGAGGCCGACGCCGAGTGGCAGCAGGTTGTTGAGGAGGTCAGCACAGCTCCGCAGGGTGGCGAGTGAAGTTCATCGTACAGATTGGCTACCAGAAGACGGCTCAACGACGTCGAGAGGGCCAGCTCATCCGTGCGTGGATCAACGACGAGGAGTGTTCGTGGCAGGACAAGTGCGGCAAGTACCTGACGTCGCGGTTGGAGTCTTCCAAGGGCATCCTGTGGTACCTGTGGAAGGGTGAGGCCGACTCGGGTGACGTTATTCGGATCTCGGTCAAGACGTCGTTGGTCAACGTGGGGGCGGACGAGCGTAGGACGTTCGAGTCGCTCTACTACTTGAGCCCTGGGGCTCCTGTACGCGAGATCGAGGTCAAGGGGGTAGGGTGCAAGGGGTACCCCCTCCTGAAGGGTCGTGTCTTGGAGATGGCGTCGGTGTCCGAGCAGGATAAGCGGGAGTCTGAGGTTGACGAGTTCTTGAGGGGTGATTTTGATTGAGATCTCTCTCAAGGGGAAACGCATCTGCGTTCAGTTAGATCCCCGGCATCCCTACTACGAGCGGGTGTACCTGGTAGTGCGTGGTCTGCTGTCGTCGTACGAGGTGGACGAGAACACCTGGACAATCTCTTACTACGACATGGCGATGCTCCGGCACCGTCTCGATATGCTGGGTCTCGTGGAGGGGCGAACCATCCACGAGGATGCTTTCCAGTGGATCACGTGGATTCACTCACAGCGGGTGCGCAACGAAGAGATCAAGAAGGGCGTCAACAATCAGTTCGTGAGCGGTCTTCTCGACGGTAAGTTGAAGACGGTTCCGTACGAAGATCAGCTCTCTGCGATCTCCTTCGCGTACAACAATCGGCGTGTGGGGATTTTCGACGAGATGGGAGTTGGCAAGAGTTTGGAAGCCCTGGCGACTGTCGTTGCCTTGGGTCCGAAGGTACGTCGTTCGCTCCTTATTTGCCCTTACACAGTGCAGATCGGTTTCCTGAAGGAGATCAAAAAGCACACACATTTGAAGCCCTTGGCGGTCCCGAACGGACGCAAGAGAGCGCTCAGCTTTATCCAAGGGAACAAGGACACCGAGTGGGACGTCTTGCTCATCCATCCGGAGAACCTTATCGGGGGCGGCAAGCAGTGGGGTGGCCAGATTTTGAAGCTCCTCCGGGATATGCAGTGGGATATGATTATCGTTGACGAGTTCCACATGTACAAGAACCCGGACGCGAAGCGTACGAAGTGTGTTTTGTCGTTGCTGAACGACTCCAGGGATCGAGAGGGTAATCGACCTCGTGCGATCCTGATGACCGGTACTCCCGTCAGCGAGAGCCCGTTGAACGCTTTCGTCGTCCTCCGTTCTCTGTCCCTGGACACGGTTCCCCATCAGAACAAGTTCGAGAACCATTTTGTGGTCAAGAAGAACGTCACGTACGGGCATAGAGGGACCCACCGCAAGGTGGTGGGCTTCAAGAATCTCGACGAGCTGAAGGGTCTGCTGGAGGCGGTGTCGATCAGGCGCACCAAGGACGACATGACTGGGTTCCCGGACCGGGTGTTCATGGTCAGAGACGTCGAGATGTCAGGCAAGCAGCTGGCTCTGTACAAGACCATTTGCGGGGAGATCGTTGCCGATCTTCCTCGTGACAGCATGGTCAACCTGTACCGCTTTCTCTCTGACAACTCGACGGTTTTGCGGCTACGTCAGGTGATGAACCATCCGAGTCTTCTGGACGAGGAGGGGGAGTCTGCGAAGTACGTGGAGTGCGATTCGGTCCTCGAAGAGGTGCTTTCCGATCCAGAGGCCAAGGTCGTTTTGTGGACGGAGTACCGGAAGGGGGTGGAGCTGCTCTACGAGCGCTACAACTCCACCTACGGAGCGGTCAAGATCTACGGAGGGGTGGGTAACGACGAGCTGGCAGTTATCGCAGACCAGTTCGAGAACGCCGCGTCTCCGAGGGTCGCGGTGTGCATTCCGGCCAAGGCAGGGACGGGGGTCGACTTCTTGGCGCGAGGCCGCACGTCGATCTACATAGACCGTCCGTACTCATTCACTCTGTACAAGCAGTCCCTGGACCGTATCCACCGCCGGGTAGCGGCGTCCGCTCCGACCAGGCTCGATATGATCCGCGCCAAACCAGCGACGGTAGTTTTTCTGGATGTGGTGGCCTCGGTGGATGAGCTGATCCGGGACAAGCTGCTGGGCAAGCAGGACATGGCCGATGCGATCACGACGAGTAACGAAAAGCTGGTAGAGATGGGACGTGAGGACCTCTTGCGGTACTTGTCTCTGTGAGGTGAAGTGTGAACGAGTTCCTGGACCAGATGGTGCGTACTGATCTCCACGGTCACCCTATTTTGAAGGCGTCCGAGCAAGGGCTGTCTCCGATCTATTTTGACAAGACCACACGCCCAGACCCAGACCCCATTTTTCCGGAGATCATCGAACTCTCGGGGCAGATGTGGGCCTACATGGGGTACTCGGGGCTGATGAAGCCATGGCACGAGGAGGACCCTTACAAGTACCTGAAGATCAAGCGCGACAACTTTCGGATGTTCCTCTATCGGATGGACGAGATGGACGTTCACTGGAAGTCCTACCTGGTCTTGTCGTGCTTGATGACGCCCTACGAGATGTGGGAACGTCCGACGCTGCTTCTCAACCAGCGTATCCACTGGACGTGGTTCGAGAAATTCCGGGAGCACGCTGGTTCTCGGGAGGCTGTCGACGAGGTGGCGTTCTTCATGCTGGAGTTCATCCGCTTGCAGATCGAGCATCGACGCCGGGCGTACTTCGGGAAAGGCGTTTTTGTGGGTCCGGAGCCGAAGTCGTTTTCTTCCGGGAAACGTGCTCCGAAGAAGTACCTGGTGCTCTACCACAGAATCACCGACCGTATCCGTTCTCTCAAAGCGGAGGGTGTCGACTACTTGTGGTGGCTTCAGCAGAAGTTCTCTAGGTGCGTCGAGATCAGTCCCGACGATCACGTAGGCATCATGGCGATAGTGAACGTCAACGCCCTTGACCCCGATATGAGAGTTCTGAAGAAGACCCAGAACGATCCGTGGCGCCCGATTCGGGAGTTTTTGGGGTTGTCAGCTGAGTGCGACTTTCCAGATTCTTGCATCCCCAAGGGGTGGAGGCCCTCTTCGGACGACTCCGAGGACGCATCTCAGATAGTTTCTATCCGTGCGGACGGGTACTATTACTATTCGGATGGCACGCAGCGTCGGGGCAAGCGTCACTACGCCAACAACAAGTATCTGTGCATTTCGTGCCTCCCGGAGAACTTTGTGGAGTTCAAGCACTCGTGGGACGACGCTCGGCTGTTGTCAGGTTCGCCAACGTGGGAGGAGTACAGCAAGTGGGGTCTTTATCCCGACATCTGGAACGACGTCGGGATCAACGTGTCACCGTATCGGGCGATCCGTGATGTTCGATGGAGGAAAAGAGGATGACCAACGAGCGAGAGTGGGTGTGGGTGATCAAGGAGAGTGAACTGAATCTGGTGCCGGGACTCGCGGATAGCCCGTTGGTGTTCGGGGATGAGGCTGTCGAGGCTTTTTGGGGTCTCCTGTCGGGGGCGTTCTTCGTGGACCGGGACGAGGCAGAGAAGAGTCCGCAGTACAAGCAGGTCATCCCGTACAACGTCATTTCCTGCGACGGAATGTTCCTGACCTACCAACGGTCCGGTGGCCGAGAATCCCGTCTGGACGCCAAGCACTCCATCGGTATCGGGGGCCACATCAACAAGGACGACGCGCAGACTTTTTGGAAGCGGATGGTGTACCACGCGGCACTCCGGGAGATCGACGAGGAGTTGGTGTACGTGGACGGCGGTAAGCATTTTCCGGCCAGCTCTGTTCTGCACGATAAGCTGCGAGTGAGGGGTATCCTGTATGACGAGAGCGACGAGGTGGGGAGGGTCCATCTTGGGCTCATATTGGAGGCACAGGTCGATCTGGGGGACTCTCAGCGCCTACAGATGCTGTCTGAGGGGAAGAACCTTCGGTGGCTTCCGTTGAAGGAACTTCACCGCTTGCGGGTTCTGGAGGGGTGGTCTCAGATCGTTGTGAACGCGCTTGTGGCGTGGCAGGAAGCTCATGGAGTCTCCCACTCGGAGTCTTCTAAGACGCTGAAGGAGTTGTCCGAGGAATGAGCGACTGGTCACCGCTGCGAATCAAGATCCAGCGCGATTGTCCTGCGTGCCGAGGTACGGGTTACCTCGGTGACGAGCTGTGTGCGTGTGCGATCAAGTTTCGGGCGTTCAACCGTCTCGTAGGGGGTGGTTTCCACGAGCACACCCTGGACCTGGTTAGCTCACCTCAGTACCAACTCCCGATGATAGAGAACGGTGCGGAAGCGGTTCAGTACTTTCTCTACAACCCTTTCGAGGTGATGTCGAAGGGGCTGTGTCTGTACATCTTCTCGAAAGAGAACGGTCGCGGGAAGACCACCTTGGCGCACTACCTGCTGTACGTGCTCTTGTGGACGTTGTCGAAGACTGAGAACTACGATCCCCGCCGTACCTATGCTTTCGAGAACATTCACGCCATGTGCGAGAAAGAGCGCAGGGGTTGGGACGAAGAGACGTGGCGCGCGTCTGTCCTCGTTATCGATGACCTCGGGACGGAGTCCCGTAGTGCAGACTGGAAAAAAGAGTCCAACATTACGATGCTGCACCGTATCATGCACCACCGGCTCGATCATCGGCTCCCCACCATCATCACTTCCAACTATGCCCCGTCGAGTCTTTCGGGGTTCTACGGTGGTGTTCTGGACTCGGTGCTGGAGATTCGTCCTGACGGCGTCATTGGGGGTCGTGTTTTTCGGCAGGTAGAGGTCGGGGGCGGCGAGGACTTCAGAACCGCTGATGGCATGAGTGAGTGGCCGGTATGAAAATCGATGTTCGCGTAGAGGAGGAGTTCCTGGCCGCCGTTGTTCAGCGGTCAGGCGTTATCGATCCGGACGTCCTTCACTCTACGCAGCCCGAGCACTTCCAGGTCGAGTCCTACCAGTGGATGGTGAAGCTCCTTCGTGAGCGCGACTGGAGTCCTCCGGTGTGGGACTTCATGGAGCAGGAGTTTTTGTCCCTTGAGGACGAAGACGTTCGGGAGAAGCACCGTCTCCAGATCTGGAATCTGTACGCGAAGCAACTTACGTTCGAGCAGGATGCTTCGGATCGATTCCGGGCCTACGTGGCGTACTGTGTCGCCAACACTAAGACGCGGTCGGCCTATGAGGGGTTCGCTCGGACTTCTCGCATTGATTTTCTCTTCGACGAGCTGCACGAGGCTGTCCTCGAAGGTCGCCGTGTCGTGGAGGGTTCTCAGTTGGAAATTGTCGACTACGCGTCGACCTACGAGGAGCGTGTCGAGCGTCGTCGTGTCCTCCGTGACAACCCGGCGACAAGTCCACGGGTGCTTACCGGTATTCAAGGTCTGGACGCGCAGTTCACCATCCGCGCTCCGATGCTTGTCGATTTTCTCGCCCCCTTCAAGCGGTACAAGTCCATCTTCTTGAACGCGATGGGGTACTCGACGCTCTTGCAGGGTTTCAACGTCCTGCATGTGACGTACGAGAACTCCCAGGAGATGACCATGGACCGCTATGACGCTATGTTCAGTGAGCTGAACTACGAACGCGTCTCCGGCCTCCTGCTGACACAGGCAGAGAAGGACGCCATGGATGCCACCTTCCGGTGGATGAGCACGTGGGGTAATCGGCTGAAGGTCATCAAGGCAACTCCGGAGGAGACGACCGTCCCGGACATCGAGTCAGAGCTGGAACACTTCCGCGTGAAAGAAGGTTGGATTCCGGATGTCGAAGTGTGGGACTACCTGAACATTATTGCGCCTAGCCGTTCTTTCCGTGAAGAGCGCCGTGACCAAAAGCAGATCGTGTGGGACCTCAAGCGGCATGCCGAGAAGTTCTCGGTTCCGCTTTTCGTGGCCTCTCAGGCGAACATGGAAGGCGCAACGGTCGAGCGTATCGGCTTGAAGCATCGTGGTCTCAGCACGGACATCTCCAGGGCTCTCGATCTGAGTATTGCCATCGATCAGACCGATGAGGAGAAGGCGGAGGGGATCATCGTTCTCAGTCCTCAGTTCGTCCGGGGAGGGTCTATCACTATACCGGAGGTTGTTTTGGACGCGGATTTGCCCCGGATGACGATTTCTAGGGAACTTCACCGTCTCTGGGCTCATGCAGTTAAGATAAATCCATACATAACGGGTACTTAGGTACCGTTCTTTTGTTCAGTGGATTTTTCTTGACAGCCCCTTTTTGTATGTGCTAGGTATAGTGCTCACGCTATGTGAGTCTCTACGTGTCTGGTAGGTGTTTTTTGGACGTTCGTGGGTATATACTTTCGAAGTTCCCTGATAAAACGCCTAGTTCTGGCGGCCAGCTACACACCCAGTGCCCTTTCCATGACGACAATTCTCCGTCGTTCAGCATAGATATAGACCGTGGCGTTTTTGTATGCGGTTCTCCGCGTTGTGGCGTCAGGGGGTCGTTCGCGTACTTCTACAAGCTCATGGAGGGGATCGAGAGCTGGGCTCAGGTGTACCGGGACCTCCGTGTCACCCAGGTCACCCCAGACATCGAAGCCCTCCTTGCTGCCCATCCGGAGAAGAAGCGAAACTACTGGATCAGTGAGTTTCCGCAGGCCCCCCAGGTAGAACCCATCGTGTCTGTGGCGTACCTGACCGAGAGGGGGATTGGTCCGGAGATAGTTGGTCGTTTTGGTCTCTTGTACGGACGTAGCGGAGACAGTGCGGGCATCTTCATTGGGGACTCCATCGTGGTTCCTGTTTACGATCTAAACGGGGCGTACATCACGTTCCAGGTCCGGTATCTGAATCCTGACGCCAAGCTGCGGTGGAGAACCCCAACGGGTTCCCCCATCCAGAACGTTCTCTACGGAGGTTGGCTCGTCTCCGGTACGTCTGGTGAGCTGTGGGTCGTAGAAGGTCCGAGCGATGTCTGGAACATGGCGAAGCTGGGTTGCGAAGCGGTGGGGTTGTTCACCAAGGAAGCCAGCGCAGCTCAGCTGAATCGGTTGCGGGATCTTTCGGTGCGTCTCGGGGTGAAGCTTGTCGTGTGCATGGACGGGGATGCTGTTGTTCAGAAGAGGAACGGCAAGGTGGTCGACTACGGTCGTAAGATCTACGACGAGTTGTGTGCGTTCGGGCTAGATCCTGCTTTGGTTCATCTTGAGAAGGACGAAGACCCAGGGGCGCTCTCCGCTTCCAGGTTGGCGCAGGTGCGGTCACGTACGGAGGGACTGTGAAGAATCGTCAGCGTTCTGCCTTGGTAGTCATCGATCAGGTCATCCGTCGTCTACACGACGAGCATCCTGGTCTGGCTCTAGCGGTCCAGAAGTGGCGTGGCCTGATCTTCAGGTTGACGGTGGACACGGCGAAGTCGACGTTTCTGCCAGAGGAGGAGGTTCTCGGTGAACTGCTTCTTTCTGTTGCAGACGTCATGGAGCTGTACAGATCCCCTCTTTTTCGGAGGAATCGTCGCCTGTACCACATGCTGCGCAAAGACGGACGCGCGGTCCTCCTCTCTACTCCCCGAACGACAAAGGTCCCAGAGGAAATCTGGGTGGACGAGTCCTCTGTAGAGGTCGTGAAGACCGCAAAAATAGAGTCGTTGCTATATAACCGTCTTCTCGGGAAGGCATTCAACCTGGTCAAGTCGACTCGGACGGAAAAACGCGGCTACGATGCCGGGGAGGGTGGGTTCGCGCATCACGTAGACGTCGACTTTCCGGAGTACGCCGGGGACTCTCGGGCTGAGGGTGGGCTGAGTTCTTTCGAGCACCCCACGGGGGACGAGGTGCTGGAGCACTTGACTGACGGTGGCCCTGAGCCGGAGGTGAGGATCGAGGCAGCCCGTTTGGTCCGCAATATCTCTGAGCGCATCTCCTTGACCGCGCAGGGTGTGCTGGAGAGCCTCTGTGATGATCCTGGGGCGACCGACGTGGCCCTTTCCCGTCGTTTAGGGATGTCCTACCGCAGGATCGAGGTGGCTCGTCGGGAGATCTCTAGGACAGTGAGTGTCGTGCACAAGTTGTATCCGGAGAAGAAGGGCTGTGAGCCCATCTACATCAAGGCAGACCAGGTATGCTAGTAAGTGTTGACGGCTCCAGCTTCGTTGTCGACTACAAGTTCGGTTTTGATTTTTGTCGGGCTATCGAGAAGTGTAGTCCCAAGAACGACTATGTGTACATCTCGTACGATGGTACCAACTTCTACCTGTTCTCCCAGGACTCCGAAGCCGTGGTGTTCGCCTCTCACCCTGTGGAAGGTGGCAAGACCTTCAACATGGGGGTCGAGTCGCCCAAGTTCGTTGCTCTTTTCAAGAGGCTCTACGAGGGGAGTAAGATCAAGTTCACGCCTCGTAAAAACTTCCTCTTGGTCGTCGAGGACAACATCTCCGTCAAGTTCCCTGCCGCGTCGTACGTCAAGCAGCCGGCTCTACCGGAGCTGTCGTGTCTCCGTCAGGAGGACACTGAGTCGATTCTGTGGCTCGCTCAGTCTATTGTGACTTGCGGGGGATCTATCGGTGAGACGCCCAGGTTTTCGGGCATACTGATTGACAACACCGTTGAAGGTCTGTGCCGTGTCGTCAAGTTCAGCGAAACCGCTGTTCGGTTGTGCGCACACCCTACTCTGTCTCTCTGGGACGATGCGCCGTGGTCGGGTGCCCGGCACGTGTTGCCGTTCTCCCAGTCGAAGGCACTTCAAGTGTTCAAGGACGAGGTGCAGAACTTTTTCTTCTCTTCGAACATGTTCGGCTACCAGTTACGCAGTTCCGTGATCGTACTCACCCCGAAGCTCTATGACGATCTGCCAATATGTTACGCCGACGCGTTGGGTCTTCAATCGGGGGTAATGCAGATCGATCCTGCCGGCAGGAAGTACGTTTTCAACAAAAAGAGGTTCTTGGAAGTGCTGGACCTGGTGTCGACTGTGGTGGGTACCGAGGAGTCGCTGGTAGTGTTCTCGGTGTCCGGTATAGGGTCGAGCGGAAACCCGGTGTGGAGCGTGAGCGCCAAGACGCACAACGGGTGCGAGGTTCAGGAGTTGGTAGAGTGCCTTGTGGGGGGAGCGACCGACATGATCCCCTTCAGGGTTCACAAGAACCGAGCGATCAACTCGATGAAGCTCCATCAGGAGCATTTGGTTTTCTATGACAAGGACGAGACGTCTCTGGTCATCACCGATGAGACTGGAGCCGACGTTACTCTTCTCATCAAGGCGCCCGTCTAGGAGGTAGTCGTGTCGAGCAACGAGAAGCCCAAGGTAGCACCGAAAGTACTCCTCGACGAGGATGTGCTGAAGGAGATGAACCGGCACTACTCCTCTAGGCTCGGGGAGGAAGTCATCGGACGGGAGTGCTTCTCTGATCCTCAGCTAGAGAGTCACATCTGTAACATCTTGGCCCCCATGGACGGCGGTCAGAAGTGTCCTAAGTGTGGTAACATCATAGGTCGTCCTTGCGACATTACCTGTGACGTGCACCACTTCTGTTTGGCCGTTTACGGCGTGAGGTTGGGTATAGGTTTTTCTAAGCGGAAGAAGTTCTTGTCATGCGTTAAGCATAACCTGCGAGAGCTGAGCTTCCAGGAGTTGTACGATCTGGTTATGGAGCGTCACGTCCTTCGCGAGGGTCAGCTTGAGGTTGTTGAGTCCGAAGAAGCCCCCAAGGACAAGGCGCAGATGGACCTGGAGATAGAGACCGAAGAACCCGAAGAGGCTCAAGCTGCCCCATCAACCCCTAAGAAGCTCCGTGACGACGACGGAAACGAGTTGGTGACTGTTGCGGAAGCGGCCCGGATGCAAGGTTTGACTCATGTGGCGATGTTCAACCTTGTCAAGAAGGGGAAAATCGAGAAGATTCTCGTAGATCGCGCCGCATACGTCCGACGCGTCGATGTGGAGAACCTCCGTAAAGGTAAGGGTGACGGCTGATGGTGGATTCTGTGAAAGTCGCTGAGTTTGGTGATTCGGGGGTGGTTGTCGAGGTCTACCACAAGTATGTAGGGTCGGCGCAGAAGGTGTTCTTCGATGTCGTGTGCGCCACGGAGTGTGTAGAGGGTACTGCTCGGTATTTTTCTCCGTTCACCCGAGTCCCCAATATTCCGTTGATGGTGATGTCGGTCGTGGAAGCGATGACCTACATCTCTGAGCGTCACAAGGAGATGCGTGACGGTGACGGCGCACGTGAAGTGCCGGAGATGTCCGGCAGCTCCTGCTCAGGTCTCAAGGAGCTTGAGCCCTCTGCGGTCATGCAGGACGTTACGTCTCTCAAGGAGTTCAGCAAAGGGTCGGTGGTCGCGGAGCTTGTGGCCACCGAGGAAGGAGAGGTGACCTCCTTCTCGGTGTGTTGCTGGAGGGAGTACGTTAACGGAGCGGGAGATCGGGAGAGGGAGTTCTTCATCCAGCAACGGGACCTCCGTGATCTCATCATCGTGTTGCTCCGGGCGTGGATGTACGTGCGCGACAACTGGGGTGACAGCACGTCTGCTTCTGCGCGGAGGTGGTAGATGTTCTTCTCGAAGGTAGAGGCGCCCCCTTCTTACCACCTCGTCGACACCCCCAAGAAGTTGTCATGGCTTCTTGAGGAGTTGGGGCGTTCTGCTGAATTCGCTTTCGACATCGAGACCAACCACCCTACCTGGAAGGGTAAGAAGAAGCTTCCCGAAGACTTTGTTCACCGCGTAGCGGGCATCTCGTTCGCATGGGGCCGTACCCAGGCACTTCCGTGGGAAGCGGGTACGGCGGCATACGTCCCGGTGAGTCGTTCCGACGACGGCCCGTACTGGGGTGCTCGTCAACAAAACGCCGAGGGGTCCCTCAAGGAGATCTTGGAGACCGACATTCCCAAGGTCGCCCATAACGGAAAGTTCGATGTTCGGCAGCTAGCCGCTCTGATGGGCATCCACACTAGGAACTTGACGTTCGACACCATGCTCGCTCACGCTCTTCTCGACGAGGAGCGGCTGGTGTCTTCTCACGCGCTGAAGTCCGATTTCTCCGTCGACGGAAAGGTGATCAAGCTCGGTATTTCGGACGCGTACCTGTCTCAAGGGGCTAGCTACTTCAAGGACGACCTCCAGCAGGCTCTCCAGTTCTACGATCAGCACATGAAGCGGTACTCCAAGGTGCCGTTGAAGGTCCTATACCCCTACGCTTGTGCTGATGCCGACCTCACGTTGGCTCTCAAGTTCGTTTTCACGCCCATGCTGGAGGAAGAGGGGCTGACGTGGGTTTTCAACAATCTCATCATGCCGCTCCAGCACACGCTGACCTTGATGGAGCTGCACGGGGTTCCGCTCGACCTCAAGGTGGCGCGTCAGGTTCTCAACGAGCAGGCGAAGGTTCTCCTGGATTCTGAGCGAGCGGTACACCAGATGTGCGGGGCGAAGTTCAACGTGGGTTCACCCAAGCAGCTCGGTCAGATGCTTTTCGAAACGCTGGGTCTGCCAGGGAAGAAGAACAAGCATAAGGAGTGGGTTACCGATGCAGACGCCTTGAAGGGTCTTGAGCACCCTATTCGAGAACCTTTGCTCAATTTCCGTAGAGCGCAGCAGATCCACGGTTTGTACGCGGAGGCGGCTCTCGACAAGGTGGAGGAGGTCACCAATGGAGGTCGAGTGGGGTGGGTCCACCCTACGTTCTGGATGGATTCTGCTACTGGGCGTCTGAAGTGCGCCGACCCGAACCTCACCACGTTGCCCAGACCAGAGAACGGCGGCTTGATCGTGAAGTCGATGTGGTGCGCTGCGGATGACTACAGGTTGATCTTCAAGGATTTCTCCCAGATCGAATTGCGGGTGGCTGCTCACTTATCAGGAGAGCCGGTCTGGATCGATGGTTTCAACGCAGGGCACGACATGCACGCGGCCATGGCTGCCAAGATCTGGCATCCGAATCTCTCACCCGAGGAGGTGAAGCGGCAGCATAAGGCGGATCGCTCCAAGGCCAAGACGGTCAACTTCGGTATCATTTACGGGCAGAGCGAGTTCTCCTTGGCGGAGAGGCTCGGGATGACCCCTGATGAGGCACACACTCTTATAAACGACGACTACTTCGGGGCAGCCCCTGTGCTTCGTCAATGGATCGATGATACGCACGCGTTCGTTAAGGCTTACGGGTACGTGAACAACCTGTTTGGGCGTAGACGTCATCTTCCCGATGCTCAACTACAGGTACCGCCTACCGTAGCCGCTCCCAAGTGGGAGTCGCGTCCTCCGTGCTACAAGGACGGCCCGTACCCACTATGGCTTGGCATCGATCCTCAGGAACTCTATCAGATCACTACCGAGCAGCTTCGTGATCACATGCGGGCAGTCAAGAGCAGGCAGTTCGAGAAGTGCAAGGCGTGCCCGCATCTCCACTCGTGCGTCATCAACAGGGAAGCTCGCTACGTGAAGGGCAAGGTGGGTCGCGCGCTGCGTCAATCCGTCAACAGCCCTATTCAGGGTACTGCCGTGGACATGGCTTCCTTATCGCTGGTCTGGATCAACCAGGAGATCCATCGTCACGAGTTGCCCGCAGCACCTATTTTGCATATCCACGATGAATTGGTAGTGTACGCCCATACTTCTTGCATCGATCAGGTGTGCGCGATCATGGATGACGCGATGACTGTCCGGCTCAGAGAGATGACACAGTTCCGGGTACCGTTGTTGGTGGACACTGAAATTGTGCAGCGTTGGAGTGACAAGCACATCCAAGAAGACGCTGTGTAAGGAGGAGAGGATGACTGAATCGAAGAAGAAGAACTTGGACGTCGAGGACGTTCACGCAAAGATGGCTGAGGAAGTTTTTGGGTCCAGCAACGACTTCAAGGGCGCTGTCTTGACGAAGTTCGATCTCATCTTGGAGTCTTTTCGAGAGGAAGACGCGGAGCTGGAGGGACAGATCCGGTTCCACGAGAGGGCTTTGGCGTCGGCTCGTGCTCGCCGGCACAACGTGCGTTCCATTTTGGGGGTCTTGACGTTCTTGAAGGAGAATCTCTTTGACCTATCCGTGATGCGTCGTTCTATCCGGGACGTCCTCACCGACCGGGATGGTACCTCCTACACGTCCTACCGGATGCTCATGGAGCGGTTGCAGTACTTCATGCAGAAGAAGAAGGGACTCCGTCCGGAGCGTTCTACGGCTCCCGAGGATGAGATCCCCTTCTGGTGTCCCGATTGCGGTCTCGGTTTCCGTGACGAGGACGACTTCAACCTCCACAGGGAGACGAAGTGCGAATACACGGGAGACGACGCTTTCCGGTCTAAGCGCAAGGCCGCCGAGGAGGCCATCGAGACCGATAAGGCCCTCCGTTGCCCCGTTTGTGGTTTCAAGGCTAAGTCTGCCGCTGGATTGAAGGCTCACATGCGGGTGCACGAGAAGAAGGTCGCGAAGAAGAAGGTCGCGAAGAAGAAGGTCGCGAAGAAGAAGGTCGCGAAGAAGAAGGTCGCGAAGAAGAAGGTCGCGAAGAAGAAGGTCGCTACGCGCAAGGTGCCGTTGCTGGTGGACGGGAAGAAGGCCACGAAGAAGAAGGCCACGAAGAAGAAGGGGTCCTCCAATGGCTAAGGCGACGTGGGTGAAGTGGAAGGACGGGGGAGGCCCTCGTGTACGAGGGGAGAACCTTTACGACCCTCCGGGGCCTCTTACCCCGATGCAGCGTGTTCTCGGTGTCGTGGCTCGGTGTGAGGGCGCGCACGACACTGTGGTCATGTATGACGAGACCGGAGTCACCTTTGGGTTCATGCAGTGGACGTTCACGAGCGGTCGACTCCAGAAGTTCCTGGAGAGCCTCAAGTCGATCCCTTGTTACGACTTTGACGGTGCGGAGGACGATCACGATACCCTCTTCGACGTGATCTGCTGTGACGAAGAGACTGGTTGCCAGAAGTTCGAGCAGTTCGGTTTCAGGATCACTGGGGGTAAGTTCGTGTGGGTACCTGGGGGCGTTCAAGCGCAGGTGCTCGATCCTCGTAAGAAAGCCCAGAAGAAGAAGATCGTCGACATCTGCATGGGTCGTGTTGCGCACCCGGACAGCTTCCAGAGCCAGAAGCGGTTCGCTCTCCGTCTCGCTCGTCTGTTCGCGGATATGGGTTGTGCGTTCGGGATGGCCGCTGCCCAGGCCCATTTCGCGGAGCAGGAGTTCTCACGCCAGATGCAACACCCCCGTAGCCCTCTTGGGGGAGCTACGATCAATGATCTGGTCATGGCGGACCAGGAGGCGGGGTGGTCGAGCGGCTGCGTGGCCCTCTTCTTGAACCTGTGGCAGAACAACCCTGCTGCGGCCTATCGGCTGTTCCAGAACTCCAAGAAGCGCATCGGTGATTGGCCGGAGCAGGTCTTCGTGGAGGCGTGGAAGCGCGTCAACCGGTCCAAGTTCGGCAACTGGGGTTGGGGTAAGCCTGAGAACAAGACTCCTCGGGTGGTGCGTATCAAGCAGGCGTTCAAGGAGTTCTACGAGAGGGACCTCTCCTACTACAAGTAGCATGCAGTTCTCGATCAAGTACCGTCCTCGGTCATTCTCAGAGGTCATCGGACAGCCGGTGTCTGTGCGCATCCTGGTGAACTCGATCCTGATGGGCAGGGTTCCGGGGGCGGTACTTTTTGCGGGAATCAGGGGGACCGGGAAGACCACCTTGGCCCGTTTGTACGCGCGGGCTTTGAACTGCGACAGCTTCATGCAAGCCGGGGATGTCTGTGGGGTGTGCTCCTCGTGTAGGGAGCTTTACGATAGCCACCAGTCCATCCTGGAGCGTGATGCTGCTACCTACAACGGCGTAGATGATGTCCGCGAGCTAGAGGGTCTGCTGAAGCAGGTCATCGTCCACCGATACCGGGTGATCATTTTCGACGAGTGTCACATGCTCTCCAAAGGAGCCCAGGCAGCCTTGTTGAAGCTTGTAGAGGAGCCCCCTCGGAACACCGTCTTCCTACTCGTAACCACAGACCCCCAGAAGCTGTCGGACACGTTGCGGTCACGGTGTCTGTCGATGCCGCTGAGGTCCTTCACTTCTTCCGAGGTAGCAGAGGGGGTACGGCGTATTCTCCAGACCGAAGGTAAGTCGCATACGGAGGAGTTCGTCGAGCGACTGAGCCTGCTCGGCGGTGGATCGTTGAGGGATACCCAGCAGATTTTGGAATCCCTGGTTATCGCTTCCGGGGATGGTCCTCTGGACGTCAACCTTCTCAAGGAGGCTGTGGGGGTAGTTTCGAGGGAGGAGTTCGGTGATATGGCTGAGGTCCTCGATCAGAAAAATCTCCGGGTCTTCATGGAGGAAATCCGTTCGTGGAACTCTGAGGGTCGGGACCTGCGTACGCTGTTTTTGGACGGAATCCCTACGCTGCTGCACGATTTTATGCTCTACCTGTCGGGTATCCCCGCAGATACCGGGGCGTACAAAACTGGGCTACCCTACGAGTCCCTTTCTTGTAATTTAAGGTTAGGTCTCGATGACGTTCGGTACCTGGTTCGAGAGTGGGAGGAGACTTCCCAGCTCATGCGGTACGCTCCAGACCCCAAGGTTGTTTGGAGCATGTTCGCGGCCAAGGTATGCAGCGTTGCGAAGTGAGGAGTACAGAGATTCGTGGTTTGATCGTCAGAGGTGTCCGAACTGCGAAGATCGCTTCCTCCGGGTACGAGGGACGGTGGTCACAGACGAGGCGTGTCACCTTCAGCTGTGGTGCCGTATCTGTGGGTTTTTTGAGATCCGCAAATTGACCCTTGAGGAGTATAGGAGTCTCAGAGATGGAAGAACGGGATCTGTTGAACGAGGTGCTGGAGCTGGTGGGTCCGAAGGGCGACCGGTGGGTGCTCGAAGAGTCTCTTCGGGATCGAGCAGAAGCGTTGGTCGAGAAATTTTCGGAGGACCTGGGGCACATCGACCTTCAGCGCGTCGTATTCGTAAGGGCGATAGGGGTAAATAACGGCAAGTGGCTCGGGGAATGCCGCTACGTGGGTTCGAAGTCCCAGCCTACTGTTTACCGGCACATCATCGCCTCTTTGGTTCACGCCGGGTTGCTCGATCTGACGTCTTTCGTGAAGAGTCAAGCCAGTCTTCTCGATCCCCGGTACGTCATTACGCTCAACGACAGCGCCATCCGTGCCAAGGTCGGTGCGGGCGAAGAGTCCGAGAAGATGATCGATATCTTGGAGACGATCACGCTTTACCACGAGATGCTGCACATCAAGCCCGGCATGGATGGCAACCTCGGGCACGATACCCAGGACTTTTCGAAGGTTCTGCACAAGTTCGGTGTGTTCTGGACGCAGGGCATCATCGGCCCGTCTGGGGTGGGGCTGAGCTTGGACGACGCTTCGGATTACGTGCAGGGGCTCAACAATTTGGGTCTCACGCCGGGCCAGTTCCCGCAAGGCGGCTCTCAGGGCAGTGAGTAGATGGGTAACTTCTCCATAGGTGTCAACGGGGGTTACGTCACGGTGTCTCTGAACGAGAACCTGCCCGAGCAGGACGTACAGCAGATGCTCACGTTTCGCCCGGAGGACGTGGAGGAGATGCTTCAGACGCATGCCGGTATCCAGGCGTACTGGGAGGCCTTGGCGATTCGTCTGAAGAGTAGGTACGAGGGCTTCAAGGAGAACTGGTCACGGAAGTGGTGGGCGCACAGTAATAGCTATGCTCGGGCTCTCTTGTCTTCTTACGGCGACAACAAGCCGACGGCTTCTGTGATCCAGGATACCGCCATCCAGATCTATACTGCGGATGCGTCCGATAATGAGCGTATGAAGTTCTGTACGGCGGCGTTCAACCTGGCATCCCGCAAGGGGTACAAGGGTTCCGCAGAGGAGTATTACGCCGATATGTACAAGTACTTGCTGGGCGAGAGCGCTTGGTACTTCGAGACGGTGGTGGATACCTTGCGCCGTCTTCAAGAAGAGTTCGAGATCGTACACAAGGTAGCGGACCGGCTGAACAGCCAATCCTTCCATCTGGATCTGTACGCCAAGATGCAGATGGCCAAAAAAGGGAACATCGGGCCAATGGCCCTCGACGAAGCCGCCTTGATGCGGCAAATGGGAGGAAGTTCATGAACGGTTTTTCTATGCCCTATCAGCGTGAGCAGGAGGCAGAGTCGAAGAAGGGCGGCTCCTCCCCGAGAGAGTTGTGGAAGCCTCTTCCGGACAAGGCTGGTGCCACTCACACCAACAACATCCTCGTCCCTCTCTTCTCTCCGCATTACTGGCGTCTTTTCAACCCGACGGCGGAGATGGTTCAGAAGTACGGGATGGTAGGACCGGGAGGTGGTTTGGTGGCGCTCGATGCGTCCAACCCCATCAACACCTTCTACTTCAAGCTTCCGGTGCACAACGTCCAGAACTTCTCTCGACCTGATGGAACAATCGGGTACAGCACGGTGCTCTGTCCCATCGAGATGAACAAGTACCTCGTGGAGAGCCTCGGTTGTGGACCGCTCTTCGATCAGCCGGTTCGGTGTGCGTTTTGCGAGGAAGAGCAGCGCCACTGGGATGCGTACAACGCCCGGTGGGAGTCGTGTGGCGTCGACAAGAAGTCTCTCTCCAAGGACGGCTACTGGCAGTACGTAGACAACGATCCCATCCTGTCGGCCGAGCGCAAGATGGCCAGGAGCATGCAGGCCGCCAGCAAGTACGTCATCATGGTGTTCGACCACGACAAGTTCTTGGGGGTTCGTCCGCGCGACGAGGGTGACGAGGCCCAGGTCGCTCACCAGATCTGGTTCGCTCCGAAGAAGGTCCACGCAAAGCTTCTCAACCTGTACACGGCGAGTGCTGAGGTCGCGGGTGGAGGAGGGTTCGCTTTCTTCAGCCCTACCGATCAGGGCTTCCCGGTTCTCTCTGTGGTCAAGGACACCTCGAAGTGCAAGCCCGGCTCGCTGATGAAGACGGAGTACGACGTCATGTTCGTCAACCGGTACTACGCCTACGACGATGCGTGGCTTGCCTACATTCAGAACCAGTCGGCTATGGTGGACCCGACGGACTTCGTTCACCTCCTTTCGTACGAGGAGGGACGGTTCTACGTCTCACAGCAGCAACAGTCCCAGGCCGGTGCGGATTACAACGCTGCCCCTGACGCTTCGAGTGCTCCTGTCGGTGTTCCCGCTGGTATGCCTGCGGGCGCTCCTCCGGTGGGTGCTTCCCCCGTTGGCGCACCGCCGGCTGCCGCTGCTCCTCCGGCTGCCGCTGCTCCTCCGGCTGCCGCTGCTCCTCCGGCTGCCGCTGCTCCTCCGGCTGCCGCTGCTCCTCCGGCTGCCGCGCCTCCCATGGGCGCACCGCCGGCTGCCGCTGCTCCTCCGGCTGCCGCGCCTCCCATGGGC